GGCCGAGGTCGATGCCTACGTCGCCAGCAGAAAGGGGCTGAGAAAATGACCAACTTTTCAGTCTATGATGACGTGAAGACCGGCACGCTGGTCTTCGCTGGAACCTGCCCAGTCACGCACAAGCCGTGGAAAGTATTCGGCGTCAAGCATGCGGATTACGCCGCGTGGGTAGGTGGCAAGAAGATCCAGGATGTCATGCCTTACCTTTCGGCTGATGACCGGGAACTACTGATCAGTGGAACCAGTAAAGAGGGCTGGGACATCCTGTTCAAGGAAGAGGATTGTGGCGGCGACGTGGAACTCGATCCACTCGATGACCCCGACCTTCTCGACCTTGACGAGAGGATCCACGATGAGCCTTGACCAGCCCGCCCGCTTCTCGCGCTGGCGACGAGAGCGCGAAATCAACCAACGGCTTCGTGATGCGGGATTCAAGGTCGAAGACTGATACTTGTGCGGAATCTCTCCCTGTGGTATAATTGCTCAGGTTCTCTAGGAGAAATCCATGACCAAGACCGCCGACAAGCCTCCTTTCATCCGCGAAGCTGACAATGTGCGGAATTTGAACTTCGACTTCCGGAACAACCTCAACACTCTGGCCCAGATCCTGGCCAAGCTGAGCGGAGAGCCGCTGGACAGCTACATCATCGCCGTGAGTCACATGGGCAACATCGGTGTGAGCATCGATGGCGGATCTAAGTGGTATCAGATCCTCAACCATGAATTCGGTCCAAGCTAGTCGAGGGTCTGGCTGCGAAGGGCCTCTACCTGGAGCCGGTGAACTCCTGGCTGCTGGCTTGCTATCCGAAGAAATAGGAGAAGTAATGGAAAATACATTGGGCATCTACATCAGGTTCGCTGGTTGGCAAGGTGGAACGCTGAGCCAAGCGATTAACCATTTTAAATATCTCCCAATGACTGAGAAGGATCGTTTCATCAATCGCGCAATGCATGCGCTGGATAGCCATAATCTGGCAGATGTTGAAAATTTAGCCCTGTTCACTCGTATGCGCATTAGTGTCGGGAGTTGAAATGGCCAAGAAGAGGTTCATGGACACGCAATTCGTGGTAGTCTGCGATAGCCAGAAGAACATTGGCCAGATCCTTTTCTGGCATAACTGGTGCCAGGGTCTGTGGTGGTCCCAGTCTGTCGACAAGGCCACTGTCATGCCCCTTCGTAAGGCTGACGACCTGCGCCGGAAACTCAAATGGGACAATCCCAAGATTATGTCCCTGAGAGAAGCCAAAGAGATTTCCAAACGCCAGAATGCCCAAGATCGATCTGGTTACACCCTGTTCGATCAGCCCGACCTTCTGGAAATGCTGGACACGCGAAGACAACTCAATCATATTATCATCGAGACTGCCCTCCCCCGGAACATTACCGAAGCTTGTCAGCAGCGGCTGGAAGGTCGTGGCTGGCAGGATGACGAATTCGGTAGCAAGGATTGGTGATGACCCTTCTGATCACTGCCTGTGGTATTTCCTTCTGGTGCTGGCTGCTTTGGCTGGGCCGGGATGAACCTCCAGAGTCAGATACCGAGAAACAATTCTGAGGAGTGATCTATGACTAAACTATCCGCAGTATTAACAAACCGTTTAATAGAAGGGAAATGGGAGAAACTGAGAACCTCAGGAAAACATCCCGTTTGGGAATACCCACCGAATGGGGAAACCTTCACCGTTCCTACGACCATCAGGGATGTGGCCAATAAGAGATCCAATTATTTAGCTGATATTCAGCGATTAGAGAACAAAAACCGAGAAATTCCACTCCCAGGAATTTCTATCAAAATTGTTTCTTCTAAACCGAAAGTCGCCTCTCTCAAACCAATCCCAAAGGTCAAGGCTGTTCCTGCCGAGGTTCCAATGAACACACTCTCCGAGGTTCCAATGAACACACTCTCTCAGACTCCGAACAATCCTACCGAGACTCCGACCCGCACGGTCCCGGTCCTTGCCCCTGATGATGCTCCTTGGTATGTCTGGATCAAATCCGCAAGGGTGGCAGGTGAAATTAATAGAAGTGATCTGGCCCGACATATTGGTCAAATGAAGCATGAAGTTCCCTTCGCAGAATATAGCATGGCCGGAATTGAAGCAGGGACTCGTAAGTTCAGTTTATCTGAATTTAACGAATGGCTGGATTTTGTCAAAGTAACCCCGCCCATGCCAATCCCCCTCTGTGAAGGAAATGAATTGATCGAGCGGGTAAAAATGAGTGAACGTCGAAGTGTCACTCCTGCTGCTTCTATCGCTACCTTTCTCAAGCATCTTGGACCCCTGTTTCCCAACGAGCAGAACTTCCTGGCCCAGCAGGTGATGGCTGCCTACGAAGCGAAGCAGGATGGGCATTGGGCCAACCCAGAACTCCGGGAGGCCCTGGATCTCCTCAACACGAACCCGAAGGGCTTAAATCCGAAAAGCCTTGGCACCATCCTGTCAAAACGAAGGGACCAGAACTACGATGGGCTGGTGCTGAAAGGAAACGGTGGTGGCAAGCAAGGAATGGTCTACAGAATTATCAGGATCTCTGATACCATTCTCCCCGCCCTGGACACTCCTGCTGTCGTTCCCCCGGTCGTCGTCATTCCTAAGACGGAAGTTATTGAAGATCAAGGGAAATATTCTCTCGTCCAGAAACTGTTTTCACGTTATGCAGAATTGAATACCATCATCAAATCTGCAGAAGCTGAACAGATTGAACTGCGGACCCTCATCGACGGTCTGCGGAAGCTCTTTCCTGAAGATTTCATGAATTTCATCAACAAGGACATCTCATGCTGATTCAGTTCGAACTCCTTCATAGTGGCGAACCCATCACATGTGGCGAACTCGCTGTCACCGGCAAGGGTAAGGCTACCCTCAAAAGAGCAGGGAAGATCCATCTGGAGGTCAATTGGCCCATCTACCGAGATCGCTATCCTGGTGAGGTACTCGCTTTCCATGTCAAGCAACTGAATGGCAAGACCAGATTGATTCTGGATACTGTCTCCGTGACTGTTCCAGGCCATCCCCAGGAGTGATTATGGAATTCCATAAACTCAGGGAAAAATTCCTGGTAGAGTCTGGTTTGATGGGCAAGGTGATTTGTATCACTTTTACTATTCCCGAAGAACGAACACTCAAAATTGAAATCGAATGTTATCCCCTCGATCGTCCTGCGCTAACAGTAGCCAGAGTCAAGAAGATCTTTGATTGCAAAAAGGTGATCACTGACCCCCGGTATAAACACCAGAGACACCAGAGATTCCTGGTCTTTTATGCAACATTCTCAGCAAAGGTAATTGTGGAGTGACTATGGAGTCGTCAGCAAATCCGACTGAGGAAACCATCCTCGAAAACGCCATTCATAAAAACGCTTTGGCTGCGCTAGAAAGTGCCGACAAGAAGTCTTTACTTGCCCTGATCCGTTATGCCCGTAATATAGGCTATAGCGAAGGATGGAAGGAATACAGAAGGCTTAACCCCGAGGGGGCCAAAGGTGGAAACTAGAATCCTCTGCGCAAAGTGTAGTGCGGTACTGGTGGCCAGGGAATATGGATCTAGCGGTATCTTCTGGGCCTGTCCCAACGGTCATGGTGGCATTGAAGACCAAATCCGTCACGTGAAGAAGAAGATAGAAGCCAGGAGGAAGTTCCACGAGGAAGCCAAAAAGTGGAACAAAGTCCCTTGTCGCTCCAAGGTCAAATCTTGGGGATATCCCTGTTAGTGCTTGGTAAAATTCTCCCAATCATAACGCTTAATTGGATAGCCCAGCTGCATCAAGTTGTTAACATTGGCACGATAACGTAGAATATCCTCGTATTCTTTATACCCAATCATTCTTTCGGCGGTATCCATACCATGTTTAGCAATGAAATCTTCCCACCAATCAAGCGCTTTCTGCATTTTGGGGGGTTCTTCATGAATCCATAGAATCGTTCCTTCCGGAATCTTTAATGAGTGATCTTTAACGAACCATTCACCCTCATCATTATAGATTCTGCCTATCTTGGTTAGCGCTTTTAATGTGGCTTCTTCCACATCTATAAGGGTGAAAGGAACATTGGCATGACCGCGATTAGGTTCCATCCACGCATCTAAGAACCCCCGATAGATAAAATCAGCCAGCTGTTTCACGGTATTAGACTTTTCTGGATGACTTCTAGCCCAAAAGGCCACATGCTGACCGGCCTCTACGTATTTTAGATCATAGTAGGCTCTACTATTAAAACTATCCATAGCTTTCATGACTTCATTAGCTACATTATGCAGTACATGATGTCTGGCTTGGGATGAACCATATTTGTCATCATAGATTCGATAAAGAGCCAACAGATCCTTGGACACTAGATAAGCTGGATTATCATACATCACTCTAGACAGATTATTAATCGTAGTGGTTTCCCATCCTGGCATCTGAAGAAATGCACCACGGCTACCAAACTGGCCGACGATTGACTCACTAGACGAAATTCCCCTAATGCCATCTAATTGTCTGGCCTTCAATTGGGCTAATACTTCATCACACTTGGGTTGCCAATCTCTTCCATGTTGCAACCACGTGTCTATGACTACATAAAAATACTCAGGGACATCTTGCCCTGAGTATGATCTAGCAATTTTGGCTTTAAGCGTAAGCTTCATGCCTTATTCTAACATTGGATTGGGCAGATCAAACTTAGCGCCTATATCCTTTAATCCATCATAAATCAAATTGAAAACAATGCATGGTGGAATTTTATTCAGCTTGGGCTGGAAAGCATAATTAAACCTACTTTTGATGAGACTCTCTCTATCCTTCGATTCATGAAGATCGGCCACAAGTTTCCCAATATCCCTCGAACCGAACTTCTGAGTTCCGAGAAAACAAATATGATCATTACTCTTTCTCACAAATTCTAGTCTAGGAAGCTCCCAAGAAGGTTTGGCTTCTTCCAGAGCGACAGTTACAATATCTTCTCTTTCCATATAATCATCCTTGCCCCAGCCATGTTCCCATAACTTTGGTACAAATCCTGCTCTTCCCATGGTTTCTCCTTATCAACCAAACGCGTTACCTTGAACTGCAAATGGATTAAATTCCCCTCCAATGGGGTCATTGAGGGTAGCAGCAGTCGTCGATGCTGCAGGGTTGTGTTCATCTACTTCGGTGATCCTCTGACAGGTCAGATCGAAGTTAGTTTGGAATTTGCTGACACCGATGTTTCTGCCCTTGGCAATTCTGATCTCTACCAGACCACCACCAGACTCCCACAAATCAGGACCCACAATCCACTTCATGAAGACGTCACAGTCGTCAATCAGACCCTTGGAGTAACGAAGATCCTGAGTCTCAAGGTTCAACTGCTGGCCGGTCACCATCACTACGCCCTTACCGTTGTAGGCTTTGCCAGCGATCTGCTTCAACTGTCGACCGATCGTCTTAATGCGCAACCAATCCGGATCATTATCATTACCAGAACTCATCAGGTTGATGTAGTCGATAATCACCACATCATACTCGTCCTCAGCAAGCTCCTTGAGTACATCCTCGCAGCGTAGTTCACTAAAGGGCTTGATAATTAGACGGTTCCCGCTCTGACTCAGATTAGTGTTCATCTTAGTCAGCTCAATAGTGGTGAGATCCCGGTACTGCTGGACCTCCTGGATCTTCCTGGCCTTCTCCTCTGGAGTCCGTTCGAATTCCAACAACAGGGATTCTGGCATTGAAATATCACGGATCTTCTTGAATGGATAACCACCCCGAGCAGCTACGCATCTATGCCAGATCACTTCGGGCTTGACTTCACCGGTCAGATATAGGGCACTCACTCGCTGATTAGGATTCTCAAATAACATGTTCAGCATCATCTGAATCATGCCCATTGACTTACCATGAGAGGAGGGAGCGGCCATTACTACAAAGTCTCCTCTGGAAAACCCACCAGAAGCCTTATCAATGGTCCTGAAGCCAGTCCTAATATACTCGCCACTACCTGCCGTGGTGATCCGGTTGATGGCATTCTGTAGATCCATTCCCCGGCCTAGACCCAGAGGAGGCCGATGGTCGATCAGGAGGGTACTGTTGAAGCTATCCAGCCCCACCATCAGCTTTGAACTGGCATCCCTGGCTCCAAGCTTACCCTCCTGGAGGTTTTCCAGGACCGGGGTAATCATAGTAACTAGGCTCTTCCCATTGTAATGATCTATTAATGGATCGGTGATGACCTCTAGCTGGCCCTCCGTCTGGACTGAGGGGACGTAAGCTAGGGCCGCGATGACCCCACGACTGACCTGGGATATACTTTCGTTGACCGAAAGGGCCTCAGGGGCTATTAGATTAGGGTCGCCACTCCCCAACTGCTCTCGGACGTAAACGAATACATCGGAGAGGGTACTAAAATGCTCCGGGGTGAACCGGGTCATAATCCAGGTCTTGAGGCCCTGGTCACCATAGATTAGGGCCTTGATAACTACTTTTTCGATTTCAAACAAACTATACGGTGCTAAGGGCACTTCTTTTACTCCAGATGGGTGTGTATGTTCCTAACCAGGATGAGTTAAGATCAGACCGGTGGGATAAATCCCTCTTCCAAGGCTCTCTTTCTGCAACTATTAGGAAAATAGACGGAATTAGCTCTGTCCTTTCCGTCCTTCTTAGGGCTGAACAATAATCCTCTTTCGGCCATTAGGTTAATCACTCCAGAGATATGGCTTTTATCTTTGAATCCAGCTTTATTGAAAATCTCTTTATTCCTTACAAAGATATCATTCCTTGAAATCCGATAATCGAAAGTTAGATATTTCGACCTCCAAAAGAAATCCAGGACTAGACTCTCTTCCATTATCAACATCTAGAGATCTCCATTCAGAGGCTAGGTAGTATTTGGTTCCGAAGTTCCATCAATAGACGTCCGAGATGGTTCATTCCCAACTCGTCGCAAACTCCCCAGTAAACGTCATTCCACGAGTTCCCTTCTTCCAGATAAGCATCACCTGTCCTAATGAGGGCATCCTTTAGATCCTGGTGACTAGTGAACTTATACCAAAGAATCTCCCACATCACCTGTAGTTTGACCTGATCCCAGTCTTCTCTAATCTTAATTCTGCGTCCAAGCTTCTTAGAGTCATTTGGCTCAAGATTCTGAAATTGCTTTCTGAGTTCCGTATCTGTAGTCTTCGCAGCCTGATAAGCAGCCTCGCTGTTGAGGTACATTAGACCCTCGTAGTAAATCAGACAGGGATGGTAAAAATTGGATAAGAACCGGTATTTACCATCAAATGAATCAATCTTTTCCATCCTGATACTCCTTTTTCATCTTGCTCAGCTGTTTCTTCTGCTCAGGAGTCAGTCGGGGGATTTTATATCCATCTCTGTCGCTAGGATGATAAGTGAGAGTCCAAGAATCATAGAACTCCTGGCTTTCCTTTAATATTTCAATAGCTCTAGTAATAGAAGCTGCACCAGTACTAAAAGTGCTACCACCACCATAGGGTTCATCTCCCGTCCACATGACAACTTCAATATAGTATTCTCTTTTAAGTTTCACGACTTCTCCTAAAAGTGCAGTTCATTGTTATCATATACCCCGTATTTGGCCGCCCAATCAGAGATCGCTTCAGCTATCTTCTGGTTAGATCCAAATTTATCCAACAGAATTTGATGAGCTGGGGTACCTTGAAGCCTAGGCGCGGTATTAAAATCGATCGCCCCCAAGTAAATTCCTTCTTCGGTTTTCTTAGCCACGAAATCAATGGCAAAGACAGCATTGCCTACTTTCTTACAAGCCTCTTCAATTTCTTCTTTGTTGAGAATTCCATCTCTTAGAGGACCTAGGTCACCATCACCACAGTTAGATTTCCAATCATCAGTGGACCAATGTTCAAACCAAGCTCCCTGCCCAGCTATAACGAAATAACGGAAACTTAATCCTGGAAAATCCGGAATATATTCAGAAGCGTAGCAAGAATCAACATCCTGAGGGAAGATTCCATCCTTTACTAAGAGTTTGCCCTCGCCACAATGAGCGTAGTTATCTGTGTAAACCACCCAGGGTTTACATGGTTCGACGTATACAACTTTCTCATACTCTGGATGAACTAGACCAAGATCATCAAATAATCCAAACATAGCAGACCGACTAACCTCCCACGAACCGACCGCGATCCGCTTGAAGACTAGATCTGATTCAAGATCAAACCAGCAGTCATAACAGTCATGATAATCAGTCTTGAGAGAGATCATTGTTTAGATATTCTTCCAGCCGGAATCAGTGGCGATGAGGGAGACACTCGCACGGGGAGGGATCTCAGTCCCTAACATACCATCAATTCTTGCGTGTCCACCGAAAATCCCTAGGAGTGATTTACTATCATTCTTGATGATATATAATCTACCTACTCCACATCTACGAATGGAGGGAAGGTAAAAGAAAGCGTCGATATCACCTTTGTAGATGACGCAAACGTCGGTCAAATCAATCAAATAATCCTCAGTTCGCTCCACATAGCCAATTGCAACACCGATATTTAAAGACATCATTTTACTCCAAGAATGGTGACAGGGACCACGCTGTCGATTGAGTCGATATAGAAGGCATGAGTGGGAGTGTTTCCTATTTTATCGAAAAAGTCCTGCGGGACCATGTTCGAAGCCGCAAAGATTCGGTAACTACTGGTCATCAGATCCGATACCGCACAGGATACCTGATTTGGGACGTCCTTGAGGATCGACGGGACCATTACCACATTCGGAGCCTCACCAGGATCTGGCTCGTTAATCAACTTCCACAGCACCGAACTATGCATATTGGTGATCCGGTAGGGCCGGGAACTCCTAGCATAAATGGTACTGCACATCATATGTTGAACTGTATATTCGAGCAGCTGCGCATACTTGATGTTGTCACAACAGAATAAGATGAAAGTGGAATCAGGGGCATTCACTCCATTTGGCTCCCAGGTCTTCACATATTCCTTCAGTTGATTCCACTGATTTTGTTGATCCTGGATACTCACCGAATAAAGAGGTAGACCCTTCTTCTTACCTTCCGCTGGCTTTCTGGTTATTTCGAATTCTCTGAATCTGACTTCATTGGCAAGAGAGCGCCAAAATTGCGCTGGCATTCCGGATTGGAGCAAGAATTTTTCATAGAAAGTTTTGGCTCGTTTGGAGTCGTTATGGTTGAGCATAGGGTTCCTTATCTTCAGTAACAGTAGGGACTCTTAGACAAGACTCATCCAATCGATCAATTAGATCATACATACCATAACGGTTCAAGCGGTTGATCAGGTCAAAATAATCTTCGTCTTGGGTCATACTACCAACCTATGATCACCTTTGTCCAACCTTTTGGATCAATGTCTATCTTAGTCATTAATGTATAATCACGATCAGATTCTATCAGTTTAAAACTAGGACTTGAGTTACCTAGACTAAACCCCAGAGTTATGAAGCTGATTGGATAATTATTGTAAGGGGGCAGGTTGTACTGTAGATTTAGTTCGGGAGTCCGCTTGGCTCCATACTCATACCCAAGGATAATAGAATTTATGGGAGAAACAGACCTGATTCTAATACAAGATTCATTCACGAAATTGATTTCCGGAATAAGTAAATAAGACCCATCTCCAATATCTTTCTTCGCAATGCGATCAATTCTGAAGTGATTTTTATCAGTAACCACCACTTTGTCATTTACGATATTTCCCTTCAAATCCAACATAATTGACTGATTGGTCACCAATCCGTGACTATTATCAGTCACGAGAATGGAAGTATCCTCAGCTACATACTTCATCGGCCTCCATTGACCCAACCCCTTGATAATACAACTAATCATGGGTGCTAGGGTTTGCTTGAAGGAATAAGGCGTCAGCGGGTAGTTATGAAAAACTGTCTCTAGTGCATTCCCACTCTCTACTCGGAGCCATCGTCCCTTTGGTGGACGATCCGCTGGTGCGACAACTTTTAAACCATCGAAGATCTCCATATTCTCACTATCATATTTATAATGACAGTTTTCCTCATGAATATGTCTGAAATCTCCGTGTTTGCAATCACCACTAATAATCTCGTATAGATCAGATAGGGAAGTTAGAGTAGTCTTCCAACTAGAACCGGATTCCCCTTGAGCTAGGAACCTAACGTTCTGCTTAGTTATTGGGTCAAATTTAGTGTAATATACTTCGCTCATTTTCTCGGTCCAATTCAGTCCTGGTCGTTAATCTAATCGTCTTGATTTTTAGTGGATTAAATACAATTGCGTGTCTAACCTGACCATAATATGCTGATTCCATGGTTACAACTGTACCATCCCACCATTGGCTCATTCTCTCAAGATAAGACTTGGCATCGCCAGGATAAAAATCCGCCCAGACCTGAGTAAAAGCATCAAAAGGACCATCCGAGTATGTAATCATACCATTAACAGCATCTCTTAAGGCTTTATAATAGTCTTCTCCCCAGTTTTCAAGAGTTTCTTTGTAGTCGGGTGCTCTCTTGATCAACCATTCAATGCGATCTCGGTATCTCCAAACTGAACCAACTCGTGGAACCAGTTTTCTTAGATTCAGTTTGACAAAAGCTATATTCTCTCCATAACTCCTAGCGTTTCTCAAATCTGAAGTAAAATATAATCCAGGACCTTGGTTGTCGTTTGCACCTTTCAAACCTACATTATCAAGGACCCATTCGGATCGAGGTCGATCGGACCCATGATACCAAACTTCAGGAAGATTCTTAACGGCAGATACATAAGGGACCTGATTATGCTGGCAACCTTGGTCCCAGCTTTCGGTCAAAACCGGTTCACCCTCATCTGGTTTAATATTCCATTTACTTGGCTTTCTGGTAATTACCTTAGCTTGAAGGATCAGTCGCATCTCGCCACTCCAGTATTCCCAAATATTCAAAGTCTTCCTGATGGTTGTAATAATCATCCGGTTCTACGCATTCTGGATGAAGACACCATTTAGTGTTGTTCTTAAGGTCATCAACCAGAGCTACTGCTGCAGAGCACACAACATTCGCTGATTTAAATAACTTTGCCAACATAGGTCGATGTTGCCAAGTCCTAATCACTAACCCTATCAAATGATTAAGAGCACAATCAAGGATTCCTAGGATGCCGTATGGTTTTTGATCGAATAGAACTTTTTGGGCCGAGGGGACAGTAAATCTTGGCCTCATCACGTGAATCACTTCTCCTGATATGAGTGTGTACATAGAAAGAATGGACTGGGTTCTCACTTTCAATTGTTCCAGAAGGACCTGTTCAGAACCGACATCCTGAATCACTGCTGTATGAGAAAACTGTGATTTAGTAGCGAATCTGATTGACTTCACGAACAGACTTTGATTAGTCTTAAATTCGTATAATAAAACATCACCATGTTTGAGTTGATCCAGATACATTATTCCACCTTAACATTTAGGGGAATTGTCTGGACTACTCTATCAGCGATTATATCTATCGAATCCGAATTCCTTATGATAATTTTGTCCCTGAAATAATCGGCCCACTTGAATTCAAAGAATGGAATAGGAGTCTTCTTCAAATTACCTAATTTGATCAATTTCCAGACCAAACTCCTGTAGGGATCATCAGCCATACCCCGAATATCCGCAGGTAACTGATAATACTCTCTCTTCCGTCCATATTGATCCACCGCACGAACCCAAGCAGCCTTTTCCATCAACTCCCAAAAATTGAGATCATCAAAAGAAGAGAAATCGGCCTGCTCAATGATGGTGACATTCTTATGACCCAATTCGTGATAGGCCCTCAACAGATGATGATGGTCATTCACATATAAACCATGCCTCGACTTTATCACCGGCACTGGATGACTATCATCGTATTTATGGAATTCGTCCTTAGACATCTTTTCATAAATAGCCATTTTGGCCTCTATTTCTAGGAGGCCAATGGCTATTTGTGATGGTTTTAGATCCAGTATTCTAACTCGCATGGAATGACATCCCTCATTCCATTAGATCATGAATTATGCCACCATCTGCTGAACCCAGAAGTCATCCGCCAAATTCTCATCAAGCAGATAAGCCTTGGGCAGTAGAAAATAACCAGCGATACCCCAGGTGATATTCCAGGAGTTGCGCATAATCCAGTTACCTTCCTCGTCATAGCCCACAATCATTACTGCGTGACCACCTAGGCAATTTTCCGAAAGAAAAGGCATTGGGACACGACCGGTGACAGCAACTGCGTCGGATTCAAACGAATCATAGAGAGTGATGCCCACCATGACCGGAAATCCGCTGGCGAGGACTTGCTTGATCGAGTTCTCATCTTGATTGACTCTAGCGTACTGTGTCAGTTCGTTCTTAGCCCCGTCTGCGTAGACAATTGAGGGAGGCTTGATGGCGAATTTGGTAATGTCATAGGCCCAATCAATCTCGTTGCATGCACCTAGGGTATTAAGAGTTTTAATGACATCTCTTAACATGCAACCGGAATCAGAAGCTACCGAATTTTCCATCGCACGAGCATTATAATAGATAGCTAGTCTGGAAGGAGTCCAGATATCCAACTTAGCCTTGGCACGAGCGAAAATATAGGCGGCTCCACCAGAGTGAGCCGCACAGGATCCCAATTGGCCCTGATCCCAGATCGGAGGCATGAAAGGAGAAGTACGGAGATCTACTGAGGGAGGGGGTACGACAGAAGGAAAACTGGCCTTAAAGTCGCGATGATCAGGTACGTCTGGCTTCCAACCATAACGGTTGAACTTCTGTTCTTCTTTAAAAAACCAGCTAAATAACTGCTTGAATCCCATTTATTCTCCTTTAGCGTACAATTCTTGGTAGGTCTTATTCTCGAATTCAGCATGATATTCGTGGTAAGAATCCCAAGTGCTATGATCCTTAACCCTAATCATCTTGAAATCTCCCTTGATGCTAATGGCATCACCATGTTCGTCCTGAAACAAACCATGCTGATCCACAAATACTCCTCGCAACTTCCAGACATCCATAATCCGACCACCAGAGTCATTACGGACAATATAATCACCGGTGTAAGAGCCAAAGAATCCACCATCATGAGCAATATGATTCTGAAGATTAGCACAGCCGACAAGACTGAATAGAGCTAGTGCAAGTATAATTCTCTTCATTATTGCTCCTCGTTCACTTGGCTTAATAGAATCATAATTCTACGGTCAGGATCAGTAAAGAACACTACGCTAGTAGCCTCTGTGATCCGATCAAAGAACTGATCAATCCCAAACTGGGGAGCCATCTGCAGGACTGCATTCATACACCGAATAGGAAGGAGGACCTCATGATCTTCATTATTCCAAGTCAGATTGAGGATACTCCGATCTGAAATAACTGAACTGCCAGAGCTAGCGAATCCTTTCAACTTGACTTGACTCGCGCCATTTTTTGGACTCAGGACGAAGCTAGGTTCATCATTCTTCCTAGCTACACCGATTGATTCGATATATTTCAGCTTCTCTCTCAGTCTAACTGGATCAATCACTCCACTGAAGTTACATCGATCAATTACCATGAAGCTATTGATAATCGCTTCCAGATCAGGGAATTCTTCATGACTCATGAGAGAGTGGGAAATCATGATCCCACCAGAAACGAATGTGACATTATTTCGATCCGACATGATATAGAGATCTTGACCCTCAACCAGATTAATCCCAATCTGCCAGACACTAGGAGGAAGCATCAGATTAAAAGCATCACCAGTCAGATTAGTGACGCCATCGAAGACGAAGTTGGAAAGAAAGATCTCCTGAGTAGTGGAAGATTCAATTTTGACTTTGTTCGTCGCGTCCACGCAAACATTGACTACACTGACGGCCTGAGCCTGGGAGCGCTTGTAGACAAATGCCGCAGCCCCTTCAATCAGCTTCCCAAAGTAATCAGTGGCGGTGCTAGTCATCTGGAATCTGGGTTCACCATGCTGACGGACAATAAATGACCCCGGAGTCTCTGAGAACTCTGATTCGAACTTAATATCACTCATCTGAGGACTATCTGGATATTTGATATAGATCCGGTCCGTGATCTGAATCTCAATTGGCTGATCCGGTGAGAAGTTCTCAGGGAGATTCTGGAACAACGAACTATTCACCATGGCAAAAGTTCCTAATCCCTCTTCGATCTCGATATCTACATTGACGACACCATAAATCTCTTTGCGGCTTACTTCCATCGCTAGCTGCTGCTTATCACCGACAGTCATCAGGGTGATACGCATATCAAACTGGATGTCCTCAGACGCACCAATCTTTGCGATGGCTTTCATCATCTTATTGAACGGCTGCAAAGACTGTTTTAGAACCTTAAACTTAATGGACATCCATTCTCCTACAAGTAAGTGTATTTTCTATAACCGATTAAAAATTCTAAATAGTAGGCCAGGACTTGATTCTAAAAACAGAATTAGCAATTGTGCCGGTTGCTAGAACAATAGAACCTTCTGTGGTATCCATTTCGAAGTAACTGCCACCACCAGCTATTCCCTCGATGCCTTTCTGCAACTCTGTTAGTTCATCGGCAGTTACTGTCTCGACTACACTTTCGAAAGTTCCCACTGGGGTGATTGCTGTAACCCTGACGCTAAAAACTTCTCCCATTCTGTTCTCCTTAGTCCCAAGTCACATCAACTACGTTTCTATCAAGGTCGACGTCCAGGGCCATATAAAACAACCAGGAGGCGTTTTCAAAGAACTTTAGGTAGGTAGCCGCATCGAGAGTATCGACAAAAATCTCCTCTTCGGTCATGGTCTTAGCAGACTCAACCGCTTCATCATCAAAGATTCTGAAGCAATGAACAGCCCAGTCATCACCAGATAGTTTGGCAAACTCTTCCCAATCAAAAGGATCAGTGATGACACCAGTTTCTTCTAGATACTCCCTAGACATTCCCTGTGCTGGAGTCTCGAATACTTCTACTTTGCCACCAACACCATTGACTTTCCCAGCCTGATTGGACGGATGGGTCTTATGAATCAATACACACTTTCGGGGGGAAGCCGGTGTATCCGTCCGTGAGAAAGCGAATCCAACTGAATATCTTTGCATACTTATACCTTTATAAATGCCTCTATAGGCAGGATGTTATTGGAATCGAGCAGCCCATTGTCTACCAGCAGTTTGAGAGTGTCATACTGGGTGGATCTGACTGTGTTGTACAAATAAACCGGGTCAATGGACTGTTTGATTCCAAATGAATCAAACACCTGACATAGACTGGCCAATTCTGGGCCAAAATAACCAAAGGGAACCCTAAGATTAGTCATAATCTTGGCCAGGATATAGTTCACCCTGGCCTTATCACCAAAGTCTGTGATCTCTTTGGCCCAATTCTTTGTTGTTTTGGTTTTCGCCTTCGGGATCAATTCGTCGACTCGCGCTAATAGATCTTCCACGGAAGAAGCAGCCTGGACTGCCGGTTCACCGATCTTCTTAGGCAGTCCAAACACCTTAGGAATATTATCAGAGGGATCACCAAAGAACGACTTATAAAGGGGGATCTTGTCGGCAGTGACCCCGAACTCCCCCTTGATGTGTTCCTCTGTAATCTCTTCAAAACCGTCCATACTAGATTTAAAAATATGAACCTTAGGGTTGACTTTCAACTGCCAAAGATCCTTATCTGATGCGACGATGTTTACCTTGATTCCCTTCTCGGAACACTGGGTAGAAAGGCTACCGATACAATCATCAGCCTCATTATTCAGATCCATCGCTACTACAGTCGACAAGGTTGTAAAGACCCAATTACGAAGGTATTTCCGAATTTCTTTGTTCTGTTCGTAGTTGTCTTCCTTCTTACGATCCTGTCTGTTCGCCTTATACTCAGGAAAAATGTCATACTTCCACTTTGGAAAGCCATCAAGAACGAAGATTGGATTAGTGAATCGGTTGTAAATGGTCTGAACCGACTGGTACATCATGTGGGCCGGTCCAGCATAGACATTCCCCACGAAACTACTGGCTCTAGTGGCGGATGGACTATAGACACACCTATACATCAGCCAACTAGTATCAATCAAAGTGATTTCTTTAAAAGTCACAAGAGACATTTTTATCCTTAGTGTTGTATCTGTAACAGCTAAACCACTGGACCAGAACGATAGAAGCTGATATTGATCCTACCGAATTTTTTATTCACCCTTAGATCGCAAACAGTTTCAACCCTAGTCTGCTGGAACAGATCCGCAGTGAACTCCTCACATACCCGGTTGATCTGTTCTAAAAGCTCAGGGGTAATAATCAGACCCTCGTATTCCTTGAGCTTCTTATCAAGAATTTCAAAATAAGCATATACCTCTTGATCCATTAGTCAGTCTCGCCACCATCGGAATCAGGTTCAGGTAGAGTTAAGCTCTCTATCACCTTTATCACCTTTAACTCATCTGCTCGTGATATTGAGCAACTTTCTTTTGACGGGTTGGCTCTAACAATGCTTCCATCTATACCCAGTCCGTCCTCCGGACTCAGATTATAGGTGCGCTCGATGCTCTTGCCCCAGAGATCAATCTCTTCCTCAATTCTCTTCCTCAATTCCACTGCATCCCAGAGAGCAGCTTTCAGCTTCAATATATTCATATCGGCTGTATCCCTCTTTCTCATGAGACTAGCATGATGAATCATGAGATTAGGTTCAATCTTTTCCATATATGACTCCAGATCTTAAATATATAACCTGAAATCACTTAACCTATCGCCACCACTTCATGAGCGTTAAGAGTGGGCTGCAGTCCTTGGAAGTATCTAATTGATATGTTATTAGAATCAACGAGGAAGATATCAGGATAAACCTTCTCACCAGTCGCAGCAATAAAGACCTGTGCAAGAACTTGCATGGTCCCAAGATTATGAGTGAAAGTGATATTCTGAGTCGTGCCATCACCAATCAGACCAGAAGCTTTACCGGTAGCTCCGAGGTTTGATCTTGCGCCCGACGCAGTTCCTGAACCAGTACCACCTTGAGCTACTGTCGCAGTCCCAGTCAATGTTGAGATATCAATACTGCCGGGATTGATATCGAGTTTGATATCATTAGTTTCCTGAGTGACACTGATCAGCGTGGAGCCAGCAACGAGGGATCTGAAGTTAAGAGTCGATCCTGTACTACCACTATAAACTTGTGCACCAGTACCCAGGTTACCAGCAGATGCTCCTGACATGGGTAGATTAGTAAAGGTAAGCGGAGTGGTTCCTAGGGTGAAGGGATAGGGAGTAGCCAAGATCCAGAGAGTGTCCGGATTCGTACCAGAGGAAATTGGAACGACCATGGCAACCATGATTGTAGCATTATTGGCATCGGGGGCCAGGGTCATTGCTGATCCTGAACCATTATAAATATAGAGGCCATTTTGCTGACCAAGAGTCTGTCCGTTCAGCAACACCCTATCATTTACATCCATTGTTTCCGTATCAATTATCGCAGGTGCGGAGGCAATATTAATATTAGTCAGAGCGATTACTCTAGCTTCTTCCTTCCAGGTCCATCCCTGAATCAGAGCCTGGACATAACTCATAGTAACGGCATCGGAACTGACAGAAGGAGTACCCAATCCTGTCAATCTCTGGCCATTCATGTTCACAGTGCCGACTGGAGATCCAAATTGATCTAAAGTGTAGTCTTGGACAGTCGTAGCCAAGTCACTAATTGTGCTGGCAGTCTGAGTTCCAGTTTGATTTGCACGATTTAAATAATAAGATGCTGGCTGACCATTCAGTGTAGAGCCATCAGATAGAACAATGACTGTAGAAGAGTCAGTTTTTAATTTAGCTTGTTTCGTATCACTACGAAACCATATACGACCTACCGCCGCACCAACGGGGTCCGCAGTTAATATTTCTAGTGTCGCATTAGTAAGGGGGGTACCCTGGAAATCGACATTCTCCATCATTTTCATTGGACAGTCCTCTATCCCAGTTTACCACCAGGATTAGAGACTTCACTGAGTTATACAACTCCAGTCAATATATTCCCATCTATCTGGGTTCATGATTGTCATTGGTATCTGACCCTTTTCTTCTAAATCCCAAATCTTCGGAACTAATTGGATATTATCAGATTTGTACTGTCTGAACATTGTCACCAGGAGTCTTTTGATATTATCAGATAAGTTTAAAATATCCAAAATCTTGAGTAATCCAGAATCTTCGAAAGATGCCGGAATCTCTGGTGGACTGTCCAGATTCCTGAATAGGCAGTCAATGGTCGCCTGAGCAAAAGCTACTCTTGCCAAAAGATATTCAGGATCATTAGTAGGAGGAAATAGTCTAAATTCAAAGGTCTCATTTCTAAGACACACCACTGGATGATGGAGACAAGGCGCAGATCTGCATACAGGAGGACCCGGCCTATTCATCCTTATACCACATCCCCCGAGGGCATAAGCGGTCTTATTTCTCTCTAAACTAACGAACAACCTACATAACTTAGATATCTGATTACCAAATTGAAGAATATTAGCCTCTCTACCAGGATTTTGCCAAGCTAAGGGATAAATATCTGTCGCATCTATATGAACATGAGTAGAACAGGTATAATGCTCAATATCTAAATTACACTCCTTGAGCAGATCATAAAATAGAGAAATCTGATCAAAAATTTCTCTACCTTTAAGCTTCGGAGACACATATTCTTTACCTTCTCTTGGGATAGCGGCCTCAAAAGGAGTTTTCCAATCAAGAGCTTTCATATGAGACTCCAGGAGGGGATTATTCTTTGGAATCTCTAATTCTACGCCAATAAACCTACCACTAAATTCAATCATATTTTAGTCTAACAGATATGAAAAAGGGGCCTTGCGGCCCCCTATTGGGTGCTACTATTTGATCCAGAATGTCCATTTGATCGTGCTGGCCTACACCAGACACTGGGATGGACTTTGATACTGGTGTCTCCTCCGCGTCGTTGCCGATAGCGGACACCCAATCTTAAGATCTTAAACCACCATATCTCTGATCACTCAGGAGACAACCCGCGATCTCTTCATCAAAGGCTACCCCCACGAGAGCTTCAATGATTTCACGTGGAGTTGAGTTAGTCTCCCTTGCCACTACTTCAATGGCATTACTGAGAACTTCGAATCCCTTAGCCATGATGAGGGATAATGCTCTGTAGGGCTGCAGCCTGGGGATAGATGAGATTGGAAATATTTCCAGCGAAGATCCCCAAACAGATGAGGATAGCCGCGCAAGCCAAAATTATGAGTCCGATCTTATCCATACCATCCCAAACAGGCCGAAGTCGTTTGGACTCTTCTGTGTCAATCTTCAGGGCCTTAATGAGTCCGAACGTCGCGAGAGCACCCAGTATAAAGCTAATACCTAGGGCAAGGGACGCGTTCAGGATTTCTTTAGCTACCAGAGTGGGCCAGACAGCCTGAAGCTTATCGACTACAGCCACAAAGGCTGCTGAAGCTTCTTGATTCATATGGATTTCTCCTTAAGGGCGGGACTGAGGTTTGTTCACATGCGGAACCGGCTGACCCCGCAGGAACTTGGTGGGATTCTTGGCCTGGGCGGCGACCTGAGTTTTCTTCGCGGCCTTCTGGAAGTCCACCCACATGGTAAACGCACGATCCAAATCCTTGGTGTACTTGATCTGGACCTGGATGTCTGCGTATTCGAAGGTGGCCTTCTTGGCCTTGAGAGAACCACTGTCGATGGTCTTCCGCAGTTCATTCATGCGGGTGATTACCTTGCGGTCTACCGGTTCGGGCTTGTTCATCTTGAACGCACTGATGAGCCGCTTGTTCAGTTTAGCCTTCTCTTCCATGAGACTGGCGATCTCTTCGATCTTCTTGATCGGGTCCGAGGTAGCTTCGAAGGCCACTGAGAAATTACCACCGCGCAGTTCAGCCTGAAACGCCGAAGTGGTATATTTGGCGTTATTGGCGTCCCTGATTTCCAGGATACCCAGTTCAGCTTCCTCAACCTGGAAAGGGGACATCATCAGGAAGAAGTCAAGGTTCTTCGGATCGAAGCGTCGTGCGGCCTCTTTCGCCCTTGGGTCCTTCTCCGTGTTCAGGAAGGATACCAGAGTGCTAAGAGTAGCATCCGGAATGGTGAAGATCAAGCGTTCCATGGCAACACCTCGTACCATGGATAACATTAATCAGTTGGAAACAGTTGGAGAGAGGGCTTTCATGATTTCACTAAACGCGTATGATAAATCCTCATAGGCAGATTTAAGATCTTCCAAGGTTTTGGATTTTGGTCCCTCTGAAACATATTGGCTCTTATTTTTATTCAATTCAAATGCTAAATCGAACATAATCTTAGTGATAGAACTAGGGCCAATATAAATGGCTTTCTTTGTTACATGAGCTATGATTTTCATTACTGACCTCTCAAAAGCTGAGTCCTAGGAGATTTCATTAGATGGCTAGCATCTCCAATAATCTTAGATCTAGCATCCCGCCATTCTTTCATTAATTCCTCTTTATGAAGAGAAAGGGGATTAATAGATTCCCCATCTGTTATTCCATATGCTGCGGCCTGAAATTCACTATCAATGACCGGTCTGATGACCTTTGCGACATCAGCTGCTGAATTAGCCATCAGATTATAATGAGCTACTCCAGACTCCGCTACTGCGCTATTCTCGACCACTCCATGAATCTCATACCCCTGCTCTGATTCAATAATCTCGAAAATAAATGAAGGACCCCAAGAGTTCTCTAGGACAATAGACGGATGTCTAATAACCCCGTTGTCATCTTGGATTTCATGGACAAATTCTGCTTTCTTCAAATTGGCTGTCAGATGTAGTTTCATTTATTTCCTTTTAATTTAAATATACCCAACCGGTAAAGGGGAAATCTCCGGTTATTACTATAGTATTTGCATCCAAATAATTAACACCAGTCCAGACCTTGATACCATTTTCATCTGTCACAGTTACATCCGGATATCTGTTAAGGTTGTGAACGACAGTCCAAGCGGTAGATGGGGCAGTTTGCTGATAAGAGAAGGTTGGGATCTCATTGGCGATAATCTTCCCATTTTCCAATATTGCTGTATTCCCTGATATCTCAGAGCTAGACTGAATAATTAGTTCCCAACGACCCTCCAGAGGTTGGGTTACTGACGCAATTAGGAGGAATCCATCAGCCGTGGATTCATTGAGTGGATCCCATCTATAGACAGACCCTTGACTAACGACTATTCTACAATCATTATCTTGGAGACCACTAGCGGGGATAGCTGCCAGATCTGAAAGATTCTGAACAAATGGACCCCACTGGGGAGCACCAGGATCTTGACCATGTAATAATTTCTCAATCAGAAAAGATTCATATTGCCCACCAGAGAACTTATAAATTTCTTTAAGAACTCGTGGAAGATCTTCGCTTGGATATGGGGGACCTGGAGTAAAGCTCATAGTTTAGGGTAACACAAATCCTTGACCCATTTTCTCTTTCCAGAATCCCAGATCCTATACCAGCCTTTTTTGGCTGCTTCTTCTTGCTCGTTAACACCAGCAGGAACACGGAAATTGAATTTATGCTTACGTTGCTGTTGTTTTGTATAATAATAATCTGGCTTCAATTCTTTCACACATTCAAACCCAAGGCTTCTATAAAGAGAACCATCATGAAGTCTGTTGTCAGAAAAACTCACAATAGTTTTATATTTATTCAACTGTAAAATTAATCCTAGAGCTTTCTGATGGGGGTTCCATGTCTTAAAAGAATGATCCCAACAGGCACGAGTCCATTCAACAACTTCTTCAGACCTCTTCTTGAAAACCCAGGCCCCAACCACTTTGTCCTTATACATCGCACAGATATAATGGGTACCACTGCACTGGTTGTCTCCCAAGTAATGATATTGAGACAAAAAGGGTTTTATTTCATCCAGTATGCAAAAGATGAAAATAGGTTTTATACGCTTCTGTTTCTTTGGAATTAACTGATCAAGGATCAGTTGCCAGTTCTCATCTGAGTAGATCTGGATCAGACGTATTCCTAAGGTTTGACATAATAAGTATTTCTCGTAGTCTTTCCTGGGTGATTTGAGAGTTTCCTCAGAATGCCAATGTAGACCATGATATTCAATACCCGTCTTGATAGATGGAATCCAAATATCTAGTTCAAATGGCTTAATTACTTCCCTTGTGTTGAACTGAGTGTCCGGATAAAACATCAATAGTTTTTTATATATTTCTCCTGCCTGTGAGTCTTGACTCTTCCCTGGATCAACACAACCACAACTCTTGGGATTTAGCCTCATATTGTAAAAATAATTATCTACCCTTTGACCACATTCACAAATGAATGTTAATCTTATCCCAGACCCATAACTCCATTCATCGGGCAACAATTGATTTGGATCAAGCCTCAATTCCCCCCATTTCTGTTTGATCCAATATCCTTTAGGTAAGTCATTGCAGTGCTTACAACTAGCACTGTTGTTTTCATTTCTGCTCAAAATATTGAGACTCGTTTGGGTTTTTCTGCCGCAATCACATAGGAACCAAAATACCTTTCCAGAATTGGGTCCAAGTTCATCGGGAAGATTCTGATCTGGACATAATCGCAGTTTCCCCAGTCTCAATTGCAGCCAATATGCTATTGGTTTAGAAGAACACCTCCCACAGCTGGTAGAGTGACCTGATGGTACATACGCAAATTTAATTTCAGCAGTTTTCCCACAATCACAAACAAATCTGAACTTCTTATTACTCCCTTGACCCCATTCAGACGGCAAGTCCTGAATGGGGTCAAGGGATAATTTATTCCATTTCTGGAGCAGCCAGAATTCTTTAAGCATAGAGTGATTTTGGTTTTGCATTCGGGTCCGCTCCATTAGTGACCCATTCAATCAGTCTGTCTAGATGTTCTTCGGTGTCATCCCAAGCCTGAGTATCATACATATTGCTTGAAATTTCGCAATCAGCGCTCATCGGAATGAACTCAAAATCTTCCTTGCTGATCGACTCTTTGACACTAGGAGGTTTTTCCATAGTTCTTAAGAGAATGGGTGCCCATATTTTAACACAATGGATAGGCATTTCAACATAGATTGCATCGTGCACGGTATTGATGATCCTGATATCCTCGCCAGATTCGTTAGCCAATTTCTGATAGTCGTGAGCGGCTAACAGGGTCCAAATGGCTGCAGCGTTCTGCACTGGATTGTTATTGATGGCATTCAGGCAGTGAGTGGTTTCCTTATTACTGGAAGCCCATAGTCCATAAGTGACCCGCCGGTAGCCAAATAGAGTCTCGACGAAGCCATTCTCACTAGCAAATCTCTCCAATTTAATGAATAATTTGGCGACATCCTTGTATGTGTCGCGGAATCGATCGACCAATTTCTGAGCTTCTGGGAGTGGGATCTTCAAATCAGCGGCCAGAGTGGGAGCAGCATTAGCTGCGAACAGAATTGTAAAAGTCAGAGCCTTAGCCTTGGACCGAAGTTCCTTGGTCACCTCCCTAATTGGGACGTTGAACAGAGCAGACGCGTTCTGACGATGGAAATCAGCATCAAACTTCAACATTTCAAATAGTTCTTTGCTTGGGTTCTGGATAAACTTTAAACGGTAGCTATCAACATTGTTGAAGACTTTCTGCATTGCCGTATCTTGTGCGAAGATCCCCATTACCCGGACCTCTGCATTAGCGTAGTCAGCTTGGACCATTGCATAACCAGGACGGACCTTGATGACCTTCTTGACCAAACCTTTAATTTCGTTACCAGACTCCCCAGACCGTGGGATCTGCTGTAGGTTTGGCTCGATGCAGGAGGTTCTGCCGGTCACAGTGGTGAGGAAATAACTGGCCCTTACCCGATTATCTGAGTATTGAGCAGCATTAGTCCGGAAGGAAGGTAAGAACACTGTAGTGAGCTTGGTCCGTTCCCTGAATTGTTTCAAATATTGGACAGTCTCAACCTTGTCGGCATGTTTATCCAGGAAGACATTATCTGTACTATACGTACCCGCAACCACTGGTTCCAACTTTAGATAGCCATAGAAGAACTTCACAAGCTGAGGGTTACTATTCAGATTGAAGGACTCAGGACTATTCAGTTTGAGTCCAGGCATCTCAAATAGACTAGCTCTCTTTGCCGTTTTCTCTTTCTTATCTGCTGCTGCCTTCTCTGCTGCCTCAAGTGCTGAGAACCTTTGGACATCTGGATTCTTAAGGAAATTTTGTTGAGCCTGTTGAGCCTCGTAGGCAATTGATCCCTTAATCTTCACATCTTCCATCTGTGCGATCGCTGAGGCGTCAATCGGTAATCCATTCTTTTCAATCTGGGCTAGCAACCAACAAGCCTTCGCCATGATCCCACCAGCGACTTTATCACGGCTATCCTTGAGATTGACATCCAGAAGGATCATATAAGCCTTCCAGACTCTCCAAGTATAGATAGCATCCTTAGCCGCATACCGGGCAATGTCAGTCCAACCATATCTGGCAATAGCTTCAACCATATCTTTGCGGTTTTCTTTCTCGCTTAACCATGTCTGGTCCCAGATTCCAAGAATGTCAATCACCTGACCAGCTAAGGATAGCCAACCATAAGCGGTATTAGATAAACCGGGACTCTTCTCGGCTCTCCAGGTGGGATCACCAAAATGCTCTTCAAACACGTATGCCATAAAGCTAGCATCCCATTGCACCCAGGGGGTCCATTTCGGATCTGGACTGAGAGCAGCCACTGCCTCTATATCAAACTTGGTATTGAAGCAGATCTTTGGATTCGGTAAGCAAAGTAGTCTGAAGGCCAAGCGTTTGAATTCTCTTGCATCATAGTCAGGAATGAAATCTTCAGCTTCAATAGGGATTGTGAAACCATTAATTCCATCAAATGAAAATGATAGCATAATACATTTATTCTCGACCTTTTTCAGACCAGTAGTCTCAGTATCCCAAGCGAAGGTGGTACCGGACTGCTCCAGATAATCTATTACCTGACTGAGATATGCAGGATCTTTAATCTCAAGCATCTGCTCTGAAGTTGGGATTTTCTGATACGCTGGATCCGATTGAGAAAGCCAAATAGCTCTGCCTAAGTCAGCCTTCCACTGACTGGCATGATGGTTGTGGATATAAACATCCCTAGTCCCAACCGTGGATATAATTAATCGTTCCCGACCAGCAAGCTCTAGATAGGTGTTTTTACCACGAGACTTGTAAAGATCATCCTCATTTGGCAAAAAGATGTTGGTGACACGATGACCAAAGGTAACGATAATATCGGGATCGTAAGCCTCTATCTCCTTTATGAGATGATTCATGCAATAGGTAAAATGAGCCTTCTCCTCTTCATAAAGCTCCTTGGCTGCCTTCTTCTTTGTGACTTCCTTGGCCGTAGTAAAGACAAGATTCTTGAAGTTATTATAGAAACTTGGGTGACCTTCGCATTTCAATGCGTGAGTGATAAATAGGTCGTGAGTCTCATCAATTAGAGTCTTCAAGACCATTTTCAAGATCTTGTGTGGTTTACTACCCCATAACACTGAGTCCTCATAATCCTGTTGAGGGGTATTTGAATTGGCCACCTGACTGGATAGAGGACAGTCGAGCACTAACATGATCTTCTTTTTTGATCTGTTTCCCTGAGTATAGAAACTGAGCACTCGTTTGGGGCAATTCTCGTTGACTAACCGCTTGTATTGCAAAATCCCACAAGCTGTGTTGCAGAACTGACTGATATCCACATCCGATCTATACGGATGGAATTTCGGGAACGCCATGTATCCTCCTAGGAATGGCTATAGGGACTCTTCGAAGTCTTTAATTGATAACCCCCGAGAAGTTATGATAGAATAGAGGAGATTGGAGTAAATATGTCAAAATTGAAGTTCACTGCAAAGAAAACCAAAAAGTACCCCAAAATCACGTTCAATAAGGATAACAAGTCGGGCAACGACAAGAGTGCTGTTAAACCCTTGAAGAACAAGAAAGCAGATGTTGGTCGTATTCCCTGGGTTTATGATTTTGATCTAGAACCCGCTGTCGATCCCGACGATGCTGCCTCAAGAGTCATCAAAATAATCATCAAAGATGATATGGGACAATCGCATTCCTTCTTAATTGATCCCACCATTGGAAGTGATTTCGGGGAGGCATTAGCGAGATTTTCAGAAGCCGATTATGAACAGGACGATCTAGAGGAAGGCCCAGAAGATCCAATGATTGGTGACGCCCAGGATCTTAGCAATGGGCCATTTGAACCCTAGATTCCAGGTAAGCTCTCGGGCCTAATTCAATAAAATCAACAATTGATTTAATAAAATGCACCTGATATGCTGAATTCTCATAGATCAGCAATTCAGGTGCTTTTCCATGTAGATCATTGCCTTTCATATCCCGATAAAGACTGTTATTCCACGCGTTTATGAAGTGGTAGATTCTATCCACCTTATCATGAATGCCCTTGATGTTCAATGCGTATTCAATGAACTTTCCCGCTGATTTAAATTGACTTGCCAGATACCAAGCCTTCTCATTCCAAGTCCCGTTTGAGATAATCTCCAATCTCATCCGATTCTCGGCGTTACCCCCGAATCTTAGATTCAGTTCATCCTTAAAAATCCCCTCAGCTGAGTAAGAGGAGGCATATTGCTTGCGACAGTAATCCCCTGTCTTCGCCAGCAGCCCAAGGCCCTCTAATCTCAGTCTCCAATTGTAAAGTGTGTTATTAGAGACTTTCTCACATCCCCAGTCCTCCAAGACCGGGTTGTACATCTGTACTGGACGCTTACAATTATGAGCGGGGCCACTCTTAATAATTGTTCCATAGATGATCGTCATGAGTAGCGAATTGTAGACTGAACTCTGCACTGAGGACAATAGGCTGAGATCTTCCTCATCAAGTTCAATTGCTAGTCTTGGTCCAAGTTTCCGTAAAAGAATTTCATATTGTTGATCCCTCTCCAACTTGCGGTTCTGCCACCGTGCACCCTTTGGCTTGCCCTGGTTGACAACCAATTTGACCAGTGCCTTCACACCTTGCTTGCTTAGAAGATGGGTATCATAACCATTAGGGTTCTGTTCAGTTGTATATTTTCTATAATCAAAGGGATCCTCCTCTGGCTCCTCTTGAATCAGATCTGAGGCAGGTTTGATCACCAATGAAGGGTAGACCTCCTTGCTCATTAAAAGTTCAGTAATCTCTAGACTGAGGAAACAATTAGTGGTGCTAGAGTCAGTCTTATCCAGGATTCGTTTATCTGGCTTAGCCCCACAAGCCATGTTAACCACTGGGGCAAGATTACCAAGGAATCGATCAATATACCAGTCCCGTAATCTCGCTCTCACCTTATGATTCCAACTAGAATTCGCTCCAATCAGAACAGGAACGAAGATCTTAATTCCCTCTCTGCTTGGGGATAACAGTACTGGATGAGGAACTAATTTCTTAATATCCTCTTGGAATTCATGGATTGAGTCATAACCGACTGCTGGGTAGGTATCAAAATCTATGAATAGGACAGTTGGCCGATCTACCGGACAAGAACCATCACTAGCTATAAATCTCTTGGACTTGTAGTGGTTCCCTCGATCAAGGGCCATCACTAGGTTTTCTTTCTTGTCAAAATGGTGAGATCGATAGATTGCTGATTTTAGATTCTTAGGAAGTGGGAGGAGCTGTCCCTTAATTCCTCGCTTGGATTCTAGGGTTCGGGATGCCTCATAAATAGAAGTGCTCCTACCAAGCGAGAATTCCAAGCTCCTCCTGCCACCCACATGCTTGTAATCGACAAAGCCTGTATCAAGGAGTTTACCAAATTGTTGTGGGATCAGTTCATCACCAAACCATTCCAATCTTCGAATGATCCTTGGGGTGATCTCAATCCCGCTATAGGGCGACATCGCTTCAGCCAGTTTGGAAAGAATCTCTCTGGCGTCAAACAACTCCCCGGATTCAGTATCTACCCAATCATAACCGCTACCAAATGGATCTCTTGAGTATTGATCGCCAAGATATTCATTAATCAACTCACTATAGGAATGCATGATACCTCATGTGCCTTATAACCATATGTCGGTTTGTTGGGACAAAACCTTCTGCTCCATTATAGGAACCGGAAATGTTAGAATACTAGTAGGTGAATTGTGCAAAAGAATCCCTTGTCTAAAATCTGGTGGACGAAGAGTCCTGGACGAAGACCCCAGAGGTTACCTTTCTGCCTTCCTGTGTCAGAGGAAGAAGTTAGACGAGATCCAGCGATCAAAGGAAAAATACCTAGGAGAACTACCTTCTCTGTAACTGAACCTGAGTTGGAAAGAAAAGCAGTGCAGGATGAGGACGAATGGGATAATCTGTGTGGTAAGTATCATTACAAGGTAAGCCGAGATCCAAGTGACAAGACTAGTACCGCTTGGTTCAATGGTAAACAAGTTGGATACTGGGATGGAGAGGATCAGGAAGGCTGGGTTGGGATATGAAACTAATCCTAAGAGCTATGATCAGGAAAGCAGTCAATGAATGGAGAGGCTGGGTCACTGGGGAGTATTGGATCGAAAAGGACGGAGGCGAGACTGAATGTAGTGGTGATGGTGAATATGACCACGAGAGTTACGCCAAAGAGGTCATTGCCAATCATTATTCAGATGAGGCCCAACAAACACTGTTCCGATTCTTTGGTCTGGGACCCGATGGGAAAGACCTGCCAGGAAATCGAAAGACCAAAGCCAAGGAAAATCGAATTGAATATCCTATGGAATTTAGTCAATGTGTTGATTATGAAGAAGTGGTCAGAATGATGTGTGAAGATAAGTATCCGGCAAGGGAAGAGGATTTCATGCCGGATGCTCTCATGTATAGACATGAAATCAGGAAGTTCTTCCAGAAGTACTTTGAAGCAGTTCATGTAGTTAATAATTACTTTGGTTGCTGGATTGTAACCGACGACATAGTAAAGAATATTGGGACTTACCTAATGAATAGGTCCGAAGAGTATAGTTATGATTATAACGAACGGGATGTTTTGTATTTAGAGGAAATTGGAGTAAAAAAGGTCAAAGAATACAAAGTGATCGAATTCTTAGTCTGTGATCATGCGACAGATTTAAGGAAAATTCAGCAGGATATCGAGAGACTCGCTGATGGCAGCATGAAAGATACTGAACCCACTGTCAAGAACAAGGAAAAACTACCCAACGAGAAGCCCAACAAATGGGTTAAGCCGAAGGTCACCACTCAGAACTATATTGATAAAACTCCTCTTGAAGATCGCATGACCTGCAGACAAAGAGAACGTGACAACGCGTTTAATCAAGAAGCAGGCTGGGAAGATCCGCTCCCTGGCCAATTCGACTACTGGTTCAAAGGATCAAAGGTCGTGGACAAGAAAGGTCGCCCTCTTGTCTGCCATCATGGCACTCCTGATAGACGGAGATTAGACGAATCGCAGAGATTCGAAAGTAAGAATAACGCGTATTTTTTCACTCCTGATGTAAATGTTGCCAAGACTTACGCTAATCCTACGAGAGCGTGGGACTATCAGGAATGTGTCCCAGGTGTTTTGAGCTTCTTCCTTAAGATTGTTGATCCTATGATTGTTGATTGGAGAGGGCAGAGATTCCATGGAACTCAAAAGGTAATTGAAGAGGCTCGCGAGAAGGGTCATGATGGCGTGATTATCAACAATGTGATCGATAATTATTCAAATTATGATATTAATAAGCGTAATAAGCCGACCACCGTATATGTGGTGTTCAATCGAAATCAGATGAAGTCAATTGATAGTGAGTTGTTTACAGATAGCGACGAATTCACTGCCTCTAGGGAATAACAGGTTATACAGATAAGAGTCCCTATTCTAGGATGTCCATGTCTGACTTGCCCAAGGCTTTTTTACAGAGAGGTTTGTTCGTCCCAGCTAATTGGGTAGATCAAAATCCAGGCATTCTGGCTCATTATACCTATGTGTTTAAAGAGAAGTCAATGGAACTGGGTGAGATGATGACCGTCCATAATGAGATCCTGACTTATTCCCGGATGGGCGAATATTATGAATTTTCCAGGGGTGATCTGACTAAGACTTACAACCTGTTTGGCAGTCACTTCGATATCAGGGATGGACGCTCTAATGTCCCTATTGGAATTCCATTTCAGTTCAATCCCAACAAGTCTCTAAAGGATGCTCAGAAGCAAGCCCTAAGAGAGTTTATTACCCCTAATATTGGTGGTGTAATTGAGGCTCCCCCTGCATTTGGAAAGACGGTCTTGATGGTCGCTTATATCAGTATGGTTCAACAAAAGACACTTATCATCGTGAATAAGACTGGCCTAGTGGAGCAGTTCATTGACAGAGCTAGGGAGTTCTCTAATCTTAATGAATTAGAAACCAAGAAAACCAAGCTAATTGGCAAGTTAGCATTTAAGAAGGGTGTGCCAATCACTTATCCAATCACCGTAACCACTTTCCAAATGTTTAGTACTGAAGATGGATTGGCTAGAGTCCAGAGTATTGCTAACGAGTTTGGAGTGGTGTTCGTAGATGAATGTCATCGCTCCCCTGCAGCTACTTTGATCAAGGTAATTTCCGGTCTAAACCCATTAATTAAGGCCGGTGTCAGTGCCACCCCGGAGAAGCGAAAAGATCAGAAACACGCGCTATTGCCAGATCTGATTGGGCCAGTGCGGGTGAAACCATTGGTCAAGAATGACTGTGTAGTGAAATTTGTCATGGGCCAGTACATTCCGTTTAAGAACCCCAATCCTCGATTCCAACTGGCAGTAGCCGTTCTAACTAATAGTATCGCCAGGAATCGCAAGATCTGTACCAATGTGATCGCGGATATTAATGTTGGACATCGGGTAATGATTTTAACAATGTTTATTAAGCATTGTGATCTGCTCAAATCAATGCTGGAGACAGAGGGGGTTCGTGTTGAACGATTGATTGGGAAATCTTCCAAGAAAGAACGCGATGATGTGACAAACCGGCTCAATGCCCTTGATAATTGTATTGATTATATTAAGGAACGTAGCTCAGTGGAGATTGATTGGGATGAGATCCTGACTTGGAAAGATTTATTCGATGCGAGCGTCAATCTGCCCCTGGAAACTCAGGAGAAGATTAAATATTATTATTCAATCCGACTAGATTGCGTAGTTGCCACTTCAGGTCTATTAGGTGAGGGATCTGATATCCCCTGTCTGAGCAGTCTTCATTTGGTCGTTCCCCTGGCCAACGAGATCGCTATTGAGCAATCAATTGGGAGAATCCAACGGACCTTCAAGCGGAAATTAGCCCCTCTAGCTACCTACTACAGTGACCCCGGTCTAGGAATCTTTAGAGGTTGCAAGATGAGGGTGAAGAAAATCTGCGAGGGCTTGGGTTATACTATAATTGATGAAACTGTAAAGAAAGATTTAAACGATGATGGTACAATCTAAATAGATAGAATTCATGGAGTAAGTAATGAAACTGACACTTATCGCAACTGTCACTAGAGAAGCAAACAAATACATCGTGAATAAGCCTGGACACAAGGATAGCAAGGGTAAACCCGCTCCCTGGTGTGTAGTGGACAAGAAGGGTAAGATCATTGGCAGTCATGCTACCAAGGAATTAGCTGAAAAAGCGTTCCGTGGTATGGAAATGAATAAGCATGCTGAATACCTACCTAATATCATCAACAAGCGTACTCCTGAGAACAACAAGAGTAAGATCGAGCACAACAAGGACGTCGAGAAGGACGAGAAGAATGAACGTTTCTCTCCCAAGGGCGAGGACGAGAAGAATGATCGCTTTGAACCCAAGAAGCTGTTGAAGGATAAGCCAGCTGAGAGACTCAATCCCAAGGTGGAGACTGACAAGCCCAATACTCGCTTTGAACCCAGGGGTCTGCCCAAGGACGAGAAGAACGACCGTTTCTCAGGCAAAACCGCCAAGAAAGAGATCCCTTTTGATTCTGCGAGTCATCTCAAGGCTATTTGGGAAGGTTCTGTGATCGCCAAGATCCTGAAGAAGCTGGAAGCTGCTGGTCCTTTCTCCGTGGAAGAGGGCAAGTCTGCTGCCAGACAGGCATTGACTAAGGTCGAAGACACCTTCATCAGTCGCTATTCTGAGGAGGAATGGGACGAGATGAAACCAAAGCTCTTGACCAAGATCGTCAGAGCACTCAAAGTCAAGTAATATGAAACTACATCTGATAGCCACTCTCAATTTAGATATTAAACTCCTTGATTGGAGTAGTGGAGATATATGCGTTAATGGGAAAGATATGACCGGCCCTGAGGCCGAGAAGTTTATTCTGAGCCACGAAGATAGCACCCCCGTAGCTCTTTCTAGAGCCTATAGTAAGAGACATAGAGGGATCCACAGAACTACCGTGGGTGATCTGCGCAGGGAAAAGAATGGCTGGTGGAGCTGGTAAGATCCTTTCTCGCCATGGAAGCCAATAAACACGGATAATTGATGAAACTTCACCTTAGGGCTTCACTTGGGTATATCACTAAACAACAAATGCTCGATCAAGGGGGTAGTGGATACCTTGATCGAGCATTTCTTTGTATGATACCCGTCTTGAAGATAGAAGGGAGGGAGCCTAATCCTGCTGCTTCCGATGAGGAAGGGTATAAGAAGGGCCGAAAAATATTGGTTCCTATCGAAGTAGAATACCGAGCGAGTGAAGATTTGTATTACTTATATGCAGGCAATCATCGAGTAGTTCAAGCAGAAATCAATGGGGATCAGATGATCAAGGCGTGGGTCCAACCTGATCAAGGACGAGTGGGTCCTTCTGCAAGGAAATTATGAGACTAAATGACCTAGGTTAAAAAACCTAAGGGAGTTTTGCCTTATGAAGGTAATTATAGCGGATTGTAGTAACGAAGGAATCCTCTATATTGGTGATGATTTATTAGTCGCCAATCAATTAAAATTTGGTTTAGTCGACACCAAGATTAGGATTCTGTTCCCTAGTAATCCCGCTTATGAATTGATCACGCGAGAAGAACTCTTTCAGAAGAATGCCCACTATTGGATTAATGCTGATAATATTGTGGCAGGGCTTGATAAGCAAGCCTTCAATCCCATTTATCTTAAGAGAAGAACCCTGGTCAAGCTTAGGTATCCACTCATGGAAGAGCTGATGAGATTTGTCATATCGGCTAGTAAAAGAAGTAAAATCGCTATATGGGATGGATTTGAAAATAATATCGCACAAGCAATAAGCGAATATAAACCACCATTTATGGGTTTCCCTCCTGATATTCAGGAATATGCGCATATCAATCGAATATCGCCAGAGATAGCCTTCCGAGAATTACGGTTGCAAATGCAGAATGTACAGAGTTTAAAAATGCGCATCTATGCGCAGCAGCGATATTTTATGGATCAGATTAATTCAATTACCACTCCTCAACAATTTACACCCTTATATGAAGAACTCTCGGATAAATTTTTCCGTGATTCCATGATCGGATAAGATGCGATCTTTATTCAACTACAATCCAAATCGTTTTAGGTCTATGCCGGGTCAGGATATACAAGATTGGCTCTCTCTACATAAGATCATCAATGACAACATCTCCATCGTAGATAGATCCGGTGTATTGAAATTACCTATTAGAACTCAGGTTGCACCTCATCTTATTATGCCCTCTTATGACCCAGATTTTAGTATGACCTATGAGGAATGTTGCCAACTTAGTGCCAGAGAGTTGATAGCACGACAAGAGCGCTTAGATATTCCGATTAGGATTCTTTATAGTGGTGGGATCGATAGCAGTCTAGTTTTAGTTAGTCTTATCAAGGAACTTGGTCTTGCTGCTGCTGAATGGCGAATTGAATTAGTAATGAATATGGAGAGCATCGAAGAAAATCCTTGGATGTGGGAGAAAATAATAAGGACCAGCAAGATTAGACTTGTTAATGGTGAACAGCACTCAGCTGATTGGGGTAAAGATCGGATTCTGGTTGGTGGAGAATTCAATGATCAGTTATTAGGCATGGATACCTACAAGGACTTAGTGCGCTGGCGGGGTGAAGGTATACTCATACAACCTTGGACCGAGACTATTATGACCGACTATTTCCTCTACAAAGGACTTGATCGGAGGCTGGCAGAAAAATGGACACACTTATGGTCGGTACAACTGCTAGCAGCTCCTTGCGCTGTCGAGACAGTTGCGGATTGGTGGTGGTGGTTAAATTTCAGCTGTAAATGGACTAGTGTTTATTTTAGCTCTTTATCCTATGTGCTCAATCCTGCCAATATAAACCAGGACTATCTTAAGGATTACTATTGTCAGTTCTTTGGCAGTGATGATTTCCAACGTTGGTCCATGAAGGACACCACACACAAGCATAAGGGTACCATACTCAGCTATAAATGGCATTCTAAAAAATTAATAGCTGAATTCCTAGGTAGTCCAGAATTCTTGCAGAAAATCAAACGGGGTAGCTTCTGGAATCTGATAGCCCTCAAGCGTGGTGTAGATGCCATTGATAATGAATATAACTATATATGGAAAATATCCCAGAGTGAATGGTATAGCCCAACGAATAGTTTTAACTGAGCTTACCAAGTTGATTAGCAGGTTATAAACCTATAAGTAGGGGTGTGTTTTGACTTCGTATTCCGGTAAAGATCTAACTAAGATGTCACCTGTCGAGCATCTTAGGGCTAAACCTCATATGTACATCGGGGATATTAGCGAGGGGCCTCATCATTTGTTTAATGAGATCTTGGACAATAGCGTCGACGAATTTCTGAGTGGATTTGGCACAAGAATTGAGATCGATGTTGCTGAGGATGGTGGTTGGATCAAGGTCAAGGATTATGGCCGAGGCATTCCTGTTGATAAAACCGAATATGGAATTCCTGGTGTGACCTTGGTGTTCACTGAGATCAACACTGGTGGTAAGTTCAAACCGGGTAAGAATTACGAGGTTAGTGGAGGTCTTCATGGAGTGGGTCTTAGTGCCGTGTGCGCTTTATCCATTAAAACTAATGTTGAAATTAGGCGTGATAAGAAAATCTGGCGGGAAAGCTACTCCAGGGGTATAGTTGAAGTCCCACTGAAATCTTACGGGAAAGCCGAGGACACAGGTACTTCAATCTACATGGAAGCCGATCCGGAGATCTTCACTGTTTCCAATTTCGACATCACTATGATTGAGTCACGGATTCAGGACTTAAGTTTCCTCCTACCCGGATGCGAGTTTATTCTAAAGGTGGAAAACTCCCCAGCCCGGTTGTTCAAGACTAACGGTCTTGGTGAGTTGCTCGATCAGAAGATGAGAGATTATGTTGCCACTAGGAAGCAAGCTGATCGTCTATGCAATCCCTTTCTAATCACCGGAAAGGCTAGCTCTGAGGTCGAACTGGCTTTATGCTTCACCAATGCTACTGCCCTCCATACCTTCAGTTTCGTCAATTGCATTACCACTCATGATGGTGGGACCCACGAGGTCGCAATCAAGAAGACTGTTCTTAACTGTCTTAAGGGTTGGGTTGGGTCTGACAAGTTCACCTTCGAGAATGAGGATCTGCAGGATGGTCTATGGATCGCAGTTCATCTAAAGACCAAGGACACAGCATTCAGCAGTCAGACTAAAGAGAAGTTCGTTGGTAAGAGTGCGGGTCAGGATATCCCAGAGGCCCTGAATCTCCGGTTCCAGCAATGGATCACCGCCAATGATGATTTGATGAAGAAGGTGTTTACCCTGGCCCAACAGCGATGTATGGCCAGGAAACAATCGAGTAAACTGCAGAAGCTTGAGGCCCAGATCAAGATTAACGACTCCAAGCTCAAACGCGGTAGCGTTGAGGGTGGGATCATGGATTGTCGGACCACCAAGGTCGAAGAATCTGAGGTCTTTATCGTGGAAGGTCGATCTGCTGCCGGAAGTGCCAGACAGGCTAAGGATCATCACTTCCAGGCTGTTCTTCCCTTGCGGGGTAAAATCATCAATGCCTATCGTAGCAATCTCACAACCCTATTGGCTAATGAGGAGATTAAAGATATTCTGAACACTCTTGGATGTGGTTATGGTAAGTCCTGTGATCCAAGTATGCTCAGATATGGCAAGATTATTCTATTGATGGATGCAGATCCCGATGGCGGTCATATCACTAGCTTAATGTTAGGATTCTTCTTTAAATATCTTAGACCAATCATTGAACAAGGGCGGGTCTACGTAGTCGACGGACCTTTATTCGCAGCCTCTAAAAATCGTGAGAAGGCATATTTCTACACTCTGGATGAAGCCAAGGAGAAACTAGGTAAGGATTTTGACAAATGGATTTTGACACGTATGAAAGGTTGGGGTGAGTGTAATCCTGATGTGCTTAAGATTATTGCCTTAGGTGAAGATACCAGGAAGCTCTATCAGATTCAGCTGACAGATGAAACTCCCGTCAGAATTGAAGAGATGATGAGCGAGGATTCCCAATTCCGCAAGCTACTCTTGACTTCCTAGCGAAATTCTGCTAAACTGGATACTATGGAACTATATTCCTATCAATCTCCTGAGGTTGTGGCACTAATCCACACACAAGGTCGTTATTTACCTGCTTGGAATAGGTGTAATTGTTTCGAAGAGGACCAGTGGCAGTTTGAGTGTTCCTACCGGTTTATGGTGGATCAATATAACCGGATTAAAAAGACCAACTTTGATACACCCCCAGTTTTTTGGTACACTGAATTGAGACAGGCCAAACGGAACATGAAGTATGTCAAGCGAGGGGTGATGCTCATTGCTCAAGTTCCGGATGAAGCGATCCTGCAATATGACTCAGAAGATTGGTATGGAGCTTTGAACCTTTATGGAATTGGGTTTGGTCATAATTATGGTGATGTACCTAATTGGGAGCGTTTTGATAAGATCTGGGACGCTTACAAAAAGAACCCCAGAGCTATGGAGGAAAGCTGGAAGGAAATCTTCCATCTCCCTTTGTGCAAGAGGGAGAGAGTGGAAGTTCATGCGGTTACTATGGAAATCCAACTGGAGTGGATATTCCAACAAGATATATTCCAACAAGATATTGTGCCACTCTAAATAGTCAAACCGTGGTTTAATAATAAAAGCAATTTTCACCAGGGATACAATGAAGCTTAATTTGAAAGCCAGAGTCATAAAGCAGGAAGGCAACCTCTGGGGCCTCCGGGCAGAATACTGGGACAGTGGATCCGGTGCCGCAGGGTGTATTTTCTTCTGTCCAGCTACTCGCAGATGGTTAGTATCATTCCGGTCCGCGCATGTCATGGAACCTCATACCTGGGGTATCTGGGGTGGCAAACTAGATGGAAGGGAAACTCCGCTTGAAGCTGTGAAGAGAGAAGCCGAAGAGGAAACTGGACACTCTGCTGAGGGTATTGAGTTCATTCCTTCTTACGTCTACCAAGATGGATCTTTTAAATACCGAAATTTTATAGCTATCGTGGATGCTGAGTTCGAACCAGAGATGGACTGGGAGACTGAAGGTTTTAGATGGTGTAAGATTAATGAATTTCCCAATAAGCTACATTTTGGGTTGAAGGCACTTTATCCTTATCTGGTTGATTTTGATAAAGGTTATAATAACGAGGAGAAACAAGCATGACCGAAGAAATTAATCCTATCATTGAAGCAGTTGAACTAAAAGTGGACGAAGCTAAAGAGGTAGTTGAGGCTGTCGTACACGAAACTGAGGCTGTCGTAGAAACTGTAGTTGAGAAAGTGGAAGCGATTGTGGAGCCTATTGTTGAGAAAGTGGAAGCGATTGTTGAGGCTGCGATTGTTGAGGTCGAAGCTGTCCCAGTTGTCCCAGTTGTCCCAGTGGAACCCGAACCTGTGATCCCTACTCCTGTCCCAGTTCCAGTTGAACCCGTAGCCCCTATTGCCCCTCCTGAACCAATTGCTCCAGTAGAACCAATTGCTTCAGCTACCCGTTCCTTCTCTGTCGATACTGAACAGACCCCGGAATTCGTTCCTTATCAGGAACCAATCTTCGTCTACCAAGAGCCGGTAAAGGTTCCAGGTAAGGGGGTGTTCCATTGCCCTCTGACTAACAAATTGGTGCCAGTTGAAGAAACTGATCTTGGTATTCTTGGTAAAAGACCTTAAGGTCGTACCGTGAGGCAGCAGCATTCCCTCATGAAATTCGACCCTGCCAACGGGGAGCCGAAGCCATACCCAAGCAATGCCGACCACTGGCGGTCCTGGCACGGACACCGGGCGTGGCTGTTCAACCCATGGACCGGCAAGCAGCGCGATCCGGACGACATCGGGAGCGACGTCCACGGCCACCTTATCATTCCATCTGGGGAGCCTATCTACCTTGCCTCCGCGCCCAAGGAAGGGCTGGCGTTCACCGCTGATGATGGGACCACCTATGAGGTGGTCAACATGAGTATCAGGTCCACTGACATGTTCTGTGACTCCTTGGCGCTGGTCATGAAACATCCAGACGGGACACGCTTCCGGTGGGCCTTCCACAACGACGAGGGCAACGGGGTGGAAAGTCTCCGCCGCCAACACCTGTCCACAGAGGGAACCTCATGAAATGTCATGTATGTGGTGTTGACAAAGACCCGGATACCCTTGAGGTTTTCCCCTGGCATGAAGAACACGGCATTGTTGACTACCCGATAGAACCATTGTTCGACCTCGACTGTCAGCCGGGAGACCCCGGAAACATCGCTGGGAGACCCTGGAAGAAAATCACCTTCTGCCACACCTGTTTTCATCGACTCAATCCCGATATGTGGACCTGCCAGAAGCATTACGAAGCACTGAATCCAGTGACTCCATTCAGCGAATTGCCTGATCTGCCTGAAGAAGAAATTTAATTCTTGTGTCTGGTTTTAATCCTTGCTGGTTAACAAGGTATGGATGAACGGACCAAATTATTTCTTGCTCTTGAATCCCTTGTTAAACATTTGATGGAGGAACAAGTATTTAATAAAATATACTCGGATATTACTGTGGATACACTGGTAGACGCAGCCGAGATGTTGGTACGTGAATTTTACTGGCAATCGAGTAGAATTCCAGGAGCAAAATGAAACCTTTAACCTTCATTCATCGTCCGAGAAGAATATCAGAAGTCCTGGGTCAGACTCACATCAAAAGGGCACTTGGTTTTAACTCACCGACTGGTCTATTGATTGATTTCGCCAATACTAAGGAATTCCCCCGAGCGATTACTATCCATGGACCCTACGGGACTGGAAAGACCACCATAGCCCGTATTCTGGCTCGATATATCAACTGCGAACATGGACCACTCAAAGCATGCCTAGAATGTGAGTCCTGTAGATCAATGGAAAATTTCACTAATCCCGATGTCTGGGAGATGGATGCCGCTACTAATAATGGAGTGGATAACACTGTCAAGATCAAGGAGTGGGCACAGTTCAACACTAAGCGCAGGAAGAAGATTCTGATTTTGGATGAAGCTCACCGAATGAGTGTTCAAGCCTTCGATGCTCTACTCAAGATCATAGAAGAAGGGGTAGAGAATGTCTGCTTTGTATTCTGCACTACTGAGGTGGACAAGATCCCAGATACGGTATTAAGTAGGACCACCAAGTTTAAACTCTTTAAGTTGACTACTGAGGAAACAACTCAGCTAGCTAATAAGATCTGTGCCAAAGAAGGGATCACGATCCAGGATCCAGCCTATTTCCAGCATCTGGTTAGAAAAGCAGATGGTCATGGTCGGGATATTATCCAGTATTTAAATGATGCTGCTACCCTATATTCGGACGAGCCTGGGGTCATCACTAACCACAGCATTGACCTACTCTGTGAACTATATCAATCTGATCGAGTAGAACAATTCTTAGTGGGTTGTTTGAATCGGGACTTAGACATTATGAATCAGATAATAGAGGAAAGTTTTCTGGAGCCAATGGGATTCTGTAAGACCGCCATTGATTTGCTCAGACACGAAATTAGTCTAAGAACTGTTCTGCAGGGACAAGAAACCTACAAAACCTACAAGAGTGGTGATTTGATCAGGTTGTTAGGGATGATTGAGGACTGTAAGTATCGGTTACTTTTTGGTGATTCTCTAACTTCTCTTCTCATTGGTTGGGAGAGATGGAAACTTGGACAATATATTCCAATGACGGACAAGGAAGATCTTAAGAGGGTGATATGACATATATTCCTCACAAACCAGATCCTAAAATTAATAAAGTGATGATCATTAGTATTGCTGCTATGATATTGAGTATTATAGCACTAATTCTCGATCTTGTGACTTTGTTCAGACACTAGAAAGGTTATATTATTTAGGAGTAGTTATGAATATCTATCCGTTGGGTAAAAGTACTGAAATCAAAATTGGAGCATCAATTCTCGTCCTTCTCGTCCTGGGATTCGGGGGCAGGGAATTTTATACGAGGTATAAGGACCAGAAAAGTCAGTTGGAACAGGCCAAGACAGAATTGGCTGATGCCAATGTCAATTATACTAAGCTGAAGGAAGGGATTGTACAAGCCCAGAATAGTAGTATTCTGACTCAGGATCAGCTTAAGAAACTGATCTCCTCAGAACTAAAAAATCAAATTACTCTCCATAATCAAGAGATCCTGGCAGCGATTAAGGAAGGGGTCCAAGTCAAATTTGATGAGAATCATGAAACTGGGACCAAGACGGGTACTACCCAATATACATTCCCTGTTGCTGGGAAGACGGACCCGATCGTAGATAAATTGGTGGTGGATACAAGCGTTCCTAGTTATAAACTAGATCTGAAACCTTTCACTCTGAATCTAGAGGCCACTCTAAACTATGATCAGAAGCAAGGCGTCACTCGGTTCTGGAGTAGACCTACCGCTGTTGGACTTCCCAAAGGTGTCGAAGCGACGATGGGTGAAGTTACCTTCAATCTAGATCAATCTTTCAACCAGTGGGTAACGAGTATGAGGGGAGAGACTGTCAGAGTTCCCGAAATGCCGAAATATACGGTAGGTGGCTTAGTGGGAGTTTCTTACGTGGGAAGTGCTTATTCTCCCGCTGCTAGCTGGCAAAAGATCTATGGGGTTGAGGGAACACGTAACTTCTCCAACAATCTTGGTATTGGTGGTGGAATTATGGGCAATGGTGTTTTGGGCTATACGGAATTCTTGAAACTCACATATAGCTTCGGCAAGCAACCGTAGTGAGATCTTTCCCCTCAAGCACACCTGGGCCACCTTGTCCTTGTCCTAAGCCCCTCTATGTTAACACCATGACCGTTCGTCTTCCGTCACCCGCTTTTCTTTGGGCGCTTAAGAATAACACACTTGTCCCAAAAGGAATAAATGAGCCAACAGGTCTTAGACTCCCTATTATTGAATGAAGATATCCAAAAGCTCAAAGCAGCCTTCCAGATCGATCCTTATGTGATTGCCTGTAGGGAATGGATGTTGTGGGCCAATAATGAATTGGCTAAGATGATTAATATTGGAGTACCTTGCCTAGATGCTACTCCATTAGCTATTAGAGAGGCTAATCTGTGGTTGCAAGGTCTGCAGAATAACCGGGACACACTCACTAATGTGAATATGAAGTTGGATGACTTCGAATTGACTATTGACGCTTATTACAATAGAGCGCATAGTATTACAATGATCCAGCCTCAGATTGAAACCGGCCTCAAGTCCAATGATCAGAGAAATGCCTATTTTGAACAGGTATTTGATGAATTAGTTTATTTTAAGAGCTATATAGATGTAATCAGGAAGAAATCCGACATGGTGAATGATAGCTTCCAGTCAGCCTTCTTTAATGTTCAGCAGCAGCAGAAGAATCTGCAGCTGGTATCGCGTGTAATCAATGCCTATGGCACTCCGGTGAATTAATGCTAACACTAAAACAAAGAGTATATTCTAAGATAGACAAAACACAAAAGTTTTTATTCATGAATTCATACAATCAGACACTAGAAGTGTCCTATATTGACAAGGATGATGGTAAGGATATTATTTGTGTCCCAACTCAGTGTGGGTGTTCCCAAGGATGTTTATTCTGTCACATGACCGGATCTGGTGTCTCGACATCTGATCTCAGGGCAGGTGATATTGTAGTAGCTGTAACTGAGGTTATGGGCATTCTGGATCTGGTAAAGAATAAACGACCTCTACTAGTGTCATATATGGGTTGTGGGGAGCCTCTCTGCAATTGGAAACAGACCCTTATTTCCATGACTTCGTTGAGTTTGCTCTTCCCCTTGATTAGGTTTGCTCTGGCTACTATCCTCCCTGTAGGTCATGAAACAGAATTCATTGAAATGGGAAGATTCGTTAGAGGGGAGAATCTGGACCTGAAGGTCCATCTATCCCTGCATTTCACGAATAATGATCAGCGGAAAAGGTGGTTGCCTTCTGCAGGAGAGATAAGACCCTCTCTTGACCTGCTTGAATGGTACAGAGACTACACCGGTAATCGGATTGAACTCCACTATACCTCTATCGAGGGAGTGAATGATCGCTCCCTCGATGTAGAGGTATTGAATGATCTTCTATCGGATAGAGAAATACCTCTGAAACTATTATTATTTAATCCCAAGGAGGGATTAAATGCTTTTCCAAGTCCAGTGGATTTACTCATGGCTCTGGCAGCCATGGGCATCCAGGCAGAGTCATACACTCCACCAGGACGAGATATTGGGGCCTCATGTGGCCAGTTCGATCTGGAGAGTTACCAGAAATAAAGGAGTGAATCATGCCTTTGACGGAGAGATGCTCTGAGTGTGGTAAAACCTTTCGTCAGCATCGCAGACATAAGATTGGATCCAAACGTCATGCTCAATGGTGTCAGAGCTATCCACGAGGGATGAGAAAAATTTCCGAAGGATACTGGGATTCAAGAAAGCCCAAGCCCACAGAGGATATAATGGAATCCCTTGAGGAATTAAAGAATGATTAAACTAACGATAATTATTGCTCTCATCTGGCTTCATTACATCGCAGACTTCTTGGCTCAGACTGATGATATGGCCATCAACAAGAGTACCAGCAATTATTGGTTGGGTATGCATGTTATGGTATATACAGTTTTCCTTCTGTATTTGTCTTTCCTCTTGTTGATAAGTTGGAAATTTGCCATAGTGAATGGTATTGCTCATTTCGTGATCGACTGGTGCACTTCACGTGGGACGAGTTATCTATGGAAGAAAGATAAAAGGCATTGGTTCTTCTCGCTCATTGGATTTGATCAGGCTTTACATTTGACCGTTCTGGTTCTCACCTACGCATGGCTAGCATGATGAACCTACGCAAGCAAATGGAGGAACTACTTGCCAAACCCTGGCCGGTTCTCAGACCCTCTGAAAAGTTAGCACGACTAGAATGGATTGAGAAGATGGAATCGGGTGGTCATCCCATTGTGGTCAGCAAGCCCGAATTTGTGGGTAAAATCCTGGATCGGTCCTATTTAAAGATCCCAATGGCAGAACCTCCTGTGGTGGGCTGGACCATTTATGAAACGGTTGCACCAATCATAGTAAACAAGCGCGGGGTAGGCTGGCGAGGTAGGTTGCGTCGTTTCTGGTGGTGGATGAGAGGGTTCTTTTGTCATGAGCAGTGATCTAACCTTAGAGAACTGTCTTGATTTATCTCTCGTCTATTGGAACCTCATTGGATGTTCAAGACGCGATCGGATCTTAGTATGGACGATCTATTGGGACTATCACCTGATGGATGATTGGCCCCTCGTAGTTTAAACCAATATATTGTCAGTTCCTGCTAAACTGGGGTAGAGGAATTGATAAACATGGAATTTGTACTCAAAACCCAATTAAGAGATGACCAGAATAGAATAGACGAAGTTTTTTCGGCAACCTCAGGTTGCAATGTCTTATCTATCGGATTGAACATTCCACCTACCTCTAACACGGTAGGAGATACTTATGTAATTGGTTCCAGTCCAACTGGAGCTTGGGCCGGTAACGCCAATCAGGTTGCGAGATGGTCCGCTAACACCAATAGTTGGTTATTCAGCACTGTCTCTGCTGGCTGGTTTGTTGTAGAATCTCCACTGGGCGTACTGTATACCTATAATGGGACCACCTGGGCCTCCAGTGAAATGGTTAATCCCATGACCGCAGTGAATGATCTACTGATTGGTGGTACAGGTGGTATTCCTACAAGATTAGCTGCTGGTGCCAATCAACAGGTCTTAGCTGTTAATGGTAGTAGCTTAGCCTGGATGACTGTTTCATCAGTAGTCTTAGGTACCGCTATGAGTAACCCAATGACTGCCCTCAATGATCTGATCGTTGGTGGGTCTGCTGGTGTTCCTGCTAGATTGGGAATTGGATCTAATGGACAGTTCCTGGGAATTTCATCAGGTGGAAATATAACTTGGATGAATCCTTCTTCAGGGTTCGCTAGTCCTATGACCACTCTAGGCGATATGATTTATAGTAATGATTCCTCTGGAACAGCTGCTAGATTGGCTATTGGCACAAATGGTCAAATTCTAACCGTGAACAGTGGTGGTGTCCCAGTATGGGCAACTGCATCTGCAGGTTTCGTTAACCCAATGACTACCATGGATGATCTAATTATTGGTGGGGGTGGGGGTTCCCCGGCTAGGTTGGCAGAGGGATCCGAGGGTCAGGTACTTACTATCAGTAGTGGTCATGTCACTTGGACTACTCCAGTGATATTCAATAATCCAATGACTACCGCTGCTGATCTGATCGTGGGTGGTACAAGTGGTGCCCCTGCAAGACTCGCGAAGGGATCAAATAATCAGGTCCTGACTGTCAGTTCTGGTGCATTAGCCTGGGCGAACCCAACTGGCATGGCGAACCCAATGACCTCTCTTAATGACCTGATCATAGGGGGCAGTTCTGGTGTTCCATTTAGATTAGCCGGTGGATCTAATAATCAGATTCTTGGAATTAGCAGTGGGGCTGTTGCCTGGATTGCTGCTCCTACCTCTGGAATGGCCAATCCCATGACCTCTCTGGGTGATATGGTCTATTCGATTAACAATTCTGGTGTCCCAGGGAAACTACAAATAGGGACCGATGGGATGTATTTATCGATCTCTGGTGGGATTCCAGCTTGGATAACTGGGCCTGGGGCAAGCTTATCAAATCCAATGACTACTCAGTACGATCTATTAGTAGGTGGTACTGGTGGTGCTCCTGCAAGATTGGGAGTAGGAACAGCGGGACAAGTACTTGGTGTTAGTTCCGGTGGCGCATTGACATGGACTAATCAGACACCATTGACTACAGCTGGTGATATTTTCGTCGGTGGTACTGGTGGTGCGAGTGCACGACTTGGTATTGGTACAAATGGTCAGGTCCTTGGCATCGCTTCTGGGTCGCTGGCATGGGTCGCTCAGTCTGGATCTATTCTCCCCTCGTTTACCGGTGCAAATAATGGTCAGGTCCTTGGTATCGTTAGCGATGCCACCCAATGGGTCAGTATCCCGGCTCCCGCTATCCCCGCTATGATGGTATTAACTACTCAATCTGTTACCGTTACGCCGGGACAAACCCTCTATTGGGAAGAGACGGTTACTTCTAACAGAATGTATGGAGTATCAGTTGCATCCAGCACGGGATCTTTCCCCACTAATACCAATTTACAATTGCAAATGTTTGGTAATGATACTGGTGGTACTAATTACACTAATTTAATGTATTCTAACAATTTCACAGACGTGCTCCCCAGCGATACCACTCAAGGTTGGTATTATAGGGATATGGCAGCAACTGGAATGATGAGACTATCCTTAACGAATAATGGTGCTTCTAGTATCACTTGCTCCTTCATTATTACTACGGAACCTTTCTAAGGAATGACCATGACCAACATTAAACTTCCATCACCTAGAAGCTTCCCACCTGATCCTGACTATATTAACTTAGCCACTACTCCAACTCCTCTGACGACCCAATATGATATATTAATAGGTGGAGTGGGGGGTGTTCCAACTAGACTCCCAATTGGATCTAATGGTCAACTACTGGGCGTTGATAGTGGTGGTAATCTAGTCTATCTCAATAGTTCAGCAGGAATGGCAAACCCAATGACGCTCATGGGTGACACTATTTATGGTGGGACTAGTGGAGTACCGACTAAGCTAACGGTGGGTGTAGCTGGACAAATCCTAACGGTCTATAATGGTCTACCTTCATGGCAAAATCCACCCAATGGTCTGCCAAACTATTCTTCTGCCAATAATGGTGAAGTGCTGGGTGTATCAAGTGGTGCTCCTGGTTGGGTTACACAGGTTACCCTTCCAGTAGTCTTCTCAGATCTTGGTACCAGCGGACAGGTACTTGGTATTTCAAGTGGCAATTTGGCCTGGATTAATCAAGCCTCCGTTCCTGGTGTTTTTACTAGTTTGGGTAGTGATGGCCAAATATTAGGCATCACTAGTGGCAATATGGCTTGGGTCACTCCCAGTGGCAGCGGTGGGAGTGGCAGCGGTGGCACAAGTATCCCTTATAGCGGTTTCCAGGGGGCAACTGCTACCTTCTCTGGTACTACGATGACTCTAACCGGCCTTCCGACTTATGGTCACTTTGCGATTACGGATGCCTATGGTAACCCAGTTGTAGTTAATTACTCGACTACAGGTAGTATTGATACAATCACTCTTGTCTCCTTAGCCAGCGGTACAATTGGTGAACTCGGAAGTGTTTATAACCTCCCGGATGATTCAGCGGCTATAGCGGTAGGCACATCCACTACCAATATTTATTCTAACGTTGGTAGTGGATTCTTATATAGTTCTGGGGAAGGATACCTGGAGTGGGGTGGATTCATTAGCCTGCCTGATTATTCTGGGCAACCCGATGGCCAAGTATTAGGCATCGCTAGTGGCCTACCCTCATGGCAACCACAGAATAGTCTCGTTACTAATGTTGCGAGTGTTGATGGAGCCACTATTAATCTTGGTTCATGGTCCGCCAGTTTTAATACCTTTGGTGGACCCACCAGTTTTAATATCACTGGAGCTATTTACGCAGATGCTACTGCAGTATCTTCAAATGAAAGCGTCGGTTTCAGTATTTATATTGATGGTAATGACTTAGCAGATTTATTCACTGCCTCAGCTACTGATTCTATTACTCCACAATCTATGAGTGAGATTGTTACTTCTCCTTTATTGATTGCTGGAAGTCATACACTTTCAATACTAGCTTATAACTCTGATAGTATGTTCATTGGGTCAGATGACTCCAATGGCGCATTCTTCACAGTCACTTGCACAGAAATTACTACTCGTGAACTCCCTACTGTCAGTTCGAATACTGAAGGCTATATTCTTTCTATATCAGATGGCCAACCATCCTGGAATCAACGACAACCACCAATGTGGACCCAATTGGTTATGAACAGTGGGGAATGGGTCTCTCCGACTGTGACTATAGGCACATCTCCTGCATTGAATACCACTGATACAGGGATGCAATCTAGATTCTTGGATTTCGAGGTGACCTCTTTGGGCAGTGGTATCTCAGCGGTAGGGTTCCTTGCTCCTGGCATTGGTGGTGGTAACACCCCTACCCCCATGTCCACCTTCTTGACTCTAATACCAGTTCCCATCTCTAATGTCTGCAATCCCGGTATTTACCTATTTGATACTACTGATTCAAAATATATTGAATTCTGTATTGATGTTACTGGGTCATCCCCTGCTGCCAAGGTGAAGACCTGGACAGCTGCAGAAGCTGGTGGATCTGGTGGTCCTACAACACTGTTCACAAAGAATCTTGGTTGTTGGTTACCCACCCCACTGACTCTCAGTATCTATGATGATGGTACTAGTTGGAATTTTAGACTGAGTGTCAATGGCTTCCAAGGTCAATATGGGCTGACAGAGACTCCAGGACAGTTCTTTACCACTTTATACTCTTACACCTACTCATCAGGTTCACCCTTCATGTCCTCCACCAATTATTCGGGATTCGGGATGTCCTTTACCGGAGCAGATACAGGGAGATTCCAGGTCCTTGATTTTGGGTTCTCTGGTTCCCAATAAGTGGTAATCAGGATGGTGGGGTCCAGGTGATCCTGGACATTAGCGATACAGGGGTACCCAGGCATCCTGGTGTTCGGGATCAGGCGTGAACTCGGAGGCGAGGAAGATATCGGTCCCGCCGACCAGCCACCATGCAAAGGGCGTGAATCGGTCAATCTTGGCTTGGGATCTCCTGTCCTGGTTATCATGCTGGATCTGCCAGCGAGCCCTCATCTCGTCATCGGTGGGGCGGTTGGGTCGGGAGTCCCGGTAGATCTGGTGCGCCAAGCACGGATGATCATCAGTGCAAGCGCACTCGTCGTTCCAGTAGACCCTATCCATGCGCGGCCCCAGGCCCAGGGACTGCATCACGCCGCATAGGGGGCAAGGGATCATCTGCATCGTTAATTTCCCCTTACTTCCTCAATTCCCCTACCCTTTGGCTTTTCACCGAAGCCTGTGGTGATAGTGCCATCGTTCTTATTAATGACCCTAACTGGCTCAGGCATGGCATCTTCTTTATTCAGCTTGAAGGTCTTGTTGTCAATCTTTACTGATTCGCCCATCATCAACCGCTCTGCATTGGCCGGTGAGAATCTTTGTTCGATGATCTTCTTCACTTCCCTGGAATCACTACCAAGAATTTCTTTAGTTGTCGCCGGTTTGCGTCCTTCTCGTTCGATCACTGTGACCAGAATGCTTACTCTATGTTTGTCACTTCCAGGAACTGGGGGAGCAATTCTAGGAGGGACAGCGGAAACGCGTGTGAAATTAAGCTTCATAGGAAGTCCTCTCTATCATATGTAACCCAGTCAGGTTAAAGAATTAGTAACTTCATTATAACAGGGGAAGTATGTCTGTAGTAGCTGTCGCCTTAGAGAACCACGTGAAATCCTCAATGAAGGAATACGCTAATTACACGGTCCTCCAAAGAGCGATTCCAAGGGTGGAGGATGGCCTCAAGCCGGTACAGCGGAGGATTCTCTACGCAATGCATTCGATCGGTCTAAAGCCCGGAGGGAAACCAGTTAAATGCGCTAGGATCGTAGGCGAGACTCTTGGTAAATATCACCCTCATGGAGATGCCTCGACTTATGAGGCTCTGACACAAATGGGGGTACCTTGGTCTGCTAAATACCCGATGATTGAGGCTCAGGGTAATTTTGGTAGCCTCCTGGGGGATCCCGCAGCCCATTACAGATACACCGAGGCGGGTCTGTCCGAATATGGCTACCTCCAATTTGAAGATGCTAAATACCTAAATTACATCGACAATTTCGATGGGACCTATAAAGAACCAGATGTCTTATCTAGTGTTCTACCAGTCATCCTAACCAACGGTTACAGCGGAGTTGCAGTAGGCTTTGCTGGCTCAATTCCAGCTCATTCAATCAAAGATATCGCCAATGTGGTAGTGAACAGACTCAGGGGAGAACCTTTAGTCTTGAGAGGTCCTAGCCCAGAACTCCCTTGTTTCCTCCTATCAGATGAAGAAGAGGTTGCTGAGCTATATCGGACCGGTGAGGGTTCACTCAGATGGTGTAGTCGATATATCATCAATGACAAAAAACAATTCATTACCCTCACTGGATTCGCTCCAGAAGTGACCTTATCTTCCATCAATAAGAAACTAAAAGACTTGATCGATAAGGAACTCGTCACCATCTTTGATGATACCGGTGTTGACGTCAATATTGAAATTCAGTTCAAAGATACTCGATTGTTTCGAGAGAAAATCCTCCCTGCTATTATGTCTGTTCAACGCTACTCATTTAATGTGATTCATGACAACACTATTGAATTATTAAATCTATCACAAATTCTTGATAAGTGGATTGGACACCGTGTTGGAATTTGGGAATTAAAAATCCAGGATTCTATCAGGGCATTTGATCTAGAGAAACGGAAAGCAGAGACTAGGCTCACCCTTATCGCGGAACATGATAAGTGGGTGAAGATTCTTGATGAGGCAGATATCAAGAAGGTCCGGAAGGGATTTGCGGAACTGGTGGGAGAGGACATGGTGGACTACGCCCTTGATCTCCAATTCAAACAGATTTTAAAATTAGACGCAAACAAGATCAAGGCCCATCTGAAAGGGGTCAAAGAAAGTCTTAAATATTGGTCCACTACCACCCCTTATATTGAACTAGAGAAACAAATTATTCCTTTTACTCAATACAAGGAAGATGAAACCATCACAATCATGAGGGAAGAAGATCTCCCAATGTTCAGCAATCAAAAGATCCTGAAACATTGGGTTGTCGCATCTCAGGATGTCGTTGAAGTGAGGACCACACAGCCCACAATGGGTAGGGGTTTTGTCGGTTCTGGTGTCGCCTATAGTGATAGTAGCTTCATTATCTTCAATAAGAAGGGTGGACTCGAGCAGATCTCAGTCTACGCAATACCCAAGAAGTATGAATACCAGAAGGAGAAGTCAATTCCCTTGGCCTTGTTCCCTGAAAACATTGGGTACATCGCGGCTAGGACTTCAGATGGTTGTCTTTATATCAGGCCCAATAATGAGATTAGGGGTTACAAAGAAATCAGTAGCATTCCTAAGACCTTCGATCAGGCTATCCTGGTCCTTCCCGGTGAATCCCTGGTCCTCAGATACAAGACTGGTATTTCTAGAACTCTGACCTTTGATCAGGTCGAAAGAAAATCTTGCAATCGAATTACCAAGGCAACTCCTGAGGCCAAGGGGTTCATGAACTTCCTAGAAACCATCACCGTAGCTGGGGAGAAAGGGGTCTTGACTAATAAAGGTTATACAGATCCGAGCAAGATCAAAGGTCTGAAATGCTACGAGGTAGGAGAACAGAACTTCGTAGTCTATGGTGGAACCGGGGTTAGGGCACTCCTGGATAAGGCTCAAGTCGTGGATCAGATTAAGAATATCGAAATGGTACTGAGGTTAGTATGAAACTTAAGTTGGAATCAGTCTACAACACTTCTTATCTTCTATCAGAAGGGGAAGATAATTGTGTGGTTCTATTCACCTCTAAGGGTATTGTCATGATAGGGAATCTGGCTCCTTGTGGTGGAGTATTTGGTGATGGACTTGATTTTTCTTGGTTCTTAGAAAATCGGACTGAAGAGGAACTTTGTAGATACTTCCTGCATTCTTCTTTAAATGTGGCAAAATTTAAGGAATCTCTTCAACAAACTATATTATCGCTTAGAGAGCGACGAATGACTGCGAAGAGCAAAGCTAGGGAGATCTGGACTGCTCTGAAGTCAGCTGATAGAGAATGTGAACTTGTGGATATCTATTATTTATACGATGAATTCACATTTTCTATAGACCTCTATAGACACTGTATAGAATATAATGAAATTGATAGTATGCTGTTGATGGAGATCCACCGGCAGTTTAGGGAAGCCTATAAGGAGTGAGAATGAAATTTGAAATAATCTCTGCATACCATTACAGAATGTTGGATGTTGAAATCTGTTTTGGCAGAACCGGAACTGTCATCTTTGGAGAAATGGTTCCCGGTGGATGTGTATTCTCCTTGGGTGGCAACAAACTCTATGAAAGTTGGTTCTGTGAGCTTTCAGAAGAGGAATTATATGACACTTTTCTTAAAGGTCATTGGCAGTATCGAGAGGAAGATAAAACGAGAATTCTGTGCATTCAGACTCTATTTAAAGAATGGTGGTACAAAATAAAGGAAAATAATGGAGCAGATTAACAAAAATGTATTGCTTGGTTCATTCAAAGGTGCATCGGAGAAGGGTTTTATCATCGTTCCTTCCATTAATGCCAGAGAAAAAATCACCCAGGTATCCATGGGTTACGATCAGCCATGGTCTGATCTATTGTTCGTGCGGGAAAAAGATCTATTTCTGCTCCGTGTTGACGCCGATCGGGCTTATACACTGTTGCCCTTCAAGGATATGAATATAAACGTTATTAGGAAAACTGGACTGGTAATGTTCAAGAATGTGATCGAATCATCACTTCAGATCTTTATTGGGAACCCTATCACCTACAAGGATATTGCGACGGTCGTAGAATCCAAGAATATGATAGGATATTTACATCACCAGTTCCTGAGAACTCAGAAGGGTGAGTAATCTTGTGTAAGGTTATTCATTTAAACAAAACTCTGAGGTATGAAGTGGTAAAAGGCCAGGATACTATTAACGCAATCTCGCAGTCTGGTCAAACCATAGTGATTTGGGTGCCCAGTGCAACAAACTTATATTCTAAAGTCACACTCCCTTTATTTTGTGATGGAAAGACTGAATTAACCCTAAATGCCTCCCCTCTGGTTCAGGAAGACCTCAGACGACAGCTTAGGATAAGTAAGAAAGGAATTCATGAGCGTGGTTTCAAGTTCGAAACAGAAGACACGGAAATGACCGCTAGGATTGTTGAACAAATTGAATACCTGCAAGAAATGAATGATGAAGAGTTTCAGAGGTTCACTAACAATGTTCTAATGAATAGCAATCAGACAATCGAGGTGGTCCTGGCTAGTCTGGATTGCGATCCAGACCAAACAATGCATAAAGTGGAGACAAATAATGGTTACTTGTCTGATCTCGTGGATAGAAGACATTCGGGATTTGGGGTTAGTATTCTTAACGATGATTATGTCGTTAATGTTCTTATGAAGAATCAACAATACCACTGGGTTAGCTACTCGTATAAGAGTATGAAGGATTTCGCGTTTAACCCAAAGTGGTTATTTTTAGTGGACGATCCCACAGAGGTATAAATGCGAAAAATCGAAACACTTTACTTATCATTAGATAAAGATATGAACGGCGGTAAGGATGCTGGTATTATCACCAGATATTTTATCAAGAAGTATTATCTGAGTGATCAGATCAAGGACGTACCCAGCTTATTCAATCGATTTGAGCGGCTATGTACTGATATTCTAGTAAATGCTCCCATGGAACAAGTAATTTTCGAGATTGGTAAGACCCTTGCTAGCATGGCTGCTTATTCCTACTGGATGGAACCGAATGAAGTTGAACATGCTCTAATGGATCAGGTCCAATTTGAGGGTAGTAATGACAACGAAGTCGTTGTCGACTTTTATAATACTATCAAAGAGGATCTTCGGGTGGCTGGCAGTATCTTCAAGATCAAAATTCACTGTATCACCAGTGAACATAATAATAAGTGGCCGGTTCATGAACGAGAGACTGGTTCTGATAGTTTCACCATGTACGAGCTTGAGAAGCTTGGTTTCTTTGGATTTGAAGAAGAATGGGAGGTAAAAGCTAGCAAGAAGTCCGCAGAGATTGATGTCGATAGTCTTGACTTCTCGAATCCCTTTGATAATTTGGAACTTGGAGGAGAGGTCAAAGAACAAGCCGGGGAGCAGGAATTTACCAGTCGTCCTTACCCAGCAGGCAATCTTGGTAGTGGAATTCCTGTAGCTATTCAAGCCTCAGAAATACCCACAAGACCCTCAGACCAGAACTTCGCCAGGGTGTTTAAAGTTCAGCCAAAGACTGGACTTGAGGATATAATGGTAGGTAATTCATTGATCAAAAAGTTAGCTCAGGCTGCTAGTGCGGAAGAGGGAGAAGGACAATAGATGAATATCGAAAAAGTAATCGAGGATATCATGACTAAGAAGGATTCAATGGGTTACTTTTTCATAATCAACGAAGTGGTGCATCCAATGTACCTTGGTCCCTACGATGAACCCTATTCTATCGAGGTGGCCTGGGAAGTATTGTGTTCCTCGTTCCTCAATGCAATATATAAGACAGATCTGAAGGACTGTATGAAATATGTGATCCGGGGAAAGATAGAGGACCAAATGATCGTCACTGGTAATCCGGCTCCCTACTACCTAGATCAGATCAAATTTTGTTTTAAACTTCGGGATCCGAAAACAATTACCAATGATGAATATGCTGTTGTTAACAGTATCAATGAGAAGGATAGAGCCAAAGTAGAGAAATTATATCAGAATTTTGATTACTTCAGTTCTCTTCCCTGGACTGTGAAATTCGAACTAAACAAATATAATACCATGGAAACTAAGGCAATTCAGGCTAGGGCTTTTACTGAGCGGTATTCTATTGCCAAGAGATTGAACAGAACGAAGGAAATAGTTCAGGTTCAATAATCAGGTACAATAGAATAAGAGGATTGAAGTGATATCAATTGGGAATCCATTAGGATCTAAATTAGACAAAATTGAAGCCATTCTAAAGAATCGTAATCATTACCTTACTGATTTGCAAATGGTGGCCACTGGTATTGTCAAGACATTTCCTACCCCAACAGCAAAGAAGCTGGTATTGAGAGGTACTTGTGTTGATGAATGGATTAACTATCATAGTGCCATCATCACCGCTGATTATATCCCAGGCCAGCCGACCATTCTTTATGATATTCCCTTTAACTTAGAGAATGAAACAATTTTCAATTGGCGAGGGTTCATGTGGGGAACCTCACTGACCTCATTTGATCTGGTTGCTGGTTCTAGTGCCACGATGATTCCTCTTACTATTTATATTCCAACGGAAGAACAAATAACAATAAGTGGCTATCTGCTCTATCCAATTGGTGAATATTTTGCTGGGGAACAGGCTATTACGGTTTCCTCCAAGCAACCTGTTATCCCTGGGGATCAGTGGTTTATTGGTAGTACACAATACACAGTGGAAAGTTCTTTCCTCGATCTGAACTTGAATCAGTGGGTAGTGACCTTGGCTACTCCCCTAGTAGACAACATTAGTGATGCTAATTCTATCAGAGTACAAGCATCTAGTACTCTTTATTGGCAAGATATTAATGTATCTGATATCGGTCCTTGTGTCTTGAGTCTTCCAATCCAGACCCACATGAGTCCCGATCTCTCCATCCCTGCTTCGTATGTGCAAGCCTATTCTGGCTCCACCTTGGTCAGTTCATTTATGACAGCTAATTCCACTGTCATTGTCAATAATGTCGATATTCCAACCAGAAGTTGGAAAACCGCTGTGGTGAAGAACGGAGTGATTGACTATCACAATTCCTCTGTTTATCTTATGCCAATTGAAGGCAAGGTAGTTGCCAAACTTGATCTGCAAATAGCCATTGATATGGCTAACTGGACTATAGGATTGTGGTCGGAAGAGGCTGCGAATTTGAGAGTCAGTTTAGGTGGAACTAGTACCATTTTTAATCTAGTCCCAGGAAATCAGACTATCCTTCTCCCCACACAGGCTGGTGTAAGCTGGATAGAACTAGAGACAAATAAACAAATCCAGGTGTACAGAGTAGGACCCACCAATTCAGTAAACACAGTGAGCGTGGCTCTTCATGTCTTTAATTCAGGCAGATCGGGATCCCATGTTTTCAAATGTCCCAAAATTTATGGAATAGTGAAAGATTATTCATTGACCTGGGCTAATGTAAGTGAATTCAGACCAAACGCTGGTTTCTGCATGAATCCAGAAGGGTATAAATCAGAATTCCAGTATGGGTATGGGAATGTGCCCCCAATTCTTTTGGCGAGCCAACCACTGGCAGTGGCTGGTGCTCCAGTTATTCTAACTCCTTATTTTGGTGGCACTCCTGGTGTTATAACTCCGGGAAATATCCCTGCTGTCAATGGTGAGCCAATAATTGTTAATGTCCCCACCGGTGGTAGTCAGATCACCTATCAGCTATCAACTACTAATCCTGTGGGGGAAACACAGACCACCACAACCAGTGTTTTGATCGTACAACCAGCACCACCCCCACCTTCAGCACCACCCCCTCCATCTGTTGTATCAATCCTGGCTCTCCATGGTATTGGAGACATAGTGGATGAGAACAATGTCTACTACGATAATAAATATGTTAATGGTATCTTTAGAACTGACTATATGAACTCTATTAATGTACAGGTAGCCGACTATACTAACATCCTGGCGAGCGGGGAAGTCATTCACTCGATAGCTGCATCCACTACCAGTCTCTATATCCTAGGTGATCAAGGAACCTTCGCTGCTAAATATTTAAATAGCTCAGCTACTAGTTGGGTCATTGCTAACAATCAGAACATAAGTACTCCTAGTGGAACTGTTCAGGTCCTCAGGACTAAACTAGTCTGCGATATCAATGACAATCTCGTTTGGATGGGTGGAACCAACACAGGGGTGGCTACCAATAGCAACATTTGGAATGGAAGCGTAACTCTCATTCAAAGAATTGCTGGTATCACAGGGATGACCAACCCCGGTCCGGTCGAAGTGTTTAATGGTTATTTGATGGGAGCTAAGAAAGACTTCGATGGCACTCACATCTCCATCAGGACCACAAATGTATTCTTGGATAATTGGTATGGAAAGGTACTGAATCCTCAGTTCGTAGAGAACTCCTGCGATGCCCTCCATGTCAGTGAATCGGGTCAGGCATTCATCACTTATACCATTCCTTTCGGTGGCACTGCTATTCCGAATGGGGCACAACAGTTCATAGATGCTTCAATAGCCAGCACTTGGAATGACTCTGATTCTAGTTATCATAAACTAATCTATTTCTATAGCATTTATGATTCCAGTCAAGCAGCTTTTGGAACACTTGAGAACACTGGTATAGACTTGAGTGCTAGTGCTATATTTAGTGTCTTTGATTTAACTGCTCAGGTTTGGAACCCAGCTTGGGTCTTAGAGAGTGGAGTGCAGCTACCTTTGGCCAATTCTACGGGTATGCTGCTCCCTTACACATACGCTTCTTCTGGTACTTTTGATTACCATTTGGCAATTGGTAAAGACTTTCTTGAGGGATCTTAATGATTACCAAGGGTAACTTAACTGCAGCTTTCTATACGAGACAAGGTGTAAACCTCTCTAGTCAATTCGATCCTCAGACCAATTTGACAACCGGGACAAACACTTTTAGCGAAGGTATGTTGTATCAGATTCATAATCAGTCCTTAGGCGCGACATCTGATTCAAATATGAGATACGCAGTCAACAATGCCATGTTCTACTTCGTGAGCAACATTCCCCCTAGCTATTCTACTAGCTGGGATTACGCCTATTCAGATGGTATCAATATTGCTGTTGGCCCTTTCTTAGTCACTCTGGCCCAAGGTTCCTCCGTAGTAGTGAAGAACAGAGTCAAGACTCCAGGTTGGTATTATAGAACCATTGGTCCAACTGGACCTGATTTTCCGACGATTGGAGTTGGTCCCAACACTCAATCCTGTGGCACCGGAGCCTTATCCTATATAATTGATACACAAATAATCAATGTCAATCATCTCGCTCAGACCCTGGTAACTGGTGTACCCTGTCAGTGCTCTTATGTCAATTATCTACTAACCGGGAATCTTGATGAATCCAATATTACGAGCATCGGGACATCTCTGCCTAATTCACTCCCGTATGGAATTTATCAATATTCTGGGTTTGGTAATAATAATCCATACGGAGCCTCTCCTTCCCTCTTCGCTGGATGTTTCTACAATACTCCTACCATTCCACCAGACCCTTCTGGAAACTTTGTGGAAGTCTCTTACGGACAGTATCCATTTGCCAATTGGGTTATTGCTTCTGATCTAACCCCAGTGACCGATGGCCTCTTTGGACCAAAGAAATCCTGTAAAACACAGAAGATAGGGAACATTGGTGATGAGACTTGGTACTCGCTCTTCCCGACCTCTGCCGCTGCGGGTCCTTATCAATATGCCTACAACTCTTATATAGGAACTGGAGTAGATAGATCTAATCTGGTGATGAAGGTTAGTCCAGACACTTCTGGAACCCCTGTTTGGGACTTCTTCGTGTTTCCCCAATATACTGCCTGGAGAGGAGTCAAGAAGATTGGCAATATTTACTACTTCTTCGGGATGGACTACTTCGATACACCCTTTTATGGTGAGTTAGTGGTCTGGAGTTCGCCTGATTGCATTAGCTGGACTCAATTCCCAGCAATCAAGGCAGATTATTTCTTCTTTGATGAATCAAATACTGCTTATATCTTTTCATCCGCTACGTGGCAGGTATTATCCTCCTCTGATTATAATAATTGGACAGTGAGGACAGATCTATTAGTCAGTGGTAATCCACCTAGTTGGCCCTTCATACGTCCAGTTGGAATAAAGAACGGATATTATGTCGGAATAGGAGAGCTTCCCACAACTGGGAGTCCAACTCAATCTGGAATCGGCATGTACGGCTATGAGATAGATTCATCGGCTGGGTTCAATCTGTACACTTCTTCTGATTGTCAGAGCTGGACTCTTGCTGGTAATTTCCCAATTTCTTCATCTGGAATTGATGATTTCTGGAATTTTGACTTTGCGTGGAATTGGACACCCACTCAATTTACCTATGGGGGAAACACCATCTACGATAACTCCCAATATCAGATTGTAGGTCATCTTCCTCCTCTGATTGGTAAGCATTGTAATGGTGTGTTGATTCTGGACTATTACTGTTCAGGTGTATTAGGGACGTTGGTTCAATCCAAAGACGGCCTAAACTGGGGTGGATTCCCTATCGCTTCTTTCTCATCGATTTCAACTATTACTAATACTGATATAAGACCCACCGGCATCACCATTTGCGGCAGTGGTAATTTATTCAACTACACCTCCAATGGATACTGGCAACTTATTGATGGTGTTGGGACCTGGATAACTGCCACTCCTTTTGGACCCAACTATAATAATGGGTTAGTATCCGTGATCAAGGATGCGAATGGGTACTTCTCACAGATTGCTTCCCCTTTCAATATTGGAGAGTATATCTATGACAACAATATTAATTACGTTCCTGGTACTGGAGTCACTATAGCATTTGATAGCCTTGGAGTCGTCTTTGAGGATAACCAAACGCTAGTTCCTCCTGTCGGTGTCTTGGTTCCCACAATCTCACTGAATGGCGTTACTGCAGCGACAGTTCAAACCCAGGGTGCACTGGGATGGATACCAGTGGTTAATTTGCCAATTGTTGGTAATACTATTGATATTTCAGTAATTAAACTCTCAAATATAGAATACGAGACTTCAAGTTATTGTTTCTTCCTGAATGTATCAGTTGAGAATATTAATTCTACCATCGTGTCTAACGTCAACTTTGGAATTACTGGTGATTCAGTCGGTAATGAAATAGACTTTATGGTCTTTAATAATTTAGATGGAACATACACGATCCAACTCTGGTACCCCGCTCCTGGGTCTAATTATCCAAGTGGTGAAGGAATAATAGGGTATCCTAGTTCTCTACCCTCACCTACTATTCAGAATATCTCGATTACTCCAATCATTGATTATAAATATATCCCAATCGGAACTACTCCCACTGGGACAACTCCAAATACCCAAGTGATTGGGGCCGTCTTCAATGAAAGCTACACCATTAACTTCTCTACACCTTAACCTTCAGGAAACCCATGGAACGCAAGTTTAAATCCATTCCGAGATCAACCAATGAACAAAGGACCCAAGATCCAGTTCAGAATGAGTCTAATCTTGTATCCCAGCTGATGATCGAAGTACTAGATTGGTTCTTTAGTACTAAGGGAAAACATAGAAATGATTTTGTGAGTAGAGCGAAGTTTGCTGACAACTACGCCACTGATCCCTCTGATGACCTTGATCACCAGAAGGTAACAATCCAGCCAATTTCAACTTGGCAATACCGTAAGAATCCCTCCATCACAATCCAGACGGGGAGCACTAAAGGCCACAGAACAGGACTGGGGATAGCTATTGAACATACTAAGGCATCTAATGATCTCAGTTTCCTGGCTCAGAGAACCCTCAATACCATTAATATCAAATTACTGATTGAGTCATCTTCCGAACAGACTACTAATGCCATGACCAAGCTAGTCACGGATATCTTTTTTGTGCACATTCCAAGATTCTACCAGAACGTCCTCATGATGGATCTAGGTAAGACTCAGATTATCTTCCCCAAGGATTATGAACAATCTGAAACTCTTGAGAGAGCCTACAATCAGGAATCAAACGTTGAGAGATTGTTCAGTTCTAGTATGTCCTTTAATATAGAATATGAATCAGTGAATTTCATCGAGGGGTTTGCCGGAATTGGGGTTGTTAATAGAAAAGGAAAAGCTATTATTGATTCAGATGCTCCAGAAATCTTCTCTCTGGGGAAACCTCTTGTTTTCACTATCAAAACTAATGTAGGCCCAATCAAAGTGTATGCCACTAGTTCTGGGATGATTCATCTTGAGCAAGTAGAAGGTGATAATCCAATGAATACTAACAGAATCTATAGGGCCACACCTCTACAGGTAGGGAAGGTGTCCTTCCAATACGTCGATAAGCATGGAAAGGTTAGACTCACTACGGATCATAATGTGGTGTTTTAATGAATGGTTACAAGACCAGACATATTTATCAAACCTCAAAAGAGGGTAAAAGAAAAGCGATAGAGAACTTAGAGTACGCGCTGTCTTTAGAGAATAGACATCCCTGGTTTGTTAGTATTGCGCAGAGAACCGGTTATGATGTGAAATTCTCGAACTGGGTTCTACAGACTACGAAAGAAGAAATTTTATTCTGCATCAAACACGCTTCTAGAGAGATCATGTTCTATGAGATGCCCTTGGATGAGATTGACCCAACTGGTGTAGATAGGGTGAATGAGGGTTATCTCGTTTAACAGAATGATAAGATAAATTTAGAGGATCCATAAATGTCATTGTTCTCTTACCCTTTGCCCAATATCAGTACCGGTGCGTCCAAGTATTTCAATCCAGGGTCATTATATCCCCAAGATCTCAATGGTGCACAAGATATTCAGATTGCAAACTTGGCAAACTTGGCATCCAATCAGACTGTTTCCGGGATTGTGTCTACTTATAACCCAAACTTGAATGGGACACCCCTTTCAGTAACTATCTCCACTGGTAATATCTTCACTGTCCTTAATGGGACCGCAATCTTCCAGGATGGAGTCTCCTTTTATCTTTCTACTCCTTCTGTTTTCACCGTTCCAGTACCCGCTAATCAAGATTCCAGCTATGTATTGATTCTAAAGAAAACTAAGGCAGTCACGGCTACCAGATATAATCCTGTCTCGGAGAGTGTGGAGCCGACTGAGTATGGTTGGGTCTTTGAGTTTGATCTTGAGATGGCCAGCCAATATCTTCTCCTGATCGCAATGGATCCAGTTGATTATATTTTACTAGCTCAGGTAGTGTGTGATATCACAGGGACAATTCTTTCTCTGTACCCTTCCCCTAATACTGCTTTCCTACGTCCATGGTTCACCTCACTGGATCAGTCCCACAGGGGAATGATAGGTAGTGGTGTGGTATCTCAAATCAATCCACATGGAATGAGCATCAATGATCTTGATTCCCTTCCTGGTTTGTCTTTCTGGGAACAGCAGGACATGATTGGTGTCATCTCGACTATCCCAGACGCAGGAGTCTTCCAGTCTATTATCCAGACCTACGTCCCGATGAATGAATTGACCCCAGTCCTGGCTGATCTCAGTGCGACCACTATGGAATATATTCTGCCTAATGGTGCAGCGCATGTTCTTGGTGTGCGGGATTCTTCTACCAACACCCCTGCTAATTTCGCTTATGAGAGGAGTACTAAGAAGGTAACCATCTACTTTGGTACACTCCCTTCTACTGGCGTTTATATTTACAATCTCGGGATCCAGGCTGGAACCGTCACTACTACAAATGGAAGTGGACCTCTAAATATTGCGCAGAATTTAACCGGTGAATTCATTGTCACCCCTGGGGGTGTGATTCAGGAATTGTCCACTACCACTATGGATATCTCCGTGCTGGGTGGAGCTTCCGGGACCTATTCGATCTGGGTTGACAATTTGGGCAATCCTTATATTGATCCCCTGCCTCTTCTTAGGACTTCTGTATTCAATCTGCAGAATACTGCTTTCTCTACCCTGTATCTGCCCACTGCCTCTGCCTTGAATATTGCTCTGACGGACTTCGTTGTTCCCGTCGCCTCATCGACCTTTAGCGTCCAGTTAGAAGTCACTGGTATGCTCAATTCCAATTATGTCACTGATATCTTTACTATCATGGATGCAGCGACTTACCTTTCCTCTTCGAATAAGCCACCCAATACTCTAGTTATTAATCTCCCTGGCATCGACTTAACTGGTAATTATGGGACTGATTACGTGGGAAATGGCCAGTGGGCCATCCTCCCCCTAGGTTCTACCTATGTACCACAGCAATACACTTCCATCACCAATATTCAAGTAGTGACGATGACCAACAACCTCCCAGTCACTATGGGAGTGATTATCACCTGTGAGAACGACAACACCCTATCGGCTCCTCTAGCTAATGTAAATGTTTCCAAATCCGGGAACATTGAAGCCATTTATGATATGAGAGAACAGAGAATTCTGTTCGAGAAAGAATCCAGTGATATCATTTATGAGGACTTCCATAATCCTCTTAATTTCGACCCAATTGAATCAAAATTTTCTGGTCGTGGACTAGAGAATGGAACCTGGATGAGTAGACCTTTCAAACTAGCTGCGGGAACTTATAGAATCGTCCTTTCTTTCGATGCTTATGATAATAATAGGCCACCTCAGTTCTATAATAACTTCTTCACTTATGATATCACAAATACCCTGCATCAAAACCCTCAAACAGTAACTGGGGTCATTGGTGATGTTTACTTCGTTGAAATTGGTACCTTTTCAACTGATCCCGCTGGAGACTTAAACACCACTAGATTGATACTTCAGTGGGGAGATAATAACGCTTGGGTGATTCAGTCAGATATCAGTGGTAATAATTTCAGCTGGTCTAATGGAATCGGAGCACCTGCTATTGGAATCACTTCAGGTGTCTATTACTTGGATACCGCCAATGTCAATTATTGGACTTTCAACAATGGAGCTTGGGTAGAGATCTATAATTCAGCTACCGACAATGTGATTGATTCCTGTCGTGTGGGATATCGTGAGAATTTCTCTTCTCTTTCCCAGTTCAATCAAGAGGTCACAGCCGGATCCTATCAGTTGGGACCCACTAAACGAATTTACAGTTTCACCCTTACCCCGCAGGATGTTAATACTAATCTGCCTATTCCTGCTGATTGGTACCAATTTGTGGTATTAGTGCAGGGTGGTACCAGAGTTAGTGGTCTTTGGTTTGATACTAGTGTAGATGAAACAGCTATGCTAGCCGATTTGTCCTTATTGAAGAGCCAAATGGCCTTATTATCCAAACAGCAAGGGCCGGTGGGACCTCAGGGGCCGGTGGGTCCCGAAGGACCGGCAGGAGTGGGGCCAGCGGGGCCAGCGGGGCCAGCGGGGCCAGCGGGAACACCTGGAGATACAGGACCGGCAGGACCGGCAGGAGCACCAGGGCCAACCGGCGCGACCGGAGCAACGGGCGCAACGGGCGCGACCGGAGCAACGGGCGCAACGGGCGCTAATGCTGTCCCTTCTAGTCCCTGGTTGGCAGGTACTCTCGGACCTACTGCTGGATATTTCCCATTGAGCGTCAACGCTCTTGCTAGCTCCAATTTCCCTGATTTCTTCACCATTGGCACACAGACACTAACCGCGCTTCAACCCTGCACGGTCATGGTTAACTATCAATGCGGAGTATACGGTGCAAACAACAGTTATGGCACAACTGCGTCGGTCCTCATTAATGGAACAGCTAGCCCCTTCGATAGTCAAGCGTATGCACTGTATGGTCAGGACTTTGGTGAATCAAATATCTGGTCTAATACTCAGGTTATAATTCCTTGCGCCCAGGGTACAGTTTTAGCCTTCAAACAAGTGAATGCTTTTAGCCCATCGTACAATTTGGGACAGCGCATCAACATTGTTATTTTGAGTTCGTCCGCAAGTTAATGCTATACTAATAAAAGGAGTCCCATTATGCTTATTAAATGCTGGTCAGAAGTCAACGAGGGAGTAAACCTAGCTCATATTTCCATTGATAATTTCTCTGGATCCGAGAAGACCCAGGCTGGTCAATTTGGGTCCATTCAGTTTAATCTTGGTGGTGTCTTTGCAGGTAGTATCGGGACTAGTGATAGTGATCCTAACCCTATCGTTGTCAATTTCGCCGTTGCTCCAATCCAGGCTGTAATTGATCCGAATGGAGAGGGCTACACTTACGATCGTACTTTCACTGTTTCTCCTGAAACTCCAGTCCCTGGAGCCGCAGCTACCTGTTTCTGTCAGGTCAATATGGCTAAGATCCAGGCAGCTGTCGCAGCATGGAAGGCATTAACTTCAGCATATGCTGTAAACATTCAGCAGACCGTATAAGAGGTATATTTTGACTCAGATCCGCTACGTAGGCATCAATGATGATGTAACACAGGAAATGCTACTGATGGTGAGTAGGGCATCAGCCATTTCTAGAGTCATTTCTGGGATGAACGCCACTATTCAAGATACTGGAACTCCAGGATCCTTGAATATCAATGTAGCGGCTGGGAACTTAGTCATGCCTGATGGGATGATCATCCAAGAAACTACTGATATATCTGTTCCCCTGACAATCGATACGACCATGGGACCAGTTGCCTATCAAGGAACTTTAGTAGCGGAGAAGGGCCTTGGGCAAGGGGCCTTAGAGGATGTTGTCATCTATAACGTAATCCTTGGTCTTCACTTCTCAGATACTCTGCCTCAGATACCGGGCCGGATCAGAATGCCCATGGCTTTGATTGTTAAGAACACAGGAGGAATTACTGCCGCTAATTTCTTGACCAAAGATCTTGGTTCTCGTTCTAAAGCCTTCTTTACTGATGAATTTGTTCCTCCTCTACCAATCATTGATAGCACTACAGGTATGAACGCCAATGTGATCTTGCAGACTCCTAATTTAGTTCACAGCTTGATTCCTGGTACCAATCAAACTTATTTCCTTCCGGTTAATAGTGACGCCGATAGTTTTATATCCAATATCTCATTCCAAGGGACTTGCCCCAGTGGTAATTGTGCTCTAGTAATTACCAGCTTGTCCTATGGGTCTACCTATTCCAATCTGGTGAATGTAGCGCTATCCTTTGGATCAACTGTCGCTCCAGTTCAGTCCTTCTATTATCCCTATGGTTCGAAAGTGTTCTCTGATGTACTCCAGATTCAAGTGGTGAATCTTAACAACATCTGGGCAGCGTCGAATTCGTTCAATCCTTTCTATCTTTCTGGTGTCAATGTAAACAGAATCAACTTGTTCTCATTAGTTTAACGGAGTTCACTTGCCAGTATTTACGGTCTGTAAGTTCATTAAGAATACAGAGGGTCATGACAACAAATTTCCTTTTGTCAGTCGGACTCTTGGTAAGATCGTAATTCCTACATTAAATGATCTTAGTGTTGATTTAAATGAGACTTTTGAGACTTTTTGGGTAACAGAGATCAAGGGCGAAACAAAACCTGCCAATAAGGGTGTAATCATTGGTAGACCCTTATTCCCAGTCAAGGCAGTTCCTCTAGCTTCTGAAATGTTCACAGTAGTAGTCGAAAACCACTGGGTTTATTTGCGCTTAATCGAGTCAACATTGCGAGTTCCTTACTATATCCCTCATACCATCAAAGATCCTTTCATCGACAAAAAGTCGGGTGGATCAGTGATCTGCGTTCCCTACACAATTGAAGATATTCGGTGTTGGGAAAAGAACTGTCTATAAGGAAAATCATGCAACAAGGAGGATAAAATGCTTTTGGTCAAGACCTACGTCAGTGTCTCAGATATTGCTGGAGTTGGTTTGTTTGCTGGGGAGGACCTCCCAAAAGGGACTCTCGTTTGGAGAGAGAACCCCGCAATTGACATTAGCTTTAAATCCTTTAACTCCCTGCATCTGTCTACTGAGAGCAGGAAACAGTTAGAAGCGTTTACCTACTTTGATGCAAATAGAGAAGTGTATATTCTATGTGGCGACAATGCCAGATTCATGAATCACAGCGAAGAACCTAACTGTGATGAATTTGAAGATGATGGATTCGGGATCCCTGTGACCCAGGCCAATAGGGATATTAAAGCCGGTGAAGAACTCACCATTGACTATCGGCAGATTCATACTGGTGATCTAGGTTTCTGATTTTTCAAAGACTCTACCATTGGGAAACTCTACTCTGACCTTCTCGCCATTCAGAAACCAAGCTCGATAATTTAGAAGTGGGTCCACTATGGCAGGACCGTCCTCTCTGTGCAGTGCACCATGAAGATACCAAGCTTCTGCCCCATTACTGCAGATTAGGGCGGGTCCATTAATGCGATGCCATGCTCCGCTCTCAGTGTGCTCTTCTCTGGTGATCTCTCTCCCAGTTGGCTCTTTGTACTTTTTAGTCTCAATCATTACAGTAAGAACCGTTGTCCAACCTGATCTGACAGGGTTCCTGCCATTCCAAGTCCCTTTCTGAGAATATCCAGACGAGACAGAGCATGCTGGTAAAACTGCTGTCTGATTCCGACAAGTGCGGTCTTCTGAGTTCTTCTTAAGACTAGCTCCTTTGAGGAGGGGAGCTTCTCATTGATCTCATGCAAGTAAGTATCAATCATGCCACCCAGGGCAGAACTAGGGTCATAGTCTAAGGTGATAGTCTGACCGGAGAAGGCAAATCCTAAATCGCTATACATGTTGACCTGGGACTGCAGACCCACTAGACAAGCTGCTGTGACAAGGAAGTGACTGAGGTCTAGACCTCCCCACCATTGTCCACCTATAGGGAAGTTCTGCAGATTCCAATTAGTAATTTGAGGAGGGGCTATATTGATCATAGCGATCCCTCTCAGTAAGTATTCATGGACATCACCCATACTATAATGAGAAACTAGAGTCTGCTTTTTTCTTGCCTTATCTAGAATAGTCATAACTGAGGGATACAGACGCCAATAATTATTAGCGACAATATGGGCCAGCACTATTTCATACTGAACACCATGTTTGGAAGGAATTCGATATGAAAATCTAAAAATATAACGACCGGGTTGCCATTTACCAAAGTGCAAAAGACGACGAGGCATCCCACCATCCAAATATCCATGTTTGGGAATGTGTCCACCATGGCTCTTGTCATGAGGATTGCCCTGGTGGAGGTCAAGACTTTCTCTAGTGTCAAACTCGATCTCATAAGTGTAGCCAGCGTTATTGGCATAGGTATTGAAGTCGCTGATTTCCGTAGTACTGAAAATAGAGTGGTCACCCTCGTCGATAATCTCTAATTCGACAGAAGTGGCCTTTTCAGGTAGACAAAATGAAACCGTTGATTTGAAATCCTCGGGTAACAGTAGGAATCGTTCCGGAAGTTCTTCAGTCTCTTCCACTACGTCAAATTCTGTGACAATGTTGATGACCGTACCTTCGTCGGTGACAAAGCTCCAATCAATTGTCCAGCTTTTGTCTGCTGTTGATAGAGCAGCATCCATAGGGACGATGAAAGTAACCTGCCAATTTCCACTGTCATAATTGACGCTGGCTGGACCCTGCCACTGTAGTACGCCATTGAGATCTTTGATGCAAACGTCTACTCTCTTAGCAATCGGAACGAATGTCCCATCTGCATTCTTGAGAATCTTCTCGAAAGTGATTGGTTGCCCTCTGTTTACTTTCATTCACACACCTTAGCCCAAAATGGTAACATAATTCATTGCTGTAAATTTCACGCCTAGAAGTTCTTTGTGTTCCTTAACTTTACCTCTGATCTTGATTTTACTGCCGACTGCAATAGTAGGCATCTGCTTATCCAGATTATAGGCCATGAATTTGTTATCTTGAGCATCCTTCATCTTGAATAGAATAATCGGTTCTTCATTATAGACCTTATTATCCATCCGATATATTTCAACATCCACTGTGATGGGTTTGCCTACTTCGCCCTGGAATTGACTAGCTGAAGTCTCTTGGTTCTTCTTGGTCACTTCCTGGAAGTATAGATCAGAGAAGAACTTAATTGCTAGATTAGCTGGGCTATCGGCATATTTGGGATCGGCATTCTTGTTCAACCATGCGAAATAGCTTGGATTCTCTAAATAAACCTTCGCCATGGACAGACCACGATATTTGCCGAAGGTGAATTTAATCTCCTTCTGGGTCTTGCCAATCAGACCATGGCGAGTATCCTCACTGATTAACTCAAGCTTGGCCATATTTGGGATGATCTCCATGGCCTTCCTGACTGCAGTAAGCATATCAGTTGATAAATTGCAAAAATACACGGGATTCTTAATCACGCTCATGAACCTAGGATCAATATCCTTATATCGCCATAGGGTATAGAAAACCTGATATTTGCCAGAGACATCAATGTAATAAAAACCTGGAATTGATTTATCTATTGTCTGGTTGTGTTCATTCATAAGAGCATAGGCTTGTTGTCTAGTCTCTTCTGGGATATCTTTCCACTCTAGTCTAGCCGCTGCAGCCTGACTCTGGATACCGGCCCGAAGGAAAAGTTTAGCCATTAAACACCCCGTACCTTTAATTTTAACAGATACGAATTGGCCTCCGCTTACGGAGGCCAATTGTTTACCATATGCCTTGCTGTCGTGGCTTGGGGGGTTTGGGGGGTAGAGGCGGGATCTCATGGATTTTAAATCGTTCTATTGCCGCGATTACCTGTGCATTAGAAGGTGCAAAAGACTTGAATCTAATGTCCTGCTCAGTTTGTTCGTCCATTGTCTTCATCGTCTGCTGATAAACTGCACAATCAATAAAATTAGTCACGGCCTGATGAGGAGTAGTACCATAAGCTAGTAAATAATCGAATTGAGCATCCAGTAAGGAAGTTGGTAGATCTTTCGCGAGACTGGAGTATTTTCCAGTAACTGGAATCCATTTGTACAATTCATATTGATGATCAGGATTCCATACTTCTCTAAAATTGGCGACTACCGTCCCATGAGTGAAATGAATTAGATAGCCAGTTTCGGTCTTAGTTACTTCCATTAAAACTCCTTAATAATAGGAATACATTGTTCCTGGATCGCATTAATCTGAATCTTCGCTGCCCAGTCTGTGATCCATTCCCTGTCAGGCTTGTCTTGGAGAGTGCTGATCTCTAATTCCACGTTCAGTGTCCGCAATAGTTCATCAAGAATGTCAGCTATTTCAGGAGTGGAATATTTTCCTCCTCTGATATCCAAGAGGAGTGGGGCCTCTGGCCGGGGAAAGGTGATCTTTCCGGTCCTTAGTAATTCAATAGCCTCACTGGTGATCCGAGCGGCATGATACATGGCCTTGTAGTCTTTGCCATCTGATTCTGCGGCAGTCTTTGCCCTTTCTCCATATTTGGATAGCATGCCCTCAAGTGGTCCAACCCACAGATTGAATGCAGTATCATCACCGAAACTCTTACCACATACTTCAATCAGGTGAGTGATATGGTTGGTCGTTCCTCTCTTATCTTCCCAAATGCGGACACCCGCTCTTGTTTTGAACTCATCACAAAGGAATTGGAATTCCTTTTTGGATGGAACCCGATTCTGATCACCCTGTCTACGAATCAGTGCCACATATTTGATGAACTCATTGAGAGTGTTGAGTCGTTCACCCTTAAGACTGTATTTGACAGCCTGTCCCCTGGCGTATCCCGCGAAGGGTCCAATATGCTTACTAATTACCTTGTCGCGATTGGCAATCAAATTCTCCCATTCTGGAGAACTACAGATCCATTTATCTTCAGGAGTGAATAACATATCCATTGCCACAGTCTGGGCCTGTATCAGCAGACTGCCAAATTTCTGGACATGGAAGAACTCCTCCTCGATCTTAGTGTCACCATGAGGGGTAACAGTGGCAGGAGGTTCAGTCTGACCACGTACGAATTCATCCAGGGAACTGACAAAGACCGTTTTATAATCGAAATCGCTACCCTCAACATTGACCCCGTAGAGTCGGCTACCAAAAACCGTCTTAATAATGGTTCTCATCCTATTACATTCCTATTGCAAGTTCCCGTTCCCTGAAGGAAATGGACCGGCCATTCTACTGTTTGCGGGTGCTGTACAGATAACCAGTCCAAGACTGCCTGCAAGTTCGACATATCTGGCCGTTGATCCCTTGGGACATCAGCCCACATGAAACTCAACTTAGCAGTAGGGCAAGGTTTTACCGCATATTGACCACCAATGTGCCTTACTTCCCAATAATCCTTAATTCTCAATTGATTCTCCATCCCACATCAGATCAGGGACATTTGGATAAATTCCCATAATTTTTTCAATTTCACAAGTAAGATTCTGGCCAATTGCAATAGGATCACACCAATTTAAATCTGCTTCATAGATATTATCCCAGATGAGAGAGCCGTCTTCCAATTTACGACGTAGGTCTTTTCCAACTTCTGAACTAGGATCAAGACAGACCACTATGGCTCTAATTAGACAGTCTTGTACATCCCTCATTGTGATACCCTTGACTTCTTGTTTTCCGCGTCCTCCACTGTCAGTATGTGGCTGACCATCATAGGGTCTATCATGATCCATAGAAACAGCGGAACTCCCCATGGTAGCGCGGATAGCATTTTCGAGAAATTCCTTCATATGTCCCCCTGGTTGACACTTTTCATTCTCCAAATTACTTCTTCAAGATTTTTACCTTTATAAACAACTGCATTGGGATGATAAAAATCTTCGTTGTTAGGATGCAGAGGCAGAATTGCCAGACCAAGTGGGTGATTATTAAGCCATCCAATCACATAATCAGGCCAATCATCCACTAGAATATGACCCTGGGCCTTACTCTTATCATGAGTGATTGTGACTCCAGTCTTGGGGCAGTGCTGGTTGCACCACATCAGTTTTTCTGCCCAGGCACCGGGCTTAGTCTGAGGTCCTTTGGATAGGATGGACCGATTCATTCCAAGATTCTCTGCTGCTTCAAAGATATCCCATCCAAGCTTGAATTTCTCCAACTTCACCCACCATCCTAATTGAGAAGTAATGGTATGTCTTCTCTGATCTAGATACTCAGGCATTTCATAATAAAGCGACTCAAAATCTGGTTCAAAAGGGGAGGCTAATCTCTTTAGGTCTACTTTGAGTGCCTTATCATAATCGACAAGAGTTCCGTCTAGATCAAATAGAATATCTACCATTAGATCATTCCATCATCGTCGGCTCTACCCTTCTTAGCACGACGCTTTTCGAGTTCAGCGGCCTGTTCCAAAGCAATTACTTCTTCAGGACTAACAACATCAGCAACACCTGTGGTCTGGACGACACCAAGGATCTCTAACTGAGCAACAGTAAGACTGCCACCCCAAGCCGCTCCGGTGAATAACTGCTTGACGAACACTTCCCACATGTTCTTTTCACGCAGGACCTGTCCCATGTCGTCCTTCATGTACTTGCGGGTGGTGTTGAGATCAGGGCGACCAATAATCTCTAATTCATACCAAGCTCCATTCTGCTTGATCTGGCCAGTAACTAGACCAAAATTCCACATATCGGACATCTTGGAATAGCCTTTACCCATGATTGACATAATGTCGTACTTACGACCAGTAATATTAGCCCAACGACACTTTCTGGAAGTGACCTTCATATTGTATTGAGTGAGTTCTTCACCAGCCTCAAGCAGCTGCTCGTCCTTGCCCTCTCTGCTGATCCGGAAATTGCCAGAAGCATAGAAATAAGGAGACTCACCACCCTTGGTAGTTTCAGGAGATCCAAATAGCACCATTGGCTTGAGCCGGGTCTGATTGACCATCAGGGTGACAGCACCAACCTTATTATTCACTACTACGCAAATAGGAAGATATTGGGAGAGCAAACGAGCCAACCAAGCCTGCTGCCCACTCTCGTCTTCAAGCAGCTGCTTGGGAACAAGTAAGGCAATAGAGTCAATGGCAGTAAACGGAGCGACATATTGATCTAGCAGACCAGCTTCCTCGTGAGCCTTATACCACCCCATAGCAAAGTTCCGGTAATAATAGAACCAGTCTTCTCCGTTTTCCGGATAGAACACATTAATCTTGGTAGGGTCAACCCCGCAGCCCTGAACGAAGCCCTCAGTTAAACCACCCTCAGCGTCACAGAATACGATTGGGCGGTCTAGAAGTTCTCCATATACTTCCGAACCCCCAGGAAGATAGTTCGGAAGGCTTCCCATGCCCAGCTTACCTAGGCTAGGACAATAAAATTGGTTAGCCGCAGCGGCACGATAGCACATCGTAGACTTTCCTGAGCCAGAAGGTCCGAAGAGATGCTGGAGATGCTTAGGTAGGAACCCGCCATTAAACACAAAATCAAGGAAGATACTACCAGTCCCGAGAGCAGTTGGGATGCGGCCAAAAATTGGTACTAGGTTGCTTTGAAGAGTCCCACCAAGGCCCTTTTTTGAAACCATTAGAATATCGCCAAAACTGGGCAGATTCTTCTTTTCTTTTAATACAGGCACAGGCAGATCCTGAGCGTCCTTCTTCTTCTTAGCTTCAGCCATTATAGGACTCCGTGGTATTCTATATTATTAACCACATTCAAGTTACCGAAATATGTTAAAATTAAGAGAATTATGAAAAACCCTCCCCGACATGAGAACCAGAAAGAGAATGACCTCCGCAAGAGTTATTTTGATTGCCCTAGGCATACTATGGTGGGTCCTCTCTCTACCCTGGCGACTAGTTAAAAGGATACTTGATGAAATTAAGAATTGCTAAAATCAAAAGTACCAAGATGGCCTTTATCAGAACAAAAGCTATGGCTCAAGGAGACTTATTTAGAGCCGTTAATACCGCTATTAAATACGGAGAAGATTATTCTGAATTGGCAAAGTTTGGTAAGAATGGTGGACAGTTCACAGAAGAAGAGAGAGCCTGCTTAATAGAAGAGATTCGCGCTCTTACTTCCACCAGGGAGAACATAGGAGAGCTTCAGAACCTACTCCGGGTGGTTGAAACTTCCCCGGCCATTAGTGACTTAGGAATGGTTGGTAAGGTGGAGAAGGAAGCCGGTAGAGAACTAAAGGTAAAAGATCGTAAGAATTTCCGCAGTAGAGATATGAAGAGAGTCTTCCTTGACATTGATGGAAAAAGTTACCCAGCTTACTCGGAAGATGCTAGCGGTAAATGGCTTACTCCGTATTTCACAAAAGAAGTAGCGGATCAAGTTGTACGCGACTGGAATACCATTGATGAGGAAGGCGGTCATCTTGATTATGATGATGACTCCATTGAGGGTGCATACTATGATGAAGAAAATGGCATCCGGTTCGAAGGTGAAGAATGCTACGTGGATGGTGAACTAACAATTCTGTTCCCTATAGGTGAGGGTGAATGGGGTTGGGATATTGATTCTGGTTACGAGCGTAGGGAAAGAAACCCTATTGACTATAATAAAATAAAAAATATCAGTGGAGATAAGACCCTCGCTCCGGGTGGAAAGATTCCTGGAATCAAGACAGAAGACGAAGGAAGAGAACTTAGTCCAGAAGAGCTTGAAATTACTGATTCCGACAAGGATTTCTTGAGAGGCATGGGTATCAAGGGCAAGCGCATCCGGGTCGTGGCAGTTAATGATGTCAATGCAGTACCGGAAAAATTCAAGCCCAAAGAAACTAAGAAACAACCAGCTGAAGTTGTTGAAGGTCTGGGAATCACTACTAATGGGCCAGCTGCGACCACAGAAGATCTAATGACTCCTGTCGAATCAGTAGCGAAGGTGAAGGAATAAAATGACGAAAGTTCAGTTCATCCTGAAATGCCGAAGCGGTGGTTATGGGTACGGCGAGTATGAATACGACAGCTATGGCGACTATACAGAAGAATATGGCCAACCCTTTCTAGATGAATATGGTGGACCCTATGAGGATCCATATTCTACTTCATACAGTGATGTGTATGGAGATTCCTATACCAACACCTACTCTGGATCCTTTAGTTCCGGATTAGCAAACTCTGCTGCTTTCATTGCTGCTGCTTTCAACGATGATCCCTCTAAAGGAATCCAAGCAGAGGTTTGTTTCGTCCCCGACAATAACTACATCGACAGGGAAGTAGCAAGGTTCCAGCCAGATGTTGTGATCATTGAAGCTTATTGGGTCGTTCCTACCAAGTTCGCCGTTCTCACAGCTAAATATCCACGCATCAGGTGGGTGGTAAGGAATCATTCTGAGATACCCTTCATCGCTCAAGAAGGCGTTGCGATGGATTGGTCCCTGAAGTATCCTAGCTTTCCTAATGTCTATATAGCAAGCAACTCCACTAGATCTTTCAATGACCTCAGTGTTTTAATTAGCTCTGTCTACCCATCAGAGGCTACTAGAGTTGTCTATCTCCCAAATGTCTACCCAAATGTTACTGTCGGTACCAGAAGCACCAAGGTCGAGGACAACTCTCTAGATGTAGCCTGTTTCGGGGCTATTCGTCCTCTCAAGAATCATCTAATGCAAGCAGTGGCTTCAATTGCCTTTGCTCAGCAACTTGGCAAGACTTTGAGATTCCACGTGAACGACTTGGTTAGCGGACCTAATAGCAACGCTATTCTAAAGAACTTAACTTCCCTCTTCAGCCTTATTCCAAATGCTCAATTAGTCCAACACCCCTGGTATCCTCATGATCAATTTCTATCCGTGTTGAGATCAATGGATATTGGTCTGCAAGTCAGCTTCTCTGAGACTTTCAATGTCGTGAGTGCGGATATGGCCTACGTGGGTCTACCTATGGTAACTTCTTCGGAAGTCGTATGGGCATACTATCCAATCTGGGCCGATCCAACTGATTGCAAGAGTATTATATCCACTATGACCAATATCTGGGCCAGTCGTGCGAACAAGAGAAGCACTGATGTTCTCCCCTTGACTCAGCAGGGCTTAAACAGCTACAGTTCTTCTTCCTTCAATCAGTGGTTCCTAGAAATAAACAATCTGGCTATGCCTTAAGGCATTTATCATAGAAGTCGTCTAATTTCTCGATTGACCTGGGCTGAATGATCTCACGCATGCTTCTGAAATAGCTACAATCTTTGATCTTCTCGAATTCTGGCTTGCTACCGGCGAGGATTTCGGCCAGTTCCGACATACAAGCTTGCTGATCCTTATAGGCGAAGATAGAGTTAGCGAATTCAATATAGCGTTCTGGCTTATATCCGGACTTGTTGAGTTCTCTTAGTTTGCTCTTTATCGATAAATATGGATCATTATCAACTAGGGATAGGGTTATCCAAAGCTTTACTTCATAATCCTCTTCGAATTCGTCAAACGTTGACTTCAACATCTTCCTCAATCAATGACTGTTGGGTAAGTCGATTCTCGTAAAATTTTATCTCATTAAGCATCAGGCATCCATACTGAATTGAATACTCGATGGTCTTGGTGATGTCTAGTGAATATCCAAAGCCTACTCTCTTCAAGAATTCTGGATATTGGAATCCATTAATAGTGGTACCCCACAGGATGACACGAGCCAAGGTTCTGGTAGAAACCATGAATAGGTAAAGCTTCTCTGCTTCATTAAACGAGTATTTCTCGTTCTGCAGCATCATCAAGGTCCCGACTGCGTTCTCAACGATATTGCGGATCTTTTCGATCTCCTTAATGTTTACGATCACAGCGTATCTCCGCTAGCAGTAGGCCAATTCAATAAGTTTAACTTTTCCTTCTCTTCCCCTGCCATCCCCCGCAAGTATAAATCCTGGGAACCACAGAAACAAGTATCAGTGAATTCACACTTCCATTGATCTCTATGGTTGCAGATCCCATGCTTCCTAGTCCCGTTCATCAATTCAATGCAGAGTTCAGCTACCTTTTCATCAACTGCATAATAATCGGACATTTTTGAGTATTTTGGGGTACCCCGATCTATATAAATGACTGCGAACCAACTAATTGGAAGATATTGGCTAATCGCATAAGTAGTCAGGTTAGCTTGCAACCAATGTTCTCTGCGGGGCCGATCGTCTGGAATCCAACCGGTGCTCTTGAATTCCAATAGAACCCAAACGCCATTAACTTGGATCACCATGTCTGGCTTGCAATGTCGGTTGTGATTGGGGATAGGGACCTTGGCCTCAGTATATTTTAGATGATGAATATGTTCTGGTCTGGTTTGCATTCCTGCTTCTTGATTGCATTCAGCGCAGACCCAATTACCCCAGCAGGTGAATTTTGAGGCAAAGCGTTCCTGAATAACTGCATGGATGGTGTTACCTGATTCTTTGAAGATCTCATTAACTACTGTCTCCACCTCAGTCTTTTGAGATAGGAAGATTTTCTTGATAGGGCAGAAAGGGAGTCCACTTGGAACTGGTTCATAATATTTGAGGCGTTCAATCTTACCAAGTATATCCCAATCAAACGACTGCATTGTGCTCCCTACTTCAAGTTATTCATTTAACCTTCTACCAGCTTGGATCCTCATATTGTTGAAGATGTCCTCGTGGCTTCTTTTGTGCTTTTTAGATAGGACGTAATCCATAACCATAGTGTGATTTTCATCTATTTTGAAGGCTGACACATACAAATATTGATCATACCCAAGCTTCAGGAACTTGTCGATCACGTTCTCAGGGACAATTGCTTCCTTCGGCCAATAGTCGACGTTCACTTCGGAATTAGATCCGCAAATTTGGAAGAGCGGGATTACTTCTTGCATAGCAGCTTCCCAATTTCTTCTTTCAGAGGAACCATCTTATCCTCTGAGTCGTACCAGATCACTGAAAAGTTGCCGGAACACTTGGAAATTGGAAATTCTGCATCGCAACAAAGAGCATCCCATAATTTCCCGGAGTTCTCTGCTTTTATTAATAGACTTTTGGTGTCCTCATCGGCCACATCATAGAGGTCTTTCTTGATCGTCTTCAAGATACCATTGACTTTAATCAGCCCAGCTTTGGTAGCTGGATCAGTCTGATCGTCAAAGATACCTGCAGCGACATATTCCCAGCCTTCTAGTTCCTTGGGCTTGGGCAATTCCATCGGCTCTTCCTTTTCCTCCTTGGCCTTTTTCTTGATCGGAGTATTGGTCTTAGCCAGTAAAGTCAGGAGAGAAGTACGAGCCTGCTTAGCTTCTGCACCATATGAAGCGTCGAACTCCATAGAGGCCAGAAGACGTACCACAGACGCAATCTTGGTGGGAGAATCATCTACCCGCTCGAAATATTTGTAATTTGTGTCTTCGATCCTCAGACCATAGATACAATCTTCACCCTCTGCCAGGGGAACCCAGCGCTCAATATCACCATCAATCTTGGACTCGACAATTGCGGAGGTCCCTTCTTTTCTTTTGAGGACATAAAGAGATTCATTTATATTGTCAATCATGCAATCACCCTCTAGTTTATTGTATCATTAATTTTCTACGACAATCCTATCAAATTGTCTGCCATTACCTCCTTCAGGTCGATGTTCAAAGATTCGAATAAACTACGAGGCAGTTCCTCCTTACACCAACGGAAATCATACTTATCTATCTCAGGTATGAAAAACTTGACCTCTAGCTTGATAATAGAACCATACCGATACTGACATGGTAGTTCCTGATAATTGAGGATTTCGTAAGGATAGTCATCCTTCATGGTAGATTTAAGAAGTCCAGTATTGCTTGAGGTTGATCCTTTGATTTTAGGCGACCAAAATATAAATACTCTCCCCAAGGCATATGAAACTGCATTGTCATGGTTACCATTACCCCTGGAAGGCAATTACTTTCTTGGGTCTGAAACTCAGTAATCTGACAATCATCCTTCACAGGGAACCTCCTCGATTACAGGAGTTGGGTTTAGCTTCTCCTGATGCTGGGTCCAAACATGGACCTTGATTGATTCAATTAGTTCAGGTGCCAGATCGAATGGATCGTTGTCCTTTGGAAGAGTGATAACTTGAGTGTCAAAGAAATTTTTCAGTTTGTTGTAGTATTTACGCTGGGCATCCTGGCCTGGGTCATCACCATCCATGCAAAGAAAAATCATCGAAGGGCTTTTCTCGAGCAATAACGATAACTTCTTATCAGACCAACTTTCTACTCCAAAGATCGCCATTGCCGGGATACCATTCATGTGGAACCGGATCGCATCCAATGGCCCCTCGACCAGGACAATCGGACACTGAGGGTGACAGTAATCATAAAGGTATAAGAACTGAGCAAAGTCCGCGCCCTTATAGTTGTTATAGCGCATAAACTCGTCGGTGTCGGTCCGGCGTCCAACGTAGGCCATCATAATCCCTTTGATATAAACCGGGAGTAAGATACGAACAGCACTTAGCTGCTCCTCCATGACATTATTCTCGTTGGCCTTCACCTGGGTGTCATACCACCTAAGAGCCTTGAAATATCTCCACCATTCTTCAGGGACACCTCGATAGGCTCCGGACCATTGCTCCAATCTGAGCGTGGACAGATCAGGAAGGTTAGCAGATCTGAACTTATTGGGATCTGGCTTAAAGAGATTGTTGATTTCCATCCCGAAATCAACAGCAATTTTATCCAACGTCCCAACAAATCCGCACGACTTACATTTAAAAGGATGAGGCGGTTGGGTACTAATAACACAGGAAGGGTTCTTGTCAGGATGGGCAGGGTTGGGACACTGGGCAAGCCAATATTTGCCCATAAACTTGATCGACTTGCCCAATTTTTCAAACAGTGCTTTTACTTGTCCTTCATTCATCGAGTACTCCGCGTAGATAACACCCGGTCACCTAATAGTAAAAGTTAAACAGTTGGAGGTAAACATGGATTTAATGGCTGCTAATTCTTTGATCATTATAGAGTTCTCTCATAATGGGACGTTATTGGCTCTTCACGATATTTTCACCGACTCTAACCGACTCGATATTAGAGGGTTGATACAGTCAGGGATTGAGTTCGTATTCGCTCAGACGAATTCTACCCTCACCATCAACAAGTTATCATCGGGCTATCAGGTATTAATTGAAAGTTGCGTAGACAAGGTGAATAGTTCCCTTACCTGCAAATGCTTTGATACTTTTGGCTGGTCGATGTTGGATCGATCTAATTTCATTCAGGAAAACATCAGTGGTCGAGAAATTGAATCCACCAAACTGGCCATGGATATCTTCCCTCAAATTCTCGAAGAAGGGGAATTGTTAGAAGATGGTTCAAAGATCAAAGGGTACACGAAGAGAGAAAAAGGGGATGAAGGGGATGGAGTCTGGGAAGATATTCTACCCTGCTCATTAACTGAGTTACTTATGAGCCGAGCCTCAAGACTCACTGAGTCCGAGACTCTGGTGTTCAAGATTCCCACCTACCCGATGTTTGAGATCCAGAACATCCCTAACATGACTTTCACTCAGCACTGGTTGATTAAGGGAAAGAGGTCATAAATGATAAGTGCTCTACTTGCTATCCTTGGTGAACATGGCTACCTTCCAGATAGCTATGATGAAGAATCTATCTGGATCAAGCTGGAACAATTCATCGTCGATGCAGTAGAGCACGATCTATCTGGGCCGTTGAACCGAATTAATAGTTTACTTGGGATTGATGGCATTAGTTTATCTGATAATTTGTCAGAAGATATTGGGCCAGGGTGTCCCTACCTGGGTGTTAACTTACAGACGAAATGTGGTCTGAGAAGCTGCCCTAATTGGCAGAAAAATCATGAATGGAACTGTAAGTTCTTAGGCAATGATCTGACACTTAGAGATGATGATATCAGCCAGATTTTAGGAAAAGTCGGCAAGGGAAGCAGCGCTGAGATCTTAGAAGAACAATTCCCACCCTCCCATGAATATTTCAGGGACCTGGGTTGCTGTGTCCTTTGTGGAGAACCTGAGGCCAAATTGGTCACTCCCAATCATAGGGTCTGTGACAATTGCCTTACTACTACTTCTGGTGGGATCAATCGGATATTTATAGAACTGAAATTTGGAAAACCAGCCAGAGCAGTCCTAGAATATATCATTGCTAGATGGCACTCAACCCCAGAGCAGTCTAGAATCCTTGGTATTTCAACTGAAGAGTTGAACGTGTTGTACAAGATGTACTCACTCAACCCGACTAAATATCTAACCAAGGATGAGAAACGATTTGTGAATCCCTTCGTCAATAGCAAGAAGACAGCTAAGAACACCGTTGATGAATACCTGCAACGGGTCTGGTTTAGATATATTGGATTCCGCAGAATTCAGAGCGTGAGAGAAGAAGTCCTGAAGCTGGGTGAAAATCTCATGATTGAAGCAAATAGCTTCCTAATCTCCAGGAAACTAGAGGGATTCAAGCAGCTTTAATTTTTCGTTGCATGCGTCGATGATGAATTTCGCCCGAGTGATATCCATCATTCCGGGAGCACAGTGATTGAGGGCCAAGGTGCATCCTCCTGGCATCACCACATAACAGGGATCGTGTTCCCCTGGTTCATCGTAGAAAGAGAAGGGGATATCTGGCCAACCGCAGATTTCCAATATTTCTTTTTTAGTCATGGCAGGAAGTTGAGACATCACTTATACCTTACGGAGTTCCTGAACAGTAACATTCAGGAGGGAACGAGCTGAGGGATACATCTCAGGAGGCACACAATGATCGATGATCAACAGGCAAGCCTTCTCCCATGCCTTATCCCTCTTATTGAGATCAGCACAGCGACAGGAATGCCATCCTCCAAGAAGATCACATTCTTTCCGGTGTTCAGCCAACCTAGAATTAGGCCCCTCGCATCCAGGTTTGCCACAGTAGGGAGTCTTGACTCTAGAATTACAGAGGCACATGGGTGCTCCAAATCTTGAATTTCGCTCTTGGGGAATTTCTTCTACCTATCTAACCTGGGATTATTTTAATCAATTGACTGTACAGATAAGAGTACCGGAGATATAAACTGATTTCCCTGTAGCTTTATCCACGAAATTCATACCCTTACCATCCCCATCTGGGGTATCCTCTGAATCCCATTCTTTGACGGGTCCTGTACCTGAATAAAGCTGAATATGCCAGGAACACTTCTCTTGAGTAGTCTGTTGTTGGGTCTGCTGAGTATGTTGGTGTTGATCTTGAACCTTAAGAGGGGGGGCCTTTCTCACAACCCATAAGGAGAATAATAGTAGGAATAAGCAAGAATTTATTCATTTTGGCTCCATTTTCCATTGGATTTGCCACCATGACCCATCTCGCTGGTCATCCTTCCACTCGATCTTGAATAGAGCAGCGGCCCAACCTGCCTTCAGGTATTTCTGCGTGAGATCGTTCTCGATTTTGGCCAAATAATCACGATCATACCGGAGGTGAGGTTCCCTTGGACCGAGCACAATAGGATCAAGGCCCAAACAACCAGCTGAACCAAGTTCAACCAAACCTGTATCGATTACACTCTCAGTTTTGTTAACAGTATTCTCAAATTCTATTTTGAGGAAATTGGGACCGATAGCCATAGGAATTCTCCTTCTGGCTTAACAATTGTCAGTTTACTCCCAATATCCTTCAAATGATACTGAAGAGGTGATAGACTGGGAACCGGTGGCTGTTCCAACTACGAAACGAGCAGTAGAGGCAATAAATTCACCTGGGTTTACTACGATTGGAGTGGTAAATGTAGCGTTTATATCAGTTGCGTTCTGACCAATTACGGCAGCGATAGGCCAAAACTGGGTACCAATTTTGGTGTGACGAGGAGCCTTAGCGTTAACAGCATCAGCAGTAGCCAGGGAAATTGCTGTATGACCCCAAGCGAGACCCCAGAGTAGAGTAGTTGGAGTAGTAGCAACTGTAGCACCGGTATTGATTGAAGTGATACGAACACCAGTAATAACCAAACGTTTAGACATCTGAGTAGCAGACTGTGCTGGTATCTGGAAGCTAGTGATGATATTGTCGCCAGCAGCAGCGACGTTAGAACCCTGAGCGTTAAACTGTACAACACCACCTAGACCGGCAGCGTTACCAACAACAAGGGCAGTGTTGGAAGCAACACCAGTAGCAACGTAAGCAGTAGCGTTACCAAACGAAGGGGCTGATTCACCGATGGCTGAACCGAAAGGCACGTTAGCGGCATGCTGCTGCATACCAGAAACAATCTGGGACCATGGTTTCTGCCAATCACAACCATTCTGGGTAATCCACTGCTCAGCAATTTTAATCTGGGGAGCAAGTGAGACTGCGTTGATGGTATAAACACGCACTAGCTGAGGTGGATTTGGCTGATAGCAAGGACCAGGGAGACCCACAGGAGTGGCTAAGGAGGCCACAAGAATCTGATCAATATAGAACTCACAACCTAACTGAGTGGCGACAATAGTGTAACGATGCATTACGTTATCAGTCGGAAGTGTTAGGGGTGAAGTCTGATATTCAGTACCGTTAGCAGAAATGATACCAATGAAGGTACCACCAGTTGTCCATCTGAAGCAGAAACCATCCAGCAAGCCCACTGAGGTAGCTGAGGTGATTAATCCAGCACCAATCTCAATGCACTTGTTGACTTGGTTATTGGCATTGACAACAAGTGCTTCCATCTCGTAACGAGTCTCGTAACCGCCATAGGTAGGAATGGTAGTGTAGGTCTGATAAGCAATACCCGTAGTGGTCGCAACGCTCAGACCGTTATTCAACCAGAGGAAACCACCGGCAGTAGAACCTGCGGAAGAGGTCATGGTGGTAGCAGTCTGCTTCAAGGCATCCTGAGGAATAGCGTTGGCAGCAGTCGCAGAACCAGCGAAATTAACATAGAATACCGGACGATCTACTGCAGCATGAATTCTACCCTCTGTAGATACTGGAATGGCACGATTCTGAGTTAATCCCGTAGTCCCAAGGATTTGACCGCTGATATTGGCGAATCCAATGTTGTCGGTCGTAGACTGCGGTAGAGTTACGAATGCATTATTTTCATTGTCAACCTCAATCATATTTCCACTGGTTGCGCCGATTATATTTGATGGTAATGGCATGTAAAGTCCTCCTAGACCCAATTCCAATTAATATTAAAAGTTCCGATCATTGCATCCTTGCATACTGCATCCACTTGAAATCCTGAATCTTCAATTGGAGCCTCTGCTACTAAATGAATGAAAAGTGCCGCATAAATGTGATCCGTAACAGTGTGATCGGAAGTTGCTACTGCTGCAAGATAAGCATTTGGTATTGAGGTGCTTTCAATCGATGGACTTGACACTACTACAGATGCGGTGTTAGAGCCAGGAAAAGCACCAAAATCAAGGACAGCGGTACCACCAATTCCAGCGGGGCCAGTCTCGCCAGTCTCGCCAATTCCATAATAAGGAAGGCTACCCCAGGTTGTTACCCCATCTCCTATTTTTAGTTTACCTGTGTCTGTTTCATACCCAGGTTCACCTTGACCCAACAAAGTATTACTAGCAGTCCACAGGGCAGCCGTACCACGTCTTAATTGTATTTGTTCGGCCATTAAGGAGTTCCTCCATCGACTGCGGATATTGCTACAAAATTCGTGCTGGGACTTCCCCCATCAAGATTTCCTATTCCCATTGATTGTACCATGAAATAAGGCAAACTGTTCCAAGCGGTTACCCCATTACCAACTTTGATCTGCAATAAGACAGTATCATACGCAAACTGTCCTAGAGCCAACGTAGGATTCAGGGTGGCCCAACCAGTAGTCGTGTTACATGAGATCTGTACCATGAAATAAGGAAGACTATTCCAAGCAGTAGTCCCATCACCCATCTTAATCTGATGAAGCAAGGTATCATAACCAAGTTCACCACTAGCCAGGATGGGATTGATTGTGGCCCAGTTTGTGGTTGTGTCGTTTCTTAGCTGTATCTGTACTGCCATTAGCTAGCTCCCCCAGCATTCAGACTTAGTATTCCATAGACTGAATTGGCTTTACCACCATCAAGGTAAGTAGAATTTTCATTAATAATGGTCGTACCACCACTTCCACCAGTAGAAACAGAGGCTACAGCAAGCCATCCTGAGGCACTAGCCTGTAAGGTTACTGAGGCGTTTTGTGCTCCAAGAATATAGTTAGCGACCCCTTCAACGGTGTCAGAGCCACTGCCAACGATAGTTACAAGATTAGTTGTAGCGTCAACTTTCTTGACACTCAAAATGATCCCATAAGGGCTATCGAAGGCAGAAGAAATAGGGGGCAGAGTAACTACAAGATTTCCAGAGACAGCATTCACAAAAATCCCACTATCCTGCACAGACGCTGAATAATCAGTTGTCTGAGTAGCGACATTAGAGAAGTAGGAAGTTACTTGAATACCATTCGGAGCAATCATTCTGTGACCTTATCTAACTTAACCTTTAGCCAACAACCACTACTCTGACGGTGTTGGAAGCAGGAGCAACCCCAAAAGTGACTGTAATAGTGTTAGAAGTAGCTGCGGCCCAATCCGCGAGGAGAGCAACACCACCAGAAATGAGCGTAACCGCTGCGACCACATCGGTGGTTCCAAGGTTATGGGTAATAGTGTAGGTAGTAGTAACTCCATCACCGATAGTAGTAGCATATTTACCAGTGGCTCCCAGATTTGTTCTGGCTCCTGATGCAGAACCAGAACCAGTACCACCGTTGACCACAGGAAGAGTTCCTGAGATACCTCCACTGTTGACATTATAAGGGATCTGAGCGATCGAGATAGAAGTGGTATCAATTGTAATAACGCCAGTGGTGCTAATATACCAGACAGATCCTGCATAACTGGTACCACCCGCAAGAACCTCTATCTCTACGCCATAGAAGCCGTGGACAGTTGAACCGGAAGGGAAATCAAGGGGTCTAGTAAGAGCGGAACCAGAAGAGTTCCAAACCCAGAGTCCATTTTGAGAAGCGGCAGTCTGGCCTGTCAGTAAAATTCTCTGGGAAGCTGATAGACCTACACCATCAATAGTAGCGCCAGGAGAGGCAATATTAATATTCGCGACAGCAACTGCAACAACAGGAACCTTTTCAACCAAGGGAGCCTGATTAAGGGCTGCAACATTAACACCAGTACCGCCTTGATTAAGAGGAACGACACCAGCAGTAATCTGGGAGAAGTTAAGGTTGGGAATATCACCAGCAGATAAAGTAGTTCCAGAACTGACACGACCATAAGCATCAGTTGTTACCTTGGTATAAGTATTAGCAGAACCAACGGTTGGTAAGTCCGAAGCTACTAATAGTCTCCAAGTAGGAGCACCAGAACCATTAACTGGACCAAGAAATCCAAAGCTCTGAGAAGTAGAGGTAAGCCCGGTACCACCATTACCAATAGGTAAGGTACCAGTAACAATGTTAGATCCACCACCAAGGGCAATAGCACCGTAGGCCGCTTCATTACCTGTACCATTGGAAAGTAAGGGCTGACCGGTGTTGGCATTAGACTTCACTCTCAAGGCATTAGAAACAGCCTCAAGGGTGGTAGTACCAGTTAAGTTAACATAGATACTAGAACCACTGACGGTAACGCCATTGGTTCCAGTGTAAGATGCAGACGCACCACTCTGAGCAAAGGTGATACCAGTTGAACCCAAATTGATGGTGCCAACTGTGGTAACGATCCACTGAGTAGCCTGTAGAGTAGAACCCTGGGCCACAAAGAGATAGGCACCATTCTGGATTAATCCAGGTGTATCAGGAGTAGTATTATCAAAATCATCACTTCTGGTTAGAACCCAAGGAGTGCCACCAGTACCAACCGTGGTAAGAGTATAAATACCATTATTAGCAGCTGTGGCTTCGTTCTTGACCAGGATTCTTTGGCCAATAGTTCCCAGTGTAATTCCATCAGCAGAGGGGAATGCACCATTGGCTGAAGCAGTCAGGGTCATTGGCCCGGATGCATAAGTGTTCGTGGGAAGAGGCCCTGTAGTGGCGCAAACAACATCTGACTTTGGATAAAAACCAGCAGCAATACTCTGTACATAAGCTAAGTTAACACCATCAGTCTGATTGACTGGAGCGTTGGCAATGCTAATAGTATTGAACTGAGCATTACCACTGGAGTCCCTCAATACTAAAGTACTACCTGACGCTAGATTAGTAGCAGCATGTAATGTGGTATAATCTGCCGCTGACATAGTTCCAGGAACAGAACCTGAAGAAGCCTGAACATTAAGGGTAGGGGCAAGAGCTGTACCTGAATTGGTTAAGGCCGTGCCAGGGGTAACGCTGGTTACATATTGATCATCCAGAACGATAGTTCTCGTTCCAAGCTTTACCTTAGCTCGTCCTTGGGAGTCAGCGCCAGCAGAAGTATTGAACCAAATCTGACCAGTGCTAGGTGACCCAGGATCAGAGGCAAGATTCTGCAATACCACATTTAAAGCTTGATAATTACTAAAATCCAGATTGTTAATTATTTTCATTTAATGCTCCCAACCCTAGGTTAAAACTGCCATACCGGAAAATGCTCCACCAAAAGTCAGTGTGACCTGATTCTCAGAGTTATAAGTCACGTCCCCATAGACCTGCGCATTCGTGGAGTCTATTACTACAACACTTGGATATCGATTTAAACTATGATCTATCACCCAAATCCTCGATGGCATGCTTTGTGTAAAAGTATACCATGAAGAATCCCCAGGAATTCCTTGGGGTCCAGCCGGACCCTGTGGACCTTGGTCACCTTGAGGTCCCACTGTTCCCATTGGCCCCTCTGGTCCAACAGGTCCAGATGGTCCAGTCTCTCCCTGAGGTCCAGGTGGTCCAGTAATAATAGTCCACCAATCTGGAGTATCTGCAATATTACTTTGCTGATCTGTTATTGGATTAAATATCGGATGTTCATGCTCGTGTTCATGGTGTGATTCAGGAGTGTAAGTTCCTGTAGAACATCCAGTGATAGGAATTATTATTTGGTTTGATGTCGTCGCAGATTTCAGGAACCAAGTCCCAGTGCCTCTGACAGGACAATCAGCGGGGACAATTCGGTTAAGGTTATCATCAGTGCCAGTTATTTGACTGTAATAAATATAGACGTTCCCATCTATCTCTCTGATATCCCGATCGTGACATTTCTTTGAGGGTATTTGACGCAGGTCTTCGACTGTTTTTACAGTGATGTTAGCCATGTCTCCCTCCGTATTTTCAGTTTAACATCCAATTCCCATGGTCCTTGGGAGACTATTGACAGAGAAATCTTCTTGTGGTATAATGGAAAAATGAGCGAACTGGACCTCTCCACTTTACGCGAACTCCCGGCCTGGAAGAGCCTGGAAGAGTCCCGGAAGCTCAAGCTGAATGGCCTCCGCGCCCAGATCCTGGCCAAGGAAGGCAGTCTCAAGGAACTGGCCAAGGAAATACCCCAGAACCCCATGGGAGGGTGGTTTTCCGGTGCAGCCAACGAATCCCTGGAAGTCGAAATGACCTTCGGACGGATCAAGAATGATATCAAGGCCCTGCAAGCTGAAATTGCAAAGACGATCCGAATGGATACCAGGGTCCTGGCTGGTGGAGAGAGTGCCCGATATGGTTCCCTGATTGTCGCCTTGGACCCCTCAGGACACACTACGGTCTACCGGCTGGTCCTGGTCCGCGAGGAACATCTGGAGCGGGGCATCGAACATGTCGAACTGGGTTGCCCCTTGGCCGACTCCCTGCTGGGAATCACCGAAGGTGAAGAGTTCGAAATGGGTATCTACTACAAGACTAAGTGCGAGGTCCTAAAGGTAATTAATAATTAATAACTGGGATACCTTGTGTGAAATCCACGCCTGTGGTATAATAAAGGGAAGGAGAAATCCATGAATGAGCATAACCACCAAGCAACTTAAGGATATCATTGCCGTGAATATCATGGCCTGGGGAGAGAGACTTTCCAGTATGGTGATCGAGGAACCTTCCGCATCCCAAGCAAAGAACTGGGCACGGGTTCATAAGTGCAAGGTGGAGTTTCCCACCCCGGAAGAGTTTGAGTCCACCTTCATGGACGCAGAAGAGATCGGGATGATCAGAGAACAGCTTGAAGATGGCCCCGATGTGGATGGAATTGTCTTCAATGAAAGCTATGTCAAGACGGGCAATAGTTTCATCAGCCGAGTCTTCCAATGCAAGACTTGGGAATATCTCCATTGCCTATATGTTTTCACGGACGAACTAGATCACAATGTCGTCCTGATAACCATTCATGAGGACTGAGTGCTATGTGGGGTGAACCCAGGGACTACGAAGAAACTCACTTGGCCTCCCCACAGGAGGCCGTGAATGAATGGGCTAGGAATGTTGGGGCAGAGCGACTTGACTGCCAGTGGCTCCTGCACGACTGGGATGTATGGGTCCGCAACCCCCCACTACACTGGCCCCGAACAGCGTCACCCCGAAGATACTGGGGATTGGACGGTATGGTCTTTTGCAGATGGAACTCCCACCAGCGTTTATGATGATGGGAACTGGAAGCGCTATCGGGATCGCAACTGCTATTAGAATTCGTGAAGAAGCATATCAGAGGGTGTGATGAGACAGCTTAGCTTTTACTGCGGTGACTACCAAGCCGCATTGAAGTATTTTAACGCCAACAATCCAAATTCCCACATGGAGAAGCTCACCCAGGATCTGCAGACCGGCGATCAGATGGTTGAGGAAACCCGACAATATATAGGATCATTCCTCGACAATACCCTGATTACCTATGGGGCCTTCTGGAACCAGGAAACCAGCCCACTCTATTTGTTCTCCAATTGTGAGTTTGTGTTCAACACCCTGCGTCTACTGGTTGCCGAAGGGAAGCTGGATCGAAATCAGGTGAACATCCTCTATTTCGAGGATAAAGATGCCAATTCCCCTCACATGGGTCTAATGATCGGGAAGAATGGACAGCTTAACTGCTGGCCCTACGGATTCTTTGATACCATGGGGAAGCTGCTGACACGGCTGATGGAACTGCGCTAGCTTCCTATTGGAAATAATTTTACATAAGTCTTTATGTAGCCACTGATATCACTAAGGCCCTCCCACAACCTGTAGGATCCACACTGAAAATTTACGATCTCTGGATGTTTCTTTAGCCACTGATCCAATTTCGGCCATCTAATCTTATATGTAGCTAGCCAATGGATTCCGGGGATAACAATTTCTGCAGCGTTATTCTCGTACTTTGAAGGTATTGGTTTAAAATTAAATTGGTTACTAAAGGGATCTAATCGAGATAGCCATAATTTATAACCATCATCTGATGGGTCAACGTAGTTCAGGAGATGAAGTTTCTCACTTTCTCTGAGTCCGTCATAAGCTTCATTGTAGATTAATCTATATTTTTCCTCTTCATACTGTTGTTTAGCAAGATCGAATTTAGGAGCGTAACCCAATAAATGTTTCTTCAGATACTCGGTAGAGAATTGGATGGGATCAAACATATCCGCATCATCAAACAATTCAGGATAAAATTCATCGGAATCGTTTAAATATCCACTCACAAAATCAAAAACCTTCTTCGTCCCACGAATCAAAGGAACTAATTTATCAAAATCCTTAATCCTGTTACCCTTGAAATGGTTAATGACACTAAGTATATCACCTATGTGAACCTTCTTCTGAATCAGCAGATCAAGATCCTTTGCTATATAAGATTCATATTCCTGGCCAGGATAGTCCAAGGGATTCACACTTTGAAGAGTAATCTTTGGTGTCACCCAAGTAGGACCGTTCATTTTTCGCAAGTAAGGAACGCAATTAATCTTATTTTGGGCATAATCCATTAATCTTTCGTCACGTACATTTCTACTAGTGGCTACTTCAATCAGGGCGTCTATCATTCCCTTTGCTGCTTTTTGTTTTCTTATTTCTAAACATTTATCGAGAACCTCAGGCCAGACATAGCCTGCCTGTTTACAATATTGTCCAATTTTGTCCAATTTTGTATTAGCTCCCCAATCAACATAGTCTTTATCAGTTATTGGTATAATGAACCAATTTTGGAACATCTTAGGCTCAATCAACAGTTGTCTCTTCTTGATCTTTCCAGCCTTTAGCATTACCTCCATCTCTGAAAGAGTCTTGATGGGTATATCTTTCTGGAACTGATCAATATACTGAGCACGAAGATTCGAAGAAGTCTTCTTGATCGCACGTTCAGCTTCGGGCCAAGCTGCACCAATTACATAAAGGGCATAGCCTGCAGCCCACATACCCTTATTAACAATAGCGGCTTCAACATTAGGATCCCTGGGACCAAAATCTTCAAACCACCCTCTGATTAGATTTTCCTTATCCATGACCTGAGCATCAAACACCTTTGGTTCAAGTTCTGGATAGCGTCTAATCATAATACGCTCTAGTACGCTAGCGATCATGACTACTGACTTAGTACCTAGAATCTTTAGATATTTGTCCGAAGGTTCGACGTAGGGAAGAATCCTCTCACAATAATCAACCATCTCAGGATCTTTCGTCTTATCCCTTATTTCATGAACTAAGTCATAGACCTGATTATTTTTGAGATGATAACCATCTCTGAAGCTCCGATCCCCACGATCACAGAACTGACCTGAATCTGGATGTAACTGGGCGTAGGGTTTCCCATCTCGGTAAAAAATCCATAGGGGTCCATCCTTGAGATAGCTGGCAGCAGTCTTCGTACTGGCCGCCGTACACCAATTGGTATTTGATCCCAAAACTACCGCAGCCTGAGGGGTTGTTACCCGATAAACAATCCAGGGGTCTTCTTTATATTTAATCTCCGACCCATTAATGCCTTCGTGAACATTTCGCTTCTCTTGCTTCTTTGAATCACCAAATTCATCCAGAGCTTTAAACAGAGAATTGGGAGTATAGGAACCAATGTCTGTACTATGGGATTCTTTAAACTGTGAGTTCTTCAGGCGAGTGAATTTCTCGAGTAGACCACGAATCTTTTCGACATCCTCTGGTATTTTGATATTTTTTGCTTTAATTTGTTTGACCAGCCAGTCGGTATAATTAGAAGGGGGATCAATCTCATCAGCTTGATCCAAGACCTCTGGACCCACTGAATACTTTCGCATCAACAGCTCTTTCTTTCTCTCATTGATAACTGCACTAAACCGGAAGGTCATTTGAATTCCTTAAGATTCCCACATTGGTGTCATAACCTTAGCCCATACTGCACCATAAGAATCCTCACTTGACTGGTTGATCCAAGTTTCGTCAATTCCGGGTCCGGTGATTGCAATCTCGTCGGCAAAATCTTCTGTCAAGCATTGACTAATGCCAGTCTTCATTTCTTCGATAGAGCTGTAGTCTTCATCCCAACTGCCACCAGAGTCGGTCTGACGGAATTCCACATGATAACTGCCACTCGATGTGGGTTCCAGATCTGCTTTCTTCACCTTGTTCTTCAGAGGCTTGACAGCACTCTTGTCATTGCCAGATTTGTTGTCCTTGTTGAACTTGATCTGAGGATACTTTTTGGTCTTGGCCAACAGAGGATCAGAGAATGGGGTTTCCAACTCTGGAGCGCCCACATTTGGTCCATCGATTAGAGGCAGAACGGCACCCTTGTCGTTGCCAGAATCATTTCTCTTATTGAACACAATAGTTGGATATTTCTTGACAGATTTGAAGTTTAATTTAGACATAATTCTATCCTCTTTTCAATTTTAACATTTTGGGCTTTAGTTTTCCTTTGATACCCATTCCTTTCAGGAAATCTTTATCAGCATCAGTGATCTCAGGCAATGGCTCAAGATCCATCAATTGATCTTTGATCCCCTCCATCATTTTCTGATGTTTCTTGATTCTTTCTTCCCTTTCCTCCCTGGTCGCGAATGTGTTGTTAGCACAGTCTATACAAATGGTTGATTCACCATCCTCACTCACACAGATTGGATCTTCTTCGGTATCCTTGATTCCACCACCACACCAGTCACAATTAATCACATCGCCCAGACCAGCTTTCTTGGCTTCCAGCATCTCTTTCAGTTCACCGCCCTGATCCTTCAGTTCTTTCTTGTCTTCTTTCTTGGTCGGATGCTTGAGGAATTTCACCAGTTCCTTATGTTCATCAATGGCGTCCTCTAAGGACATCGAGTAAGTGTCATTCTTGATCGTGTCAGATTGCTTGACAAATGCTTTTAAATTAAGTTTCATAATCAGTCCTTTGGATCTAGTGTAACATTCAAGACCCATTTCTTTTTGCCAGAATCCCAGATTCGATACCAGCCCTTCTTGGCTGCTTCTTCCTGCTCATTTACACCCGCTGGAACTCTGAAGTTGAACTTATGCTTGCGTACCTGTTGTCTCGTGTAGTAATAATCAGGCCCCAGTTCTTTTACACATTCAAAGCCCAGATCTTGATAAAGTTTCCCAGTATGCAAACGATTATCTGAGAAACTTATTATCTTCTGATATTGATTGAGTTGGAAAATCAAATTAAGTGCTTTCTGATGTGGATTCCAGGTTTTATACTGATGGTCGAAACTCGCTCTGGTCCATTCTAGTTCGGCCCCAGGCCGTTTCTTGAAAACCCAAGCTCCGACAACCTTGGATTTATACTTCGCGCAAATGTAATGGGTCCCACTACACTGATTATCGCCAAGATAATGGAATTTGCTTAGAAATTCCTTCACATCATTCATATGACAAAATTCATAGGTTGGCTTGATACGCTTTTGTGATTTGGGAATTAGTTGATCGATGATAAGCTGCCAATTCTCATCTCCAAAGATCTGGAGCAAACGAATTCCGAACGATTCACATAAGAGATGTTTATCATGATCTCTTTTGGGTTCATTCGCTACAGCTTCCGAGTGCCATCTTAATCCTTGATATTCTATCCCAGTTCTAATAGAAGGAATCCAGATGTCAAGCTCATATGGCTTTATTATGGTTTTGTCTGAAAATAAAGCGTCAGGGAAAGATTTAACAATCAATTCGAAGATCTTGTGAGCGGGGCTTGTATCCGCCGTCCCTGCAACAACACAACCACAGCTAAGAGTGAACTCCCTCAGCACATCTTTACCAACAATCTCTTTAGAATTCCCACAATCACACAAAAACCGGAATTTCTCACCTGTTTTGAGACTGAACTCTCCTTCTGGCAATCGGTCGGGATCGAGTCGTAGCTTACCCCATTTTTCATTCAATATTAAGCGATCAGTAAAGTTACATCTCCCACAACGATGAACATTACCTCTAACTGCTGTCCGGAATGCTTTTATGGAAGTCCTACCACAATCACAGATGAACTGCACTTTCATAGCAGATCCCTGACTCCACTCATCCAGAAGAGGTTGATCTGGATCTAATCTCAGCTCGCCCCATTTTTGTTCGAGCCAATAGCTCTTCGGTTTGTCCTCGCAATGACCACAAGATTTTAGTTTTATAACTGCGTAGAACTGTTTGGTCGTTGTTCTACCACAGCTACAAATGAATACAAATTCAGAATGAGATCCTGGACCCCAATCGTTGGGAAGGAGCTGATTCGGGTCAAGATGCAGGGTACCAAACTTTGTATTAAGCCATTCTTCGCGCTTCATTAGTAAGTTAACCCAAATTTGTCTATACAGAAAGAGGGGAACCGAAGTCCCCCTCTTGACCTGTTTATGAACGACTCATTTAGAGTCTGGTGCCCTTGTTCACGCCGTTCGCGTTAACGATGACGGGTGCGACGATCTCGCGGATGAGCCAGCCACGTGCGGGGATACCCAGGACGTTCTTGTTGATTGGCTCGCTAACGAGGCCCTGGCGAACCAGGAACTGACCGAGAGTCTTGGGGTGTGAGAAGAAGTAAATCTCACCGGCCTGGAGGACGCGCAGCTGAGAGTTGATGAATGCGTCAGTGTGCATTGTCACACCAAGCAGACTACCAAGCTCACCAGTCAGCACGATTTCATGCTTGGTGACGGGATCAAACCAGGAAGCGAAGGTAGGATCAGCTACCAGATCGTTCATGAGGTTGTTAGCCATCCAGCAATTGCTCACTGGTAGACCGCGATTCTCAACCTGATTCTTCAAGCTCTGATAGACCGCAGGGGTCAAGCTGGAGAAGAAAGTGGGAACGTTGAGGGTGGCAGCAGCCTGATCAGCCAGGGTCTTCCACTGGCGGTCTTCCTGCACCATGACCATTTCCATACCGTCCTCAAGCTTCTCTTCAAGAAGATCAGCACCGAGGCGAGCGAGTTCCTTTTCCTCAATCAGGATGTGTGACTCGATGTAATTCTCACGCAGGTAAAGCTCTCTCTGCTTGATGTGAGATACAGGGGTCTGGCCATCAGTTGACATCGAGAAAGCAAGGGTATCCTGCTTGCGGATGTAGACTTTGCACTCTTCCTGGACCTTGAGTTCACGTTCCTGAGCGAAACGGCGAAGGAAACCAGTACGGCTGATTGTGGTGCGGATTTCGTTGGTCACTTCTTCACCGATGGTGCCGAAGTTTGCAGCGGAACGGGTTAAGCTAGCGGTGCGGATATCAGAGGCTAGCTGATCCAGGGTTTCGCGAGCAGAAGCCTGCTTCTGAATCTGGCCCTTCTGAGCAGCACTAACGATGTTAGCAATCTGCTGGAAGGCATCACGCTTGTTGTAGGCGTTAATCTCGCCATTGCTGTTTGCGACGGCTTCGTTGGACTGGGAATACCCGCCCTTGGAGGTCACGCCACCAGCTTTCTGCTCTGAGGCAGGAATGTCGGTACCGGTAAGGGTAGCAACAAACGGGTTTCTTTTTGGTGTTACGGCCATTTTAATTACTCCTTTGTGGAACGGTTAAGCTTTTCTAAAGCGGTTGCAGCTTCAGTGGCGGTTGCTTGGTGAAGAGACATTACGGAATTATCCGGCAGAACGATATAGCACTTGCCATCTGCATCGTTGATTACTTCCACTCCCTCACCGTCAATTTTTACATCAATGGTGACGTCCTGGTCTTCTCCTACTCCTAATTCTTCAATTGTGGTTGGAATTGGATTCTCTACTAGTGGGTCCAATTCATCTCCCGTTACTGCAGAATCGGGTGTGGGATCTGGGAAGCTTTCCTCAATTTCAGGAAACTCAGCTTCATCATCAGTCAGGTCGGCAATTACCTTAAGCTCAGAAATGGCATTAGATAACGCGATCTGGAAGAAACCAATGCTGGCATGAGATCCAACATGGGCAATACGAGCCTTAATGACCGGATTGGAAGCCCTGGAAACCAGAGCCTCCAGGTCCTTGTCAGTGATACCTTTAGCCAGGGCCGCAGTCGCCTCCAGCTGAGCAATTCGCCCAACCAGTGACTCAAGTGACTTTGCGACTCGCTTCATGGATCACTCCTCTTATACGTTGTATTCGATACCGAGGAAAGGATCGGCAGCGGATGGGACCGAGATGCAAACGCCGCACTGATTGCCAGCACCAGAAGTGCCAACAAAACCACCAGCCAAGAGTTTGATTGCAGTACCAACGGTATAAGTATCGTTAGCCTTGAAGTTATTCACGTACAGGCGGGTCAGACTGCGGAAGATAGCGGCCTTACGGATGAACGCGGAAGCGGAGGGGATTGGGCTAATTCCAAGCATTGCCTGCTGCATTGGTGTCAGCTGGTAGTTGTAATTAACGGTCATTGACTCACCAGCGTGTGCAGCCACGAAAGTTACCTGATTACCGGAAACGGTGAAATCAGCACCGGCAACTGCGCCGTTCTGATTGAAGAACACCATATTGGTGATGGAGGTAGTATCGGGCAGAACCACGGTCAGAGGAGAGGTGGAAGGAACCTGTAGGGCGTAGCCATAACGGGTGCCGAGAGTAGAGGCATGCTTATCAAGGTAGAGGAAGCCAACAAACTGGTCGGCATTGGTGCCACCAGAAAGCAACATGACTTCGTTACCGAGAGCATCAGCACCACGAACCATGGCAAGACCAGATTCAGTGGGATCTACAGAAGCATCAAGAGCAAGCTCAATGATGTTTGTGTACTGGAGACGGGAAATATCTAGCATTTTTGTTTTCTCCTTGGGTTAGCGACTTAAAAAGCCGGTACGGAAATTTCTGGTTTCAACTGGAACCACTGGGACGCTGGCTTTGTGCAAACGAGCAGCAAACTCACGGTCAGGGGTGTAATCGGAAGTGGGAAGACCCTTGCCGAAATCGGAACTGGCGCGGGAAACGAACTTCTGGAAATCTTCCTTGACAGAAGCAGAATATCCGCTGATTTCATCAGTTACTTCCTGAAGAGCGGCAATGAACTCACCGTCGTCGTGCATTACGCCATGGGCGAACACATCAGGCTGGTCAATGCTTGCTTCAGCAGCAGCTTCGAAAATGCGAGCGCCGAGAGGATTGGTGCGAACACCGGCCTTCAAGGCAGTCCAGGCAGTTGCCATGTCATTGAAAAGACTGACGCGAGCTTCAGCTTTGATTGCAGCAACATCAACGGGTTCCTGAATGGAAACCACGCGACCCTTGCTAATGAAAACCTTAGCTTTCAGGAGAGGCAGGACTACTGACCAGCCACTCTTCTCAGCAGCTTTCTGGACCTGAGCGGTAAAGGTAGCAGTATTGTTGAACAATGCCAGTACATCCTCACTCTTGTCTTCCTGATCCGCATAAGCGACGGTAGCGATGGGGAACCCATCCCTGGTCAGGGTCAGAACTGGGTTCTCAGTGGAACCTGTCTGCACAAAACTTGCCTTGCAGCCTTCAAGACCTTCCATGCAAGACTTGGTGTCAGCTTCTTCACTGTAAGCTTCTGGCTTATCAGCTGGAGGGGCCTGAGTCTCTAGATCGGTTGGTTCTGGCTCTTCACCTTCAGTTTCCTCACCTTCGTCGTCATGCACTTCGATGGTAATCATAGTAATGGGTTCGCCATCACCATAATCCTCGATCTGCAGGGGTTCAGTAGGAACAACTAAAAGATTGCCACTTGGGGTGGTATAGACCTGAGCGTCTAGCTGCTCAGCTCCTTCTGGAATCTCGACATCGCTAGTGAGCTTAGTCTCAACCGCAGGAACTTCAGCTTCTTCTGTCTCTACATCAACAGGAGGAGGAGCCTGGGTTTCGTCTTCAGCGCGACGCTTGTGATTTCCAGAGGTTCTTTTGTTCAGTTGTTCAAAGCTTTCTCTTGCCATTGAACGGACCTCCGTAAAAAGAAATGGTTAATTTGACGAGAAATCGTCTAGTTAATTTTCCCATGGCATAGATCTTGCATTTTAATAACGTGGGGTAGAAAATTGGAAAAGTGTGGTAAGGGGAAGGTAAACCTATAATAGACAAGGCAAGGTTTACCTATTTCCAATGACGGTTTGTTGGGACAAAACCTTCTGCTCCATTATAGGAGCCGGGAACTAAATAAAATTAGGTTATGATGTAAAGGAGAATCTATGAGCAAAAAGGATTTTTGTGGTTGTAGAGTGACTAGAGATAGTGATGGCCAATTAATGTGGTTAGTGCGCTTCGAAAATGATGGGTTTGTTTGTCATAATACAGGTGATGAAGAGACTAAGATGTTCATTGCTGGGGAGGAATTACCTGAGACATGGTATGACCTTGATGAAATTACTTTCTTTGTTGATCCCATGGACCCCCTTACATCAATGATGTCAAAATTACTCGACTTTTTCTCCAATGATTCCCCTAGCAGTCTGCATTATATCAAGAAGTCTATGATCTATGATGATGGTACTTCCGAGATGTTAGAATGTGGTTTTAAAGTGGTATATCAGGGAGATCTCTGGAAGATCAAGGCTGAGAGGGTCCTAGTGAATGACTAAGGGCATAGATATTAAGTCCAAGAATTCTGATCTACAAATCTTCGTTAAAGATGAATTAAAAACCTATGGCTGGGAGGATGTGGTACCTGTATTCTTTGCTTCCTGGGTATCTGGGGTACCCTCTGTATTAATTGGTGATCCTGGGGCATCTAAGACTACATTCCTACAGCGTTTTAGTCTGGCATTGAAGGAAAAAACTGAGACATTAGACCTCAAGTATCTGACTCCTACTAGACTTCTTGGTATCCCAAATCCAGATAAACTACGACAGGGGATCCTAGAATATGTAGGTGGTCTGATTGCTACCCGTCCTAGGATTGTTATCCTTGATGAATTGACCCGCTGCAATGATGGTGTACAGAGCTTGATTCTAGAGTTCATCAGAGAGGGCCGGTTAGATCAGACTTACATTGCTTGTAAGAGAGTTTGTACTGCCAATCCCCCTATGAGTGGTCTGGTCCAGGTGAGTTATCTCGACTATGCTAATGCTACCCGTATGGTCCATATCGAAGTCCCAAACCTATCCAAGGAATTATTCCCTACCTTCGTGAAGGAATGGGGCCTGAAATGGGAGCCTACTCAAGAAGCCTGCGAATTGGCCAAATATGTGAATGGTCTAGAACTGAAGCTACCTGATGCTGAGAAGCTCCAGATGATGACGACCACAATTCTTGGATCGTTGGTTGACTATAACATCAATGGTAGACAGCTAAGCAATCTGATGCGTCTATTAGTGGCTACCTACACGATCGAACAGTCTGGACTCCATACCTACACCAGTGATGATATTGGTAGAGTGGCTGTCTCAATCGTGCCATTGAAGCTCACCAAGAACAAATGGACTACCCAGGCGGATGTACTAGCCTCTGAGGTCGCTAAAGATCTTCCGCTTCTGCCCTGGCAACACAAGGAGAAGGATAACACTTCGGTGATTGCATCCCGGCAGGTTGAAGAGATCAAGAAGACCTTGGCAGAGAAACAACCCGAAGAGCTAATCGAAATCATCAAGAGCGGTGATCAGCTGAATAGCTTTATTGCCTTCGGAGAGCTAATCAAGAATATGGCTGTCAATTCCAGCTGGAATATTCCATTCGACAACTTTGACGCGATTCTTAAAGCGGTTTAGATTGCGATCTTGATCTGTTCTGGATAAAAGGCAACCCAGGAATCCGCTCGATCATGAGCGGCTTCATATTCATTTCGATAAACTAACCCATCGTAACCGTTCATAGTGGCTCTAATCTTGGGGATCAGGCCCTAGATCTTTCACACGTTGAGGGTTTTTGATATTTAAATAGACTGGTATATAGCGAATTCCTTCTTCTCCGCGAAAATCCAAACGATCGGCATGTTCATCCACCTGTGAGAGAGTACCAAAATGGGCACCCATTTTTGTATCGAATGTACCAAAGTCATGTGAAGTGACATGATATAGTTTTAAAGGTTTCCCTTTAGAATCAACCACCTTGCTGCCTGAGAACCAGAATGTATCAAGTTCGGCGGTCTTAAGAAAAGCCCTCAGGGTGAGTTTCATTTTATCCGTCCCTATATTTTTCGCCCAGAGCGTTAAGGGCGAGAAAACCTTTATCTGTGCCTCTCCAATTCTCCCCAGTGAAGGTATCAATCAGGAAGACTGTGTTACAAGCACAGTAAGTCTTTAGAAAGTGTTTGACTGCCGCGAAATTAAGGGACAACCTCGGCCCTATTATTTCGAAGACCCCCAATCCATCAGTGGAGAGTCTACACCAGCCAGCAGCCTTCATCGTGTCTGCTATGTCACCGAAATCCTTGTAGTCTCTTTTGACAATTTGGTACGCCATATCACGATGACCCTCGTAGGCACAAGGTATCATTTCGAGAGTGTTCAAATTGGCCCAGCCACACCCTGATGGTTGTTTGATATTAGCAACCAAATGGAGTTTCATTACATATACTCCCCGGTCACCACGTTCATGATTTTCACGTGCTCAAAGATCGCGATGCTTCCGGCCTTGTCGCCTTGGACATAAGCGTCGAAGCCTTTCTTGCGCAGGGTTTCGAAGAACTCAATCGTCGCGTGGTTCATTTTCTCGTAGTGCTTTTCTCGATCGGCCTCAGTGGCGTGATAAGGATTTCTAACATCGAGCCAGCAGGTGTATAGTTCCCCTTCTTCTCCAATAAGGTTTGATTGGTACTCTTGATTCTTGGTGAACCAGATACCTTCCGGCTTTCGTTTCAATACATTCAATTTCTTGGCCGCGCTACCATGGTACATACGACAGTTAATCTCGGTCTTAGGGAATGGACATTTGGACTGTTTGAATTCAGTCTTGAATCCTTTTCCCTTCGCAACAAAATGGAGTTTCATTTCTTTCTCCGATAATTAAGCTTCCGACTATACTGGTAGTGATTAGCCTCAATCCAACCCACCACCTTGTCCAGGTCCGCAGCCTTGAAATAGGGATGACTTTCATCACCCACGTACCACTCGTCGTCATACCCATTCTTTGAGACAGGTACAATATTCCGAGCAGAAGGACCCCAGAAAATAATCTGCTGCTCTTCATCACCAAAGTGGGAAACTTCGATTCCACTGGCTCGGAAAATAACAGCCTCTGTGCCATACTTGTTGGTCGGATAGTTGTAATTGATGTCAAAGGCGAAATTGTAACCAATGCCTCGTTTCCTGTTCTTAAACCAAGTGGTCAGACCAAGCTGCTCCATTTCCGCGAAGCCATACTTGAAACCGTCAGTCGCGATTGCGTAGGGGTCATCACAGAAGTGAATCAACCACCCATCCTTGAACACGCTATCGAATTCCAGATGCATGTAAGAGGGACATTCTACCGCGTCGTGGTTCATTGCATCATATTGCTTCTCATTGAAGAATTTGACCATGAGCGCATCAGGCATCGAATAGATTGAGTCGTAATTGAAATCCCCGTCTTCACCAAACAGGGTGATGAATTCACTCACTTCTTCATAAGGTTCTTCTTCTAAAAATTCCGAAAGCAAATGGGGAAAGACACTGGCTAGTTCACGCCCTTTATCAGCCTCATCCATTTCCAGATAATTCTTAAGATGCACAATTTCTTGGCAAAGGTAAGCCTGTCTGGTGATGTGGGCCTTTAGGTGTAGTCTCATGAACTCATTGTATCATGCCGATCGATCCGCTTGTTCGAGCAAATATTCGGCCAATAACCGATCTTCAGGTTCCCCCAGGATTCCCTTGGACCACCGGGCCATCATGTGAAATAGCTCGAATAATTCGCTGATGTAGACGGTATCGCTCTTGAACAAACCGAGCATCCGAGCAATTTCTGATGCCAGCTGCTGGTGCACTAGCAGATGTTCCTTGTATCGTGGGTATTCGACCTCCCGCATCAATTTCTCTTCGGTAGCGAAATGCAGGTCGAAATATATGACCAGGGAGGCAAACGAATTCCGAATTTCGGATTCTCTCACCGGGGCTTCAAATGATGCGAGAAATCGGTTGAAGATAACCACCAACTGTCGATGCTGACTATCTATCTTTTCATGACCTGTTTCACAGCAAGTATGCCAGTGAACCAAATACGGATTAACCATTTCCTCACCTTTCGGGATTTATTATCAAAACAATAAGCGGATCTTCACCAGTGTAACAGAGGATCCGCTTATTGTCAAGTTAAATCCTTAAAGTAAGATGCTAGCAAGCTCGCTCAAAGCGGAACGCTCGCCCTTGGTCAAAATGATGGAGCCAGCGATAGCACGACCCCTGAATTTCTCAGCGATGTAGGTCAAGCCATTAGTGACCCGATCCACGTAGGGATTATCGATCTGATCAGGGTCGCCGGTCAAGATAACTTTAGTGTTCTCACCCGCTCTAGTTAGAATAGTCTTAACTTCTTTCGGGCTGAGATTCTGGGCCTCATCAATGATCATAATCTGATCAGGAATACTGCGGCCTCTGATATAAGTAAGAGGCTCAATGCTGATATATCCTGCCTCTTCCAAATTGGCTGCACTCATAGATTTCTTGTTGCAATTTCCAATGAAATCCAAGTTATCATAAATGGGCTGCATATAAGGACGTAATTTTTCATTGATATCACCAGGAAGGAATCCGATATCATTGCCCATGGGAACGACCGGACGACTGACAAGGATTTTATTATACTTCTCATCCTTTACAGTCAACTGGAGGGCTGCGGCCAGGGCCAGTAGAGTCTTTCCCGTTCCTGCCTTGCCAATTAGGGTGACCAATTTAACATCTGGATCGAGAAGAAGAGCGAAAGCACATGCTTGTTCCGGGTTCCGGGGCTTGATGCCATAAATGGCTTCTGGAGTTACTGGGAGGACTATTTCTCCCATACATCTACCGATTACCCATTCGTTATCACCAAACTGACAGAAAGTATTGACATGCATTCCTAGGTTGGAAGGAACGCCACCAGCATAAAGAAGGTTGACAGCGGTCTCAGCCAGATCGGGATCAGAAATCTCCGCTATTACGATCCCGCATGCGACATTATCGGCCTTGTCGGTAGTGTAGTCTTCAGCCTTGAGATCTACTGCATTGGCCTTAATTCTCAGGTTAGTATCTTTTGACACCAGGATGGCTTTGTGAGCAAGGGCACAGGAGAGGATCTTGTTGTCCACCTTGGAGCTATTGTCTAGGTCAAAATCATCAGGTAGCAGATGGAACTTTGGATCAACGAGGATCAAGCCACCACTTTCCCCGATAGGGACTCCTTCCCAAATATTTCCGGACAGTCGTAGTTTATCCAAACTACGAAGAACTTCCCTGGCATTCCTATTCAGTTCTGAACCACCTTTTTTGAATTCATCGAGTTCCTCTACCACACAAATCGGGATGACTAGTTTGTTATCTTCGAATTGGAAAATGGAATCTGGATCATGAAGCATCACGTTCGTATCTAGAACAAAGGTCTTTATCATTTATACTCCTAAATGTTAACTATTTCTACAAGGTTGTTGTCTATCCGGTTTAACTTTGATGTCCCTCTTCTAAGAACAGTAATATTATGTCTTTTAAGAATGTTCTCAGCGTGTTCCTTCGCGTACCCCTCTAGTGTCCACTCGCCATCAGTAACAATGATCACATCAGAAGTAGGTCGTCGAGCCAAGATTTGTAGAATGGCCCCAAGATCGGTACCGAACCCAGTCTTGACATAAGCGTACTTCTGATCAAAGACAATTTCTGCAGCCATAGTACTGAATGCCCAATATTCTGCAGATTCTCCCATGGTTGATCTCACTGATTGCAGCAGACTTAAGAAGGGAAACATGGACTGAGAAACGTCGAAGATTACCAGGACATCCCGTTTGTTCTTACTTGTGACTGCCTCTGTCCAAGGGGTGTAGATATCTAATTCCCACATGATCAGATCTTCCACATCAGGATTATGATATCCATCTTGTCTACGATCAGAGCTATCATCCTCAATTTTGGTAGATAGCTTCTGAAATTCCTCTAAAAGGTTTTGTAAACAACCTGAAGCGTTGAAGTTCCGGAACCGGTGAGAAAGAGGCTGACCATCCAAAGGAATTTTTAACTCTAGAAAAGACCCGTCACTCTCGTTACCACTTCCTCCTCCATTTCCTTCACAATTCGAATGTTTCTTGTCTTCTTTCGCTGCCTTCTCGTGTTTCACCATTGTCTCATCAGAAGGAGCTATAGGCATTGAGATGAGGAAATCACAAGCCATCTTGTAGGCGATCATTAATTTACCGAGAGTGTAGTCTTCATCTCGATACCACTCCACCGCAGCGATCTTGAACATCTCTAGCTTGGAAGTTTGTTCATCGGTCAGGGTCTTGAGGACCTTTATTCTATCAAATCCTTCTGGTAATCTCTGTAATAACTGATACTGCCAGTCTGATTTGGCATAGTACCTTTCAATCAGATTAGACGGGATCTCATGAAATAGAGATAAATTAATGAAAAGGTCCTCTAAGTAATTAGTCTCCCAACCTCTATTGATTAGAATACTATAACGGACATTGATATCATAATCGAATGCTAACAAGGTGCGAACCTGTGGATGAGCAGATTCATGACCTAGTACAAATGCAGCATCGTGCACATTTTTGATAAACTCATCAAAGAATCTATCTCCAATTATGACATTTCCAAACTCGTCCACTTGGGCGGTTTGCACATCTTCAGAGAATTCTATGGAATTCGTTCTCCCTATCTGTTGTTTATACAGGTAGAGTGCTTGGAGCAACAACTCGCGTCTATCCATACATTTATAACACTATAGTTCTATAGCAGTCAAATAAGCATTGGATAATATACAAGATCCAGAGGCGTTTGATACCATGGCAATATCAAACCAATAAGTAGTTCTTAAATTCAATCCGACTAATAATGTCTGGAAACAGAAGGGGATTTTCACATCTGTGACGGAGGAATTAATCAAAATTCCAGAAGGGGTAGTAGGAGGGGTAGCTCCTGAAGTCGGTGGGGTTCCTGTCCCACCTATGATACCAAGCGTCGCAGGAGCAGAAATGGAATCAGACTGGAAATTACCAGTGGCAATGATTAAGAATTTTCCAGTAGAGGCTGGAATCACCGAAAGCCCCAATCCGGCCATACCAGAGCCATTATTGAACAGGGATAAGGCTCCAGTAGTACTCATGGCGTCAGTCTTGACTAATTGATTCTGGATATTAGTAACAGTATTTACGAGAGCAGTTATTGATGAATTGGCTCCAGTTAATTGCTCGCTGACCCAACCTTTGGAGGGGACACCAAGGGGATCTGTATCACCATCCACGGTTAATTCTGAATCATATTTTGGAACACTTCCATTCAGGGTAGTCTGACCCTGAATGATAGTTCCCTGATTATCGCTGCCTGTTAGAACCAGATCAACGAAAGTAGCCTCATTAAAGGTGGAGTTATCAAAGGTGGAATCAGAGACAGTAATTCCAGAGACAGTACCACCACTGATTGTGGGGGTATTAATTGTGGGGGTATTAATTGTGGGGGTATTGATTGTCGCGGTGCCGAGTGTTGCGCCACTGATTGCTGTTCCACTCATTGTTCCATTACTGATAGTTGGGGTATTGATTGTGGGGGTATTTAGAACTGACCCAGTAGAGGTCTCTTCGGTGACTGTTGCACCACTGATGGCTCCACCACTAATTGTTGGGGTATTAATTACTGGTCCACTGAATGTCCCACCACTTAAATTGGTTACAGCGGTTTCCAATTCCATGTAGGTCACATAAGCATCTCCATCACTTCCACCATCAGTCCAGATTGGAGGGAAGTTTGCACCCTGGACAATAACTGCTGCTTGGATATAGAAGGGGAAAAGGCCATTATTAGATATGCTGAGATAAATCCCTTTGCAGTTAACGGCCTGCCCCAATATACCAATTCTACTTTCCCCTGTTGCCAGAGAATTTTGACTCGATGCAATATTGCTTCCAAGACTATCAGTGATGGTTAATAGAAGACTACCAGAACCACTCTGGTTATAAATCTTCACTCCCGCCGATAGAGTGGTTGATATTAGAGTCTTCCCATCTTCAAGCCAAATTGGAGAAGAAACCTTTACTGTCGTCCCTACAGGAACGTAATATCCATTAGTGGGATCTAGGGAAGCGGTTGTTCCATTTGTAGTTGTCCATCCCCAGGGGAAACCAGTTCTCGAATCCACTTTAAAAAAGGGGTTCTGAACCAAGTTTACACTACTAATTTTGGTAGTTGCCAAACTTCCAGTAGAACTGCTACCCGAATCGCTAATGGCATCAATCGCTAATGCAAGACCTTCCAGTGAGAGTTCAGTCATTTTATCCCCAATAAGTGATATAACCAGTTAAAGATGCTGTAGAGAACCAGTTGAAAACTGTGATCGTGACCGGCTGGCCTTGAACAAATGTGTTCTCGTCCACTTGACCACCAACGGTCGCAGGTCCAATATAATAAATAAGTCCTGAACTAAGGTTATAATAACCACCAAGGGAAAGTTTTGGCGTGGAAGTACTGGTAGGAACTGCGCTATAAAGGGCGCAATTGTCACTTATTGTATAATAACCAGTCTGGTTAACTGAGAAATTCACAAATCCTGAAGCATATTCATTTGTGGTGTATTGGCTATAGTCCACTATATTGAAGGCATTAGATGCCATATTCATGGTTATGTAAGAATGCCCACTACTTAATTCGGTGATGGTTGTCGTAACCGTAGTGGGAGTGCTACCGTTGCCATTAAATACTGAGTTGAACTGGACTGTGGCAGGAGGAGTCCAAGCTGGAGGAGTCCAAGCTGGACCCTGTGGACCAGTATCTCCCTGTGGACCCTGTGGACCAACATCACCTTGGGGTCCTTGTTCACCAGTAGCACCAGTAGCACCAGTAGTGCCAGTAGTGCCAGTATCACCCACATTTCCAGTTGGTCCTGGAGGGCCAGCAGGACCAACTGGTCCGACCGGACCAGTTGGTCCCATTGAGGTAAAAACAAAAACCCAATTACCTGTTACAACACCGGTTGGTACATAATCCCAAACGACGGTTCCATCTACCATTCCCGTCCCAGTTCCACTAGGCCCAGTTCCACTGCTACTAGAGGTACCTGCTGTGGTGCAAATATATTCAGAACCACCATTTGCGCATACCTGACCAATTGCATAACCAATATTGACAGTCCAAGGGGTATAGAGCCAATAATTTCCTGAAACTGTATCAAAATACCAGCTCCCGAGGCTCCCTAATATAGTAGTGGGCGCACCTGATCCGCCTTGGATAGGATAACCAACTGTGCCCCTTGGTCCGATGTCGCCAGTTATACCAATTGGTCCCGAAGGTCCTTGTGGTCCTGCTGGCCCTACTATTCCACCGTTAATGATATCAAAATCATTAAGGCCAGCCATATAAACGTAGGAAGGGATCACATCGCCCACAACTAGTGCAATATAGTGTAGTAGGATATTTGAATATCCTGCATTTCCGAAGGAAATTATTACTGATCTGGTGCCAGCGGGAGCAGTAAAAGTGACGCCATAGATATTAAGCTCGGAGATCTGCGGCTGTGCCGATCCGATTGTGACCTGATTCTGATCCCTTACGGCTATGGACAAAGGGACTGTCGGACCCTCAGCCTTGATTGCGATCGTGAAATCAGTGTTTCTAATTAGTCCAGATCCATCTTCAAGAGTGATAATCTCGGTTAGTATGGTTCTGTTCATGGCTGGATTTACTACATCCAAGGTCAAGACATTCGCAGGGCTGGCAGTTTGCGATACTTGCCAATTAGAAGAAATATTTGGAATGCTTCCTGTATTGGCGACAACACAAATATAAGTAATACCAATATAGACTACTCTGTCATTAATAATATATCCAGTGGTGTTGCTCCAGACTGGAACATTACCAGAAACAGGGGTAATATTAAATCCCTTTGAATTGTCATAGGGAACCCAACCGGCAACGGGACTATAAATATTTGTATTGGCGACAAAGAAAGGGTTTCTAAGAAGGTTAAAAGAATCCTTGGTTGAAACGCTTTGATTCACACTGGCTAGAGAGAGATCCATTTATTTGCCCCTATTTGTTTTCCGAATTTTCCGGCTTAGGCTTTTTTGTTTTTGACATTTTATCAAGAAGTGCAGAATCCTTTTCTATATCTAATTTAATTGCGGCTGCCATTTCCGCCTTCTCTGCTGTTGTCTTCTCTGTACGCTCAAGTAATCGTTGTTCAATCGTTGTTAATCTCTCGGCCAGAGCTTTCTTATCCGCAACATCGGCCAATCCCTTCAGGTATAAACTCAACAGTGCAAACAAAATCAATTGCAAAGCATACTTGGAAAACAACATCGTAATACTACGGATAATCCACGATTTCACCATTGGGATTAAGCTCATGTACTTGCCATCTTTATCCATGTATTTATCAAAGTACATGAATTCGAGTATTTTATTTACATTTGCTTCTACATCCTGGACTCTGCGGTCCAGAGCAGTCATACGAGATCCACCAAGACTACAGAATTCCTGGGTGGCAGTCGTCTGTCGTAGGAGATGTAAACTGGCATCACAGGACTTGATAATCTGCATGATCACATCAAGTTGATTGGTTACATCAATAGTGTCTTCTGATCTTGATTGAATATCTTTGTGTACCTGTTTTAATTCGGCCACACTGACGGAGAAGCTATCACTGATCTTCTGGTACTTTTCCCAATTTTTATCATTGGATTCAATAATATACTTAGAGAGATCTTTGGCAAATTCATCCATTTTCTCTAGGATAGAAATAGTATTTGGGATCAATTGTTCTTCTAACTTTTCGGAAACTCTGAATTGATCTCTGGAAACTTCCTCTAATTTCTTTCTGAATTCCTCAACTGTAGCTTGTGCTCGTCTTATTTCCTGATTCAGTGACTCATCTTTTACAACCCCAGTGTTCAATACAATGGATAAAACCTTAATCACTTCTTTTAATGAATCAGTGATCACCGTAATAGATTCCAGAACTTCAGATAGTGACCTGCCTAAATCAGATATAACCGCATTTGGCGAGGTATCAAATGATCCTGGACTCTGAGGTTTATTGACAAATGACATGATTGATTCCTAGGGCTACGGCAAATCTCTATCTCAATAGTATCATGAGCTTGAGAAGGCTTGCTTTTTTAGTTCATAAGCCCCAATTCATGTATCTTTTTGATACTCGTTTGAGCATTCTCCTTGAAATCTTGCAAGGCTAGCTTCAAACTTTCTGATTTATATCTCATCTGGTCTACTTGCCTGATAGTTCTGGCAGTACCATATAAAGGATGCGATACATAATTATCCCAATCTTTTAATATTCCGTTATTAAGGTTTTTTGGAATAATCACACACATTATCATATCATCAAATTCTTTACCAACAATTTTATTAGAGTCATCTATTAAACCGTTGGTTCTGAACTTTGCTATTTCTTCTTGTTCCCCAGTCCAGGATTTCAAGCTGGGACATTCAAATACTTCCATGATGCATCTCTTGCATCGTTCACCGAATTTAGAGATGAAAGCTGGGTTGTTGTAAACAATCTCCAGAGTCTTCTTATCAAAAGTACAGGCAGGCAAAGGACAAACATCAAAGGATTCTGGACAGTAATAATAACCTGGAGTCTCCATTGATTTAAGTAAATTAGTTACTGAGCTAGTAATAGGACTCATTAGAATGACCTTGGGTTGTGGCATTCGAGTTGACTGGTGGTCTAACAGCTGTCGGGGCATTATTTAGGCCCAAAATATTCTTGATCGGGGCTGGTAGACTCATAGACTTCAGAGAGGTTATTCCGTAACCAGCCAAAGTCAGATAGAACAAGTAACTGAGAACCTGAGACTGATATTCTAGATTGACGAAAATACTCTTAGGTAACACCATGATAAGGACATGGAATATAAGCATCAATGCAAAAGAGATAGCACTGATTAACCTTCCATAGGAAGCTGTTGGATCACTACTAAAGATCCTTTTAATGAAGGGTGCGGGTGGAGGGGGCGGTATAGGAGGAAGGGGTGGTCCTGGGGCTGGAGGGGCCACAGGAGGTACAGGAGGAACATCTGGGGTCTTTGAATATTCCTCGCAGGTCACAACCTCCCCCACCTTGGTCTTGGACCAAGAAAGAACTATCCGAGGGGAAGTAAGGTCGCTCATTATCTGCTCTTTGGGGTCATTGTCTGAGGGGATTCCAACTGAGCCTTGGTGGCCATGTTGCAAATGGTAATCTTAGAGAATCCACCTTCTAGGAAGTTAGAGATCTCATGTGACTCATTTAGCATGCTCATATAATTGGTGAACTCCAAAAGTTGATCGAAATAGACCAATAGGGTACAATCGGTTTTGGCTAGAGGAGTTTCTAAAAGGACACTCTCAACCAGACCAGAGAAATACTGGCTAGCATAATTATCAAGAGAAGTCAAGAGGCTCTTCCTCTTTCCATCAGATAGAGCATAGAACTTGTCATTAAAACAAAGCTCGACAGCAGTGACATACTTGGCATTCAAATAATCATTGGTGTCTCGTTCGGACTGGATCCTAGTCAGATCACTCCAAGTGTATCCGGGTACCTGAGGGGTAGCTTCTTCGAATGGAGTCTTGGGGTAGAATCTACTGAAGGTAATTTCACTCATTCTGCCTCTGATAATATTAGAGGTCAGAAGCTGGGTAGCTGTGTTCCATTTCTTGATACCAACCAACTGAGCTTCGACATGGGTTACTGCCTTATCATCATACCAATAGGATAGGGCAAAATCTCCTTCAATCTCGTTCTGAGTGTTTAGAATAATGTAATAGCCAGTGGCGACTTGAATCTCCATTGAGGTCATTCTCGGCCCCAAAGACAAACGGTTCTCTCTACGAGTTTTCACGGAGGGATCTAGGTCGTAGGTCGCGGGAAATTTGTAGACAGAAAGAACGAAATTCATCTTGGTATTACTATTTGTCAATTCTGCAGTCATATATACCCTTCCTAAGTGTTAGTGTAGCACATGGATCGTCACATGGATCTTAACCTTTTTAATTGAGGTTATTTTACATGCGAATCTCCATAATTTCTGAGTCAGACTTCTGCCTCAATGATACCATAGAATCAAGAATGAGGTTTAAACTTGGCCATCCTAACATCCATCAGTCTAACCGAAAAGCCTTCTAGAGCTGTCCTCCATCGCCTCCAAAACGGAGTTTTCCCTCCAGGAATCTATAATGGAGGATCGGTGACCCCTGGTTCTGGCCGGAATGTCAATATATCTCAGTTTTCTGGAAAATCCCTTGAAGGATTAACGGTATACTCTAATAGCTCGATGGTCCAACCATTGCCAGAGGTAGCATTAGCAAATCCCACCAATCCTTCTGACCCGGCCAACTATACCACTTATTATGTCGTCCTCTATGTTCAGGAATGGTACCAGGGATGTGGCTGGGCAGATAACATGGCGGAAATCCTCGTAATGGATGCTAATTCCTGGGCTTCTTACACTAACGCCCAGTATTGTATTGTGCTAGCTACCCTCAGATTGGGCAATTCATCAATTCAACCTAGTCTGGCCGCTACTGATGTCGATTCCACTGTCGCCCAGGTAATTGATCTACAATATCAAGCTGGAAAATTCATGCTGAGTGGGACTGCTAGCTTTAATGGACAGATAGGTACCCTCATCATTCACAATTTGGGCGCTGCCACCAATAATTACAGAGTTTCCGTTACTCCCACAGGTACTTTGCCCTTCGGGACCGGAATCGGGGATATTTGGGTCACCAAGACCCCAAGCAGTTTTACTGTCTATACTAATGGCAATGCGGTGGGTCTGCAGTTTGACTGGTTGTTAACTACGGCCCCTTCCGATTCTGCTTCCTTTGCTGGATCTGGAAAGTTACCTTTGCCCCAGTTTTATGTCAATCCAGGGCCTCCATCACCCTCTCTTGGAAATAATTCAGATACCTACTTTGACTCTGTTGCCAACAATTTATATATCAAAGTGGAAGGAAGCTGGTATTCGGAAAGTGGACCGGCTGGGCCTAATGGGGCAACTGGCGCTCAGGGTCCTGCTGGCCCTGCTGGCCCCCAAGGTCCAATGGGATCTCAAGGTATTGCCGGTTCTACTATTTGGAGTGGTGCTGGAGCACCTGCTAACTCCCTTGGGAAAATTAATGACTGGTATATAGATACTTCTGAAGGTGATTACTACTTAAAGACAGGTTCTAATCATTGGTCCTATCAATTCAATGCCAGAGGACCTCTTGGCCCAACTGGTATGGCTACTAGCATTATTACCGGCCTAGGAGCACCCAACGTCAATGTTGGAAGCGTCAACGATTTGTATATCAATATCAACACTGGTGATCTGTACAAAAAGACAGCGATTGCAACATGGTCATTACAATTCAATCTGACCGGTCCGCAGGGTTTACAAGGTCTAGCAGGATCCACTATCTATAATGGAACTTCCGCGCCTTCGAATGCATTAGGTAATAATGGTGATTACTATCTGAACACTCTCAATAGTAATTTCTATAACAAGATCTCTGGCACTTGGTCACTGGAAATGAATTTGGTTGGTGCTGCAGGGACAACAATCTGGGATGGAACCGGAAGTCCTCAGACTACCCTTGGTGCAGTTGGTGATTATTACATAGACAATGCCAGCCAGAGATTCTATAATAAGATAGGTCCTGCTGCTTGGTCCTTTTTATTTAATCTCCAAGGAGCAACTGGCCCACAGGGAGCAACAGGTGCTCAGGGTCCTACCGGTGCTCAGGGTCCACAAGGAATTCAAGGAACAGTTGGACTTCAGGGTCCTATTGGTTTAACTGGCCCACAGGGTACTCCTGGGTATTCCGTGTTAAATGGTGTTACGAATCCTCTCACGACTGATGGAAATCCTGGTGACTTGTATGTCAATATCGCCACCTACACTCTATTTAAGAAGATATCTCCCACTTCCTGGGCCAGTGAAGGCTCTTTCCAGGGTATTCAAGGAATTCAAGGAATTCAAGGCCCAGTTGGATCCAGCATCCTGACTGGGATTGTTGATCCTTTGTCCACTGATGGTAACGTCAATGATTTATGGCTTAATACCCTTAGTTGGAATTTATTTAAAAAGACCAATACTGGATGGGTCTCCCAAGGTAGCATTGAGGATACCCATGGGTCACTCTATGTAAATGCCACCGATACAACTCCAGTTCAGGGTGATTCTTCCCTCACTCTTGATGGGACCTTATCTTCTTATGCAGGGACTACCTGGACTCCTGCTATGAAACTGGGAAGATGGGATTCAACTATTATCGTTCCAACCTCTCCTCAGATCTACAATTCCACTACCACCACAAGCTTGGCTAGAAGTTATAGAAATATGACCATTTTTGGTAGGATTAAATCAACTCTATTCAGAACTACTTCTCCAAAGATGACACTAGCCTTACGATCAGTCTATGGTACTCAGATCTTGGCTTCCAACTTCATGGCAGTTGCCACTCAATTGACTAATTCTGGCGTGGTTTTAAGTAATAACTATGGATCCATCAATATCAACAATGGGTTCTATGCCCAATTCTCCTCCCCGACAGTGGGTTCTATGCCTGCGATCTCATCTGGGAATGAGAGTTTCGTCATCAACCCAGACTCCGAGACATTAATTACCATCGCTGCTCCTGTGGTGATGGACCAGGATATTCTATTTGCTTTCTATATCCAGGATGTCAGTGCCAACAATGCCATTTCATTCGCTGATTTTAGTTTCGGAACAAGTGATTTGACCTGTGGTGTTGGTGCTGGGAATTTACTATCCGGGGCACCTTCATTCATCAGTGTCTTCTCAGAGGGCATTTTCACTACTGTTGGATCATTATTCCTTGCTAAGGTCTATAGTGATTTTAACTAATCGAGGCATTAATGGCAGAATTGACTGAAGACGGTTTCGTACAAGAAGCTTTCCATAGAATATCAGCAAAGATGGCAGATACTAAGAATGTCTTTAAAAAGGTATCTAAGTTAACTGTCTACGAGATGATCAGATATACCCCGATGAATATTAGACTGAATCGAAAGAATAACTGTAGGGTGTATTTTTACAATAGTGAATTTATCAAGAGAGAAGGTAAAAGGGGTCTTAGAACATTTGCGTATAAAACTGGTTGTAATCAACATACTTATTTAACTCAGATTGGATTTCTGGATTATAAATTGAACCTGAAATCCCCCGTATGGGTTAGCTGTCAATGTGACTATTATAAATACCAATTGGAATGGGTAAACACTTCTTATGGAGCGTCTGATCATACCTACGCCCTCAATCAACCTCCAGTGTTTACCAATCCTCATATGGTACCCGGTGCCTGCAAACATATTCTTTCAGTGGTTGATGATGCTATGAAGCGCACCAGACAATTCGCTAGACTTGATGCAAACAAGGACCTTGAAGTCGAAGATACCAAGATTGATAAACGTTGGGATCTTTCGAAGGACTACACCAAGCTGAAGAAAATACCTTCTGGGAAGGATACCGGCCCAACGTTTACCCCGGATGATAATAAACTCCAGATGAGGGAGTATAATCCAAATAAGTCAGTCAATCCAGACAGGTTCTTTGAGGCTCCGGAGCCAGAGAAACCCGAGGAGAAAGAGGAATAATGTTTGAACACCTAAAGAGAAATAGCTTAGATTCATGCGAAAATTAATAAGAGATTGACTAACATCGAAACTATTGCAAATGGGAGGGTACTTTGTCATACCAAGAAACTCTAACTTTAACCCAGTATATTCGCCCAAGTACCAAGATTGGTAGAGATTATAACGCCAAGACCGTAGCTCTTGGAAATCTTCCCCGTATTCCGACCTTCATTGGGCAGGGTGTTCCTTACATTGCTGCAACGAACATGGCCATTGTTCGCTGTTTCGTTCAGAGGGAAGTTCTTACCTTCAGCAGCACTGCTCCCTTCATCGCCCCCTTGGATCATCTCAGCAACGGTAGCCAACTTCCCTCCAATGGTTCCATCGTTCAGCTATATGACGCCAATAATGTTCAGGTCGATCCACTCAAATGGAAGTTCACCAAATCTGATCCTAGTTCACCTAATTATGATCTAGTTCAGATCTTTACCGAGGTATATAGCTCTCAGTCAACTTACTACATTGATTACCAGAGCGTCGATACCACCCTGATGGATAAGCTCCCAATCACTGGCCTGAGAACAATCAACTACAGTGGTAATCATGCCTACGAGAATCTATACGCTCTAGGTACCGATTTCTCAATGTTCTCCTCCATCACCAATCCAGTTGGTAATTCTACCAATGTTGGTACTGGCGTAATTCAGGTGAACACCGAGGCAAGTTACACCGCTTGGAATAGAAATTACACCCTGACCATTGAGAGCAGAACTGATGTCGTCACTTCCTCTTTCTTAACAAGCGCATGGACTGCAGGGACCAACACAGGTACTGCTTCGATTGCGATTGCTGCGACCTCCGCTTACACTGGGACCGCTGCGACCTACACCCTGAGTGTCTCTTCAGTTTCCGGATCTTCAGTTACTCTAGCTTGGTCCCGCTCTACTGATTCAAATACTGGCACCATTATCGTGCCCCTTGCTAATCCAATTAATATAACCGGCCCCTACGGAATGACCATTACCATGACCAATCCTGATCAGGCCCTGGCTGGAGATACCTTCACCAACACTGCCACTTCAGTTAGTACTCCTAGCATGCAGGTGAGTTGGTTCAGTGACGACTTTACTGCTGGTTCTGGTCTTTTCACTATTAATAATAGCACCTCTACCTCAGTTGCTATCGAATCTGGAATCCTCCTTGATTTCGGATCAGTCATCGGTGGTAACTTTGTTTCTGGTGGTCTGGATGCCTTCACTACCGGCGACGTCTTCACCTTTGAAGCGATCAATTCTGATCTCATCGACTGGAACTACACCAGAACAAATACTCAGTCCTTCAGCACCAGCAATATCTACTATGATGCCATGGGTATCATTACAGGTACCTCCAGAAGCTATTACATCACTTTGGATTACGTTCCTGCTGGAGTCGATACGGTTGGACCCAGCTTTAATCAGATCATATCAGGTGTCACCTCTCAGGCTACTCATGTCAGAATCAATTCTGGCAGTGTTTACACTGGTTCTTTCCCTGATCAGTTCACCTTCACTGTCAGTGGCGTCACTTCAGGCGCTGCTACAATGTCTTGGACTCACTCCGCTAGCTCCGATACAGGGTCTATTGCTATCACCAGCACTGGAACTACCGGTCTAGCAGGACCTTACGGAATCCTGATTGATGTGGACTTCGCTTCCCTTGTTAACGCTCAGGTTTTCACTCTGATCGCTACCCCGGCAGTGAATTTGGTCTACTCCAGCCTGGGAACCAACATCCAGCACGTTAGTATTCCTAACAAGCCCTATGTGAAGCTGTTCTCTTCTCCAATCACCAACATTTCTGCTACTTATAGCTACTCAAATTCTCCTCAAGTTGGGCAGCTTTACTACGTTACTGCTCAGTACACCAGACCTTCGTCAATGTACAATACCCCTCTGGTCTTTACTGACGTCAATGAGGCTCAGGCTACTATTGGTCTTCCCAGCCCGACTAATCAGCTTGGAATCATGGTTGATTATGCCTTCAATGTTGCCAATAACAACATCATCGCTGTCATTCAGATTTCTAGTGCTGATCATTCTGGTGTCTATAATAGCAATGATTACTCAGTTGGAATCAATGCTCTCATGCAGAGAAGCGATCTGAGTGATGTCTGCGTCCTTGGATCATTCGATTCACTCAGCAACCAGATCTATAACAGTCAGATTTCCAATGATCCCCTCTATGGTGCTTTAAGACTCTACTGGATCGGTTACCCACAGGGGTATCAGGTCGGTGGTGGATCCGTTCCGGGAACCATTGCTTACACTAGCAGCCAGATCCTGCAGGTGTCAGGTAATAACCCAGCCCACGGAACTTTCATCAGTGTTGCCAATCAGTGGGTTCAGAGAACCATGGCAATGGAAAATGGAACTACCGCCCAGCTTACCCTGGATGGTTCATTCTTCGCGGCAATGATCTGCTGCTTACAGACTGCGAGTCCAGACCCCAACTTCTTCCTGATCAATCAGGTAGTTCCTGGTGTTGATAATGTTGCGACCTTTGTGGATACTGATGTCACAATCCTGGGTAGCACTAGCAATACTTACGCTCTGCAGCCACAGAATAGTACCGTAGTTACCATCACTGATGCTGTGACCACTGACAGTTCTTCTAGCTCTCTCCACGAGATTAACGTAATGATTGCCACTCAGTACGTGACCAAGGATATCATCCAGACCTGCAACACCGCTCTGATTGGGTATGTTGCTCAGAGCGTGGATGATGGTATCGCTCGCATCACAAGTGTCATCAGCAACGAACTGATCAGCCTCATCAGCAATGGTGTAATTGCTCAGTACACAGACGCTACTGGCACTCCACGTCCGCTCGCGAATACCGACATCGACGTCTGGCAGGATGTTGACGACCCAACCAGATATAATTTCAACTACTGGTTCAATGGACGTTATGGTATTAAGAGACTGATCGGTATGTACAGTGTGGACCAGAACAACTTCTTGGCCACTCAGTCTTCATAAAGGTAGGTAATGGCAAACCTTAGGTTAAACTTTGAATCGGGATTTAGTCAGGCGATGAAAAAACATCGTCTGGCTAACCTTCTGGAAATCAAAGAGTTACTTGATAGGAACAATGAATTAGATCTAAAGCCAAAAAACTTGCAATTACTAGCACAGGCTGCGAAAGAGCTTAATGCATTTTTCCAAAGTAGTGCTGGGCGTTCAAGGGAATTTAGAGACTATCTTGATCAGATCGAGAACAGCGTAGGTATTATCTTGAAAGAATCTGGGAAGGAAAAATTGCCAAGACAGAGCATCAGAAGCCTACAGGCGTCAGTGCAGAAAATAAATCCGATTGTTAGTGGTATACTTAAGAAAGAAATGAGTGGAGGCTATAACAATGTCAGCAGCTAACGAGTTTAACGTCACAGTTCCTATTACTGAGGTAACTCTTACTAAGACCTATCATGGTCTTTCTATTATCTCAGGAAGTGGGCAGATTGTGGGCAGAATTCAGAGTTTCCAGCCCACAGCTTATGCAAGAGATGGAAAACATGTTTACGAGTTAAACGCTTTTACCTTCGGTAGACCAGTAGATTATGTTCCAGGTATCGAGAGCGGTCGTCAGTTAAACTGCGAACGTGTTGAGATGTGGAATGACGAGTTTGAAATTGAATTTGGTGCCAGTGCCGACGTTCAGAGAAATGGTGGTATTGAGTGGATCGACTTATGTGAGCAGACTAGACCATTTATCGTACAGGAAGCGCTGTTCCGTGGCGGTTCTCGTTATCGTACTTGGGAATATCTGGGCTGCTGGTTGAAGGCTAAGACAATCACAGGGTTCCAAGCTGAAGGTGACGCAAAGGTTATTGTTACCTGTGATATGGCTTTCATCATCAGAAAAGCTCTGTAAACTACTGATAAAATAGAGAAAGGGAGTCACTAAATGTTATTTAACGCCAACAACATTCTTGCAGCAGTCAACAACAAGGCTGACGTTCTAAATCGTTCAGATTTGGAATGCATCTCCGTTAAGGCATGTGGATCAAAGGGTGATTCCAAGATCTATATGGTCCGTTACGCTTATGCAGCCGTAGCTGGGGTACCAACTAGAGTTCAGTTCCAGGCATCCATTAATAAGGATCTTGGTCAATCAGTTACGATTGATCCATGTCATATTCTTGTCGGCCAGTACGCAATCGTTTCCAAGGTTTATAGCAAGTATCCACTGACTGAACAGACCATGCCAAAGCAGTATATTGGTGGCATGAAGGCTATTCTTGAAGAGAATCCTACTGATAAGCTGATTGAGATGGGTGACGAAGTTCGTGGTTTTGATGGTATGTCAACTTTCCTGGGTCAGGTTGTGGGATACGATGACAATGAAGTCAGCCTTCGCACTGGTGCCGTTATCAAGTCAGTTGGTTTTGATCAGATCATCGAAGTAAAGGCCGCTCCTCGTTTCGCTCCGATCGATCAGGCTTGCTACGATTATTATATTCAGATCTATCCTAAGGAGTTTGTTGAAAAGCTTACTGCCAAGGAAGACTATCTGAAGAGCCTCCAGAAGAGATCTGCTGAGAAGTAAGTTTCCTCTTCGATGGCCAAGCTTTCTTCCGACTCTCCAGGAAAGCTTGGCCATTTCTCTTATTTGGTGATCAATGAAACTCCATCTTAAAGCCTTTGTTAAAAAAGCTTATGGTACGGATTACGCCTTTACAACAGGTGAATCTGTTAAGGTAGATGGGAAGGCGGTTTCCATTTGGTGCATTTTAGTTGTTGATACACCAGACTACATTGGTGGGCGAATGGCCATCAGAAAATGTGATCTTGGTCTAGATGAAGATGAACACGAATATTTCGTCATTTTTACAACTAGCAGGAATCTGACCGGCGAAGAAATCGAAGGTGGAATCTATCTTAGAGAAATGATCGGTGATTGGGATGAAATTTACGAACTCTTGGATTGGAGTGAATGGAGTCCAAGGGACCAGTACAATCTTGGGGAATTTGAATATTTCGAAGAAACTGGTGAGTGGCCTGATGCAATGAAACCAGAACTCTCTGAATCAGATATAAAAGAATTAAAGCAATGGGGAATTAAAGGAAGGAATAAAATGGAACTTCATCTAGTAGCGACTATTCAGAAGAAACCGATCAAAAAGATATCGGTCCATCGCAAAAAGGGCGCTATTCCTCCTCCAGTTGTTACCCCGACACCTCAACCGGTTAATCCACCGGCCCAGACTGAAGTAGTGAATCAGAATACACAGACCACGAACACCCAGACTCAGGCTCCTCCTCCTAAGTGGATGGAAAATCCCTGCTACAATCCTCTATACATTGGTGATACTGGACAATCAGCTGCTTCGCCAGAGAAGGCTGAAGCAGCCGCCAAGGATAGATTGGCTAAGGGTATTATTGACCAATTTCATAAACAGAAATATTCCTTTAGTGAACAAATAATTGGGGCATGGGTTAAGAAATGGAGCAAGATCGGAATTGAAGGCGTTGATGGTCACTTCCAAGATCAGGGTTGGAATCGTGCCTGGGCAACGCTGGATGCTAGACAGTATGGCGATTTGGCCAAATATGTTAGAGATCACCCAACTGGTGAACAGAATGGGCAAAATCTCCAGCAGAACAACAACCAGACTACCCAGAACAACAACCAGAATTCCAAGAATATCGTGTATGATAAGACCCAGACCAAGACTTCTGATAAGGGGCCTCTGGCACCAGGATTCCTTCCTGATGGTCATTATCCATCAAAACAGGATCTGCTGAAGCAGTTTCCGAATGTACAAAATGACGATAGTTTAGCACGACGCCAATATGATCTAGCAAGACACCAACAGCCACAAGGATAAGAAATGAAGATGAAATTTGTTGCCAAAAAAGTTAAGGTTTACCCAACTATTGTCTTCAACAAGGATAATAAGTCGGGTAATGATAAAAGTGCTGTTCAGCCCTTGAAGAAGAAAGCAGGGATTCAGGATGACGCTCACAAGTGTGTATTTTGGATTGATGAGTTTGATGACAATCCAGACGTAAACCCCGATTGTTTTGTCGATCTCGCAAATCCGGCTATGACCAAAGAATTATGTGCCAAAGCTGGGATTGAACTGATTGGCTACGATTCGAGCAGAGGGTGTGCCTCAGGATATCTACCCGATGATTTATATAATGAACTCGAAACTACGGGTTCGTTCGATAAGACCGTCCAAGGAAGCAATGGAGTTTATTATCAGATTCATGCTCCCTTCGAAACCCTCCCTGAAGATACCCTTAATTTCGAGGGAAAGACCAAGAGATACCCAACTATTACCTTCCACAAGAAGAATCAGTCAGGTAATGATAAAAGTGCTGTTCAGCCTTTGAAGAAAGCTGAAGTAAGGACCGCTGAGAAATCCACTAAATGTGTCGATTGTGGTACCCCAGGTACTGTAAAAGATATGGTGTCTAATAATGAAGGTGCTGGTTACGTTTGCAACAAGTGCTTTCACAAACGCCGTATTGAAGATGATAAAGCCAAGAAAGGATCCCCTAAGACCGCCTTGGTGCCCAAAGAACTGAAACTTCCTCCCGAATCTCTTAAAGGACCGCAGGGTCCAGCGAATAAAGAGACTGTAGAGAAGCAAAAACTCGCTCCGGTTCCTCATGAACCGATGAAGGCTAAAGCGAGTGCGCAGAATCCAGTATTTGTCACCCTAGAAGAAAGTGAAGAGAACGAGAACGGGACTAGCATGACCTTCTATTATCACAAGGGAACAGCCACCACAGATGAGATTAAGCAATTTATTATTGATCATGATGGACGTTTTGCCTGTGGTCTTTCGGTGATGGTTAATGACGGTATGACAGTTGATCTCTGTGAGGAACAGCCTTTTCCAGAATATGATAGGTTTCAAGCTAATCCAGTGGGTTAGGAGGATAAAATGACGAAGCTAAAATTCAAAGCAAAGAAAACCAAGAAATACCCTACTATTACCTTTCACAAGGATAACAAGTCAGGCAATGACAAGAGTGCTGTCAAGCCTCTGAAGAAAAAGGCTTCACCTACCTCCATTCTCTTTGTGGATGAGATTGAAGGTGTACTACACGAACATATTATCAACTGTGAAGCTACTGCTCCTCCTGAGGAGATCCTTAGGGCAGTTGATATGGCATGCTTCGAGGGAGATGAAGAAGCACTCAATGAGAGTGGGCCACTCCGCCTAGTCTCTGATACCACAATTGATGGTAATCGCGTTATCGAAGCTTGTTTTGGTGATAGAAATCATCAGGCTTGGATTGCAATTGGTCCTACTGCCAAAAGGGCTATCACTAAAGCTTCTGATATGGATTTTGAAGCATCCGTCAAGACCGCTCTCAAACCAACCGAAGTGAAAATGAATCCGGGTTCCGAGAAGGGTCCCAAGGGCGAACAGAACAAGGAGACTGTTGCTCAGAAGCCAATTATCACAGTCGAACCGGGCGAGAAAGATAAGGTAGAAAAGAAAGCTGCTGGAGAATGGGGTCCCGGTTCGGGAGCGATTTCCGGATCCTTGGCAGACAGGCTCAATCAGGCGAAAGCTTTCCCTGAGCGAATAAGCAGGGGTAAGTTCGAGCTTTGCAAATTCACTGATGAAGTAGATCCCAGCACACAATGCTATGAAAATGACGGTCCTTGCGTTGGTTTCGAGGGTTGTGAGCTTTATCTTGATGATCATCCAGAAGGGTCTGACAGAGGTGGTTATGTCGTTTTCTGCGAACTGAATGGGGAAACTGCTCATTTCGATGAAGGCATGGGTGACTGGGTGGACTAACAAAGCAATGAAGCTCCATCTGGTCGCTAATATCAGGAAAGCAATCATCACCCAGCATACAGACCTGGGTGGTGAACCCATGAGTCCTATCATGGAAGCCATCTATTGGTGCCTGATCTTCAATATTGAGCGTTTTGTATCAGTTAGGGAACAAAAACAAGAATGGAATGGGTTCAAAAGCATTGTTCCCAATCCTGATGAAAAGCCAACTCGTAAGATGATTGGGAATGAAAAACCCCTCTCCTACCTCATGGTCAAATATTATTGGAAAGCGTTGAAACTCGATCGAGTTTTAGATCAGGAGATCAAGGATCATTATCTTTTTGAGATTGATGCAGATTCTGAAGAGGAACTTATTGCTAGATTCGATCAAATCCTACAAATGATTGAAGGTCATGTCTGGGATCTTATCCTCGCCAGAAAAAAGGCCGACGATTTAAAACCCTAGTCAATAAATGTTAAACTGGAGGAGAAATCCTCTGGAGTTAACTTATGTCTGATCAGCAAGACCAATCAATCGATAGCCTCTTAGGTCAAATTGATGATACCTTTGATCCGACCTCTTATATCCCCACCGAACTGACTAACCATGTCTGTTGCGTCTGTGCTCTCCCTATCGGCCAGAGGATGGAACTTGAGAAGGAATTGTTCGAAACCTTCGATATTGAGGCATCAGTCACTAAGAATGCTCCTATCACTCTCCGAGATATTAGGAAGCATCTGACTGAGTGTGTGGTGGAGAGAGATTCCATTATCCAGACTGGCAAGATGATTGGAGAACTTCAGGCCCAGCTCAGTTTGTTTGTCGAGGAGATGGACAAATATCGGCTCTTGATTAATTCTAGTGAAAAGAATCCTGATATGATGCTGGCCTATAATGATATGTTTAAGAACTTCCGGACCTCAGTGGACTCAATTCGCAAGTACAATCCCCCACAGAGACAGGCCGAGGATATTAAGAATAACGCCATTAAGCCCTTGGTAATTCAGCTGCTCAGGACTACTATTGAGCAGTTCCGTAATACCAAGGACTATGTGGTAAATGCTTTTCCAGAGGCCAAGGACCGGATGGAAGAATCTTTTAGAATTGCCCTGAAGAACTGGGGTGAAATTGCTGAGTCCCAGCATAAACAATCATTAGTGAAAATGGCCGAGATCCTTGGGGTCCAACCCTCTGATCTAATGAAATAGAGGTTTTGATGAAAGTACATTTACAAGCAACAGTTATTAAAACAGGCAGAGGCAAGGTAACTCTCCATACCGAGTTCAAGAAGCTGAAGAATGAGACTCCAGCCTATGTGAAGGACAATATTGGTGTAGATATCGAGAAAGATATGGACAAGACTGTGGACTACATGAAAGAATCGGGCGAGTATCCAAAATAATTCATTAAATCTTGCAAAGGTTAAATACTTGACAATACAGCTGTCAGAACTTATAATGTGATGACTCTTAACAATGTCAAGGAGATTTAATGAGTGGAACCGCTAAACCCGCATCCAAGAAACCAGCAACTGTAGTTCTTGATCAACTATGCAAAGAAGGTAACGCTGTTTATCTTCGCAATGTCCTGCAGAAGAGCAAGGGCGTGATGGGTGATCTTGTGGTGGCCCTGAAAGATCCAATCGCGGACAAGGCCATTACCCTGTCAGTTCCTCGTAATTCCATCGTCTGTGCATCTGATCAAGTTACCAGTGAGGCTCTTAGAGGCTCTACTGATCTCCGTCGCTATCTCCGTGAGGGATATTTGGAGATCATGACTCAGGATGAGTATGATGAAATTGCTGCAACTGAACCCCGTTTGATCGAGAAGAGCAAGACCGAATTAAACCGCATGAACCGCACTGCTGCTGGCAATGGCAATGGTGATCAGGAAGCACCCAAGCAGGTCGGCAAGGGTGAGAATAAGAAGCCCGATGCCGCTCCTGATTACATTAGACCGGCTCTGGCCCAGGTCATCTCTCGTGCTCAGTTCGAAGATGGTGACGAAGGCGACTTGCTGCTTGACTTCAAGGCTCTGATTCCCTTTACCGGGATTGAGATTAGCCATCTGCAGTCCTCAATCAACACCATCCCCGATACCCTGAGAGACATTCGTCAGTTCATTATCGAGATGTAGGCACCAAATCTACCACGACAATGGTAGCTGCAAATGTTAACTTGGGGGTCACATCTTAAATTGATGTGACCCCCCCTGTTTAGGAGACACAATGATTACTGTTCATAGAAACCTCTGTCATCGAGATGAAGCAACTGTCGTCGTTGATCCCAAGGGGCTTGTCTTTTCAATTGATGCTGATGGTCATACACCGGTTGCGCATATCATGCAGGCTAAAGTCTATCTACGTACTTTCGCAATTTGTCTACCATTGGAAGATAGTGATCCTTTGGATGAGAACAGAGATGAAATAGAGTTAGGTAAACATAAAGAGTTGCGGGATAGGTTTGCGGAAAAAGCAAAATTCTGCGCTGCTCAGCATTGCTCAGCAACTGCTAATTATAAAGATGATAAATATACTGGGGTCATTCTCTTCAGAACTCCACCCACCAGTATCTATATCGAAGAGATTGGCAAATTTTATCATTACGCTGTTGGTGCGGTGATGGCAACAGTTGGAGAAGTTTCACTAGAGCATTTGCGCTAATGTCTCAAGATTGGGAAGTTGAGCCACTAAGTATGGATGTCTTTGGTAATATTAGTGAGGGTTTCGCCCTGATTGGACGAGAACCCTTCAGACTAATTCAAATGACCTTCGGTCCCGAGAAAGCTCAACAAGTAGCAGGGACCCTACGCGCTATTGCAGATCGACTAGATCGATTGGGAGAACAGAAATGAACCTTTTCAAGAAATATCTAGACAGACTCATGGGTCGGTCCATGACCATTCAGGCCAACAATGTCTTCCTCGATATAGACTATCGACAAGACGGCTTATTAATCACACGGACCACTGATGAGCGAATTGACTGTACTTTTCTTCTGTACAGACATTTAGTCCAGTTGATTCTCCTCCGTGGACAATTAGTAGAGAAAGATGTTTTGCCTGTTATTAACAACATCAGGAGTATTGATCTGAGTACCACCCTAGATTCAGTAAACTTTGCTGTTCGTTGGGAAAATAAAGAAGTCCAGTCTCAGGCAACCTGGAGGTTGGATTATGGAATGAAAAAGTCAGAATTTGAGGAATACGTCTTTTCCTGGTATGAAACTAGAGGCATCAAAGTCCCTAAGTTGGATTATTTAATCACGAGAGATAAGACCACACGACAGACCAAAAGAGCGGAACCAGATCCTAATCTTGGACACAAATTAGTGGAACGACTTGATGCAAAAAGAGATAGTATCATAGCTCGCAATGGATCCGGAGCCAATGCTTAAGCATTGGCTAAAGCAATTATTCTGCAAGCACATTTTTGTTTTTGAGAGCAATATTCATGGCGATATGATCAATTACTTCGGAGGAGCTAGGAGTATCTGGATCTGCTCTAAGTGTCGAAAGACCAAGTTTGAGAAATTTCTCCATTAAGATAATGAGAGGGGCCGAATGGCCCCTCATTGTTATACTAGTATAGAGATACACACACATGGCCGCTTTTACTGTACCTACTCCACAAAGTCTAGATCAGACTCGCTTACAAAATATTTCCCAGAATCCACCTGTTCCTACTGATCCTCAATTAGTAGCCCTGGCTCAGCAGCAGCAGTTGATTGGGATTGCGCAGCCTGCCCAGCCATTGACCTCAGCTACCACTGGTCTATATAGTCTACTGGGAGGAGTATCCCAGCTTCAGCAGACAGTCGCTCAGCCCATTCAGCAGGTCCAGACCGTTATTCAGACCGCGCAAAGAGCCGGTCGTGATATTAGTGGTGTGATCAACAACTTCAATACCCTCAAGAACAGTATCTTCGGTTCTCCAGATAATGCTAAACAAAATGCAGCTATTGCCACGGCTCCAATCAAAGGAAACCCTACTGTAACCTATTCCCCGACTGTTGAGTCTGCGGACTATATTAAGGATCACAACAAACAGATCAACCAGTCTCAACTAGCTACAAAACCTCCTGCAGCTACTGCTAGATCGATTATTGCCGGGTCCTCAGTAGCATGGGTCCTTACGACATCAGAACGACAGGCCCTTTGTGGTCAGGATAAATCACACATATATGATCCCATTCAGTTTTATGTTAATCCTAGCCATATTATTTATGATTTTGAGTTGAATGAGTCTCTCGAATTCAGTCAGAAAGGATATTTCTATAGCAATTGGGTTGCTACCGATGTAGCGAATCGTATTCCCGCGATCAAGATTAATTTTACCTTCCAATCCAGTAATATCCTCCCTGAGACCTATGCTACTGATACCACTATTCATTTAAATGGTAAAGCGATCAATAATGTAAGTGATTATAAGGAACCACCAGGAATAGACAATTTCTATCGCATTCTTGATATATTCAATAGTGATCAGACTATGGATGGATCAATATTCAATGATACCAATTTAGGTAAAAAACTAGATGGTCAACCCAACTTTTGTATCCTACAAATTTCTACTAGAATCTTCCCTCTACTGACGCTTTATGGATTCTTTACTACTGGATTGAATTTACAGGAAGAAGCTATTAATCCTTTGGGTTTTGAGACCCAATTGAGTTTTATTGCTCTTAAATCTGATCCAAATTGGTGGGAATTTCAAAAGATCAGTGATAGATATAATAATTTCTACAAATCTTGGATCAGCGGATCCCAATTAGCAGGAACAACTTCTTCTCAGATTCAATTTAGTATAAATGCAGCATTGAACACAGCCAATACTCTCAAAAATCCAGTGGATATGAAACAAGCTGCTCTTAGGGACACTTCCATCCCGGCTCCAGTTGTTCCCTCACTCCCTGCTGGAGATACTACAGCTAATTTATTTAAATCTGCTTATGCCCCTGATCCCAAATTTGAACTTGGTCTAGCGACTGGTACCTTGAATCTTCCTAGTTATTCAAGTCTATCTAGTCCTAATTACACTCCCGGTGCTGTCAGTACCTCGTCCCAGAGTCTTTTGGCTGATGGTACTTCAGCCAGCACTGATACCTTGAAATTACCTACTTCTGATGGATCCGGAATAATAGCATCTTCCACTTCTGTTATAGACCCGAGTACCGGAGCTACTGCTACTTACACCAAGTATGGTTCATTGGATTCACAATGGTCTGGTATTGCCTATAATCTAGGTGGTTCAACCACAGCTATAGCTACTGGAAGTTCTGGAACTAACAATGGTACCCTATTGGATACCACCTCTCAGAATGGGGGTAGCGTCAGTACTACCGCTAGTGGTATCACTGTCCCTGGAGGGAATTTAGCTGCTATTACTCAAGCGAATAATCCAGTCAATAATTTAGATAATGCTAATGCCTTCCTTAACTCTCCTGCTGGTCAAGGGAATGCCACTTATTCGAGCGGTTCAACCACGGAAAATGGTGTTGTTACCGCTTCTTTCTCTACTGGATCCAGTGCTGTTGCAGACCCAGAGGCCCTGAAAGCCGCTGTCGCCGCAAAGGTTACTCCTAATACACCGGCTCCTGTGACCGCAGCATCGACTCCCGTTGCTGCTTCACCAGCAACTCCTGTAGCACCAGATGTAACCCCAGCCACTGGGAAAGGTACTACTGGCTCTTATGGAGATGCGCAAGCTGGAGCAGATCTTAATAAAAATATGAATGCTGTGTTTGCTGGGATTAAATAATGGGTGATAGAAGTAAAGTAACTTCGGATACCGAGAAGTTCACTAATTTAATTGATCAGAAGCTGATCCTTGGAGTCATCGAGGCGATCGATGAGGATGCTGGGACTGTATCTGTCAAATATCTTACACAGGCTGGTAAATTTACCTTTAATATGCCTGCTCCCTTCTTTGGGAGAACTAGTTGGATTAGAGCCTACCCAGCCCAGTCGTCTTATGTCCTGATTGGTAGAACCAAGAACGATCAAGACCCTTATATTATTGGGGTGGTGGATCAGTCAGAGCAGACTCGCTTGATGCTCAATGACGCAACGGGAGTAAATGCTACAGGAACTCCAGGAACTCTGGCTCCTGTGGATAAAGTTGCTACAGCAGCAGCTCCTCCTGGTGGCCTTCCATTTAGGAAGCTCACGGCAGGAGAGATAGAAGCCTCTAGTTCTGGAAAAGCCCAATGGTGGATGGCAGAGAATGGTGATTTTTATACCAAGGCCGGAATACCCAGACATGTGATGTACTCGGGAGGTTCCTTTGATGAAGTCCATGCTGCCGGTCATTATCAGCTTGGTCTGGATACAACTATTGATACTGATGCTGATCAGACCTATTTTGGTGTTGTGAAAAGGGCTGTTGACTCAACTAGTTTCCAGGTCGGCCAACAGATTCAGGCCAGCCAAATCAGTACTGAGATTGACGCCTTGCTGGCAAATAACTCAAATATTTCAGACGCTTGGAATAAACTAACAGCGGCAGGCAATACAGCTGCTTCCCTCTATACTTCGGCCCTGACGCAAGCAGTCAATAAGATCAATGGAATCAAGCTAATTAAGAACAATCTGGCTAGCTACAATCAGTTGAGTGCCTGCCTACCCTTCTTGACCTCTGCAATCAATAATTTGTATAGCTATCGAACTGCCCTATCCGCAGAAGAATTATTTGGTCAGCGATATGGTTATAGTCAGATAGATTTCGAGAACGCCTTGGTATCTCTAATGACTCAGCAAAGTGAACTCCAGTCTTTGGTCGATTATATTACAGGCCCGATTGCCAACGGATCAACGGATTTTGACACTGCTAATACTCAGGTCATGGGCGTTTCAGATCAGTCAGCAATCCAGGTTCCTTCTCTTAATTTTTCTGCGATCCTGGGAAAGACAGTTACGGATTTGAAGAACAAGCAGGCTAATGTTCAGAATACTCTGACCACTTTATTTGATGCCCTGGCCGTTCCCAAACAAGAGATTGACTCTAAATATGTCTACAAATCTTATATCTTGGAGCAGAATTACTTTACTAAGGAATATCGAGTGGATGTTTCTTGGAAGGGATCACCGAATAAATTGTATCAGAAAGTATCTGGGAATGTTTACAATAATGTGGGTATTAAGGAAACCAATCCTTCTACAGGTATTGGCTTAAGATCTAGAGAATCTTTTTTCTGTACTGATGGGACCGCTACGGTAATCTTCGTTGATAGCGATGGCAATGTCTCCCATATCCTAAGTCCTTCTGCCACCAATGGATACACTTTGACAGTCCCTAAGGGAGATGCCAAAGTGACACTGGGCGGAGATCTCAGTCTTACTACAGGTGAGGCTACAATCCATATTACCAAAAATCTCACCCTAATGGTTGACAAAATGGTGGAGATTAATGCTCAAATTATTAAATTGAATGCTTCATCAAGAATGCAATTCGATAGTGATTTCATGGAAATTAATGCCAACGTTCTTAATGTGAACACCACTTCTACCACACTGCAGAGTAATGCTAGCGTGACTATAGCGACACCTAGCTTCATTCATCCATAAGGAGATAAAAATGTCAGCACTTCCTGTCAGTGATTGGGCACTCACCATGAAGCAATATGCCGACAATATCTCACCCTGGATCACTACAGATCCAGCTGCCCTTGCTAAATTGGCGGCTAACACTACTGCTGTCAAATCGGCTATCAGTAGCATCAAGGAATCTGCCATTGCTCACTTAAGTCCGACCCTCACTCCAGGAGTCCCTCACACTCCAAGTGCCGGTGCGATCATGATGACTAATATTGCTTCAGCGGCCAATACCACTAAGAAATATGTCACCACCATTATGGGTACCGTCAATAAGATTGTTGCCGAAAAGACCGCCGCAGTAAACGGTACTACTGGATTGGCCGCGCATATTGCTACCCTTGATGCTCAGGACATGAAAGTCCATGGGCTTGACCTGATGAAGACTGTTAAGACAAACACCAGCGCAATTGTGGATAATTATTCTAAAAAGTTAGATCTCTTGAAGGGCTAATATGGCATTGACAGACGACCAAATTGCTGCAATAATTGCGACGATTGGAGATGCTCCATTAACGGATCTCCAGAGCGAAGCCATGGATGCTCTTAATTCCGAGGCATCTATTCAGGATGTCGCAGCCGCATCAGCTGAAGTGGCTAACGCTGCAACGGAAGCTACCGCTCAAAATGATGCAATCAATGCAGCAACAGCCGCAGCTGCGTTTATTGCATCAATCGACTCTACTTCGTTAGATCCGGATGTAATAGCCGCAGCAATAAAGGAAGCAGCAACCCAGGCAGCAACCCAGGCCATTCAAGACAATGATAATACCTTGGATCCCGCGACCCAAGCTGTTGTCATTGCAAACGCGGTAGATCAGGCTATTGCCGCTGTTACAGGGTCTGCTGGGGCCACTTCAGTCAATTGGCTCTATTATAAGGATCAGTTTACTTCAATTTCGATCCCTACGCCGACTCAGGCAACCCTCATGGATCCCAATTCTGTGGCTGGTGCGACGGATCCAGATATCCAAGAAGCCAGAGACCTGAAACAGCAGGCGGATGCTGCCTTGGTTCCTCTATTGGATGCACTTAGCCCCGCTGCCCTACAAACAGTATTTCCTGATCTTACCTTCGCAACTCCAGTATCTATTGATACTTCAAACCCTTTATATCCATTTACCACTGATCCAATGACCTTGGCACAGAAAATGTCTCTGCCCTTCCCTCAGCAGATTGAAATGTGCTCTACTTATGCCCAGGGTCCCAATCCAATGTTACCTTCCATTGCTGCTCTCCCAGACCCTTATAATGATCCCACGATTTATGCTGATCATAAATCCCTTCTCGATATGATACTGAGTTTCATTGCAAATCTGGCCACATTACTTGCAAAGATCGCAAAGATTATTGCAATTATCTCTGCGGCTATCACTTTCATTAAAGGTCTAATTGCTGCCTATAATAAGTACTCAAAAGCTCTTTCTAGGTATCGTGAGAAGATGGATGAAATGACTTCTAAGAGCCCTACTCAGTCAGTGAAAGACATGTGGAATGCCAATAAACAGTCTCTCAATGTGGGCCAGGAAGCTAGTGCCAAATTTAATACCTGCATGCAGACGACCGTTTATGAAGGTGCTGTCAATCTGGTTGATAAGAAATGGATGGGACTTATTCAGCAACCTCTAGATTTTACTAAACAAGCACTAACTCAGCAGGGTGCCACTTTGAATTCTTCCTTGACTGGGAGTACAGCTAGTCTAACTCAAGCTATGAAAGTAGCAGACGCTGCTACCACCCAGACTACCAATACTGCAGCTGCTCAAGCCGCTGCTCTTGTCCCAGCAGGGAATCCAGTATCCTCTATAGCATCTCTGACAGCCGCCCTGCCCAGTGTAGCTAGCGCAGGTGCTTTGACCGGCGCTGCACAGACAGCTACCTCAAGCTTGTCTAATGCCACTAGTGATATACAATCTAGACTAAGTGCTATGCCTACAAATACCACGGATCAATATTCTGCTGGTAACTCCAGTGCTTCTGTGGCGGATGTTGCTGCCTTCCAAAAAGTAATGTCGAAGATTCCAGGATAAACAATGAGAGCCTATACTGTAGATGAACTAAATATCCTGGGTCAAAATAGGAAGACACCTAAACCAATTCTCAACCTACCGGCACCGGCTGGAGCCTCACCCATATCTCAGAATGTAGAGGATTGGTTGATCTTGATGCCAAATCCTGTCAAACAATTGTTTGTCTGGACAATCGATTATATTGTGAACAACCATGCTGGTACCTCAGTTATCGAAGCAAGATTAATGAGGGAATTGGCTGATAATCAGAATATTATCTGCAAGCAGAAGCTATGGGTGCTGGATAATCAGGTCGGCAGTATCTCTTATTTGTATGGACTAGCCCAGAATGGTATTAGCGTGACTGGAACGGCGGGACTCACGGCTCCGGATGAGGTGATACCAGTAATGAATCTCATCAGATACCCAGTCAAAGAATCCCTTGGTGAAAGAGATAGTCTAGACTACGAATATCGTCTAAACAACTATATTTGTTCAATGGTGGCTAATACTAATTTCTTAGACTATGACAAAAAGGTATTATTAGCCTGGAAACAAGTGATATCAGATTATACAACTGGTTCACTCTCAGCCGCTCCTTCTACCATCGCTAATATGTCTGCAGGTGGAGCAGCTGCTATAGCATCGTCACCCCTGTTCTTCTCAATGACCCCGGATCCCAACGGATTAGCCTGGGGTACTAAGTTCCCGAAGCCTGCAGAATATCCAGCGTTCAAGGCTAGGATGATCCAGATCTGCGGCTCCTTGGGTATTAATCCGGATTGGCTAATGGCGGTGATGTGGGCTGAGAGTAACCTTCGTGCAGACATTGTGAACCCAAAGGGTGGTGCCACTGGACTTATCCAATTCATGCCCTCAACAGCCATAGGTCTGGGGACCACTACCGGTGCTCTCCGTGTCATGACGGCCACTCAGCAATTGGACTACGTGTACAAATATTTCCAATCTTTTGCAGGAAAGATGCACAGCGTAGGTGATGTTTACGCTGTGATCTTTATGCCGATTGCATTAGGGAAAGATTCAAACACAACCCTAGGACAGAAAGGTAATTACTCTTATCTATCGGGAAAGCTGACCTACAACGCAGTCTATGAAGGCAATCCAGGATTGGATTTGAATAGAGATGGAATAATCACTGCGGCTGAGTTAACCTCAAGAGCGACCACCTCTCTGACGATTGGATCCAGAAACAGGGCATAAATCCTGTTGGAATTTGTGGTTTCCAGTATTGATACAATTGAGTAGGAGATAGAAGTGACCTATTCGCTCATGATAGTAGATGGAGACATGGTAGCCGATAGTAGAGGTAGGTGTATTACTACTACCTCTCGTGAGAAGGTCGCTAACGCGGTCAATTATTATCTGAGCAATTCTCCTTATTTCTCTGGAATTATGAATTCGGTACAAGCGGATCCAATTTCGAACGAATTCCTGGTTCGGACTGCAGTCACTAATACTATGGATGATATAGTTGCAAAATACAGCTCAATGACATGGTTACCTGATGATGAAAGAATCAAGAGTGTCAGTGACCTTCAGATTTTCGCAATAGATGCTACTGGATTCGCCTTCACAGTGAGTGTTATTACTTATGCAGGCACAATATTCTCGCTGAATTTACAGAGGTATTAAGTTGGATACTACGAATCAGATTATTAGTAATCTTCAGCAAACACTGAATCAGATCAATCCCTCTATTGATGTAGATGATCCCATCATCCAGGATATCGCTATCAATTTTGGGGCAAATATCACTTATGATATCCAAACTAGAGTTAACAATATTCAGACCAAGTTCGGAGGTAGCACACTCTCTGCCATGTCTGATTCTGAATTAGATCAGTATGCAGCGGCTACTTATGGACTCCAACGCGACCCAGGGACTTCAGCAGTAGGATCAGTGTTCATCCTAACCACAGACAGTAGTCAGGATATTAGTATCCCAGCCGGTTCTATCGTAAGTACTAATGATGGGGTTTGGATGTTTTCTATTACTAGTCCAGTCTATATCCCACAGGCTAGTGTTCAGAATTTTTTCAATCCCGCTACTGGATATTACGAGTTCCTTTGTAATATCCAGGCTACCTCACCCGGAACAGATTATAGAGTAGCTGCTTACCGAATTGGAACTCTGGGTAGTCCATTGTCTTTTAATGCTACAGTAGTAAATCGAGAACCCACTTCTGGTGGGACCGATCCCGAAACCACTGCTGATTTGATCCAAAAGATTCAATATTACAGGGCTGCTTTTGATGTTAATTCGGAATATGACCTTAAATCGACAATTATTAATAATATTCCTACAATTACAGATGTGGTATTCAATAAACCCCATAGGGAAGCAAACCTGATTGAAGCATACTATATTGGTATTGATGCAACATCGGCCACCTATCAGACTACCATTGGAACTAATCTATTAACAATTTTCCAGCTTCCTAATGCTCCTATTAGAGAAGTGGACTCCGTGGTTCTTGATGGGGTTTTGCTAAACCCTTCCGATTATGCTTATAATACTACCTCCTTGGCTCTTAGTAATAATGTTTCAGTGGCAGCCGGTCAGAACTTGTATGTCTTGTATCAGTATAACCAGATTAATACCGAATTGAGCGCTTTCTTCGCTAGTCAAGCGGATATCCATCAGACTCTCTGGATCCCCAAAGAAGCCATACCAGTATCAATCTCAATTGATTGTCAGGTGAAATTATCCAGTTTGATCCTAGCTGAAGAAACCACCGGAGATATCGTGGATGCTTTGATGAGTTTGATCAATACCCAATCATTCATCGCCAGCATCAGTGGAGAAACCCTCGCCACCCAATTGAAACAGAGTATGTCTAATTTGTTAAAGGTGACAATCACTATTAATGATCTTCCCTATATTGCCTTTAGTCTCGGTCAATATCCCGTTCTGACCATAGATAACATCACCGTGGAGCAGACCTAATTGACTCTAATTATTTATCCCCCTCTATTAGACACTGTTGGGCAGGAAGTGAGAGACATAGGGACCAACACTCTCCCCACGTCCAACAACTTCTGGTATGAGAATATTGCCCAGATCCCAACTGTCCTCAATCCGATCGTCTTCAAGATAGTATCCGATCAGGTTGGTGTTGAACATAGTTTGTCGTTAGATGGTGTATTCGTACAATATGTGATACCACAAAGTACAACGGACACCTTCTCTCTGCTACTAAATCCAGGGATCTACGAGATAGTTGTTCAGAATAGCATAGAAAGTTATTCCTTGGTCTTCCAAATTTCTCTAAAAGAACTGATCTGGTGGATGTGGATCCAGCAGTTAAAGGGCCATTATCAAAATCTTGAAGTGATAGAAGCCAGAGCTAATAGTCCTCTCTTCATCTACCCCTTTGAGATGGCCTGTCCCGATGAACTAAAGGAAATCAACAATTCACAATGGGCCTTGAGGTCATACTGTGGATCATCGAATAGCACAGGGATAGCATCGAACCTGATGAAAATGGCATCAGGTTTAATTGATGCTCCAGTTCAGGATATGCCGAGATCCGATGAAATCATTAATCCTTGGGATAATTTTAGTCATTTAAGAATCTCACTGGTCGATCCTACTTTTGCTAGACGATCGGCATTTCTAGCTAAGCAGATTCCAGAAACTGTCGTTGATACTTCTAATAATCACGCTTTGATTAACTATGATAATCCCACTTACCAGACAGCCATCTCTGATCTCGGTCTAAGTAGAATCATAGTGAATTTGTCCTTGGCCCCCACGACTAACGCGGCTGGTGTGCAATTACCTCCTAATACTCAAATAGGGTATGTCTACGAACCAACTGGATGGATCAGTTCAGATTGGGTCACTCCTGATTGGGTCAATGAAGGATCAGATTGGGTCCAAGTGGTATTGAATGGGCTGAGTGCTAATTGCACTTCTCTTTCCATTTACAATTCGAATGGCATAATGATGTATTCCAGCAATGACACTGATAGTGCATTGTATTCTGGGAATTCCACCCCTTCTATTACAGTTGGGGAAATAAGAGATTGGTTTGTTAACCCAATTACAGGAGATTGCTTCCAAAAAGATCCACAGGATGCTGATTCTCAGGATGCAGCCACTTCTCCTTGGGTCTTCGAGTATAACTTGTTCTCACGAGTTGGATCAGTCTATTCAGCTACTAATTCTACAGGAACTATTAAGTATTTCAACACCTATAATGAAGCTGTCATTTCTCTCGGGTCAAATCTTTCGTCTTGGACAGTCTTGCCAGTGGCTGGATCATCAATCCTGGTTGATTCAATTACTCCAGGACTACTAGTGAATTGGCTGGGATCATGGAATGTTGCTGGCAAGTGGAATACCATGATAATTGTTAATGGTAAACAGGGTGCTTATGTACCCTATGTAATCAATGACGCAGTTTCTTACAAAGGAATCACTTATACTAAAGTTTCGAATATAAATCCAACAATGACTCCAGATATAAGTGCCGATTGGGTGTCTAATGTAGGTGATATCTACGTAAATTCAACCAATGGAAAAGTATATAAGAATTTACCAGGGTACGACGCTGCTGGCAATTTGTATATCTTCTGGAGTTATCAGTTCAATATTAAAGACTTCTTCACTCAGGTTCTCACCGATACCGGGATCACCTACATATCAAATTGGTATGCACCACTTGTAGGGTCTTCCTTAGAAATTTCTTTCTTCGGAGATAACGCTTTCCTTTTGCCACCTCCTCCTCAGAAATTGTCTTCTCTTTCGGGGGACCAGATTTTTAATTATATCCTATCAACTATCACCAATGTTATCACCATTGATTCATTAGATTGCTACAATTGGACTCTACAAGCTAGTAATTCCTTAACTTCTGCGGTTGATCCCATCAATATCTTTGATTATACAAATCAAAGTCGAAGCATTGATGTAACCGGAATTCTTTTACAAGGCTATGATGTCTTCACCTTATCAGGAATAGGTTTCCCTTCCATTAATAATGGTGCTACTCCAGCATCCAGTACCGTTCAATTAAGTCTGGGCAATCCGGTGCATACTACAATGGTAATGAGATAATATGAGCATTCACGTTTTCGATACCACGGCAGACAAACCCTGGGCACTATCCAGAGAAACTATTAACGGCAATGATGCTGGATATGAGAGCATTCTATCCATTTCGACGAGTGGATCTGGTGTAACCCAGTGTTCAGCTTCTTTCCCACTCCTTAATGCAGATAACCACTTGGATAGATATCCAAATCTGAACTTGTATAATATCTATCCATCGCTTAATCAGCTTGCTGCGATGAGCTATCAGTATTGTGCAGACGGGACCACAGTGCAAGTGGGATCCCAGTTTTTTCGTTATAGTGCATCCTCCACTGGAACTCCGGATGGAACGGTGATCATCATCCCCTTTGATGATCATAATGGATCAACTCTTCTCCCAGGTAGATGGATTTTAGTCACTGATACTTACTCCTTGGATCAATATGGAGCATTGGGACCAGGGGCTAGATTCATTAATCTCCCCTACACGAGGATGGATGAAGGGGTAGATTTTGGTTTTGATCTCGATAGTATTAATTCCAATTTCCAAGATGATAGTATCACCAATATGGCTCCTCAGAGCTATAGACAGGCTCCTGTTTTCTATTTCCAGGGGCTTCTGGATACAGAAAATGCTGCTACTTCTAGTCAGTACGGTCAATATAGTCTATGGACATGGTATCGGGTCAAGTCAACTTATACAATTGATCCAAATAATCAATCACAGGTAGTCTCCTCAGTTGGTGATGACACCACCCCCACTCCTATATCATTCTGGCAAGGACTTGGCAGTTTTGAGATCACTCTCCTATCTGATCAGTCAAATGACTCAGTAGAGATGGACTCAGTAGATCTAGATCTATCTGGTCCAGTCTTCTATCCACAATTTCAAGCCAATCCTCTCGTGGCTCGTACTGCTGCAGAAATTGTTGCATTCTCCAATTACTATGGGTTCTCTCCCACACATTGGGCATATCCTTTCGCTGCCTCTTATGACTTTGTGATGGACCCAGTTCTGGATTCACAGCTGCAGACCCCAAGAAAGATCGGGTTTGCTAACTTGCTAACTTCAACGACCCTGGCTAGTCTGGAATTGACCAATCCATCGCTTAATGCAGCTATAATCTATGAAACTCCTACTATTTTAGATTTTCCAGATACTGGGCCAGATAGCCAAAACTTCCCTACAGATATTGTTTGGAACCCGCTAGATATGGACTCCGACCCAACCGGTGGAATTAGCGCAACCGTTGATGGCTCACCCACTTGGGGAAAGACCAGCTTAACTATGGATCAAACAGATCCTCTTCCGATTGTGATCCGTTGTTACTTCTCAGCAGTCAGTCAGTATACCCTTGATAGCTTTGATCTCGTTCAGATCGCTCCTGTCAATTTAAGCTATGCTGATCCCGGAGTATGTATTCTAGGGGCTTCGTTCCTAGAATATCCAGTTATAACTGGTATTGTTGATAACTACACGGTTTCTGGTCTTCCGAATGGTTTGAGTATTGATCCTCTTACAGGTATCATCTCTGGGTCCTATACCCTTATTGGGGCTTTTGATGCAACAATTACGGCTACTAATAATGGTGGAAGCTGTACAACCTCAGTGACATTTAATGTCACATTGCCAATTCCATCTAGCCTTAGTTATGCCACCCCATCTCTTGCTGCAGTTGGAAGTTCCTTCTCGGGAGTTCCAACTGTAGTAGGGACTTATTTGACTTTTACTGCCACCAATCTACCTCCTGGATTAACTATTGATTCTTCCACAGGTATTATCTCCGGTGTTTATTCTGCTGCCGATGTCAGTAATGCCACTGTCACCGCTACCAATTCTTCCGGTAGTATCTCCACTCAAATACCCTTTGATGTAATCTCCACTGCTTCCGTCTCTATCTCACCAAATGCTCCCTTCAGTTTGATGAGTGGGGCCATTCAATCAGTTACCGGAACAGTTACCGGCACTGGCAATACCGCGATCATTTGGACCGTTGATGGTATTACTGGTGGTAATTCCACAGTTGGAACGATTACCGGAACAGGGAGTATTGTGGTTTATACTGCTCCAGTTGTGACTATTTTAGAAACCCATACCATTTCCGCCACTAGTGTGGTAGATTCCTCTAAGTCAGCTTCTGTCGTCGTAACGATTAATCCGTAGAAATGATAAAATCGAAAATAAGGAAATAGAACATGCCGATTACAGTTACTACCAGACAAGGAAATGGAGCCCCATTAACAGCTGCCCAGGCTGATGCCGACCTAACTGTCCTTTGTGATAGCCTGAATGCTGTTGCAGAAGAGCAAGCTCAGCTTGATACTCAAATAGTCTCTCTCGCTACGACAGTGACAACAGTTCAGGAACAGGTAGCTACCGTAGGTCTGCAAGTCTCTGGTCTGCAAACTAGTGTTAGCACAATAGGCGGTCTTGTAGCTATCGAGCAGAGCGCGGTTGTAGCAGTGCAGATCGTAGCGCAAAGTGCATCAACCGCAGCACAGACAGCACAGACAGCAGTTGATACTACTAATGCTGCACTGGTCACAACAAACGCTAATTTAGCAGCCCTAACTAGTGAGGTTGGGAATTCCTCTACTGGGTTGGGAGCGCTGGCATCCTCTCTTACTACTATTCATTCCACTCTCGCCACTGATATTTCCACAGTAGCAGATTCTCTTACTACATTGACTTCACAGGTCAATAATCCAACCACTGGTCTAGCTGCTTCAGTATCCACTCTTACTGAGGAAATTACCACTAATGCTACAGCGACGACAGCTAATGCTACAGCGATAACTAATTTGACTGCCCAGGTCAACAACTCTACTACTGGTTTGCCTGCGTCAGTAGCTTCCCTCTCTTCAGCAATAACAGCTAATGCTACAGCGACGACAGCTAATGCTACAGCGATAACTAATTTGACTGCCCAGGTCAATGATCCAACCAGTGGCCTAGCCGCTTCTGTTGCGACAATTAACGGAACTTTAGCTACTGATGCTACGGCAATAACAGCTAATGCTACAGCGATTTCCACCCTGTCCGCTCAGGTCAACAACTCGACTACCGGTTTACCAGCATCTGTGGCATCCTTGACTCAAACAGACATTGCTCAGGCTGCTGCCACGACTGCGTTAGCTACTAGAACCACAGATCTAGAATTGACTGTAAATGATCCAACCACTGGCTTGGCCCATACCGTTGGTCTTGTTGAATCATTGCAGACTCAGATAGATGATCTCGGTACCGCAAGCGCTGAATGGAAGATTCAGGCTGACGTAAATGGAAATATTTCTGGCCTAGATTTTACTGCTTCATCACCTGTTAATGGTGGAACTCCACAATCCGCATTTAAGGTCTTAGCTAGCACTTTTACCGTGATAGATCCAACTAATCCAACTGTCGGCGTTAGCCCCTTCACTGTGACCGGCGGTAATGTTTTTGTAAATAATATTCAATCTTCTAACTATGTTACCCCTACTTCATCGACACCACCTGTCGGGTACAAATTGTTCTCTGTGCCTTATACCACTACCTTCCTCGATGGCACCACTGCTAGTGTCGATTTCGAGCTTGGGACTACTGCTAACTTCGGTGGATATCAGGTAGCGGATATCACAAATGGAATCAAACTAAATATCACCGAGTATAATGGAGTCATTACTTCCACCGGAAATCCAACGACTTCAGCCACTGTTGTCTGGGTGAAAAGCTATATAGGGAGTGGTGCCACCAATATAAGTGTCGGGACTACAGTCACTATAGTCAATGATATATCCGGGTCCACGAAGGCAGTACTAGGTTTCATGCCAGTGGTCTGTAATAGAACTGGTTATTATCAAATTTTCCCCTCTCTCGGTAGTTCTACCGGTAATGTATCTTTGAGTTTTACACCCTCTCAGAATGTGGGTGTCTTGAATACAATGACTGCCAAGGGTAGTATATTCTTACCTGCTGCTTCAAATTATTATTATTTAATTGCCGGTACAACCTATTATCTGTGCCTTCCTTTGGGTAGTATGGTATCTTCAGGAGGTGGTTGGGGTATTATAGGATATCATAATGGTGATCCTGAATATGGCCCCACTGATGTCGTGACAACATACACACCTGTCTCCCCTTTGTACACTGATGTAGTATTCCAATTCGGTGGTCTGTAAAAGTTATAGACTGAAATGAGGAATTATTGTCCACACTTGATTTATTACTGACCCCAACTCTTGAGAAATTAAAGGGACTCTATGGAACTAGCTCATCAGATAATCTGCTAAAAGTAGTTCTGAAGCCTGAGTATGATTACTTCTACAATGTAGTGATAGGAGATCATGATCAAGCAGGTAGAGCCATGGATTATAAAGAATATGGATTAGGATATTCTGAACTGGACAAAGTGGAAGTTAGGAAATTAATTGGTAAACCCCTTTTAGAAGTGGCGGAGGTTTGTTTACATTCCCCTTCTCATCGGGAGCGTAGTATTGGAATAGCCGCTTTGGCTGCTGCTTCCAAACCGTTCATGACTCAAGAGGTATTGGCCCTTCGTGGTATTAGTCTAGTGGCTCCTTATATGAGCCAACTGAACAAAGAAGATAAAATAGTAATAGTCGGATTCGGATTTTGTGGTGCGGATGAATTGAGGAGATTCCCTAATCTGCATATCACTGATCTGCGCAAGACCGAGAATTTGATACCATTCTCCATTGATAATATTTCCACTGGGTATGATCAATTAGACTATCGTCTGCACGGTCCAAAAGATAATAAAATCCTACTAGAGAATGCGGATATTGTATCTATAACTGGTAGTTCTATGACGAATGGCTCATTTTGGGATTTATTTGAGTATGCAAAGAATGCCAAAGAGAAAATAGTGTACGGGGAATCTATCTTCATTCCTGATATACTGTTAGATCTGGGGATAACAAGCGTTGAATCCGTCGAATATTCTTATGATTATCTTATCGGGGAATATGATCGGACAAAAATCCCCTTTCAACGCAAAACAATGAGAAGGATTAATGGTTGACATTAAGTTAGGAAGTTTAGTCGATGAAGTACTAGAAAATAACTGGGACCTTGGTAGTTTAGAACTCAGACAATATAATGTAACAAAGGCCGCTAATTCCATCGAATGGGCGACTAATCCGGCTTATATCAATTTTGAGCCTTGGCCGCGCCAGATTCAGATTCTGACAGAATTCTTTGAGGACTATTGCCCCCGTTGTTCCAATATGTCAGTAGTAAGGGACATGTGGGGTATGCCTTTTAGAGAAATAGAGAATAATGTTTCCTTTCTTAGATACGGAAAATGTCCTAATTGTGGAGGAACACGTGGGGAATTCAGAGCAGAGGGATTACATAGAGGTATCCAGGAGATCATTGGTATCGCAGGCCAGAGATGTCTAGACCCAGAGACCTGCATTCTTTTAGCAAATGGGACCCCAATTCTCATCCAGGATGTAATCATTGGAGACATTCTTAAAGATAAACATGGGACCTTTACTTCCGTCCTAAAGAAGGAAGTCAATAAACAACCTGGATATTTCAAGATTTTCTTGAGATTACCAGATGGAAATTCAGCCGAAGTCAAATGTGGTCATGAACATCTGTGGATCACACCCACCGGGGAACGAGTTTCTACTGAGTTGCTCAGTAGGGACTTAATCATGCATGAAGATGGGTGGTGTGAGATTCTCGGAATAGAGAAGATCCGTGTACCCAAGAGAATGGTAGATATTGAGACTGAATCAAAGACCTTCTTAGGGACTAACGGAGTCGTTTATCACAATTCTGGTAAGACTCTTCTCACCGGAATCATAAGTACTTATATTGGGCATCGGTATCTCTGTCTCGATGGAATTTGTGCTAACAACTTCGCTGGATTGAGAGATACTGTACTTAATGCTACCTTCGTAGCTAGTGACAGGAGTCAGGTCAAAGATACCACTTGGGAATACTTTGTTAATGAAGTCAATAAATCCTCTTGGTTCCAAAATTACTTACAATATCTGAAGGACGAGGGGAAGAGATTAGGCGTGGAACTTTATGCGTTCAAGGAGGACCTCCATCTGATCTTTAAGCATAAAAAATTGATGTTTGAGTTCAAGGTGGCCGATGGAACTACCTTGAGAGGCAAGACCCGGTTCTTGTGCGGAATTGACGAATTAGGCTGGTTCTCTAACCGTGAAGATGCCAAGGTAAGATCCGGAAAGAAGACTTACGCAGCTTTATCAAACTCTCTTAGAACTGTTCGTACTGGCTGTGAGGCCAGATGGGGAGATGGTTACTATGATCTCCCTACTGGCTATATGATCTCTGTGTCTAGTCCTCAGGCAGAGGATGATCCAATTATGACTTTGGCCTCTAATGCCAGAGATGATAAGCAGACCTATAACTTCCACTATGCCACGTGGGAAATAGCTCCACATATCACTAGAGAGAGCCTCAGATCTGATTTCATCAAAGATCCCATGGCCGCTCAAAGAGATTTTGCAGCAATCCCAGGAACCGGTAAAGACATCTTCCTACCTAATGTGGAGATGATGCATGCAAATATTGATGATGATAAGAACAATATCATTCAATATACCCATGAAACTTTCCATCAGGTAGTCAAAGGGACTGTCTATAACTACGTTAAGGCCATCCTCCAGGGATTACCCATTGATCGCACCGTCCCTTATTGCTTAGCTCTCGATGCAGGAGAAGTCCAGAACTCCTTTGCCATCATTCTGACTAGCATGAGAGATGATAAGACCTCCATTGACGGTCTGATCCAGATCAAACCAGTAATGGTAAACACAGTTGGTAGTATTGCTGCAGTACATTTCCCAAGCGTAACCGATTTGATCAAGGAGATGGCTAGAAAGGTCAGTATCCAGGAAGTAATCATTGATCGATGGCAATCGGCTAGTATTGTTCATGAATTGAGGGATGTGGGAATCAAGGCAGAACGATATAGCTTGAAATATGCTGATCTAGTTAATTTCAAGAATCGTTATCTAGCCAATTTGGTAATTTATCCAGCACCAGAGATCAGATTTCAACTTTTGATGTTGGAACATTTGACTGATAAGATGCCAATTGCTCAGCTTCTGAAACAGACTAGAACCGTTAGAGACAACGGTAAGCAGGTCCTAAAACCAGCACAGGGAGATGATGATCTGTTCCGCTGTTCCGTATTGGCTGATTATATTATGAACCGCGACAAGAAGGATTACCAGATGCGCCTTGGTATCTCTCGCGCCCTTGAGAACGGAATGAAAGCATTTTTTGTCAACGGACAGATCATGAGAGATCTAATTACCAAGATCCAATCTAGAGCAGCCAGTGGGATAGGTAACGTGGTATCCGTTGCGAGAAGAAACTCAAATAGATAGTAAAATGGAAAAAGAGGTATCACATGCTACTAATCGATGCTGTAAAAGTCGCCAGGAAGACCAACAATGACGCAACCCTAGAGAGTGTCGCACTAGAGGCATTCAATGCCGGAAAGATTGTTTCCATCAGAGGGAAGGCCGTAACCAGCTTCATCGCTCTCTTGGCCGCTTCTGATCTAGTTACCGCCAAGATCGATGAGAAACCCACTGTGAAAACAGCTTCCATGAACAAGACCGCTGGTCTTTTCGATACCGTTACCTCTATCACTGAATGCCCACATTGCCAGACCAAGATGAAATCCATTAAACTAGCTGAGGCTCAAGCTGCTATGTATTGCCCACAGTGTCGCCACTGTGACTATGACAACAAGGACAAGAGCCGCATCAATGCCGGTACCCCCAGCAGGGATAAGCACTTAGAAATGAAACTGTCTGATCCCGGTCACTGTGAAATCAAGGGATAATTATGAAACTGCTCCTGAGAGCATTCGTCAAAAAATCCAATACCAAAGCTGAGGAAATCTATCAGTCTGAGGAATTACAGGGATTGTTCGATGAGGTGAGGGGGATCTATCCCAATTACAATTCTGACATGGTAGAGGCCGAGATTGCCACGGAATGGATTTTAGATAACTATGAGATCAGGTTCTGTAATGATGAGTTACCACTATTACTTAGAGAGGAATTATGTGGGATGGTCTTTGACGGCCTGACCTAGGAGAACACCATGAAGCTTCATCTAAAGGCATTCATTAAGGTCCAGGCAGGCCATAAGGAAGAGGCTGAGAAGCTATTTCAATCCAAGGAGATAGATGATCTCGTCATCCGAGCAAGCGAGAATTGGGAAGAATGCTATTCAGATGAGGCTCAAGCTAGAGAAGCTGCTGAGTGGGTCATTGAGAGATACGAGGCAGAGACCAATCAGATTCTACATGTCGAGATGAAAGACGAGTTGATGAAGTTAATCGAAGATCATTTCACCAGGACTTCTTACCCGAAGGTTAAATAAATGAAACTTCATCTCATCGCCTATGTCAAGAAAGCTTCTGATTTCCCTGGTGCTGTAGAAGCAAATAAACGGTTTAATTCTGAACAATTTGATAAATATAATATGACGGATGAAGCAGATAATGCGGAATTCGAAGACCAAGTTAGAAAAACGAACAAAAGCTTGGAAGATTATCGCAATAACCCCGAAGATTCTGAAGACGAGGACTAAATGGCAGATTTTGAAGAGAAAATTGTAATCACCAACGTAGCCAAGGCAACGCTTAGCTCCATTATTGCCTCTGGTTCCCCTACCTTCCAGATCTCTGCATTCTCTGTAGGGACCGGTGGCTATCTACCCAGGAATCCTTTCATTGCGGTTCCCCCTGATCCCAATGCTACAGGACTTACCAATGAGATTTTTAGATCCCAGAATGTACCAACGGAAAATATTGGTAATTCCACTAAGGTTTATGTCTGCGCAATTCAGCCGGGTGATGCAGTTGGCGCTCTAGGAGAGCTTGGACTCTGGGCCACTTATCTATCTGGCCCAAATGCCGGTCAGGTATTTTTATTCGCTATCCAGAATTTTCCAGTCATTTCTATTACCGGAAATGGAAGTTACACCTGGAGAATGGTCGTGCCCATTTAACTTAAAATAGGAAGCTATGAGATCCCCACTATCAAAAAACGCAGTCTTCTCATTGGAAGATCTGAAGGAAATTGAGAGCAAAAAGGCTTTTAGAGCTTCTATGGGTGGTGATCCTGGGGGAATGGGTAACAGAAACACTCCAGGGATCTCAGCATTCACACCTCAGTACCACGACTTATTGTATAACAATCTGGCACAGTTCCATACTCCAAAGGCCAGAAATCTTTACAATATGCTCATGTCTCAGATCTATAATTATGACACCATCGCTGGACCTGCGGTTGATCTCTATGCTGAGATGCCATGGTCGAGCTTTGAGTTAACTGGGATCCAGGATAGATATGTTCTCCAGAAATATGAAGATGCCCTAGCCAATCTGAAGCTAGAGTATTATATGCCAATGATTAGTGCCACTTATCTGGTATTTGGTAGAGTCTGTCTCCATTTCCTGTTCGATCAGACTCAAGGTATTTGGTCCAACCTGATCATTCATGACGATTCAAACCTGTCAGTCAAACCTGTACCTTTCCTGAATGAAGAACCCTTGGTTGACCTGATCCCCAGTAAGGCTCTATTGGATTTCGTTAGCTCTAAAGATCCGAGAACTGAGGTCTATAAACAATATCTGTCTGACGACCTGATGGCTCAGATTAAAGCTGGCCGATCGATCCCACTTGATCCGGCCAACACTTTATATCTACCAAAGCGCAGACTGCCTTCTGATTTTATCGGTACCAGTATTTTCTCAAGAATCATTGGTTTAGTCGTATTAGAGCGAGCACTTTTCAATGCCAGTACGGCTAAGGCACAGAGAGGTGCCGGTTCGATCCGTTTGGTGAAAGTCGGTAGAACTGGTGCAGATGGCTGGATGCCTACTGATGATGAAGTGAATAGTATCATTCAGTCAATGATGGTTGCAGAAGAGGATCCCGCTGCTTCTATCGTGGGTGTGAAGACTCAGGATGTGACTGTCGAGACTATCGCCGGTTCAGGTAAGGAAGCTCTGTGGAGCATTGCTGACGACGCTGATTATATTCAGAACGCGAAATTTAAGGCTCTTGGAATCAACGAGGAATTAATCAATGGCAGTGCTACCTACAACAATATGGAACAGGCACTATCAGTATTCCTGGATAAGATCAGACATTTCAGGGATTATCTAACTAGAAAGGTCATCGTAGAGAAGGCTCTTGAACCTATCGCGAAGGCTCATGGCTTCTATCATAAAGACACCAAGGGTTTTAACCCCTCAAGTGTATATAACAGGCGTGGTGATGATAGCAGAAGTCTAAAGGATATTCAGGATTCCAAGTTGATGTTGCCAACGATTCAATGGCATAAACCCCTTGAGCCAAGAATGGATCAGAGCTTGATTGATCTGTACAAGGTGGCAGAGGAAGTTGGTCTTCCTATTAGCTTAAGAAGATGGTCCGTTGCGGTTGGTGCCAACTTATCCGATATCAAGAAAGAAGCTCATGAAGATCTCCGCGATCGCAAAGAGATGGCTAAGATCCTCCAGGAAAGAGAAGCTCTTGGAGTTGGTGATAGTTCTAGTCTATCCGAAGATGATATGGGAGAAGATTTCGGTGGACCCGGTGGACCCGGTGGCGCTCCTGGTGGTGACGAAGGCGGCGGTACCATGGAAGAGTCTCCTGTCGAGATGGACAAGGTTTCTCCTTCTGACCATTCCGTAGTTGATGGAGTTCCTCCACCTCCAGGTGGCGAGCCTGCTGCTACTAAGAACCGCTTGAACATCAATACCCATCCTCTAGCTACTAAGACCGGCTTCTGTGGGGTCAACTGGACCAAGATCAGAGCATTCTCTAAGCTTGACAGTGTGGAGAGAAGAGAAATTCTTAGAGCTATGACCGTGAAAGATCGAGCAGTCATCAAATACGCTCTTACTTATTCTGGAGATGAGACTCTAAACCAGGAAGAGATTGGTATTATTGCTAAATTGTTCCCGAAAAATGCTTCAATGAATAAGGCACATATTGCTCACTTGTACGCTAACAAGAGTCACGATGCGAGTTTATTGACGGGAATCGAATGAGAGAAAAGGATATCAAAGGAATAATCACAACAGCTTTCCTAGTAGGTGATCTAGAGACTACTAGGGAATATATGAAGGTCCTGGCAGTCTCCAGGACCTCAGTCATCGCTGATGAAAATTGGACTAAAGAGGATATAGAGAATGTCCTCAAAATCATGCATGGAGATGAATTCATTTCTAGCTTGATGCTCGTTTGCAAGGGATTTAACGATGATCGGATTTATCAGGCATTGAAGACCGCACTAGCCGATTCTGATTTCTTGAACACCTATCGAGATAAGGTCCAATATTACATTGATCAGAATGTCTGGATTGATTCATTAGTTAAGGTATGGATTGCAGAGAACGATAAATTAGGCATTCCCAGCGATGGACAAGAAAAATATTTGAGTGACTTAATTCATCAAATCCTTGGTGGATGCAAAGAGGAGTAATTATGTTCCAGAGATTTGGAACTCCTGCAGTACAGAGTAAAACATTTGAGGCGAAGGACATTGAGTTCGTCCGCAACAATGTGAAGCCAGAAGATGACAAACTACCGGAAAAGAAAGAAAAGGAAGACTCAGAGTAATAACTTCCTTAAGAGATGTTTTAATTGAAATAGATGGAGTAAATTATGTTTCAGAGAACCGGTGGCTATGGCTTAAAGCAGATAGAGACTTTCTCTAATGCCCGTATTGCTGGAGTTAATCGTTATGCGGCCCTTAACACTCCCGTAGGTGTGATAGATATTTCTTGGCTAGAAGCTGCTGCAGCATTTCATGATGTTAGTCCCGATCCAAATGATTATGTATTCTCCATTCAGAGAGCCGTGGTTGCTGACATCCCCAATAGAAATTCGGATGCTTTTACCAAGGCTGAACTTCATCGTTACAATCCAAATCTTTCCCTTCCAGTCTGGGCTACCTTCAATCGTCGCCCGATCTATTTCGAACATAATCAGGTCCCTAAGGATGCAAGAGGTATGCTCTTTAAGTCCTTCGTAGATGTGGAAGGCCCTTATCAGTTGGTCACTACCCTTTCCGGTATTTCCAAACGTAAGGACGCTGATCTTGCGGCTGCAGTTAAGAATAACACCAGACCCTACTGGTCCATGGGTTGCGTCGCGGATACTGTCACCTGTTCATTCTGCAAAAAGAAGGCTGCGGATACCAGAGAATTCTGCACCCATATTGCCAAGCAGCTTGGCTCCCTGATTGGGAACCAATTGGTATATGAAATTCTGGGAGGGGTTACTTATATTGAATTAAGCAATGTCTCAGATCCTGCTGCCCTGATTGCTGGTAATGGTATTCTCAATATCGTCAATGGAATTGCTATCTAAGAGGTAACTATGAAGCCAATGTTTTATTTTACTGGAGCGGCAAAAAACACTGTGAATTTTGCCGAGTTCAAGAAAGCAGCAGGATCCCTTCTTGCGAACGACAACACCCTCGTGGATGGTGATAATTATGCGCATGTCGAAACTGCTGATGGGAATGTCATTGGTCTAGTAGCATATGGCAAGAATCAGATCACCGAAGGAATGCTCAAGGCAGTTGGATCAATCGCTAGTTCTCAGTTGAAGGAAAAAGTAGAACCAAAGAAGTTTTCTGTCAATATTGCATTTGTGAAAAAGTCACATGAAGATCCCCCAATGCTCCCACAGGGCGTAGAGGATGAAGAACCAAAGGAAAAATCGAAAGGGGCTCCGGAGAAGCCAGAAGAAAAAGAGCCAAAAACTCCCTCCGTCAAGAATGGAGGAGAAACTGCCGAGTTTGAAAGAGAAGCTGATGAACCTGCTTCTACTGCTCAGGCTTTCCCAACCACAGGCACAGTAGAGAAAACCGCTGAACCGAGTCCGGAGTCCATCATTGAACAGCGTGAGATGGGTGGTGAGATTAGAGAAGCTACCGGTCCTGAGGATTCTAGTACCTCAGTGAACATGCCCATGTATCCAAAACCACCAGATATGAAGGAAAAAATTGGTCTGGATCCCAATAAGTACACGACAGAGAACATGGTAAAGGTTTTATCAGATTTTATCTACAAAGAGATCCATGGTACTAAGGTCGATGGTATTAATTTGGCGGAATATATCAAACAACATGGCTGGGAAGGGACTCTTACCAATGAAGACGTAAAGGTTCGTCAGGCAACCAGAGATCTGAGAGGGAAAATCCTCGAAAGATTTAACCAGTTTACCCCAGAGCAGCAGGAAGCCTTTAAGACAGCGTATAAGAGCAATTTGTCTCAGTGGTTGATGCGTGGTCCTCTGAACATTCAAGCTAAGCTCAGACGTAAGTCAATGGTCAAGAATGAAGTTGGCATTATTTGGTTTGCCAAGTATCCCAAGGCTGCTTCGGCTACTCCAGAATCCTTGGTTTTCTATGCCAATCCAATCAACCTGATGCTGAAGACCGCCTCAGGTCAGATCAATGCTGCAGATATCGCGGCTACTTTCCATGGTGAGGGTGCGGAACAGAGAGCATTAAAGACCGCCAAGAGTCTGGTCAAGAAATACCCAGAGATTACCTTTAATCATCATTGTGAGAATGACAAGGGCAAGGTTGAAGGTGCTAAGGATGTCAAGGAAGATCGTGTCATTAGTGAGGACGCTGGTAAGGAAGTAGATCCTAAGGTTGAGGCCGCTGGTAAAGAAGTTGATAAACCCGTTGCTGAGATGGCTCAGGGTGAAGTGGTTGACAAGAAAGTAGTCGCTGCAGGTAAGCCTGACTTCCTGAAAAAGGAATGCAAGGAATGCAAGAAAGATCCTTGTATCTGCAAGAAAAAGAAAGAAGTTCCTTCTAGGGATATTAAAAGTTAGAACATCTGAGGGTGTTCTATGAAATGGATCAAAACTGAATATTTAGATTCAGAAGCTCTGTATAATACTTGGTTTGAAGTAGATCAGCCCCTCTTGGTGGTCTTTCATAATGACAAGGTTCAACTGAGCCGGGATTTTATCAGACAGCTTGAGTATTTGGTGACCTCAGGATCAATGTTTGATAAACTCCTGGTGATTTGTATGCAGATTACTAAAGAAGACGAACCCAACCTGATTAAGGAATATAAGGTGAATCGTTATCCTGCTCTGATAGTGTTTGATGGAAGAGAAGTAGATCGCATCAATGATGTAATGTCTACTGAAGATTTAGGTAAGAGGATTCGTCCGTAATAAACTGGAAAATAAATGGCTGATCTAGACGATCTCAAACTACAGAGAGCAAACCTCGCATCTGCAATATATGATGCCAAAAGCGATCTTGCTTTCCAACAGAAACACTTGGATCCTAATGATTCAACTTCAATAGTTGAAGCTGCTAGAAATGCAATTGCCAAGGATCAGCGAATTATTGCTGATGGTAATGTACAATTCCAGGCGCTTACTGATCAGATCAACGCCCAGACGGCAGCTAATGCCAATGCCGAGTCAACCCCGGCAGCAACAGCCCCCACACCAGCTCCGGTTGTACCCCCTCCTGTAGTTGCCCAGGCAGCACCAGCAGTGACTCCGACTTCTACAGTGGCGACTCCCGTTGGACCCTCTGTAAGTATCGCAGGTACGAGTACAGACACTAGCACTGTCATATCTCCAAGTGATCTCAAACTTTTACCCAAGGCTGATCAGAATGCCTATCAGGGACTCCAACAATCAACTGACCCTGATGCGGTTTTTCAACAGAAATTGTTTCAAGCTCAAGCGAATGTAAAGATTAAGATTGCAAAGGCCAAGGGGATAACTCCAACAAAGACGGGAACTCCGAGTAGTGTAAACAGAGATCTGATCCCTTTCATGTTTGCTCAGAGTGATGCCCCTGGTATTGTCCAAAATCACCCAAACATCGCGGCTGGTGTACAATCTAATATCCAGTTCAGAATATTCATCATGGGTGTCGAGGTATCTGATTATATTAGCTCACTGGAGTGGAGTACAAATGCATCCTCTGAGGTAGTCGGGGCCATGGCTGCTGTGACCCTATCTTGCAGGAGAAATACCTTTACACTTACCCAGGATAATCTTCAGCCATTGGTTGCTGGAGAGGTAAATTGGGTAATATCTGATGATAGCCAGTACTCAGAAGAAGCCAAGAGAGATCTCTATAATTACAAGCAAGGTTTAAACTTTTTCGAAGCTACTACCGCAATTCCCCGATGGAACCTCGCCCCGAACACTTGTATTATCCACTCCGGGGACACGATCAGAATCTTCTCTCAAATCCCTTGGACAAAGACTGACGCATGGTTGCCGGTGTTCAATGGTTACGTAGAGGATGTAACATTGACTAGAACTCTACAAGGTATTGACACGATTTCCTTCCAGTGCAATACCTTAGTTCATAAGTTGACTTTCGCTAGAGTGTTCAGTGAATTTCCTGCTGCAGTTGCTGATGTAAGTGGCCCAACTTCCCATGGTCTATCCACTAACGAGATCATTGGCAAGACAAACGTTCCATTGATTGATGCGAATACCTTGATTGCTGATTCCTTCATGGGATTATTTAGTAGTACTTTGTTAAATACCACCCTGGAAGGAATGATCAGGTTTGTATTCTTTGGTGATATTAGTCAGATTAATACCCACGAGCCTTCCAATATTGAAACGGTAGATGCAGCTAATCAGGCAGTCCTTGCCCAATATCTTGCCTTGCAGAATCAATTGGTATCCCTTCAGTATAAGGCTCAGGTTCTAAATAGCCCTAATGCTGTTCAGATTGCTTCAGTTCAGGCACAACTGGCCACTCTTGCCAGTAATCCTGCGGTCCTTGAGGCCAAGGGGATCAATCCTAAAGATAAGACTATAAGTCAGTTGCAGACCGAATTATCAAATTTACAAACTTCACAGTCTACGACTCAGAATTTAATAAATAATCTGAATAACTCCATTACGGCAGATAATGCCGCTGTAGCAGCGGCTCCAACAGCATATACCATGTCTGCTCAGGATATCACCATGGCTATTGCTAATGAACCTAGAACCGGGGTGAAAATCTCTCCAACTAGTGCTCTAGCAAAAGCTCAGGCTAACCTTGCTGCGGATACTGACGCCTTAGCAAAGGCCAAAACATCGTTAGCCGATATCACCAGTCAGATTAATGCTAAGAATGCTGCTATCGTTCAGGCTACTGCTGCAGCCCAATTGGCAAGTGGTAAGCCAATTCAGGAAAAGGATAAGAGAGGAGTTGGATTCCTATCAATGGACAACTTCATTATCCAGAATTTCCCGGCCACAGGGTCAATAATTACGACTACCACGACAGTTCCGACGACTACCTCTCCTACCAGCACTGCAACTACTACTTCCTATAGTGATGGAGGAGTAACTGCAGCTACCACCATTGGGGTGTTCAACGCTGGTAATGACGTTGGTGTCAGTACACCAAGAACTCCGCTTGAAAGTCTGCGGCTTAGGGTTAGTAGTGCCCAAGTAACACTCAACAATGCTCAGAGAGCCTATAATACAACTGCATTGGTAAGATCAGGAGTCTATCTTCAACCTTTGGAGGAAACCCTTAAAGCAGCCAAGGCTAATTTGGCAACATTACAACAGCAATTAGATATAGCCTCCTCACAAAGCAATGATGCTGGCGCTTCAGGGGTTGCTGGCGTTACTAATCCCACCACTGTTGTAACAAAGACAGTTGATACATCCACTGTCGATTGGGATATGGAGATTGGGTATCTTGAGGATGCTAAAAAGTCCATGTTGACTGGATTCTGCTCTGGAGTGCCAGATCTCAACGTCAGAACGGATGTGATTGATTACACTGAATTCAGCGTCAAGGCTTGCCGGGATCTAGCTTCGGCTCGCACTACCTACCTCAATAGTACGGAAGTGACCATCATTGGTAAGAATAGTGGTTGGCTTGGACAATATAGCCCCCATGGTGAGTGTGTCAGTGTTTACATGAGAAGACCTGCCATTGGTTGGGGTCACAATAACGGATTGGCTGACGAGTGGAGAGTGGTTGGACCCAGCTGGCAATTAAATGACCAGTCTAAGGCCCAGATGATCACTGAGTTGCTGAAGAAGCTCGACTATTACTGGTGGGTAACCGGCAATGGTGATATTATCTTCGAATTCCCTCTTTATGAATTTCTGCCCCATCACTTCGGGGAATTTGTAAATGAATACTCGATTAGCGGATTATATAGCACTGATACCATCCGAGAGAATTTTACTGATCTAGCCTCTACCTATATGTTCAGAGGATCCGTAATCGGAGCATACGAGAATAGTGCTGGTAATGTCGGTATGTCATACATGAGATCAAAAGTATTCAAGATCCCTAGTGTGATGGTCCGAAAAGGTGTTGAGGTACATCAGGAATTCTGGCCTTATATCACTAGCCCAGTCAGTTTAGAGATCCTAGGGTCATTGTTTATTCGGAAACACTTAGCTAATTGTTATACCTACGACATGGGTCCTCTACCCCCACTGTTGTATATGACTCCAAACACTCCAGTATATCTAAATGATATAGATGCATTTGCCCTAGCGGATAAAACCTCTTTCCATTACACAGCGAAACCAATTTCATTCAGATCAAATATTGAATTTACTAGTATAAGAATGAAGCTGACGGATGAACAGTATTATTTAAAGTTCGTGCTCGCTAGTCAAATAGCTGCAGACCAGAAAAAACTAACTACTGGAGTTGCTACTCCGGGTCAAACCAGAGATTCCACTCTAATTAATGTCACAGCATCGCAAATGGCTTCAGCAATGGCAGCTATTAAAGAAGCCAATTATAGCTCGTCTACCCCATTAAATGCCAACGCACGAGGTAATACTGCTTTTGTTGGTAATCTTTCTTCATCCACTAACATGCAACAGCTTATTGTTACTCTTCGGTCCCGATATGGCTGGATTATTGGATCCGACCTGATGATCAATTACGATCAGGCATTTGCTGCTAATTATTTAAATCTAAAAGCTAATGAAGTACCAGCTGCTGCAAGAAATGATGATGGAGGAGGAACTAATGACAGTTATAAATCGGGCAACATTTTTACCTTTTCCTCAGATCCAAACCGTTTGATCTCTACCCCAGATATCCCAGATGAGAATGGTACAACTGCTGTTCCTGCAGGTGGAATTAGTACCGCCAGTGCTCCCAATCCTGATCAGAAGGCAGCAATTAAAGCTGCTATAGGACAGGCTGGTAACAATGCTGGAGTGGGACAGGCTGTGGCTACACACGGCAATGTGGTATCTGGATTCCAAAACATGTGGAATTCTTTTATCAATTCAGCCAAGAATACCACATTTGGAGCAGGTTTCTTGGATATTCCAATGAAATTCCTTGCTGATACTGGCAAGTCAATAAGCTCTGTGGTTGCTATCTCCAATCAGATGGGTTTCCTCACCAATTCCGCTTATGCTGCAGCCGGTTCAATAAGCGCTACTGGTAATGCTGTAAGTACCCTCATCAGTCCCACCAGTACAACACCTGCCGCAATATCCGCTACTCCTGCTACTGTCAATGTCCTATCAGGAGTTGGACCCAGACCTAGCTCAGGTCCTATAGAAGGAGTTTCACTCACGGATCCCCGTTACAATCCAGGAGTATCAGCGGTAATGGCAATGGTTATCATCGAGGATATGATCACTAGACTAAACTCAGTAAGAGGACTTCCCCCGAAGACTATCCAATCCAATGATATTAATCCGGACCTATGTGCCTTTACCCTCAGACTTGGGTCAACTGACTATGCCTTACATCAGACCATGGCGCAGATGGATATTTTGAACCAAGATTCGAGTTATGGTGATCAGATAGCTAGACGGCTTCAGAATAATATGTATAACTTAGGTGGATATGCTCAGAAGCACCTTGATTATATCGACTCCTATACTAGTGTCAAAGCTCAGGCTGCTAATACTGGGTTGCACAATATGCAATAAAAGGAGCAGAAGGTTTTGTCCCAACAAACCGTCATTGGCATGATAAACTAGACTAGAGGTCCTGAGTGAACAATAATATCAAATATGTCAGCAGTGGAAATATTAAACCGAAGCAACAGGTTTTAAGAGATTCTACTGTTACCAGATCTTTTGCGGAGTGGGTAATTCCCATGATCGCAGAAAGGCAAAAGCAGGCCAATAATGTGGTTCCAGCCAAGTTCTGGCAGTATAATCAGGTCAAGACCAGACTGTGTTCCTGTTTTGCGAACCAGAATGACCCAGATGCTACCTGTAAGGCTTGTTTTGGTACTGGATATCTCCCTGGCTATGTCCCGGTTGGATATTACACGATTGTGACTTTGGATATCTCCGATCCTGGTCTACTCCTAGTCAATACCGAACCAGACTTTACCTCTGGTATGAATCCCAAACCAATCAAATTGGTAGATACCGCATTAGCCGGTTATGTAGAGTCCAGCTTCATTGGCATTTCTAAGAACATGGGAATTCCTTTTGTTAGACATTTTGCTTCTACTTTTGGTGTGGGCTATCAATACACGGTGGATAATATCACCTGGAGGGATCTGATCCCAGATAAGCTGGATCCTATCATCGCTGCGGCGACTAAGATTAAGTTTAGAGCTTTCTTATATAGAAACCTGATAACCGATCCTGTTCCTTATGTAAGCGATCTCTACGTTAGACTACAGGTCCAAGATGACCCACAAATTAGCCTTGATGTCCCAAGATGGGTAACCAGTCTAAGTGGTAATGACGCCGGTATGGTTCCCTTACTGAATGTGTTCAATGCCTATGCAGATGCTGGTTATAAACTACAACAGACTTCCATCCTTCTGCATGTGGATAGCAAGAGAAAGTTTAAAGTCCTTAGTCTCAACCCTAATGCCCCTATGGGAATTTTGACCAGCTGGGATATGGAACTAAGATTGATTCAGCCCGACGAACCGCAGAATAGCATTCCTTAAGAGGTACACATGAAAGTAGCGTTCCCATATAAATCACCAATGTCTTCAGCCCTTATGAATTTTGCCTTTACTGACATTATTCCTGAAGGTGTGTATGTAGCCCCTCAAATGGCTGCTTCATTGACTACCTCTTCAGTCACTATCTCCCCAGGCTGGGTAATTAGAAGTGTTGACGGGATGACGGTTTCTGAGGATACCGCTACTATTACATTGACTCTTCCTGGCGTTGGATTGTATTGGGTTGGTGTCGATGCTGAGTATTCCGTGGCAAATGACCCAATGATCAATATCCAAGCTATTCCCATCAGCTCCTATGTTACCTGGAATGCCACTCAACAGGCAGCGTTCATTATTTTCGCCCAGGTCAATGTTACTCCCACGGCAATCCAGATTGATCAGACCCAGGCAACTCTTCCCCGAGGAGTCTTCGCCCTTCAGCAGGATCTAATTGCAAAGGTGAACGGAGTTACTGTCACTTCAGTATCCAACTCTGCTGGTCTAAGCCAGAGCATGTCCCCCAACTCCGTTGTTTACGTTCAGGATAGCAATAAACTGTCTATCTTCCTGAATGGTACTCAGTGGACACAGATTGGACAGAATATTGTCGGGGGTGGCGTCTTCAATAGTACCACCGGAACCAATGTAGCACTTCCCGCCTCTGTTCCTCTGGCGGTCAAGAATGACATTACTAAGTATATGGTGTTCATTAGTCAAACAGCCAATTCTGGTGGACATGTTGGTGAAACCTGGGTTTTGAAGGGTCAGAGATATGATCAACCCACTAATTCAATTGTAGCTGATCCCAACTATTTCTTGGTTATGTGCTCTGGTACTGTTCCTACACCTGGAGCAGTCGGACAGGTGACTTTCGACTGGCTTGTGACGCTTGTATAATGAAACCCAAAGCTAAAGTGACCGATGAGGCTATCCAAATGCTTAATGCGTTTGGGTACTCGATTACAGAAACAGTTGAAATTGGATCTTATGATCTTTGTTTGGTTTATCATATGATGGGCTTCTATCAATTGGCGATGCAACGCCATGGATATGATTGGACAAACCTAGATCAACAGGGAACTATTTTTCCTAATTTCCCTGCGGGATCAGTTAAACCTTTCGTTTCTACACTTAAGAAATGGTCTGAAGAATATGGTGACCTCTATATCAAATCGCATAATGACGACAGGACCGAACAATACTACCGAATCTTGAAAAGACTTGGATTTAAAATTATCCAACGTAATTTGATGGGTGAAGATCTTCTAGTAATCGAGGGGTGTTAATGAAATTGGATCTAAAAGCAACTCCGGTAACTTCTGAAATGATTAATGAACTTTTATCAGATGTTATGGATGGACTCAAGGAATCATATAAGAGAGTGGTTGTAGCTGAGAGTGAACTAGCAAAACGTCCGACCTTACAGGGAATGTTACGGGAAGCCGAAGAACTAATTCTCAAAGCTAGTCAGAAGATCACCGGGGTTAAAAATTCCCTGGAGTAGCTGTAAATGTTCATGAAATTATGCGCGATTTCGGACATGCATGGTCAGTATGAGCGGATTACCATCCCCGAAGATGTGGATATTTTGATTTGTGCTGGTGATGCGACTATGGATCACGACTACCAGGACGCAGAACGTTTCATTCGGTGGTTCTCAACCCGTAAAGCTCGTTACCACGTGTACACGCCGGGTAATCACGACTTCTGCTTCCGGGACATGCCAGAGCTAAAGGATACCTGCCGTGGCGCAGGTATTTTCTATCTTGAACATAACTACACCGAGATCATGGGATTGAAAATCTTTGGATCTCCTCATACCCCAAAGTTCGGAGATTATGCTTGGATGTATCGGCCAGATGAATCTGATCGAATTTGGAGTCAAGTTCCTGATTGTGACATACTTATCACTCATGGTCCTCCGTATGGAATCTTGGACAGGAACCAGAACAACGAACATTGTGGATCTAAACGCTTGCTAGCCAGGGTTGAACAGATTCGGCCCAAGCTTCATATCTTCGGTCATATTCATGAATGCGGTGGTCAACGTCAAACAATGATCTGGTCAAAATACTTTGATACTGAGACTATCTTCTGGAATGCCGGGATTTACCATGGAACCGCTGGGGTAGCACATGTTACACTGGATTGAAGGAGACGAGGAATAATATGGCCGAGCTTAGACTAATAGCAAGAATCAAAAAGGCTGGTTGGGGCCAGGGTAAAGAGGTTCATTATACTCATAACTATGCCTTGATAATAGAATTCAATAATGATCATTCTGATGCGTTTGAAAACTTCTTACACAGAACATTAGGAATCTGTATTGATGATGGTTTTAAGTATGATATTGCGCGTCCTGAAGGGGTAGGAATCATAAGTCCAATACTCAATCGCTTGAAGGACCTCATCCCAGATATCCTGAGAATCCCAGATTCACACCGATATATTAAGGGGTATTTCTTCGAAAATAAACTAGGAAGAAGAATCGAGACAATCTGGGAAGCTCCTGAAATCACTGAAGAAGACAAGGAAATCTTACATGGAATGGGCATTAAGGGCAGACATAAAAAGAAATGAAAGATCCGATGGAGTGGTACCGAAAGAGGGAGGAACGCGAAAGAGACATGGTATTCGCATCGATCTTATGGAGGATCACCACCGGAACAATCATTGATCCTGACACACTACGTATCTTGTTTGAAGCATCAGAAGAAGCAAAAAATTTCCAGGATTAATCATGAGTTTTAGATTCTCAGCCACGATGTCACAGTCCAAACGCGATTTCCTGATGAATAAATATTCTGTGGATGAATCAGTGATGGACACTGTGGAATATATTGACCCAACGCCAAACTACGATTATGCGGATTGGGTGATTAAGAATCTTCAGAACGGGAAGATCACGAAGACTGACTATGAGAAGAACAACAAGCACCTGGATAAATTCCACCGTTTGAAGAACTCTCCCAAGTTTAAGGAATATCTTAAGGCTGCGGGACACACCACGGATATCAACAGATATGAACCGAATCAATTATTCGATGTGTTAGATAACTTTGGTGATTCCAAGAAACAGGAAAAGAGAGATGTCTTTGAAGGGATTGGAGGGGCCGAGATCAAATATAGAGATGCTACCTGGGTAGTGTACAAGGTGACATCAGTGGAAGCAGCCATGACTCTAGGATCGAACACCAATTGGTGTACGGCTAATCATGGTCATGCTTCTAGTTATATTGGTCGTGGTGATTTATGGATCTTCTATAAAAACGGGAAACCATATCTCCAATTACATCCAAAGGATCGCATGATCTGTGATCGTAAGGATAATTCATTTAGAGATGGTTGTCACTTGAAAGATTCGCACATTTATGATCTGCTGGAGAAGTTATTGGATGATCCAGCAATCGCTGATTATTTTGAGACTATCATACCCTATGTTGAACCATCAGATCGATATATTCAGATCTTGAGCAGGAAAAATCCGAAAATGATTATGGACATCCTTCGAAAACTGATGATCCGGAGATACCCAGAGCTAGAGCCTAAGATATTTGAGGTAGACCCTGAGAAAGTGGGAGCGGAAGGGGATGATGAAGGGGATGGTGAGGGCATCAATATAGCTAGAGATTATATGGCGGCGTTTGGTCCTAGAGATCCAGCAATGGAACCCTATATTATCAAATTTGGTACTTGGGCTGCAGCCTATGCCTTATTTGTGATGAATGGCCCTTGGCCGGAAGCTGAAGAGAAGATTCATAAACTGAAGAAATCAGAATTGAAGTCTCAGTATCTCAATACTCTTGGCCAGCATATGATTACTTATAATGACTTTATTGATATGCTGGAGGCGGAAGAAGTCAAACATAGATATGAACCTTTTGAGGAAAAATTACTTAACTTCCACAAAAAGAATACTGTCCATCGTAATGATATTTCAACTTTACTTGATTATTGCGAACAGGCTAAATATTGGTGGCCTGAAGTAGTGTCCCTGGTCGTAGATGATTTCAAGAGGTCTGCGCTTAAATCAAATCCAAAAGGTCTAACAGGTTTTGCCGTTGCTAATCTAAAACAGTTATTAGAATTAGCAAATAAATTGAAGCTAGAAGATCCAAAGATAACCCAATTGAATGCAGTAAAAAATCTTGCCATCAAGGGTTCTGTTGAATATATGATTAGGATTAAAGGTACTGATTGGATCCCTGATGATTGTAAGAATTGTGGACCCTGGATTGAGAATAATTTAACGACACTTCTGGATAAGAAGATTCCATTAGTCAAAATTTTAGATGCTATTCAAAAAATGGCCTACAGCAACAAGACACTTGTGATTAAGGATTTTGATAGAATCATGCCCTTAATTTCCGTAGCCCCAAATAAACTTAAATCAGAAGCCCTAGAATATCTCAAAGATTATCTGGTATCACGTAATCTGTTTTATCCGGAGCTTTTTGAAACAGAAAAAACAATAGATATTTCTGAATTATCTGAGCCCTATGCGAAAGAGCACTTACTCCCTTATCTTTCTAAACTAGACTTTGATTATTGTGACGGTGACTCGACCCTCGAATTATTTGGTGATCAATGGAAACAGCTTTCTAATGATCAGAAAATGAGTATATTAGGGAACTGCAGCTTGGATGAGGATGATGCTGATAAAATATTACCCAAATTGAATGATGTTGATATCAAAGTATTACGTTCCTCCACAACAGGTAAAGTTTCATTAAATGTTGGCTATATTATTTCTCAGCTGAGTAGTAGTACTTTAATATGGCCCAAATTTAACGAGTGGATCATAGCTAATGCTAAGAAACCATTCTTTTCTCAGATAGTTGGTAATATAATTGGACAAGATGGACTTCTGAGATATATTAGAAATGCTGGGCTGGAGGATATTACAGGTGTTCCCAAGTTGAAGCCAAAGAGGCCAACAAGGCATTCTGGTCCTCATCGCGAACCAGTAGAAGAATAACAGTTCATATCAAATAAACACATGTTATAATAGTATACAAATCAGCTCGTGCTAATTTGGGGTCTGGGACAAATGACCCGCTTTCGCGAAGTCCTCTGCTTGTGCAGTTTTTCATAGGAGACATTGATATGTCTGACGCTCCAAATTCTCTATTCGCAATCACTGACTCGTTTGACCAAGCGGCTGAAAATGCTACTGGCTTCGGTGACCAAAAGAAACGCCGTGATAGCTGGCCCATTGTACGCCCTCGTAAAGTCCAGAATGGTAACGAAGAAATGCTTCTGCGCATCCTTCCTTTCCAGACCTCTGAGGTAGCTGGTTATTGGCTCAAGACCCCCAAGAACAAAACCTTCTGGCTCGATAGCCCAGCGTGGGACCCCAAGACCAAGACCATGAATGGTCCGGATCCAATTGCTGAAGTCGGTGCAGCTAAGCTGACTCATCGCACGATCGCTTATGCAATTGATATGTTCGCGGCCCAAGAACTCGCCAGTATGGGTGTCCAGCAGTGGACTCCGGCTAAGCCTGATGCTACCGTCATTCCTCATCCCCTCCGCGTTGCTGAATTCAGTGGCAGCGTCATGCAGCAGATTAAAGAAACTGCCGCAATGAAAGGTAAGGCTGGTGATAAGGATAAGGGATATATTATCAAAGTGGTCAAGTCGAGCAAAGGTGGGAACTCCAGCTATCAGGTCATCGCTGGTGATATCTATCCAATCACTGATCAGTTTATTGCGGCTCTGCCAACCTTGAACCTGCCCAACGTGTCTGACTACCATGAGCCAGATTCCATTGATCGCTGCGTGATGACCCTTCTGTTCAACAATCACATCAGCTATGAGAAGGGTGTCGCGATGTTGGAGAAGTACAAAGAACAGAGTCTAATTTCTCAGGAAGCAGTCGCCACCACAGTCAAGGCTATGACCACCTTCGCTACCAAGCGTGGATTGATTGGAACTGCCCCTGTCGCCGGTCTGGGAACCCCCGGTCTTGCTGCCCCCGGCCTCCCGGCCCCAGGTCTTGCTGCCCCTGGCCTCCCGGCCCCTGGCATGATGGGTGTTCCGATGGGTATGCCCCCTGTAGGCTTCCCCGGAACTACTCCGATGGCCCCTCCCCAGGCTCCGGTGTTCCCTCAGATGCCCCTTTCTGGCGCTCCGATGGGTTTCCCTGGCGCTCCGATGGGTTTCCCTGGCGCTTCGATCACCGTGGGGGTATCTCAGGCCCCTGCCCAGGCCCCAGCGGCTCCGATGGCCCCTCCTGCCCCCTCCTTTGGCTTCCCTGGCTTACCACAGATGCCTTCGGTGTCCCAGGCCCCAGCGGCTCCCTTCGGACTGGCCCCTGCTCCTCCTCAGATCCCCGGTATCCCCGTTCCTCAGATCCCCGGAGTCCAGATGCCACAGATGCCACAGATCCCTGTGACTCCGATTGGTAATATGGGCATTATCGAATAACACGAGCAATAAAATCTAATGGTTATGGCTCCTCTCATGGAGCCATAACCATATTTCTTTGGCGAATTCAGCTGTCATTAATCCTCTTGAGTTTAGTTATAATAAAGGAGATGATGGAGGTGTATCATCGCTTTCCAATGGATTAATGGTATCTTCTCAGCCAATGTCAGAATAGATACAGTTGCCAGATTCGATCTAGCAACCTACAAGGGTTATATCAACAGTCCAGGGATTTTCAACTGGGATGTTAGCTGGGTGGAGAGTGATAGTGGCTCTCTCACAGTTAAAATTAGAGCCGGTGCGCAGAATCAATTGCAATTCGCACGGTTCGTGAGTCAAGAATTCGTTCCCTTACTGAAGAATTATCTTATATTCAGGGCTAATGTCTTGAATATTCCTGCCCCAACTTTTGGGTCGTTCTATTTCGGAGTCCATCATGACGCCAAGATAGACAACATGTTCTCAACTCAGGTAGACCAAGCGTTCTTTGGTTTCCCCTACGAAGAGAATAGTCCATGGAACTCCATAGCAAGATATATGGATACTGGAATTGAACCGGATAAATTTGGTCAATGGTAAGGAGACTTCAATGTCAAGAACTATGTTCTCTGGTCTTCAGAGTATCCAGGATGCTATTTTCTGGGAAGATAGTGGTGTATTAGTGACGATTCCAAAGATCCAAAAGTCAAAACTTAAAGAATGTTGCTTCGTCCTAAACCACAATATTACATTAATCAATGGTTCGTACATTTTATCAACTGCGAAGCCAATTTTAGCCACTGGCAATATCAAGGTGGCCCCTTCTATTGGGAGGCGGTCCACGAGAATTTTTGATGTCCTTTTGCTTGGTGTAGAAAACGATAAGAGCAAGGATGCCATTGAATATTTCATGGGTAAGACTCAGAACTTTAAGGAATTGTTTAAGGTGATGTCCGGATTGTCCGGTTGGAGGCCCTATGGCAACCCATTTAGTAAGGAGGGTTATACTTATTGGGTGATGCTGCCCAAAGAACTATCTCCTTATATTAAAATTAATGATTGGAACATGGAGGAAAACTAATGAAACGTACCTTTACTTTTGAAGTGGAAGATGGAGTAGTGACCTATATTAGAGATGGACTGGTAATTGGGACTCAGCCAGAGAGCCACTTCTCTTATTTAATGTCAAGAGCAGTAATTAGAGTCTATCGAGAGGGCGACCTAATCGATATCATTCCTTCCGGCGACGAAATGAGAACGCTCAGATTTGGAACTATTCCCCCTGAGAGTTGTAAGTTTGATGAAGCTGGAGACCTCGTGGATGGTAGGGTGGCAATTTTAAAGTCGGATGAAGTCCTTCCAACAGATTGGGATGAACGTGTTAAATTTGTTTTGGCTCATAGTAAGGAGATAGTTAATGTCATTTAAGAAAGCTATTAAATCTGCAAAGGCTATGCAGCAGACCTTTGATGTAGATATGTCTGTAGGTCCTGATATCGCCTTCACTGGGAGGTTTAGAACTCTTAGAGGAGAACCAACTGTCTGGACCCTTAGGATTGATAATACCGAAGAGACTGGGGTTTCCTACGGTTTCCTATTGGATTTGAGAATCTTTTGTGCCAGTATCGTCAGTTTTACTGACGAGGATGGTGTGGCCCTCCCAATTCAGATCATCCAGAATATGTTCACCGATGGAGAACTTACCAATCCTAGTCGGCTGGTTAATCCTGACCGTAAAGACATCTTCACTGAAACAAAAATCTTTACCATGTGGCAAGAGCTATCCGCGAACTGTAAGAAAGAATCAGACTATGACAATCTTCCTCTGGTGGCCAAGGAATTGATCTGGGATCTTCTGCTAAGAGGTATGATCCTCACCTTCGACCGCGAATACAATATGATGTTCTTGGCCAAGTTCAATAATGAGCTTGATAAGCTGGCTCCTAATTTAGTCGTATCGGAACTTGAGCGACAGGTGGATAAAATTAGACAATTGACTTTAGATAATCAGGAAAAGGCAGAGATTCAAGAAGCTCATGCAGAAGCCAAATAGGATCGAGATAGACCTTGGATTTAGATATCCGAGATCCTTTGTCCTCAGATTAGGAGGGGATGTCCTTGTATTTAAGGAACCCTCCTTGTCCTATTTAGACGAGTGTGGTGCTTTCCATCTTGATAATGTCTATGCCAAGGAGCTGATCAAATATCTCCAATATGACTCTCTTGAGGAATTTCTAGATCTGATTGATTGGCTCCCGGTTGACTTACTGAAGCAATTGGTTCATTTATGTGCATTGGTTTTTGAATGTGATGAAACCCCGCTTGTAGAGGCGTTGAATCTGATCCAAGAGCCTATTGGGAGGGGAGAATTAAGAAAAGCTACTAGTAAATATTCAGCTAGTCTGAATATTAAACACAACAAAGAATCCCTTGATTATTTGTTGGAACGACTTGGTGTATTGGTTAAGGCTACCCCTAATTATCAAAGACAGGAGATGGAGGATACTTCTAGGAGGACTGAAGCCTGGATTCCCCTGACTGCAGCAATTAATCCAGAGTCCTATAGGAAAATCAGGAATGCCCTTTCCTATGATCCAGAAACCTTTGACGAAGAGCAGAATAAAAACTTATCCGAACATGCACTTATTCAGCGCAATAAGACAGTATCCAAGAAGGACAAGGAAAAGCTTGGTGCTGATGAGAAGGACAAGCTCACCATGGCTTATTCCGGGGATACTGGAGTTTCAATGACTCAGTTGTCCAAGGAAGCCTTTGCCAAGCTCTGGCATTCTGATCCTGCAGGCTTCCTAAAGGCATCCAAAGAAGGCATTGATCTTACTACTTATCGTAAGGCAGGGGAACAGGGAGTAGATCCTACTATCTTGGCAGAAAGGCAGAAGGAGACACCTGATCAACCCACTGTTACCATAAAAAGTAGATGGCGTAGTAAGAAGGAACAATAATGACCGCTTTTGACATCAAAAAATTCTCGGAGATGACAGCAGGGGATTTCAAAAGAGCTATCCAAGAAGGCATGGGCGGGAGGGGGGATCCTTTAAGAGGTTCTAGTTTTAGACCTACAAGACCTGAAGGGGATGACAGGACTATTCCTCGTAGTGATCATCCAGCTGAATTAAATCAGGGGAATGAAACTGACGCCCTTGAACGTGTAAAACAAGCTAAGATTAGGGCCGCTTCAGATCTAGAAGGTTTGATAAAATCCGTAAATACGGAATTGGACTTCATAGACAAAGAATTGAAAAAGTCTATGATGGGTAGAACCGATAAATTAAAAGCCTTAAGTAAGAAAACCCAACTATTTGAGAAATTAGTTGGTGAATTAACTAGTAGCCGAGATGAATTCGTTGGAAAGTTGATGCAGGGTGGATTAACCCAAGCCGAATGGATGGGTATTATCAAAATGACAAAAGAAGCCTGTAAGGGTAATACTGAACAAGCTGCTAAAGAAGTAGAAAAAGTTCGGAAACAAATAGAAGGTCTTAAGGGATACGGTGGTTTGGCTCTGGAAAAATTGGCTGGGGATATTGTTGATAATCTAAAGATCACTGGCGATAAGTGTTTAGAGCATATGTCTGATATGGCTGGGGTAGCTTTAAGGACGAAACAAGAAATGGATCTTAAACTCCAGGATATGAAAATCAGAGGAGTCAAAGGTTGGCGCATGGCTGCAGCTAAGATGCAGGCTGCTATGAAGCACAATGGTGGTTCTGGCATGTTTGTAGAGGGTGCGGAAGCTCTCAGACAACAGGAAAGACACAACACTGGAGTAGGTGCCTTGAGTAAGGTGACTGGTGCTGGTAATTTTATGGGTAGATATGTAACCGATGAGGGGAAGTTCGATAAAGCTGAATTCTATAAAGGAATGTTGGATAAACTTCAGAAGGTAGCCGAGACTGGGTTCAGTGCCTATAGGGAAACCGGTAGACAGTTCGGTGGTGAGAATCGAGGCATGGGTGAAATTTATAGTGCCTATCAGGATATGTCTGCTCAATATAATAAGGTCGGATTAAAAACTGGTTATTCTGCAGAGGAAACCGCTAAGAATCATCGAATTATTAGCGATGCGATTCGTGATACCAGTAGTTCCTTAGAAGAAAGATCAGCTGTTCAACTGAAATCCACTGAAACTGCACAGAAATATTCATGGGCCTTAGGTATGGAAGTATCCAAGATCACTGCGGTGGCGAAAGCCTATCGTTTGTATCAAGGAGTTAATTCTAAGGATGCTGTTAAGACTGCCGCTTCCGCGATGCAATCAATGATGGAAGATATTAATCACACTGTTAGCGGGGATCTCAAGGTAAGCAGTGATGATGTTGCTGAGAGAATGAAAGAAATTGCTGAAGAAGCCCAAAAATCCGGTATTGGGATGAAAGCCTTTTCGGAATATACCCAACAATCGATGGTTTATGCAGATAAACTGGGTATGACCTATGCTAGAGCTTGGGATATGGCAAAGAAATTATCAGATCTCCAAGCCGGTAAAACTACCACCGCTGGTGAATCAGTTGAATCGCTAGCTTTGAATGGTACCTTAGACAAAATTAGATTGGGTTCCAATTCAGTCTTAGGTGGGGTCAATGCTAATCAAAATACAATGGGCTTTAGAAAGGATATGATTAGTGCTTTAGAAGCCAGTGGTTTACAGAAAAAGGACGTCGATGAAACTAAGAATATAGTAGATAATCCAGCAGTCCAAGCTGAGATGCTTACAATGTTGCAGGCTATGAAAACTGGAAAACTTTTAGCATGGTCAGCGTCTACTGAGAACGGTGGTGCCAAGATTGCTCAATATACTAAGCAACTAGCGACTACTGAAGGTGGTCGAAGACTCTTGGGTAATACCAATGTTAATGACATTTTCCGTGAAAACGCCCAAAAGAGCAATTATGGGGGCGATTGGATGAAAGCGATGTTAGTGAGACGCGCTAAGGGTGAAACAGGAGAGCAAGCATCTCTTGAAATGAATCAAGCAGAGCAAAACGATACTAATACACAGATAAAGAAGGAAACAAAAGACCAAAAGAAGGAAACAGAAGAGGAACATCAAAAGCGTTTAGAGGCAGAGGCAGAATCTTCCAACAATACTGGTGCCGCAATTACTGCTTTAATTCACCCCATGGAAGCCTTCAGCAAAGCCTGTAATATGTTCGTTGGATCAGTTAATATGTTCGGTATAATCATGGGTGCGAAAGCTGGCTTAGATATTGTCGATAGTATGGGTGGTCTTGGAAAGCTAGGTGGTCTTGGTAAAGGTCTAGTAGGCAAGTTGATGGGTAAAGGTGCTGCAGGGGTTATGGAAAGAGGCGCTATTGGTGTGGCTGAAAACTTAGCTCCAAAAGCCCTTACTCCAGCTGCCCAGTATGTAGCCGATTTGGCTTTATCTACTGGCGGGGCCGGTGCCGGGGGTGCCGGGCTAACTGCTGCTACTGGGGAATTGACCGCTGCCGCTACGGAATTGACCGCTTCTACCACAGGTTTGACCGCTGCCGCTACTACTATCCCAGAGGCTCTAGCACCTGAGGTTGCTGCCGGTGGCCTTGGTGCTGCTGCTACGACAGCTGCATCTGCTGCCGGTATTGCTGCTGCCATTGCTGCCATGGCAGATATTGGTTATGGGGCGACTCGTGGTATGGTTCATGCTACCCAGCAGAGTGATTACTTTGAATCTAAGCATGCTGGGGAAGCTACTGCCGAAGATACACAAAAGATGTTTTCAAGTGAAACCGGATTCTGGGGTAAAATCGGAGCCGGTATTGGTCTATTGGCAGATCTCGCTGAGGAGTCCTATCGGCAGCAGGGTAACGAATTAAAGGGTGGAGACTACATTTCAGAAAAAGCCTACCAAACCGGAGTGAAGGCAAGTAGTGGTAAAACTCCTGATACTGGTGCCACAAAGGATCCCAATAAGGAATATCTTGCTACAAAGGATCCTAATAGTAGTGATCTGCTGATTAGGATTAAAGGAGAGGATATCGGAAAGACCTCCCTCAATACTCTAGTCCGTCAATACAAGGATGCCGGTGTTGGTTAAGGTTATAATTTTAACAAGGAGTAATCAATGTACGAATTAATACAGAAACTCAAGACTGGACACCTGACAGTGATGATGTCTCCAAAACATGTGGGACAATATTTACTGACTATTAATGGTATTCCTATTACCCTATCTAGTGGTATCCGTGTGGAATTGACGAAGATTTTCACTGTTGAGCAGTTGAAGATTTCCAAGAATCTGATTGACGCTATTGCTAAGGGTCAGATTGTCATAATCTAATGCAATATTTTTGTGATTGCTGTCATAAATCAGCAAGCATAGATGGATTGGACACTCATCACAGGAAACCACAGAATGTAAGTGGATCTGATGACCCATCCAATCTGGTTAAGATTTGTGCCACCTGCCATTCTAATACCCACAAATTGGTTCACAAACTCCGAAAAGGAAATATGGGAGCAATTTACAGCTTCCTGGAAGAAAATTATCCCGGTGATTTTGACGTCCATAAGCTAATGATTGATATGGCTCAGACAGTGGTACTTGAAGAAGAGAATGGAGAAAAGACTGAGGTTAATGTCATGTATAAACCGACTGTCGAAGTTCATAAGAAGTTAAAAGATCTAGCAAAACAGTCAAAGGTTTCTTTGGTTCATCTCATCGACGAGTTAATTGAAGCCGAGTATAGACGAAGAAATTTTTCAAAACCAAATGGATTGAATCCACTGAGGGCGAAACGTGACCAGACCTAATCAGAAGAAGGATAACCTGATGGACCTCCTTGGTCCTATGAATGAAATGCTTAGCCCCCATGGACCAATCATTTATATTAGAGATGAAATTGATATGGAAACCGCTGCCGGTTTCCGTGAGGCTGTGGAAATTCTGGAATACGAGCGTTATTGTGAATTCGCTATGATTGAGATCAACAGCCCTGGTGGCGAAGTTGATGCAACTCTAGAAATCATCAATATCATGAGGGGTTCTTCCCTGGAATTCGCTACCTACAATGTTGGACAGGCTTGTAGTGGTGCGGCTCTGATTCTTTCTGCCGGTACTCCTGGGAAGCGATTTATGTCTCCCCTCTCAACTGCTATGGTCCATGACCTATCTACGGGTAGTGGGTATGATAATATTGCTGAACTTAAGAGTCGGACCAACTACCTTGATGCCCTAAATGGTATGCTAAGGAACCTATTGGCAAGTAACTGCGGAATCTCTGTAAAAGAGTTAGAAAAGCGATTCAAGGCTAGTGAATCCCATGACCTGTTCTTGTTACCTCAGGAAGCTAAGGACTTTGGACTGGTGGATTTTGTCGCTATTGCCTCAATGGCCGAGACTCAGGGATATCAGATCGAGTTAGATTATGTTGAAGCCAAACCTGATGAGAAGCCTGTAAAACCACAGAAGAAGGCCCCTACCAAGAAACCTGCCAGAACACCCAGGAAGAAATAGGGTAAAATAGAGGTAAGGTGATATGGATGGGCAAGCTTAGATTAGCTTTCAAGACAGTCGTAAAGACCGAGCCGGAAAAGACTGAAACAAAGGTAGTACCGGACGCTCTTGAGAAGCTGACTAAGCTTGTTTACGGGATTGAAACGGGACAGGCAACAATGGGTCCTGAGTTAAATCTCTACATTAAAGATTATGTATGGGTTTATAACACGATCAAAGAGAGATCTCTGGCTATAGCAATCGATGAAAGTCGTCATATCCAGAACCTGATCAGCAAGCAGGAGATGTTGGAGAATGAATTCACCAATTTCCTTGAGGCTCTAAGGGAATCACTCAGGCAGCAACGTAATGATTTCGAGTTGAATAAGATCGAAGGGAGTCTGCTGGACAAGGAAAGTGTTTATAGTAGCCTCCTTTATACTCATATCGAAGGTCAGATTAAGAAAATTCATGAAGTAGTTCGTACCCCCTATAATGCTGCAGTCGAGAAGATTGAAAACTCCTCAGTTATTGAGTGCCTTACTAAGACCGTACAGGACTTTGCGAAAAGTGATGAATCGCCTGATTGGTTTGTCCCTAAGGATAAGTTCTGTCCTCACCATCTGTTACAGCAAATCAATGACCATAGTGGTGGATTGCCTGATCGATATAACCATATCATCGATCTAGTAAAGTATTTATGTGAACTGCAGCCCGAACCTATTGAGATCACAAATGAGAAATATGAGCAGACCTATGAGGTCGATACCGGCTATAGATATCCAATCGTAGATGATCCTATTCTAGCCAAGATCACAATCAATGGTGAATTGATCAATGGGACTTGGGAATGCCGGATGACCAAGATTGATTGCGATGGTCATGATTCGAGTCAGGCAGAAATGGCCGCTAAGAAGCTATTTGAGAGTGATTTGCGCTATAAAGTGTCTGAAAGGGCCGGTACCTCCGAGGAACCTTGTTTGTGGAAAACAGAGACAACGGTAAAGGCATCCCTTTGTAAACAGTCCTATCTTGAACGACATGCTAATCTACTGGCTATTGCAGCTATGGAGCCAATGGAAACCCTAGATGAAATGATAAAAATACAATGCGCTGAGGGCAATTGGAACTACGATCCCTATATGCATGGTATGGCTAATGGTCTGCTCTTGGCCAAGTCAGTATTTGACGAAACCCACGAGCCAAAATTTCTCGAAGCACCGGAGAAGTGGTTATATGATAAATAATCTAGTCCTATCAGTTCTGCTTGGGTCTGCATCTCTGACCCTTTGCCTAGCGAGCCCAGTCACCCAGCAGGCCCCCTCCCAGCCGCCTCAGGAGATGAAGTCAGTGCTGCAGCAGGCCATCCCCCTGCCCAAGGAGATGCCCATCCAGTATCTGCTTGGACCGGTCTCCTGGATGAGCCGAGAACAGGTGGACTACGTGGTGGAGCAGGCGGCCAACATTGCGTTCAATGCAGATAAGCTAATAGAAGCCGTCAAGGTCGATGGGGGCGAGCACACTTTCGTAATTGAGCTGGAGGACGGGAATTTCCTCAAGGAGAAGAAGGAATTCTACAACAGCTTCAGACTGCTGATGTACACTCTGCAGGGGTATTACCTCAGCGAGGGCTACCGCGCCGTCATGTCCGTCGATAAGCCCAAGGTCTACCTCACCATCACGTGGGACTAACCCACCCGGCTTATAAAGGTTAAATCCGAAAAGGATTTAATATGGTTAAACTTTTCTATTACAAAGAACCCATTAGTGTCAATAAACTATATATCAATGTTAAGGGCCAATCTAGAAAATTCCTTTCGAAAGAAGGAAAAGAGTTTAAAGCCTACATTAACAAAATGACCAGTGAACAGCTGGTAGGATTAGATGACCTTTTGCGCGATTGGGTCGAAGAGAATCAGAAGCTAGTTGTAATGGTTACGGTATCCTCCCCTACTTGGTTATTAAAGGATCGTAAGACCCCACGTAAGAAGGACATTAGTAATATTGAGAAGGCGTTACTCGACTCAGTATTTGATGCGATTAAAGAATCTGGGTTTGATCTGGACGATTGTCTGATTTGGTCGGTGACCCTCCTCAAGCAGTTTAGCCTAGAAAGCAAAATAGAAGTTTTAATCTCTCCCTACACTGGTATAATGGGAGTAGGATGTCAAAATTAACACCAATTCGAGGTCCAAATGACTGATCACACAGCTACGAAGAAGACTACTAGTAAATCAAAGATCTACTTTAAGTTTTCAACCAATCCACAGAACCCACGTGAACTTAATGTGGCTTACTGGAATAATGAATACAAACTACATAATGATACTCCTTTTAAATTGTCCATCAGTAAGGAAGATGGCGACGGTGATGATTGGAAGAGCAGGGATACCATCAAGGGATGGAAAGCTATGGGTCCCTATATGAAGTCTCATGGTGATGAGAACGCCTTCCCAATGATTGAAGCCTTCATGGCCGATAAAGAAACCTGGAGAATCATCAGTGAGGAGGCTTTGCAGCCCTACATGGAAGCCCAGGGCAAAGCCAAACTGGGATTCAATCGGGTGATTAGATTTGATGTGACCACGATTGAAACCTATGAATTCGAAGTGGATAGATCCAAACCTGCTACCAATGTTAAACCGCTTCAGAAGGCAGAAGAAAAAGAACAACTGCCAATGGCTGCATCGGTGAAAACTGGATCAACGAGCTTCGGTCCTACTTTCTTCTTCACCTCTTTGCTGGTGGAAGAATTTGAGAACACCTCGCCCAGAGAAATGATCGCCAAGGCTGCTGAAGGTGATGATCTACAGAGAGAAGCTGCTGCTTACGTCAAAACAGCTATCGACAGCTTTGACAACTATATGAGAGGGATGGAAGGTCAAGATCCCCTTGGTGGCGGAAACGACGGTGTTGGTGTAAACACTGGTGAAGCCGACGTACCAGCCGCACCTATTATCAATATCCCGGCTGTTGATGTGGTACAGCTGAATGGTCCCATTAGTCCCTATACCTTTGGGGATTCCATGGAAGACTTCAACATGCTTCTGGATCATCAGGAGACTGAGAAGAACGAAGCGGAGCTTGAGAAGAGATCTGAGGATTATAACGAAATTGCAGAAGAGCTAGAATATCTTGTGGCTTTTGTTCCTGAAGGTTATGTGAGCAGCTTCCGTGACAAAGCCGCTGCAATCCGCGCTGGTGATAGAAGTGTGATCTTCACCCTGAAGGACGACCTCATGGGTCTATGGGGTAGCCTGACCGATGCTTACGCTTGGTTGCTCTGTGAATACATCATCATGCAGCTCGAGAACTTCAGCGTTGATCTTCCCCATAAGCTGGCCAGCAATCAGAGAATCTTCGAACTGCCCAGTTTTGAAGCCTCAAACCGATTCGTTATGCGAGTGGGAATGGATGAGGGTCGCGATTGCGTGAGACTGAGTGATACCAAGATCGCGGTGTTCATGGAAGAAGCATCTACCGTGGATACTACCACAGTGGACCAGTTCGTTAAGATTTTCATGCCAACCACTGTTCTTGAGAAGCTGAAGCTCACCTTCAACGCCGACACCGAGCTAATTCGCAGAGTCCAGAGCCATCTGAATAAAGAAGAGAACGTCAGCAATGATGAGCTTGCTAAGATGCAGGAAAACGATGAAGTCTTTGTCGTAGAGATCGAGAGCCTGTCATCCTTCGAATTCCCCTCTATCATCGCGGCTGGTCTAAAGATCCTTGACACCTACAAGGTGACCTACGGTCCTTATGATGTCACTACCGTGATGTTCGGAATCTATCTGCCTGTGGAATCCTTCGTTGAACAAATCACTCAGGAAGAGGAATTACAGCCCAATGAAGAAGACGAGCCATTAGACCAGGAGATCCCCAATCCTGCTAGCTTGACTCCTGAAATTCCGCTTGATAAACTGCCAGAGAACATGGAAGCCAAATCTAGCTAAGGAAATCAATGCCCAGGGAATTTCTCTATGAGCCACTAACCATCGATTTTCTCCCTGAAGTAGCGGAGAAAATCGCAGTTATGCTAAGTATGGGCTACGAAACCCTAGATATATGGAATTGCCCTGGTGCTCCCAACGAATTTCAAGCCTTGGCCTACTTGCAGGACTATGTTAAAATCGAGTCGCTTCACCCAAGGCAGGTGAAGACCCTAAATTCCTGGATGTTGGGTGCAACGATCAGACAAGGAAAACTCGATGAACCAATTACACCTTAAAGCCTTCGTAAAAGAATCCACTTCCTTACCAAAGTATTTGCTTCCAAGCTCAGAGAAATACCAACTATCCCTGGTAGATGGGCATTACAATGAATTCCTTCAGTGGTTCAGGGAACCCTATTCCAAGAAGTTCTTGAAATCGTTGGGTATCAAAGATATTCTTTGCTCCGATGGCGAGGTATTCGAGACTAACGAAAACGCATGGCAGAACCACAAGAAGAAATACATTCCTGATTCATACAAGCGTGTTGAATTGCAGTTGGACTACATCAGTGAAGTTCCTGAAGACTTGCTGATTAAAACCTGCCCCTTCCCACAATCGGAATTCCAGAATCTATGGTATCGAAGGGAAACAACTGAAAATGTCACTAAGTTCATCCGATATCCTTGGGGAATCTGGTTGAGTACATCTACCGAATATTGTGCAATGAACAACCCCAATTACAAGGATGCTATTCCCCTTTGGATTGATATTAGGAAGCCTTACTTCCCATTAGTCAGAGGTCAGGATGAACACTATGGTGATATCGGCAAGAAATTCCAGAGGTTTGTCCATTCCTTGAAATTACGAGGGTACGATTGTTATGTCCAGGGGTGTGAGACTAACAGCATTACCGTGTTCGGCAGAAATACCAAAATACTGAACGCCATGACCGGGGAGCTAATGTGAAGCTGCATCTAATAGCGACTCCTAAGGTGGAAGAGAAGTTTACATTGGCCCTGGTTATTGGGGATAACAGAGAGTATATGCCCGACTGGGGCAGTTTCTCTTCAATTGAGAAGGCCAAAGAATTCCTAGAAACAACCGCAGCGGAGGGTCACCTTTGTGACTTAGAAGCTAGCATTGGCTACTTCGTGTCAGAAACCAAAAGACCTGGATGTCTTGGATATTTTCCAATCCTGGCACCCTATTTTGGCGACGATTGGAAAGATAAATCCTACTATGACCACATGGCTGATGCGAAGGTCGAGGTCTACAAGGGGAACAATATAGAACGAAGATTGTTGAAGAGCAAGAATATTGATAAAATCATGGATTATGTCTTCAGCACAGGGAAAAATCGTTGGCCTGAGGCCGAACCCATCATAATTAAGACCCATGAGGCGATTGAGTATGCCAGCGAGGTAATCAAGGGCCGCTGGCCTGAACTTGAGAGCTACCTCCTAAGCAGTGACTCAGCTCATGAAATTCTCGCCTACGCTTTGCATATCTTCAAGGGCCGTTGGCCCGAGGCTGAACCCATCGTGCTTAGAGATTACTCAGCCTCCTATCATTATGCTATAAATATTATCAAGGACCGTTGGCCTGAGGCTGAACCACTATTACTCAAGGAAGGTAGTTCACACACACTCGCAACTTATGCTAGAGTGTGTGTGAAAGGTCGTTGGCCCGAGGCTGAGTCAATAATCCAAAAAGATCCGAACGAATGGTTCAAATATCTGCAGTTCCTATCAGATCCGACACCAGAAGGATGGGATCGGGAACCGAACAAACGATATTTGAAAGACATCGGAATAAATCCCGTTTATCTTGATATCAAACCCATCCCTGGTAAATGGAACACTCCCAGAGGTTACGACTAGCCCCTCCCTGTTATCTTTCATATGGTGACCTTTGCCCGAGATTTCCGGCACACCCTAAGGGGAAGCAATGAAAGAATACACGCAATGGCGATTGGATTTTCTGACTAATGTTCTGGCTGGTATCCCAGAAGAACTCAAAGACAGATTGAATGGCGAACAGAAAGCCAAGTATCATAATCGTGGTACCCTGCTCAAAGAGACTCCGGAGGGGTGGATTAAGTCCATTCTGGATTCTTGTCTTTGGTACTCCCACCTGTTCCCAGGTCTTAGGCAGTGTGTGGACGAAGACCAAAGAGAAAAATGGGGAAAGCTCAAGACAACCCTATTTGGCCTCTACAACCGATTCGAGGGTAACAAGCCCTACCAGGAGATTCTTGGGGTTGGTATTCGCGCCCTGGAGAACAATCGTTGGGCTAACGAATACCTGAGACCCGATCAGATCACCTGTGTGGATAGCACTCGAAAGAATCTATCCAGTCTTGGTATCGATTATGCCACGATTTACGAGGAGACCAAAGAGGACTACAACCAGCCACATGCCTTCAATTTCTTCCTTAATTCTGAGGTTTGGAACCAGGAACGTTCTGGAGGGCTGAAAGGCAACACCAACGTCAATCTCATGGATGCATGCACAGGCAGTGGTAAGACAAGAATGGGGCTTGTTGCGTCCTGCGGTCATCTTTGTTATTCGAACGAGGTCATTCCCTTCGCGGCTCAGCGGGTGGCTGTGTTCGTCAGGACCCGATCGCAGACAATGGCCTTCCTTAAGGAATCCAAACGAATGGACCTCAAAGTGGCCTGTCCTATCAGCATCTCTTTAGGTTGTCAGTGCCATGACTCTGTGAATAAAACCTTCCTAGATACCATCTTTGCCTTATTTGGCGCTCTCCGAGATAGTTGCCAGGGAGGGATGAATTTATCCAAGAAAGAACTAAAACTACCTAAGATCTATCCGATGGAGTTATATAATAGTGTAGCAATCAGCCAGGAAACTTGTATCGGTCTATCGAACGCAGTGACCGCCTTCCATGACTACCTTCAGGATAGTCCTGATGTAATCTCTCTACTCAACCGATGGAGCCGGGATAATAGAAACAGATGCCAAGAGGCTTGCTTCTTGGATCTGAAATCTTATGTTACCGCATCGGATCTGGATGCCGAGAAGGTTGATGCTTTCACCTATTTGATGAGTTCTAGGAAATGTGCTTCATGCCCGTCTAATATGAACTTCCTGCTCAAGTCGGGTATTAATCCCTATGAAGAGGCACGGCAATTCGAACAGGTTCCCAACAAATTCTTTTTCGATGAAGCACTGGACAAGAATGCTGACATCAACAAGGTGGCTCTGCTCTATCAGAATACCTTCGGTTGCTGCGGACGGACTGATTCAAAGAAGAATATGGAATCTGCTGATGTGGTGATCTTCACCTATAATTGGTTGATGGACCCAGATATCGCGATCCATACTGCAAAGAGTTTGCACAATCTCGGATCACTTAACTGGCAGATCTCCACTATCTGCGATGAGGCCCATTTCCTCTATGGGTTCAACCAGCGGTTCGACTTTAACTTCCCTATGACTATTAAGATCGCTGCCGAGATCTGGCATGCCAAGCTCCACTATCTTGACCAGAACCGGTTTGATGTCCCAGGGGTAGGAGTCACCAGCGGACCAAATTGGGGTGAACTCCCACAGGAGTTCAAGCGCATGGATCTAGCGTTGAAGACTCTCAATAGCTTCCTTGAGAAGTTGTTCTTGATGGACGAGCAGATCCCTACCCCATTGAGAGTATTTAGACTGGCTACCGGCCATGATTTTCCATGGTATCCCAAACAACTCTATAATCAGTTCAATCCAATGTTCGATTTAGACATCCTGAGTAATCGCAATCAGATTGAGACAGTCTACAATACTCTTGGAGTCATGATCGAAGAATGGAATCGCATTATTGGTGTATGTGAGGCTCAGTATACCTCATGTGATGAAACAATGGATGCCCTGATGGATTCCAAGGAGGATGATGGAGATTCTGAGGATGAAGATGGAGAAGTTGGTAATCCCTGGGCTGCGCAGTTATTCAAGGAATGGAAGGCGAGTGGCTCCCAGTCAAAGGGCAAGTTCAAGAGAGCGTTTCATAAAGTGATTGATGCCTACAAGACCCTATCGAATACTGCCCTATTCCTGCTCGAATGGACGCTGATCCTTAAGGAAACCGTCTATAGTATGAGTTCAGGGACTTTTGATGAGAGAATCCTCAGTGTCAGCATCGGGTCTGCCCAGTTTGATACAATCATTGGTAAGAACGTTCTTGAGGACACCATGAAGCCTCAGGATCCGATCGATCGGGCCAAAGTGGAAAAGTTGATGCTCCCCTACTGCACCACTATTCAATCAGTGGGCTATGCGGAAACGGATAAGAGTGCGTGGCACAAGGCAACACCTACTGATTTTTTCCACTTCTTCGACAGTCCTTACGCTTGGATGCGGAATGCCAAATGCAAACCAGCCTTTCAATCCCTGGCTGCTACCTTCAAGGTGAACAAGCCTTTCATTCAGACTGCACTCCGGCCTTATCCCTATATTACCTTCTTGACCGGCACACCTGCGGACAAGACCCTATGGCGGTCTAAGTCCGGATTCCGTTACTTTGCTAATTCGGACTACCCGATTAAGCCCAATTCATTCGACTTTAAGATTGATAGCAGATTCGAACTGAAACAGGCCAACAAATCAGATATTCAGGATCGTGATGTGGCCATGGCAATCCAGCACTACACAGCTGGCTCTAGCATGTCATTGGTCTGTTATCCCAGTAAGGCGACCATGAATCGAATCATGAAGTTCATGGGCAAGGGATACCTGGATGAGGTCCTGATGGAGAAAGAGGGTGTTGAAATGGAGGATCTCCAGAATTACGCTGCCACTGAAGGTTCGATCCATGTGGTCTGCGGTGGACGGTTCGTTGAGGGAATTGAATGCACTGATGAGAATGGAAGTAGTCTCATCAAGCAGGTAATCATCGTCGGTGTCCCATTCAACCCACCCTCCGAGGAAAATAGACAAATTGAAGCTCATTTCCAGAAGATCTACGGCTGGGACCAATGGGAATGCATGAAGATGTTGATGTATGCTCCGGTCTATCAGAAGGTTAGACAAGCTATGGGCCGGTGTGTTAGGAACCTGACCGATCGCGGTACCATTATCTTCCTCGATAAACGGTATGAAACGAGCAAGATGTTAAGACAAGCGTTAGGGTGTTTCTAGGAGGGTGATTCTGAAATTATTTTTGACTCTTATTATTTTATCTTCTTTTATGAATGCTCAGGAAGTAGATGATCCAGTCATGCGGATTAGACAGCAGAGACTTGAGCAGGGATTAAATTATCCCCCTGTGATAAAAGGAATAATGAAACCCCCTCCGCTTCCTCCGATACAAACTCATCGAAAAGACTTACCAAAAAGTAAAAAGATACCGCGCCGAAGGAGACAAAATGGGACCTGATCATTTCATTTGGGGTAAACACGAAAAATCTTTGATCTGGCAACCTATGACTACTATCCCAGATCGAATCAAAGGGGGCCAACCTTTCCTTGCGCGATGGAAGAATTTCCCCTTCGAAGAAGATTGGGAAGTGTGCATCGCTTATTTCGGACAATTTGGAGATTGCTGGATTCATTATCCCCTTGGATTCGTGCTGATGGCTGAAGGTCCAGGTACCGAAACCCGCGAACCTAAACTATCACCGGAAGAATGGTGCGATATCCCTGGCAAGTCATGAGTTGGTATTGGTGGGTTCTCTTAATCGTGTGTATTTTGTGGCTCTGGATTGGTGACGAGGACGTCACTTACCTCTAATTGAGAATCCAGTTCCTTTAGTCGATCTTCTAGTTGCACTGAATTTCGTAACTCCACCAGAGGTTCCATCTTGAGAGGGGCTACGGACTGATGAGTGAGAAGAATCAGGCACAAGGACATGAGTATTTTTCCTGCCCCTAGTTTAACGGCTCTCCAACCATTATTGACCCAGGACAGGCGAAATCGTGTCGGCTTCATCCCTCTGGCCTGGACGATGATTATCTGGATCACACTCATCCCCACGGGGGTTACGATCCGATCGACCGGACCATCAAGAGTCAGAACAACATTGGCCAGACCCTGGTTGGCCAGATGCTGCTTGAACGCTTCCCTCACCTGGGAAGATTTCGGGATTGGACCTCTTGATTGCGTTCATTTTAGTCGGCCAGGGGCAAGAAGTTGACAATGAAGCAGATGTGTCCACTTCGCTGACTCAGGACCTGCTCGAAATCCAACACCTGCTCAGCGGTCATCCTGGAGTCTCCTACAAGAATTGTGTTGCTCAGGTAGTAGAATCCCGTCATCTGATACACGATCAGCCACTTGATCATATGACCTCCAGATCAAAGAGACTACACCAATCTGAACTACCATCAGCCCATTGGACTCGGACACGACCATCTAGACCTTTGCTCCGTTCTACGATCCGTCCGATCAATTTTGAAGGACCTTTAAACTGGACCATTTTATCCCCCAGTCTTATGCCATTTGCCATCAGCCTTCAGAGTGTATTCCTGGCCCTTGCCCGATCCTAGGCCGATGCCTTCGAAAGTGTGACAAGAGGAACAGGCACAGCCAGCGATGATCCCACCACTGGTTCTGATCCTGGCATCGTAGAACTTCCTAACGATCGGAGTCTCACAGAATTCACATTTGGTAGGGACCTCGCCTAACCAAGTCACTTCTTCCAGTTTGTTAGCCATCGATTTCACCTTGGGTATTGGATTGGGTGACCCGCACCTTGGAGGCTTCGACTTCCTCGCGGCGAAGCGCACCACGGAGCATGTTGCCGATGTTCATCCGGATCATACCGGCGTTGAGGGTAGCATACTTCTTCTTGAGAGCCGAGACATCCAGATACTTCATGACCATCGGGACCTCCCAGATATCCTCGATGGTGGCCGCGAACCGCAAGGCGGTAGCGATCTTGTCGCCGTTGTCCTGATGGCGAACCTTGTTGTCATCGCGGACGGTAGCGTTCTTCTGCCGGAAGGTGGAGAACCCCGCCAGGGTGTTGCGGGGTTCGGTCCGCTCAGCCTTCGGGGCCTTGGGCTGCTTCGGGGCCTTCTCCGCCTTGACCTTCTTGGTCGGAGCGGCATCATGAAGGCTAATGGGGAAAGCTTTCCCCGCTTCCACATCCTTGGTCTTGTCCGCTTCGATGGCCTCCACCATGGCTTCAGCGGTCATGGGCGCAGCAGGGGCCTGGGTCATGGGAGTGAAGCTCTTGACGAAGACCTGTTCGGTCATTTCACCTTCGGCAGCACCCTGGTAGCTGATGTAGGTCCACCGGCCCCGCTTCTCGACGGACTTGACGGTGATGGCCCTGGGGTCATTGCTCCTGGGGTCACGGAACTCGGAATTGACGGTGATCATTGGATTTCTCCTGTCGAATGGCCCAATGGGCGATGTGAAAATTCTAACATGATTGCTCATTTAGCGCAATTATCCTAGCTGTGGTTGATGCGGCTCATCTGATATTCGATTTCGAACTCATGCCATTGTTCGCGTTTCACCAGGGTTTCCTGCCTGACCTTGGCAGTGATTTCCGTGATGAACTTGCGGAGGTTGATGGTCCGGTGAGTAGGAGCAAGATGGGTGTAATTAGGAGAGTCCTGGCGAATCCAGCCCTCCACGCAGCCCTCTGCCTCACAAGGGAACCACTCTTCCCGGCCATTCCAGCCGCCCTGGCCATGGCACTCGCTGCACTCGCAGAAGCGGTGTTCCCGTTCGCCAGCCCAGGTGAGTTTCGGAGTGCGCTGGGTGGTCACAAGGCCGGTGGAGAAGGTCTGAGGGGTCATGGTCATGGGATTTCTCCTGTGTAATTCTATTATACCACAGGGACAGATTTCACACAAGTATTTCTCTCTATGAGGAGTTTATAGGTCCCTGAGGGTGGCTCGGGCTAAGGCAGCACAGGCCGGACCTTCCTTTCCCATTCTCCCAATCTTACGGAGAACACGCTGGAGGGCCAAGTTCTCGGTTTCCAGTCTATCCCTGGTTTCTATCAGGGCCAGGGCGACCGTCTTCCATTCCTTGCTGGTTCGTGCCATGTTCGCTCCTAGAAGGGCAACCTGTCATCGTCGGGTTCCACGCGCTTCCTGGGTTTGAAGACTTCGCGGGTGAGCGACTTGATTGCGGAATGGGGGTTACCCAAGTGAGCGAATGGGAAATCATGTTCCGGGTGCCTTGCGATTCTACCGGCTTCGACGGTGAGACAGCGCAGGTTGAGGTTGAGGTAGAAATACTTGATGAAAAGATGATGGCGCATGAGATCCCCTACGCGGCTTGCAGCTTGTCGCAGTTGTCCAGGTCGCAGTTCCAGGAGTCGACCTCGTGCCAAGATGGACCCTGCTCCCGACCGGCGAAGCTGAGACAGGTCATGAGATCACGGAAGGCGAGATAGAGGGAATTATAGAGTTCGTTCATTTCATCCTCAGCAATTCGTTGGCACGGTTGACAGCGATCTTCCGATCGTCGCCCTTGTAATCGGGGATGGTTTCGAGAAGGGCCGACAGCGCGTCTTCCAGGTCTTCGATCCGCTTGGCATCGTCGACCACTTCGACCATAAGCTGCTCGAATTCCTCCCGGCTATCCGCAGCGGCATAGCAACCCTGCCGATGCCGATCGAAGGGAACCTTCTCAAGTTCCTTAATCGCGACCATCGCTGGTATATAGTCAGCCACCAGTCCGCTGTCACCGTGATCAAGGAAGACGAACACGTGGTTCGCACACACGAGGAGTCGATTTCGTGCCTGATACCTGAACTTGGTGCCATGGGGGAGATCGAACAACCGATGGAGTTCGCTCATTTCATCCTCCTAATTGGTCTGGCTGAGGTTCTTCATGGCACGGCGCACCTTGATCTGCCATGCCTGATTAGACTTCTCCCGGAAGAATGGCTCGAGGGTGCCCTGGGGGTCCTTGCCGACCAGCCCTTCGATTGCAGAGTCGTTCAGCTTGACGATTTCCTTGAACACCTTGGCCGGATCGCGCTGGATGATACGAGCCAGCCAGAGTCCCTCTTCAATGACATAGTGGGACTCTACGTTAGTGGTGAGCCTGGGGAACATGCCAGCCAGAAGGACCTGACGAGCCAAGAACGTCGATCCCAGCAGGAATTCAGAATCGAACACGCAGAGATCGAAGATGTAGAGGGTGTCCTTGATCTGCGGGGTCTTGGCATCAATCAACTCGCAGAGGAACACGGTCCACTTGCCAGGAGTGGCATACTTGACGAGCTTCCTAGTCCTGTCAGTCGGCTTCCACTGTTTGTGGACTTCACCATGCCGGTTCAGGTTGTGGATCTCGCCAGTCGGGGATACCCCGATAATGGAGTAAGTGCCGTTCATCTTGTATTGCCACAGCCAGCCCTTGCCGGTGTAGTGCGAGAACATCGCAGGAGCGACAGCGTATTCAGGCCGCGCTGGGAAGCGGAGGAAGGACGGTTTCCAGTCGGTGAAGGGCAGTGCCATGGCATCCTCTACAGGTTGTTGTAGACGTTGACCGCACGGAAGAGGTCACAGCCCTGGTAGATGCTGGGGTCTTCCTGACCCGAACCAGCGACACCATGAGTGACCTTATATTCACTGGTCCCATTGAACCAGATTCGGCAAAGCATCCTTCCTCTGACTTCACTGGCGTAGAGGCTCCAGTGATTCTTCGCGTGTCGGATCACTTCGCTGACGCTGATCTGCATTGGGATTTCTCCTACAACCAGTATACCATAGGGACGGATTTCACACAATTCCTAGCTGCGAAGCCGCTCATCCCAGCAGCATTCACCAACCCAGCACCGAAGGTGGCCCAAGTTGGTCCGATGAGCAGTGACTATGCTGGTCTGCTTGTGGCAGATACCACACTCGACCTGGACGCGTTTGCGCGGCTTGGGAGTAGCCAGGGCCACACCGATCTCAGTCAGGAACCGGCCCAGGGCCACACGCTGTTCCTGGGTGCTGAGGGTGCCAGTCATGCCCTCTTCCTCAGCGCACTGGATGGGTAGAGAGTCTAGGCGGTAGCAGCCTGATTCATCCAGTTCGAATCGGAACTGATCATTCTCGATCTTGATGGGTTTCATCTGATCCTCCGATACCCCATTGGCCCCTTTCGGGGCCTTGGGCGGGTTCCTAACTTAGCAGAATTGCTCTATCTGCCTATTTCAGAACCCTATTTCTTCGCGATGGCCTTCTTGGGTTCTTCGGGAGCCAGGGAGATCCCATCGGCCTTGAGGATGCTGAACGCCAGGGCCAGCAGATCCTTGTCGTTGCCCTTCTCATCCTTCTCCGCGATGAGCATGGTCTTGATGGCCGGGGTGCACAGGATGTCGATGGCCTGTTCGATCTGTTCCTTGCTGGGCAGCTTGCAAGCCGCTTCGATGGCGTCATCGCTGGAGATCGCGATCTTGGCTTCGGCCTGATGCAGGATCACCGCGACACCCGCGAATTCGGGGATCTTGGCGATAACCGGGCTGATGGCTGCGCTCAGCTTGCTCATCAGGACCTGATTGCCCATGATCTCCGGATTGAAGTAGAACTGGTCGGCGGTCTTGACGTTCTCGCCCAGCTTGGTGATCAGGTCGGCGCTCAGGGCCTTGAGGATATCCTGCTGATCGCTGGTGATCTCGATGCGCATATCCCGGCGCTTGATCTGGCAGTCAGCGCTGGAATGGTTGTCTTCGCCCTTGAAGTTGGCCGGACGGTTGTGGGTCAGGCTGGCGATGTTGGAGTAGGTGCTGACGATCTGCTGCTTGATGGACGCTTCCTTGGATTCCTTGAGTCCCTTGAGGGTGTTCATCAGGGCATTGATGGAAGCCAGTTCGTCCAGACCCTCGATCTCGTAGCTGGCCTTCACGGCGGTCTTCGCCTTGGTGACGGGAGCGGCAACGATGGGAGCCGATCCAAAGGCATCGAAGGCGGGAGCGGTCTTGGTGGCGGTGGCGGTCTTGGCCATTGGATTTCTCCTAGCGGGATTGAACCCTAAAAAATTATACCACAGGGACAGATTTCGCACAAGTATTTCCGTGAGGGTCTAGAAGTCCCGGCCCTCAACCCAGGTGGCGAACTGACGGGCATATCGGGCGGTCCGCTGTTCGGCCAGCTTCCGCTTCCGCTTGGTGGTCCAGGGACCGGCCTCCCGGAACGCCAGGAATACCTTCTTGCCCTTCTTCCGGATGGGCTTGGGGGTGTGTGCCATGGGGGCCTCCAGGGGTGGACTCAAATCGGGATGGTGGTGTTTCAACCCAGTCTGGAGGGGATTACCCTCGTAGGACTATGACCACCATCCCGGATTTCTCCATACCTAAATTATAACATATCTTAGGATTTCACACAATAGGTAAATTTTGCCTATTACACAGGGGTCCCGGAACCCACCTTCCAGATATGGCTCCGGACGGGTTATAATTAGAAGGGGAGAGATCGTAGAGATGCAGTTAGTTCTGACCGCCATAGTCGCGACATTCAACAAAGAGAAGGCCACAGCGAACCGGATCTGTGCCATGTTGAGGGAGTATAAGATCCCTTTCACCAAGAGCTACAATGGCATTTATGTCAAGTTTGCGCGTTTCATCATAAGAATCTCTAACCATAAGGCTCCAGTGTATAAGGATGATGCCCTTGCTCTACAGAGGAGACACAATCTGGATATTTCCCCAGGTAAGAACACCCTAGCAGAGGCATTTCATCTGATTGAGGATTTTCACAATGGGAGTGATAGTCTGGAGAACCGAGTTAAGAAAAGAACACATGAGGTCATAGATATCTTCAATGACTATGGAATTCCATTTACAATCGAGAAGATACCAAATTGTACTACTGTAATTCACTTTAATGACGGGTACAAGGTCAGAATATCAGATGCTCCCATGGGGGAACTGGATAAATACAACTGTGATCTTGATCTATATCCGGGTAGTCCAGACAGCAAGCTAAGTGTAGTTGAATTACTATCTGAATTAACGAAGGTATCTTAAATGGATGTCCCAGGATTATTAAGACTGATCGAGACTGATCTGGCAACAAAGGCCATCCAGCAGGGCATTGGTGCTTCGAACTGGGAACGGATATGCACTCCTGCGCTTCTGGATGCCATGAGGAAGGTCAGAGGTATCTCTAGCTATCAAGCCAAGGAAATCCTTGAAGTGTTAGGCGAGAATGGACAGAAGAGATTATCGACAGCTTCGTTAATGGCCCTGCAATCGATTGTATGATTATAAGCTTGCAGATAATTCTACCTTGAGTCGTGCTGTTTCTCTCAGATGACATGGTAGACATAGAGTACGCAGGTTATCCAACATTCCCTTGATCAACAGAGAACCACCTAAAGCCTGACTGAATCCATGATCGCAATCCCAGAAGGTTCGTCTGTGTTGCCATTTGCAAAGAGGAATACCTTGCTCTTCAAACACCTTTTGGGCAATTAGCTCCTTTTGCTTGCCCTGAGTGCCCCTAGTTGCTGCTTTGACAAGCTTGAAAAATTTGGAACAATTAAGTCCACAGCTCTTGCAGACTCCTCTGTCTCTCTTGTATACGGCCTTTCTGGCAAAACTGGGGAACATAGCAATCTTGTAGTCTGTCTCACATTCTTTGGAACAATAAACACTTCTGCGCTTCACTGTTATTGTCACTTTACATGCTTTGCAAATTTTGTTCTCGGATTTGGGTTCGCAAGCCTTGCAATACCATCTGCGATGATTCCATATGACCCTTCCTAACACAGTAAACTGGTGTCCATTTTTGCATTCGGTAAGAAACTCTGATTGGCCGTCTTTCCATGTTCCCGATATAAGCTTTCCACCACAAGAGTTAATGTGCAATTCCAATTTGTCACGGTTGCTTGTAGTTCTGCTGGCTACCTGCATACCACAATCAAAACACCATCGGCCTTTCTTCAGATTGGCATAGGTACCGTTCCATTTATGGCCTTGGCCACACTGGAATGTGTATTTCCCATGATGTCCGAGATAAACACTGGATAGACATTCACCACCATATCGTCTTGCTAGTTCTTTGATCTCTATCATTTTGTCTTTGAATGTAGCACTAGCGAATTCTTCCACATTGTTGATCCTAAATGAGTCAGGGAGCAAGTTGTTGATGAACTTTGGCAAATCGTTTATTTTGATGTTGTAAGGGATTACCAAGAGTTTCACATTATGATTGTCGCATTGTTTCTGTTTAAGTTCATCATAGTTTGGATTCTCCCCCAGCCAAGTCGGTTTGTAATGTTGTTCTCCATTATGTTCGAAGGCTAATTTAAGTTCATCATTGAAACCATCAAGTTCTAATGAGTTGCCCTTCGGAGAAACAAGCCAATCGGGTCTGATTTTCGAAAAAGACTTTCCGGTGATATGTTCCAACACTGACCTACAAAGTTCTTCTCGCACATAATACATCTTTGAGCATACAGTGCACCAACTATGGCCGGATACAACATTTGTATACGACGATTTCCATTGATGACCCAGATGACATTCCCAATCAAGAATGCTTTTTTCATTTTCGTAGTCTATGGATAAGCATTTGCCATTCTTTTGTTTCGCGAATGCTTGAGCGTTGGCCAAACTTTCTGTTTTTCGTATCCCCTTGCGCTCCTCTTTGCGCTTCGCAACAAGGTCCTGCCAATCCTTTTCTCTGAAATTCCTTCCGCAGTCCAAACATTTGAGTCTATGAACACCATTTCCAATTGCTCTCGTGCTCTTACAATCAGGACATTCTTCCATATTTATACCTCTAGTTCATTTTATCATATTGACCATAATCCCTGTCGTGAGTGGTGGAGGGTTAAAGGATATTTGGAGTAACCAAATGTCGAAGAAGATCATGGTGGAAGTGTATAAAGACCACCCCGATGCGATCATGCCAAAGAAGGGTCGTACTGAAGGGATGTATGTGGATGCTTGCTATGATTTATTCACTCATGAGAACATCTGGATCCCGGCCCATTCTCAGGTGATGGTTGATACTGGCCTCAAGATACTGATCCCTACTGGCTATTGGATCAAGTTCCATGAGCGCGGTGGTCTGGCTAGCAAGGCAATTAGTGTGGGTGCTGGGATCATTGATAACAATTATACTGGCAATTTCATAGTGATTCTGCGCAACAACGATCCTGATGAAGATTTCAGTATCGCAGCGGGTAAGGCTATCGCCCAGTTTTCGCTAGAGAAGATCCGAGAAGTGAACTTTGTAGAAATCAGCAAGGATATGCTTAACAGGATTAGTGAAGCTCGTAAGGAACGGGGTGAGAATGGATTTGGGTCATCTGACCGGATCGAATGCAAGGTTGTAGAAAAGCCTAGTGGGTACACGACTGATCACCATCCTGAGGAATGGGGTCCATCCAGTGATCGACATTTAACCTGTTCTTGTGGTGATACTGACCCAGATCACATTCTACAAGTCCTGGGAGTACCAAAGGAACTCATTGAGGGTGGTAAACTATATGAACCAATCAATGGTGGACCACTTCCATTAGAAGCTCCGGAACAGATAAAAGAGATCTTCCATCATGGTAGTAGAATTGGTGGAACCCAGTACTACGCTTGATGATCGGAGTAGTCTATCACATTCCTCATAATTCCTCTATCATCCCACCAGAGATAGAGGACTACTTCATTGCGAATATAAAAGAAGAAATAAACAAAGCTACGGATTTTTTCACCTTGGAACTCTTTATCAACAAGGTAACGAATCTGGTTTTGGCTCCCTACAGTCTTGTGGTTGTGAACGTCCAAAGAAATATATATCAAGCGATTAGGGAAACTGCCCTCCGTAGGAAACTTTCTAGTGACGAGAGGGATCATTTGATCAAGGCTTATTACGAGCCACACCACAGATTGTTCAATGAGACAGTCAGCAAGGTTCTAGAAAAGAATGATCATTGTTTGATACTTGATTGTCACAGCTTTGAACCGAGAATCTCTGAAAGGATGGACATCTGTATTGGAACTAGCCGCTCTTATACCCCTAATAAGATCAGGGATGAGTTTGTTAGTTCTTTTCAGTCTATGGGTTTCAATGTTGAAATAAATAATCCTTATACCAGTCCCATAGTACCCAAGGAATATTTTGATAGCCCAAGAGTCTGGTCCATCATGAAGTGAATCGCAAGATTTATCTTAGTAATGAGAAAGAGAAACTAGGTTCCTTCCAGAGCACTGCTGATAGAATTCAAAAGGCGATTGGATCTGCTCTGGTGGTTCTAGGAGCTAATGATAATCTTGTATAACAGGGGCCTTTCGGCCCCCAAAAAGTATATAATGGAGAAAGGGAGGAACATGAAGCTCATTCTAACAGCAAGAGTCAAAATGGCGACCTCTAAACTTTCTGATGAAGAGAGAAGAATAGCTTTGCAAAGACTCAGTGAATTATCTCCTCATAAAATCATTAACCGATATAATATGGATACATCTCCGCTCTATTCTGATAAAAGCGATATCGTCAACCCTGAAGACATATTTTCCAACAAGACAGTTTCAGCCTTCCCACGAACTGATACCGAATTTTATTCCCATGCGACTGTTTCCGTGGTACATCTGATCTCACTTCAAGATTTTATTCCACGGAAAGGGATTGAGCATTATATTAATGATCTCAGGACCGATGAACTTCCTTATGTAGTAGAACTTCCAGATGGACGACTTCTGATTGCTAGTGGGACCACACGATTGGCTGCACAAGTTTTAGCTGGTAGAAAATCAGTAGAGGTAATGTTGAGTGTTCTCGTCAATGGGAAACAGAAGAAGCCTAAGAGGTAATAGCATGTTGAAGTTCCGGGAGACAGCGTGGCTTCTGACTCTAAGAGAGTTCTTCAAGCATCTGTCCCCCGAAGATCAGCAGGATATTCTAAGAAAAGCTCCTGCCGATTGTGATGCCCTTGCTAACTTTGGCATGGGGAAGATTGACACTGTGATCTTAAAATTGGTAGAGGTAAAAGCTTATGAATTGGAGGTAAAAGCTAAAGGGCAAGAATTGTCCTGCCAGGATAAAATAGATATATACGAGCAACCGATGATTTGGGGATCATTGGTCCAGGAACTGGCAGAGATAGAGAAGGAAGACACGAACTAGATAGTTGTGTCAAGTAGGATCGCGTTATTAATACAACAACACACATATCCTCGATGTAGGGAGTATAATGTCTGAAAAGCGAAAGAGGGAGCAGAGTAGAGCTTCCAAAGAGTCAGAGACTAAAGAACCACAAATTTCTTTGTTGTCGGAACGAGCTAAAAAATATGATCCGGATGCAACCGTAGAGGATCTTATAGCGGATTTACGTAATGTACAGGAACGGTTCCCTGATATTTTCATCAGCAGGAACAAGTACCGCAAAGAGGGTGAGTATAGTGACTCTACCTGGGATTGCCGATTTGGTACCTTCAAAGAGTTCCGGAGACAGGCTGGCCTGGAGCTACATAGAGGTGCAACCAAGATCGAGATTGATACCGCTCTTCATGCTGCCAGGGATCGTTATCGTGGCTTTTTCGAAATTGAAGTAGCACCTTACGTAGGAAAATATGAGAAGACAGATAATTCAAAGGGCCTCAAGACAATTCTGATAGGATCAGACTTCCATGATAGAGAGTCTGATCCCTTCGTGTTATCGGTATTCATTGATACCGCACGTAGAGTTCAACCAGATGTGATCTGCCTTGCGGGTGACATCTTTGACCTCTACGAATTTTCCCGTTTTGACAAAGACCCAAGGCAAACTGACATTAGGGGCAGGTTTGACTTTGTAAGAGAAGAAATCTTTAGACCCCTCCGTGAAGCATGCCCAAGGGCACAGATTGATTTTCTCATGGGCAACCATGATTATCGATTGATTAGACATATGGCGGATCGCACTCCTTACCTACGTTGCCTAATGGATCTGATGGGGATCTCCCTTTCCCAGGTGTTCGGTCTGGATAAGTTCCAGATCAATCTGGTCACCAGGGCAGATCTTTCTGCTCATACCCCTGCAGAATTCAAGGCAGAAATCAGAAAAAACTATAAGGTCTATTATAAATGTTTTGTAGTAGACCACTATGGAGACAATGGATTCCAACTATGTGGGGCCAGTGGTCATACTCATAAACCAAGGCTGACTACTAATGTCAATGAACTCATTGGCAATAGCTTCTGGATCACATTGGGTTGCATTTGCAATATCGATCTCGAGTATGTGGAAGGGTTGAACAAATATCAAAACGGATTTGCAATGGTTCATATTGATCCGGAGACGAAAGAGTGTATTCCAGAGCCAATCATTTGCACAGCGAATCGTGCACTAGTTGGTGGCAAATTCTATTCTAGATTATGATAATTGCGCCTCAGGCGATAAGCTGTTAAAATAATGAAGGTGCCCTATGGATTTGATCTGCTCTGATCTCCACGCAAACATTCACGCTCTGAACCGGCTTAATCGCTATATCGGTGCGATAAAACCCTCGAAAATCGTCATCTTAGGCGATATTGTTGGCTATGGCGCATTCCCCAACGAAGCTTGTGACTGGATTGGTGATCTTCAGTCCAGTTGCTATCTTACCTATGTTATCCATGGCAATCATGACTATGCGGTCAGAGATCTCGGTTATATACGCCATTTTAATGATCGTGCAGCGCAAGCAGCACAATGGACAATCGATCAGCTGACTCCACGTAATAAGGAGTGGTTGGCTACTCTGCCACCACAGATAACCGATGAATCCGTTGAATATGTTCATGGTTCACCAACAGGTTTTGACGATTATATCCTTAATGGCTGGGATGTTCATAACGCCTTCGCGAAGATGACGGGAAAGATCTGTTTCTTCGGTCATACCCACCTTCCCATAATTATCTCTGCGCTTCCTGACGCTTCCGGTCGAGTGACTGATTTTGAAGTGGTGGAAACTGCTGCATCCAGTGGTGATATGTCAATGTATGGGCACATCAACAAGTGGTATCTGCTCGACTCTACCAAGAAATATCTGATTAACCCAGGATCTGTGGGCCAGCCACGAGATAGAAATTCTCGGTTGTCCTTCTGCCTGTTTGATCCGGATGCCTATGCAGTAAAATTTGTCAGACTGAATTATGATTGGGAAGCTGCAAAAGATGCCATCTACGCTACTGACGGTGGCCTACCCACCAGCTTAGGTGACCGGCTTCTAGAAGGCCGATAGAACGCTCAGACCAGAAAATAGGTTAAAATAGAGGTAAGATCTCTATGTGAGCCTAAATGGAAATTGTAGCTGTCTCTGGAAAATTGGCAAGGAAGATTCTGCTAGATGTGAAGGGACTTCTATCTGAGGTCCCTTCACATGTGTCTATAGACACTCTCGATTATCAAACTCTCTCACATAAGATCAGAGCATTTATCATCTCAGACATCTATGAATATATGGGCACAGTAAAAATCTCCAAGTCCAGCAAATTTCATATTGGACCGGGTGGTGGCAAGGGTGAGAGCTGGTGTCATTACCAACCAAAATCGGATACCTTTGAATTCTTGACCGATCTCAATTCACAAGCAACCAAAGAGGAATTTCTTTCTACATTGTTCCACGAGCTTGTCCATCTTGAGCAGTCTGCTAGGACCGTGAAGACCAATGAAGAGAAGTTCAAAAATTTGAAACCGGCTGCAAAGTGGTTTGATGTGGGCGCTTGGCCCCTGGGTATCGGAGATTCTGTTCTGCACAAGACCAATGATCCCTATCTGGAAGATCCCCATGAGATCGAAGCCTATGCGGTGGAGCTGGCCGGTCTGATTGAAGATAGATACGATAGATCACAGATCAAAGAGCTAATCAACAAAATTTCCACTGACCCAGAGAATCTCGATGAGCTGATCTATAGACATTTTGATGATGTAGTTATCAAGTATATCAGGAAAGTGACCGGAAAGTCGAAACAAAGATTTCTGAAGATTTTATACCAGTGCTTATCCGAGTCGCTATTCGAGAAGACAGGATCTTCAGAAAATCTTATGAGTTGGTTTGGCGACAGTAAGATCGTGGATGGGGAAGGGAAACCTCTGAAGCTATATCATGGCAGTCGCTATACTTTTGATGGCAATTCGTTTAAGAAAGGTAAATATGGATATATTTACCTTACTCCAGAATCCTCATATGCAGACTCTTATACTGATGATACGCCAGCATATCCACGAGGAGGGGTTTTCCCTCTCTATGTTAAGGCTATAAAGCCACTTGATCTCAGACCACTTTCTGATACTTATATTCCGTTGGAGAAATTCTTGGAGTTCGTAAACAGCAGGGGTGTTGATACAACACAAACCAACGAAAATGAGTATCAGGCCCTAGACTACTTAACATGGAAATCAAAGGAATGTAGTCGTCTTCCAGCATGGTCATGGGTCAAGACGGAGGAGTTCAGGAAGCGGGTGATCGAAGCGGGTTATGATGCTATCTGGCAGGTAGAAGGACTTAAGTATGATACACTAGCAGTATTTAGTCCAAAGCAATTGAAATCGGCTCTTGGGAATAATGGTGAATACGCGGAAGACGAGAACATCATAGCATCCACAAAGATAGCCACTGGGATTAAGCCACCAATCTGGATCAACGAACTTTGGGAATATGTTCGTAGATATACATTCAGACAGATCACTGACATCTCACCTAATGTATGGAATGCCAAGGGTGGATATTTTTCGATTCCAGTCTCGAATTTTCTAACGGAGAAGGGTTTTAAGAACTCTGGCATCAACTTTAAATGGTTTTCGAAAGAGAGAAACCCAGAAGCCAAACAATGTAGCGGACATGCCTGTCGTTATTCTATAGATGGTGCTCCCTCAGGCTATTTCATGGTAGTTATTCCTGATGCGGAGATGAACAATATTATAGCGGGTGAAAAAAAATTAGACCCCTATATATGGAACCGTGATGGTAAAGAAATAGTGACGGAGCGGAAAAGAGATCTTACCTATAGGGAACTGGATAAATATAAGACTGTCTTCGTTCATGAGTTTACGCATATGATGGACGAATCGGTTCATCACAAGAACAAAAGATTACGATATCCCACTGATGCTGACTGGGAGAAGGACTGGGAGAAGTCTAATTTTCAACACAAGAAATTTCCCACAGAATGGAGAGCGCATCTCGGTGAGATCCGACAAGAACTAATTGATTCTAAAGCAGTAGAGGAATGGAATCAGGAATACTATTCTACAGTGATGGAGTTCCTGGACGAGCAATCCCCCACTTGGAATAGAATCAAGAAATATCTACCTGCAAAAGGAAGACGTTACATCCTGCAAGCGATTGGTCATGATCTCATTGAAGCTCTTCCTGAAAAAGATAAACCTTACAGGCGAAGAACTCTTGAAGAGAACCAACGTCAACGTGACGAATGGAAACGGAGAGAGGAAGCACCTTATCCACCTCGGTTTGAGAGTATCGAGAGAGTGAGAGCTTTATACGCGAAGGCTAAGCAGGATTTAGGGGAGCGCTCTCCAGAAGCCAAATTCCTTGAGGAGCGGCTTAAAACCTGGGATAAGGATCAGGAAGTTGAGAGTAGGGGTGAGTATGGCCCCATGCATATAGACAACTTCTCTGAATCCTACCTGGGGAATGAATGGAAGGATCTCGATCCAATGATTAAAGACTGGCTGAAGAAGGCTAACAAATCTCTCTTCCGAACACCCGCACCATCCGCGTATCCAGGGCATAAGTATGTTTGGAGAGATGAATCTCCTTGGATACTTGGATTCGAAGATCCTATCGGAGAACCCTCTAAAGTTTAAAGAAGGGATTGGCAGCAGCTTGATCAGCTAATTCATCAAGAGAGTAGACAATCTCAAGATCTGGTTTAGCTAGAGACATTTGTATCTCAATATCTCGTTTACGCTGATACTCAGGCTCGATGCCAACCAGTAGAATTTTATCAGTGCTCCGATGCGCCCCTAATTCAAACAAGGTAATCGGGCAGAGAGTCTCCTTAGGGAACCAGAAGATGATTGCCTTAGCTTCCTGCATTGCCGCATATTCCCATTTGATTTGCTCTTCTGCTATCTTCCAGTCACCAATTCTAAAGGTAGGACGACGAGGATTAAGGAACTGCATGTCTTTAATTCCCTTAGCTCCTAGTAGTGTGATCAGTTGGCTTTGCCAATCAGGACAACCACTTATTCCTCCGGCTAAAAAACACGTAGTAGAGATTCCCTTGAAATAGGATCCTGGGGCCTTGATAATCATTGTTTCTTCCAAATTTTATCCCCAGGAGCGGGTACACGAGGTAATCCTGTCGGATGATAGGGTGAAGGTCTGGGTTTCATAGTTATCCTTCGATATCGAATTTGTTGAGATAGATTGGAGATCTCTGTTTGATAATTAACCTTCCAATCTCCTCATGACGCATCTCTTCCATTGGGGTGATGACGATCCCCTCTCGATATGGAGCATTATTGATCAGAGAAGGTCCATTGCTGGCTTCCTTGATTGTCTTGCCATCTAACCATTCGTCCAGGTAAACGTCTTCTGCGATCACTGGGACAGAACATTCTGGTGATAGAAGTGGATCAATCAGTCTATGACTGAGGAATCGTCCATTGGTCCGAATATCAAATAGAGCGTAAGCCAAGCGCTGGAGCTTATAGACGTTCTTCTGAATATTGGGTCCATAAATCTCTCCATAGAAGACCACTGGCCCTGGGAATAACATGCGGCCAGCCACAAGATCTTCGTACAGTTTCTTCAAATGAGAGTCGAAGTACTGACGGGCGATTCTCCACATAAAATGTTCTTTATCGGGCTTTTCCACGATCCACTTTCCATGACTGCAGACACCAGTCAGCACACCATCAGTGATCTCTATTGGATTATTAGATCCCTCTACCTTCTCAGCGATTCTGACCTTGATCCGATTATCAATCAGGTACTGACCCACGGTGGTGTAACGATCAGCACCCTCGATGTCATAATAGGGGATATGATCAGGTAAAGGGTAGAGGATTGCATCTCCACTCATAGTCGGCTCAGGATCGTGTTTAATCACACCAAGCAATCCACTCAGATCATCACCCTTTGTGAATTGATAATCTGCCTCAATGATCCCGATTTCATAGAGATATGAAGCGATCTCTTGTAGAGAGATAACTAAACCTTGACTGATACTACCCCTGAGGGTAACGGTCTTCACCCGATTCTTCTTAGCACCGGCAAGTTTACCTACCATGTCAATATATTCAATCAAAGGATCCGGTAAGAGTGAATCAATCGGGAAGTAACAAGCAAGCTTGCCTTCCTCAATATAGCCCTTCCCACTGACAGCAGTGAAGTCCATCCCAGCAATGGAGATAAGCTCAAGCCGATCCGCATTTGGATGCGGAGATACACGATCGATAAGTACTACTTCAACTTTGAATGTGGCCATTATTCGCCTCTATTTATTTGGAAGGGTAAAGTCTTTAATGGGATAACTGTAAGTTGATGAATCTTTCGGATCAAACCATTTTTGCTGTGCTGCTGCGAGAGCCTGTTCAAGATTGTGAATCTTCTGATGCAGAGCGCAGAAGCGGATGAACTTCCCATTATCATAAATACAAGCTGGACAGGGCTTAGCCAGTAGATCTGGACTATTGCTCGTGAAATAGGTTTCCCAATCTTCTAAGGTTGGCTTCCACTTCTTTTTCCAGCATTTTGCAGGGACATTTTCCCAGGGTTCGACATTATCGCTCATAAAATACCTAACTCCCTCAAAAATCTCATTGACTCATGTTCATAATCGAGAGCATTGCGCAGTTGCTGCTTGGCCCTCCCGATATCATGGCAGGATTCTACTGCATTAACCCTATTCTTCCAATAATTAACGGATTCTGTTAGAGCAATCTCAAACTCAACCGAAGACATTTTCGTGTCGGTTCCACCGGAAAGCCCAATATGATTCGCAATCAAGGTATCGGGATGCATCGGCTCATCCTCGATCAGTTTGGGCAGCATGGTGATGATCTCCCAATCTGCTTCAGCGGATGCTTCATTCTTCTCCATCAATGTCTGATGGGAATAGAGAACTACATCCATGAATAGAGCCTGAGGTAGAGTTTCCACCAGAGCATGAATGACTTTTCTGGGTTCTTCACCAAGAACTCTGGGTTTGTAATCAGCAAACAATAGGGTGTCTTTGGTAATTTCCACGTGCTGGACCGAATAGCCAGCGGGATCAATTGGAACAAGAATGACCCCTTTCCTATACCCTGGCTTCTGCTTATTGAAATTCGCCTTGATCTCTTTTAATACTCGATCACATTCTTCTCTGCTAATTCCAATGGTTCGATGGAAATAACTACTAAAGGCAATGTTAGGCTCCTCCACTGGTAATCCAGCAAGGATCATTGCATGCTTGGCTATTTCCATTATGCTGACTTGATCGGTACTAAGAGCAACCATTTGATTAGGGAGATATCCAAACGCACTGAGGACATTTCGTTCATAAAAACTAAATTCTTCGAACATCTTCTCGTTCATAGAATACTCCCGTATATATAACAAGGCCCTGATTAATAATCAGGGCCTTTGATTAGAAATATCGGCTTGAACTCCGCTCTGACTTCCCATTCCAGCAGGAGACTCCTCGCCTCACTTGGGTCCAACCCCATTCGTGATTACAATCACCACATCGCACTACAGTCCCACATGGGGTTCCGGATGAAGTCTGATTATGAAGTTCGTAAGTCTTGAAATTGATGGATTGGCAGTTAGGACAGCATACCAAAGGTTCAGCATTACGCCGAATATACTCCCAGCGGGTCATGAGGACATCAGGACCTGATTCCCAGGCTTGGCACATGGAACACATTCGTTCCGACCAGGGTTTCCAAGTTTTGAGATGACAGAAATGAACTGTGATAATCTCTTCGGGATCCATGGTTTCACCCACAGTAACCGTTGAAGTCAAAAGCCTTCCCTCTGCGTTCTGCATCAATTCGCAGAGAAAGGGCAACCATTTTTCCGTCGAGGTTAAGCAGCTTATCGAAATGCTGACAGATGAGCAGATTGGGCCAAGCGTAGCTGCGAACCCTTAGTACCTTCGCCCATGCCTCTTCCACAGAAAGTCCTTGGTGACAAAGGACTCCCCAGGCGGTAGCAGTGCTTCGGCTGACACCCGCGAAACAATGAACTAGCAGATGAGATCGCTGATGAACCTTGCAGGTTTTCACATGCTCGATCACAGACTTCATTTGCCAGAAATTGGGGCCATAAGGGTAGGTAGGATCGTCTACGTCTTCACACTGAATGAGAAGATGCTTAGGGCCAACTACCTCAATATTCGAAGGGGAATCGTCCAAGCTAATAATACAATCAGCCCAGTTGTAGTGCTTGGGTGCACTGGACTTATCGCAGATGATCAGCATTTCAAGGTCCTTAGGAATTCAATAAGGCGGTGATAGCTTCGGTGTAATACCAGAGAGCGACAATTCGCTCTGGAGCGTTGTCAGGAACATCCCTAACGTTCATATCATCAAGCTGGTCCTTGGCAAACTTGCCAATCTTTAACAATGCATCCCAACAGTGATCACGGTCATGTTCCAGGAGTCTCAGAGCCTTTCGAGAAATGATAGCTAGGGTATTAGGGTCCACCCAATCAGTCTGATAATTACGCAGAGCCGTCTTCAAGCTTTCTATAGCGGTTTCCTTATCTACCTCTAGCATAACTTCCTCCGTGGGGAGGCATAATAGCTTTCTCAATTATACCAAAATTCGAACTCTTTGTCAATTCCTCAATCTGCATCCTAACCTCCGATCAGAACCTTAAAGAAGCGGTAGATCTTGTACTGCGTGTAGAGCCGGAAAAAGGAAATTGGCTTATGCCAGATATCCCAGCCCACATTCATCATTCTGCCATTGAATTTCCAGTAATTATGAATATGACCATGCATCAGTGGACCACCTTCGTCCGTGGGCCGGGCCTCTGGAAAACGATCGCCCTCTTGGTCAGGATGATCACCGGCATAGGGGAAATGACTGATCTTGACTCTCACCCACATCCATAGGTATTTAACCTCGATATGGTCTTCGCCTTCTCCGATCCAATGAATTCCCGCATCCTTATATTTCTGGATCCATTCTTCCCGCTTTTCAGGCTTCTTGGTCTGCATATAGGAAGGACGATCATGGTTGCCCAGGAGTAGATAAATGGTTCCATTTAGCAGTTTGACATATTCCAGACTATCAGCCATCTGACCCATAGCCAGATCACCCAGAACAATCACCTTGTCCTCTGGATTGACCACTTTGTTCCAGGCATCAACCATATCCCGATTCATCTTTGCGATGTCCTCGGGAGTAGGAGAAGGGGGTTCTTTCTTTTCCAGTTTCGCCTTGCGAACAAGCTGGAGATCCTTATCAGTAGGGCATCTACCATTGAAATAAGGACGCTTGCAGTAGAAGATAATATTCTTATGTCCGAAATGTAAATCGGAAGTGAAGTAGGTTTTTTGGAGAGAAGTCAGGTGCATTTCGCCTCAGAGTTGAAAGTCATTAAAGTCGTCCCAATTGGTTAACTTTGACCACACTTTGATAATGATTATTACAAGGAGGACGATTACTGCGATTCCACTACCAAAACCCAGCCAGAACATCATCACATTTCCCCTATTTTACTCAATTTTAACAGGGATGAAACGCGCTTCCTCTGGCGACCATTTGGCTTTCTGGAGAAGCCGATTGAGATCTTCCTTGGCTTCCGGATCATCTTTTCCGCAGACTATCCAGCCCTTGCCTGGGGTGAACTTGGCGAACCACCCGAATTCCCGACATTCCACGACTCCTGGCCATTCTCCGGTCCAGAGGATCTTGGGCCATTTCTCGAATTCCTCGTCGGGACAACCACAGGAAATGGCTTGTCTGCCGCAGTTGGGACAGCGCTCGACATCACATCCTGGAATATGTTCCTCTCCCGGCTTCACCGCACAATCAGGGCAGAGTTTCCCAGCCACGACACCAGCACCGATGGCCTTGATCTTCGCGTATGGCATGGGATCCTCCTAAAAGATGACGAGGGGCAGCGAATTTCGGATGAATTCGCGGAAAGCTGTATCACTGAGCTTCTGGTTGTCCACATTGGCCATGATGGTGCGAAGGAAATTCTCAGCGGGGACAATTGGGGTTGGAATGGGGCCTAAGCGAATGGGGCCGATCGGGCGTTTGCCTGTACCACCACAATCCAGACATTTACGATCTCGTCCGTCGATGGAAGGTTCACCGTTGGCCTTGAAATGGCCGTAGCCCTTACAGGATCGACAATCCGGTGCAATAGCGATGTAGTCAACGCGTCTGTTGGTCATACCTTACTCCAGAGTAACGATGACCTTGGATTTGATGATCACCTTCTTGCCGTTTCTGAGAGCAACAAAGCTCTCGTCATGATCGTCGGTCAGCCGCTGGATCTCCTCAATCCAATCGGGTTCATCCTCCAGACAATACCATTCGTAGCTGAAGGTGGGTTCGTCACGATCGGGATAGCCATGGCCAGGATTGGTTCTCGACCGTTCATCGCCGGGAATGTGAATGGTAGAGAACCTGATGATGGCAAGGTGAGCCTCAGTAGGGAAGTCCTTGGGGTTATGGGCGAAATGACCGAATCTGGTCATACCTCACCAAGGAAGAACTTGGTCACAGATTTGTGGAAATAGCGTAGCTTGTTGTCCTTGTGTTGACGCCTCGGGAGGACCCTGATCCTCTGTTCCTCTTCTCCCTGCCGCAGCGGCCTCTGTTTCTTACGTCTATCCTCGTTCTTTGCCCATAAGGACTTGATATCAAACATGGCTCCTCCTACGCAGCCTCTGTCTTCAAATTGTCAATGAATCGCTCCCCATCCTCTCTGGCGTGGGCGCTATTCGGGAAGACTTCTTCTTTGGGTTTCCCCTTATCCTTGTAACGGACGATCCAAACGTTCCTACCAGGGTGAAAGATCAGTTCAGGCATGATAAATTCCAAAGAAAAGGCCCTTACGGGGCCTTGAGGCCGAACAGCTTCGTTAGATGCTGAATGATAGCCTGGGCCTGTTCCTTATCAACCCAGGTAACGACACACTTGTGATCTTTCAGGTAGGGACCATGCACTTCGATCTGAACATCGCCGTAGCGATCAAGGGCATCCTCGATCGTAAGGTGGTTGTGTTCCCCGGTGATCATTATATCCCCTTGGCCTCACGCTTGGCCTGACCGCGAAGACGGTTGTTGAGGGTCATCTTCTGTCGCCCATGATCCAGGTGTTTGTATTTCTCTCGGAGTTCCTGCTCCGGAACACCCAGTTTGAGCGCGGCCAGGGCGTAGGTGTCGCTCAGGTCGCCGGGGAGTTCGACGACCACGACATCATCATCGTCGTCAACGATGATGCTCGTGCTGGCGTGGGGTTCGACGGTGAGCGGCAGGATTTGAGTTTCCTCAGTGACCCCCTTATAATCCTGATTCTGCACCATGGCTTCGGCAGCAGCCTGGGTGCTGCAGGTCCCGATCAGCACCCACTTCTTGAAGCGATTCCACACGATGGAGGGGTCTTCGGGGTCCTGGCCCTCTTTCAGAGGCTTGACCGGCTTGCGAAGGCGCATATAACCGATGACAGCCAGAGTGTGGCCAACGTAATCATGGGAAGTCCGCTGCAGAGGGGTTCCATCGGGAGCGATGACACGGTAGATGACTTTGGCCATTGGAGTTCTCCTACAGGCTTTTAACCCGACTTCCATTATATCATGCGAAAGTATTCCGTGTCAATTTCTCCCAGGATTCATAAAACTTATCATTAATCATTAATTCATCGTCATAAAAGGCATGAAACCATAGGTATTGCCGACTCTTGTAGCCCAAGCTGATTGAGATATCCCCGATATCGACAATCACCCCGAAGCCATCCAGGGGTGAATAATGGAGCAGAATGGCATCTTCCTGGGCCTGGAAGGGGTCTCTCTCCACTCTCTTGAGGATTCTGGATATCAGAGTGAGTTGGTTCAGGTGGGGCATCTTCGGAAACTTTGGATGGGCATTCTGACAAAGTTCCAGGAAGGCCCCTTTATCCATGGAGTTGAGGAAATCCATCTGGAGTGCAATCTGGGAATCTTCTTCCCAATTCCGGGACCTTACCGTGAGGAACCATTTATTAAGATTCCACAGGTAGTCTTTCTGGAGCCGCTGGAAATAGCTAGAGGAAGATTCCTCGGCTTTTCTGGCAAGACCGAGTTCCTTTTGAACACTCCTCAACAGGGTATCCCCAAGACATCCCGCCCATCCGTTAAAAAGCGGAAGGATGGAGGGTTCTGCCTTGAATAGATTTGTTCCCTGTGGAATCTCAAAGGTTATTAGCCTTTGGCCTAACGAGTTGGTGGTTTTCTCCACGATCAACATAGCTAGCCCCCATTTTACAGTGTAGCGCAAGGGGAGCTAGCTGTCAATTTTATCTAGGGCAGGAGAGCGACTCCCCCGGTGACGAGAGCCTGTTCCTGAGAAAGGACGGCCATGGCACGAAGGATTACATCGGCCTTGCCCTGGTGTAATACAAAGGATGAGGCGTTATTTCGATCGTAACCCCCAGGGTAATCCAATCGAGCAATATGTTTCATTTCGAGAATTTCACTAACTGGTTTATCAAAACCTTCGATAGCGACTCTCTGCTCTACAGTGAAGGTCTTATCCGGATCAGTGACGACGAAGTGAAGCTCAATACCTACGAGAGCCTCAACCTTAAAGCTCATATTTTCGACTTTGACTCTAGCGTTTTCCAGAAATTCCTGAAATGAAAATTCGACTACACCCTCGGCTGAGTCTACGATGAAGTTCTGTTCGAAGGGAATAGCACGTGGTTGCTGCATTAAAACATTCCCAAGATCTTATCAAGTAACTGTCTGGCCCGATCTTCCTGTTCATTTGCTGGAAGATAACCAATAAGACTGATAGCTGCCTCTATGTATGCCACTTTCTGTTCTTCTGACATGTTTGCTCCTATTACTCGTCCGCGACGAGTTCAAATGTTTCCACTCTTGTAACCTCTTCCTCAAGAGGATCATGATAATTGACAACATTGAATAGATCGACATCATCGTCTGCGTCAATCTGTTCCTTGTACCCTTCGTACTTTTCTCTTGTCATCCTGATCGTTTGGTCGAATTCGACCCTAGCCCGACAGACAATGTGAACGGTTACCATTTCGCTCATGGTTTCTCCTATTTAAGAATCGGGAACAGGTTGAGATCCCTCAGGTCCTTTACGGTCAGCCTTTGATAGTCGACATAGAGCCGAGAAATTTCCTCCAACAAGTTCACTCTGGCCATCTCCACCTTGGTTCCATAGCTTTCAGTTACTGCATCAGACTTAGCATGACTGACAATACTGAAAATCTTCCCAAGGTCTGCGGCTTTGAAACTATCAAGATTGTCCTGGACCTCTCGGAACCATTTATCGGATGCCAAAGGTAGATCACCAGTGGCAATAAGGATATCTAGGTCGGTTTGATTTCGAATTGTGTTGAGAAGGCTTGGCATACTAATTAGCATGATTTTTGATAATCTCCTGGGCTTCTTTAACAGCCATTTCGATGATTTCTGGTTCAAGTTTATTACGTTCCAGTACAGTGTTTAGACCTGATAGTGGATCACCAAAGTCAATCTGATTGTCGACCACAATCTCTTCCGCTGTGGTATCCTGCTTCTCTTCAAGCAGCTGGATACTAATTACGTTCGTAGGATAAGCATAATCAAGGAACTTGCTAATGGTCTGGACCCGATAAAGGACCGCAGGGTTGAAGTCCGGGAGCTTGTCATAAATCTTCTCAGTCTTTAGTGGGATTGCGGAGATTAACGGAACTTGCTCTCTTTGTCTGGTGTCGGTGTCGTAGATCTCAAATCCCTTCTGTCCACCCTCACCAAAATTAAGTTGGCAAATGCTACCAGGATAGAAGGCATTACTACCAATAGCCTGTCTCAGATGAATATCACCTAAGAACCATTGTTTGATCCGATCGGCTCGATAATTGAACTCCCAGCCTTTCATGGCCTGAGAGTGATTATCATAAAAGCAACCCTTGGCTGCATAATGGGCTACTACGTGATCGATCTCAGGATCAGTATCTAGGGTTTCACTGATTCTCCCAGTGAACATATGAGATGCCCATAATACTCTACCGAAACATTCATTGGTCGCTTCAAGATCTAAGTGCCATTTGATGTTGGAATGGGTGCAGAACGCTCTGGCTGGGTGAAGACAGGTAATATGAGCGTCAATATCTTCATGATTTCCACTAATAATATTGACCTGAGCCTGTTCTGCAAGTGTGAGCAAGAACCAAGCCAACAAATTGTATTCCTTACTGGTGGGCTTGTTTTTGTCCAGTAGATCACCACCAAGAATTACGTAAGTAATATTGCTGGTAATGATCTTATCAATAATTTCTTGGAGGACTTTTTTATGTCTCTGAAGGTAAAATGGACTCTCTGCTTCAAGATCACTATACCATTGACGACCACTTCCGATATGAATATCTGCGATGAAAGCTAATTTCATTTACCCTTCCCTTTTACAGCCTCAACTACTCTTTTAATATCCTCAATTGGGATAGATCCTTTGCAGGGTGGTTCCATCACCACACGATCCTTGCAGGAGAGTTCAACGAAAAGCTCAAATTCCTCGCCATTCAGATCAGTGATATAGGCATGTCCCTTGTCCTTCTCATCCTTAAAGAAGAATTTGATACCACATTTTTCTCTATTCTGATATACGAGGTCAAAAACCTTCTGAGCCAGACTCATAAACCATCCTTTGATAGGTGTCCCATAGATTAACAATAGGGATCTTACCTGTAGCGTATCTGATGCAATTACCAGTCCCACCAGAACTCCCATCCCATAAGGCTACTAACTGTTCAGCGTTGTCTACCATAAATTCATTCCTGATCTGCATAGCCCTGGGACTATATTCTTCGCAACAATAGTGCACATACTTAGCCCCACTGAGAAGCCAATTCCAGCGATTTTGAGATTGTTTGGGCCACTGACTGGCTTGGGAAGGACACGGCACTGCTGCAGTAAAAGGAATCCTTAAAATATCAGCAGCCTCTGCAACAGCCATATCCCAACCAAGAGCCATACCGGTGATGATCTCATCTGGTCGATTCTTGGAGAAGTAAATGATAGCCGTTTTTGTCAGTCGTGTATCAACTTCTCTCCCATATCCTAGTTTAGACCCTCTATGTCCTGTAACAGCGGTTATCATATCAATATCCTTGTTCCTTATGATAATTATCATGACATTTCTTACACCAAGTAACGCCGTCTTCAAGTTTGTGTTCCTGGACGATAGCATTAATGAAGTTTTCTATATCAGTCTCGGGAATTTTGGTCCTGACAAGTCCAACAATACTCGCGAACCTCCGGAGATGATGGACTACGAGTTTTACCACACTTCCACATTCCTGGCACTTAAAATTATCTCTTTTCATTATCGGATACACAAAGTAATGGTTAATTCTTTCTCTCGAAAGTTTTCTCCAACCTGTAATCCCACCTTTCCAACTTCTATGTTTAGATCCCTGTGCCCAAGGATGTGGTCTTCCAAGAAGTCCCTCAGATGGAGTCCTAACAGTGATCTTACATTGTACAAGACCTGTGAGAACTGTCCGAACAGATAGACCAAGATAACTAGCGATCTCTGTAGTTGATTTCCCCTCTATAGTATACAATTGATGCATTAAAATTGGATTTCTTACTTGTTTTCTTGGATTCATTGGATCAAGTTGGTTGATGACATTGTGAGAAGAATTTTCTTGTCCACTTCTTGAGGCTGAGTACATTTTGGTTTTTCTCTGTCCCAATATATATCCAACGCCGGTTTTGCTTATTCCTACAATATCAGCAGTTTTGCGGATGCTTTTGACCAAGAGATAAACTCTCTCAACTTCATTCCATTTTTCTACAGGTATTGGCTTTGCCATCATTGACCAAACCAGTCAACGTCATCATGACCTTCTGGCTTATAGCCCTCCTCGAAGGGTTGCGGCTTTTCGAGTATCGCCACAATCTCGGCATCTGTCATTTGTATACCATTCTGGTATAGTTGATTGAAGGCGTTTAATTTTTCTGGAATAAGCAGGAGTTCGGATAATCGTTTTATACTCTCTGTAGGAACTGGCGGATCGAATAAATTGTAACCAACATCCTTTTGGACTATTTCTTGACAGTTAACGGGTTCTTCCGAGCTATAGAGATCGAACCAATCAACCTTGGCTAATATCGCGGCAACATCAGCAGGAATTGGCTTTTGTGATGCCACGAAATCGTCGACAAATTTGCCAAAAAGCGCATCAATTGTCTCTTCTGAACTCTTTGGTATTTCGGTCCATTCAACCGGTGTCTTGGGACGAATGTAGTCGTCAATTCGATGCCAAGCCGCAAGTGCTTCCTTATCATCGTGACCGATAGACGCTAAAAGGAAATCCAGATCATCATGTATATTATGTTCGTCCATGTTAAAACCTATAAATAAAAGTGGCAACACCTGGGACTTCATATTTTCTGAGCTTCTTGTGATCCTCATCCACGAGTTTCAATACTTTAGATTTAATGGACTCTGAATCTTCATCCAGATCTACTTCGATCTCAAATTTGAAATGCCTAGTGTAATTAGAAGATGGTCCAATCCTTATACTTACTGAGACATTAGCTGGAATTACTTCCATTACTGGATAGGAGCCTTCAGCTTTTATTTTCATTTCTTCTTCTTAAAACAATCTTCAACGCATTGTCTGGTCGCAGCCATGCCAGTGATATAGGTATTCCAGCACCTTGAAAAAACTGGATCTTCCAGCCTCACATCAACACATCTAGTAATCGCGTCCCTGATTACTTCCGGAACTTGGCTCCCGTCTTCAACACTTAACATGAATGCTTCGTGTAAGACTGCGGCCTCTTTCAATAAATCTGTTTCATAAGTTAAACTAATTATCCCACTCACTGCAACCTCATAAGTTTTTGGTTCTTATGTAGTATAACAGTCAGTGGAATTTGTTAAACATAACTGAGTGGAATGGTTCGCACGAAATATTTGAGCTTAACCCCAGGATCGTCCAGGGTAAGAATGTAACCACCCTCTAATAAACCAACTATTCCGTATCTGGATCCATCCTCTTCAATAGAAACCAATTTCTTGAAATCAACTGCGTAGGGATATTTCCTACGATAGAGAATCTCTGTCCCCTCATCAGCCTGAGATAACTGCTTCTTGAGCTTCATGATTTCATCGGCGTTCATGATTTCATCGTGATCCTGTAAAGTTCAACTGTCTTTATACCCTTACCTCATACTGCTTATGAGTATTGCGGCAGATCGCGTCATAGACCATCACATGGTCGTCCTTGCGCTCTCGTTTGAGCAGAAGTAGACCAGCGATCTGATGGAACAACATGGGTTGTTTGCAACAAGGACAAGAGATTGTCCCGGCCTTGAGGGTCTGATCCGGGAAAATAATGAACATCATTGCTCCCTGGGATCAATAGTCTGAATAGTGGTCCAGATACCATTCTGCTTGGATTGAATTTCGAAACGGGAATTGAGCACCCTCTTTCCATCCCGTATGGCGATATCAGCGGATTCATAAAATCCCTGAGCGGTACCATTACACAAGAGTCTGAAAAGATCGTCGGTATTCATTGTTGCTCCTGAATGAACTGGAAACAGGCTTCCTCTTTCTGCCGCTGGACTTCCTGAGGGATTCCCGTTATGGGTAGATTAACAGGTCGAAAGTTATTCAGAAATGCCATCAAATTAAAGAAGACGACAACCGACTCAATTGCTCCCACACTGTAGAGATCGATGGCCTGAGCCAACCCATCGAAATCCTCTTCGACATAGTTTCTGAACCGCTTGGAGAAGTTGACCAGATCTTTAACATCCCTCGATTCCCAGTTCTTGATGAAGGGAGGGAGTTCATGGGTCCACATCCAGTCCAGTTGCTGCTTTTTGGTAGCCCCCCACAGATCCACGTTTTTGGGTGTCCACGCTTTTTCCAGGAACAAAATCGTATACATGGTCCTGATGTTAGCCTTAATGTGATCCAGGGTATAGGCGACACGTGCAGTAATGAAGGGCATGACCTCATGTGCTGGGTCAATCTCAGCCATGGTTCGGAAGAACTGGCTAGGATGATTGGAAACGAATGCCTTCTCCATTTCCATCTTCACCCGGCTTGGAGGAACATGATTAACGAGTTCGAACCCCCTGATCATGAATTCCAGGGATTCCTTCGAGACTGTCCACCGGGGTCCCAGCTGAGCAGAGAATCGAGCAGCGCGGAGGACTCTGAGGGGATCCTCCCAAAAGGCATCGCTGACATGCCTCAGGATCTTGCTCGACAGATCAGACAAGGCCCAGGGGTGATAGGAAATGATGTTTCCAGCGCTGGTAATCGAGATCGTGTTGACGGTCAGATCCCTACGCATCGCATCATCTTCGAAGGATTTACAGGGAACTGCTTCAAAATCACTGTGCTTGTTGCCGGTCTTCCGTTCGGTTCTGCAACACGCGATCTCATGTGATTCCCCATCCGTCTTGAAGAGGTAGACAGGAAACTTGGCATCGATGCGGGTCAGACCCATGGCTTCAAGAGTATCTGGATCGGCGTTGGTCACGATATCCTTGTCATGAGGAATACGGACTTGGCCCAGGTGGGATAAGAGAGTATCACGGACGAAACCACCGATCAAGCGGAACTCAGGCTCTTCCAGCCCGGTCCGTGCTGCAAGACCCTCCAGATCCCGTAGCAACTGCACTTCCGGCATCGCGTAGAAATCTTTGTCTGAGAAGCCCCTGATCATTTTTTCTTCCTTCCGTTTCGCCTTCATGCGCTCCTTGTATTCCCGCAACTTCTTTTCACCCTTATCGAGTGGTCGATCTTTCAGCCAATAACAGGATCTCCTAGAAGAGTAGGGGATACCGGAGGATTTCTTGCGCACATGTTCCCTGGTTGCCAATTCAACCCTAAGTTGCATCTCTGGCTTATTGGGTTCCCTGGCTTCTCTCGTGTCCCTGTCCCAGTCGGAATAATGAAACCGGAACTTCCGCAGAAGGTTCAGCAACCGTTTGGTGTCCATCTGCTTGAGATCCAGATACTGATGCAGGTCAGTGGTCTTCAAGCATGGGATGGGGCCTGGAAGGAACTGACTCATTTGGATTTCTCCTGGATGCCCTAGTGTAACACACGATCTTAGTCGTGTCAATGATTCCTGAGGGCCTGAATAGCAATCCTGGCATCTTGAATGGTGGACCATCCTTGGAATCCACACTGTTTACAGTGGACATAAAAATGTTCGTGGTCATTGGCCCCATCCCCGGTGGAATCCTGGGCCGAACGATAGAGGAGAGTATCAGGCTGACTACCACACTTAGGACAGGCTAATTCCTGAGTCTGATTGAGAGTAAACTGTTTGGTCTTGTCCACTGGATCAGGGGAGCAAGCCAACATGCCTAGGAGGGCCAACGCGAAGAATTTTTTCACAATTTCTCCTATTGATCTGGTGTATTACAAGATTCAATCCAACTACGAAAGAACCAAATGAGCCATCCCACACCCAATATCGCTGCGATTAGCATCCGTAAGTTATCGGTCATGACTTCTTCCTATCGATACATATGGTTGTCAATATGACCGCTTTTCTCGGTCCCGAATTGTTTGTTGTAGAAATTAATGATCCAATTATATAGCCCGATTCTATACAGCCAGCAGAAAAAGGTCCCTATCATACAACAGACACACATAAGGAGGGAGAAACCTCCTAGGACGGTCATACAAGCTGCATCAGTTGAGTTATCCGGATGGGATCCCCAGCCTTCAGGCGTTAGATATTTACCCAGGAAGGCAGACAACATCCCAGCCAGGAGCCATATCATTAGGTATTCTATAAAATAGAGGATTATCATGCTAGATGACTCGCAATGATCCAGACCAGACTGATGACGAAACATGATCCAGGGACCAGAATCGGGAAAGATGTTTTGATCCCCTTCAATTCGTCCAGCGCACGTTCCAGCGCACCAGCCTTACTGAAATAACGGATGCTGGCAATGATCCTAAGCAACGTAAATCCACCACTACTGATGCAAAGAATCCAAGCCATGATGTTGATGAAGATCTGGAGGGCATGCATACAATCCTAACCGAAGAGAATGACGCAGATGGGGATAATAAGAGAAGCAATACCAGCGGCCACAAAAAGGAAGCCAATCACTGTTGCTCCTTCACTAGCTTCTTCGAAGGCTTGGCCGACATTTTTGTAGGTAGTCATGCTCTTGGTGAAGCCTATCGCTCTCATAATCGGATTGGGATGGACGATGCATTCGGAGGTCTTGACTAGGTAAAGCTTCCGGAAGAGCTTCAACCAGATTAAAGGAGCAAAGATAAAGATTAGCAATCCCATTGCCTTGGCCCAGAAGAAATGAACCAGGACGATCGTTAGAAGGACTTTACCAGAGAAGGAATTGAGAACTTTATCAGCAGCGATTCCGGTCTTCTCCGCGAATATTGGAATCAGATCAGCAACCTGCTTGCCCACTCCTAGCCACTCTCCCACCTTCTGAGGATTGGAGATACCCGGAATGGCGGAAGTGGCATTAAGCTTCTCCTGAACAATCTTGGCCACTTCGATCTGTTGTTCCTTTGGAAGCTTGGAGAGGTCTGGATGAGCCAATTCCTGCGCGAGGGCAAAGGCAGGAGAAAGGCAGAGGAAGAGGCCCAGGATGAACAGAATACGTTTGAGCATTTCGGTTCCTTTCAAGAAAGACCGATTTCGGAGAGGGGGATGTCACCAATGATAGTGGTGACGACAGGTGGTACATAAACTGAAGTGAATGGTGGTACAACCACTGAGTAAACATGACCGAATTCGAGGTCACAGGAAGTCGCCATCCTCCAAATCACATCTTCGCCAGCTCCATGAGTATTGCGACCAATCAGACGATCATCATAGGGCAGTGCGTGAATCTCGACTTCGTAACCATGTTTCTTGGCCAAATCCACATAGAATTTGCGATCCCGCTGTTTGATATTGGTGTTGTCCACCACCACGATAGGATAATCATGTTCCACTGCCCAAGCTGCTGCATCCTGACAGCAATTATGACAGTAGCCAAGCCGATTGGGGTTGAATTCATAGTTTCCTGCGTCATCGACCATATAATGATCGGCTGAGCAGATGAACGGGAAATGGAAATGGTTCTGAATGTAAGTGGATTTCCCACTACCGGGGACACCGACCATCAGGATGAGTTTACCCACAGAATTGCCTCCAATTCTCTAACTAACTGAGAATTGGAGGCAATTGTTAGACGGTGGCCTTCCGGTCCGTCGCCCTGCGCCCTTGAGCCACTATGAACGAGGGAAGACGACAGGGATTCGGCTCCGGAACGGGAGGAGCCGCTACCATATGGAATCCACAGACATCACAGCGAAGCAGCCCAGGTTCCGCAGCCCAATTAGAGGCCACTTCCATGGAGAACGAGCCACATTTGTCGCATCTCATGATTTCTCCTGTAGATGGTTTTGGGTCCGTTCAAGTATAACGCAGGAGAAGGCTCCTGTCAATCTACTCCTCAGCCCATCCAGTGGACAGAGGTTCCCAATATTCCTGACCGAAGAATAGCTGGTGGCCAAGCAAATTGTCACGGAAATCTCTAACCCATTCCACACCCTTGTGCTTCTTCATCCCGGTAGCCAAGGTGACATGAGGTAAGTAGGAGGTAAAAGAATCAACTCCACCGCGATCAATCCAAGCGTTGTGTAATGCCTCGATTCCAGTGCTTTTAATCTTCGCAACTAAATAACCAAGCCGGTCATGACCATCCCAGTATTGCAAACTGATGATTTGACCACGGTAGCACATGGCGGGACGAATATAGATAGAAGGATTCGGCACAGTCACTTTGCTGTAAAGAAGAGTAATATGGAGCGATTTGGGCAAGTGAATCGGTGTGCCCACTAGCTTCTGTCTGAGTAATTTCTCAGATTCCTGTCTCACCTTCAGTGCAACAAATGTCCCTGCCATTATGATTCCTTTTCTACTTTAGCCCTACCACCTGCGTCATACTTCTTAGTGATTTCTTCACCCTTTTTGATATCTTTGATGGTTTTGACTTCCACAAAGTCCTTGCCAATGACCTGCTTGGCATTTGGATGGTCGTCGTGGTTGAGCATTACAAAATAGCTAAGGCCGATTGGATTCTTGCCCTTAAACAGTTTAACTTGACTGAGCTTTTCCTTCTCACTCTTAGCGAACGGGTAATTGACTGGACCAAAAGGCATTGCATGGGTATCATACCATTTGAAACCATATAGATCCACGAGCTTGGAATCCTTCATCAGCTTCCAGTCCTCGTCGGAGATCATGGACACCTTATCATGACAAATCACTGTACCCGAAGGGATGTCCTTGGCAGCAAATAAACCATTGCCCTTACCGGGAGAGACTTTCACACAGACTAGGCCCTTGTCTACTTCAGCGATCAAATGCAGTTTCATAGTCCCAGCCACAACATGATTTCTTGTTTAAAGATTTCAGACTTAGTGAGATCACCCACATTTTTGAGTCTTATTTCCATTGTAACAAGACAATTGAGCAGAGTGTGCACGGTGTCGATTTTGACCGCAGCAGCCTGCTCAAAAACTTTCTTGGCCCGGAAAGGGTGCATCTTGTTTAGTTCCGCGTATTGATCAGAGGTCATTTTCTTAGCTCGTGCGTCCATTACATTCATCAGATCGCAGAGCATTTTTTCCAAGCCAAGGCATAGAGTAATTGGTTCATGTTCCTCAGTTAAGATGAACATGGCCTGGAGGGTTGCTCTGGAATTCCTTGCTAACAGGGCATTGAATAAGTCCCAAATTTGAGCCTTATACCCGATTACTGTTCTGACTATCGCCAGAGTCACTCGATTCTCATTGGCCTGTAGACCCACTGCATACGCAGAATTCCATAACCCTATTGGATCCTGGATCTTCCCAGTGGCATCCCGGTGACTATCTACCAACATCTTCCAGGCATCTGGTTCGAATCTAATACCCTTCTCTTCTAATCGTTTGGTCGCTACCGTCAGGATCTCGAATTCAGAAGGTCCAATCCAATCTTCAGCAGCCTTGCATTGTTTGCTGTCGGTGACCATCACGAAGGGGCAGGATAGTTTCCGCTTCTCCGCTGCCTTCCATACCGTTGCCTCATAAGAGGTCCAATACAGGGCTTTAGAAAATAAATTTCCTCTGGAGCAAGCTTCCAGAAGCTCTTCAGACGGAATTTCCACCACCTTATAGCCAAGAGTATTTAAATACTCTTTGAATAACTTGATATGGTAGGAATTATCGAATCTCAGGCAGAAATTCTTTACCTTGTTCCTCAGATAGACTGAGAAGGTATTAGCGTCCACGGCTTATTACCACCATCAAAGCAGCGAACAACACAAATATAAGAAGCATGATACAAGGATAAATATCACACCAGTAATTTCTGGATGTTACTTTGGACATAATTCCTCTAATCCAGGATATCATACTCTAATCCGCGCCCTGATGAAGATCTCCAGTATGTCTGGCTTCACTGATAGCCCGAAGTGCGGAGCTACTGATATGAGCTAAATTACGATTAGTAATGAAGAAAGCTGTCGGGATATTCAATCCCAAGTCCTCATTCCAGTATTGCTGATTCATCTCATACTGAAGATCATCACCATTACGAAGACCACGAATGACCGCCGAAATCCCATGATTCTCGGTGAATGGATAGTAAGAAATACTACTAATATAGTCTACCAACAAACCCCAGAACTCCACGACTGTGATACGATACATTAAGTCTTCTCTAGTGAACTGGTCACCACAGATAATGGGACTCTGATCTCCGGTTTTTCTTTTTTCGGGATTAATCCCTTGGGCTACAATAACCTTATCAAAGACTTTGAGAGCCTTAGCCAAAATGTCTGCATGACCAGCATGCCAGGGATTGAAGGTACCAGGATATAAGCCAATCTTAGGATTGCCAACTTTGGTGATCCATCTTGCTGGAGGCAAGCCTTCAAATTGTAGCATTCCGTCCACGATAACAAATGCGGTCATAATGATTCCATCCATTTCTTGGCGACGTAAAGTGAGACAAAAGTCTTGGATTCAGCTTTTAATTCCGGCTTCGGGTGCGTCACCCAGCCATCCTTCCAGTATTCAATCCACCCAAGTTGAAAGTGGATATGACGGGTGGGACTTGCTTCAATCCATTCCTCTGTAAGTAGCATGGGTTCCTTTCTAGAAAAGATAAGATCCCAAATCATCCCACTTTGTGTAAAGTTTGCAATTGGGCTGGAGAATCAGATACTTGACGGTCTGTTGGTTAGGGTCAGTGCTCATACAGTCATCATCCACGACCACAGACATTCCATCCACTGAATACCGAATACCACCGAAGGGGAGTTTCTCAAGAGGACGTCCGTGGGCCTTGATGTAGTTATTCAGGTCAAACGCCCAGTAAGGATTCACGCTATGAGTGTTGATCCATTCATTGATCTCCTGATGCTCCGCACCTTCACTTTGTGAAGTATAGAGCATGCGGAAGGTAATTTGGTCGGCTCCCAATTCTTTGGCCCGAATGAAGATCTCTTCAGCCGAATGATAATCATAGTCATCAGTCATATTCAGGGAAAGGCGTAAGCCGAACGAATACTTCTTGATCAGCCCACATACCTTGTCAATGTCAACGACTAGCTTGTCTGAAGTCTGGTTATATTCGGCATTCTTGGCAGAACTGAAGATAGAGGACAAACTGAGGCTAATGATACTGACGCGGATAGTGTTTCGTAGCCAACGGAGGATCTCAATATCATCCAGGGTAATACCACTGGTCTGAATTTCAATCCAACGGAAGGGATCACTCAGCTGATGATTATACATGGCAAAGTCGTTTAGGAAATCTTTGTTCATCAATGGCTCACCATTGCCAGTAAGCATCACCGTATTGCAGCCATTATCCCTAGCGAAGGCCAAGCGGTCTTCGAAGTCCCTAATCCACAAGTCCCTAAAGGCGAGTTCCTTCTGGATTTTGTCGGGATGAGGACTGGGATGGAGCTTCGACACGCAGAATTTGCAGTGATTAGGACACCCAGCAGGGACCACAATGGACAAGGATTGGATTTGCATAAGCACTCCTATTCTATTAACCGATGAAAGCTTAAACAAAGATTCGGGGCCTTTCGGCCCCAGGGAATCCAGATTTAGATGAGTTTATTCCTCGTCTGAAATCTCTTGAATCGCTTTCCATGAATTGTAATATTTCATATAGAATGCATTGTCTGGCATTGACGGTTCCAGACGCTCAAGAACATCAGCATAAGCCCGATGGTTCAAGCGTCCCATTTCTTCTCCATGTTCTTTGAAATGTTTAGAACAGAAGATGCCGTCCATGTAAAGATCACGACAGTCTTCACAGATTGGGGGATCTCCTGGCTGAGGATCCCCCCAGACTGGTTCATACTGATCTGACATATATACCTCCGAAAGTTAGTGAACCGATGGTTCCTACAGGTGAACCTTGCAGTGAAGAATCTTGTACTGATGTTGGAGAACAACCTTCTCCTCTGGAGTGACAGATATGGTTGGGTCCAATCCCTGGATCCACATTCTGATCGCGAACTCCAAAGATTTTTTAGACGGATAGGCTTTGAGTTCGTCATCCGTCAGTTTCAGCACTTCCGCTTTGGTCAGCACTTCTGTTTGCATAAACCCTCCAGGGCTCAACGCAGCAGAACCACAGTGGCCTTGCTGCCTTGTCCAATAGATATCATGTTGTTGCCGTCCTGCTTCTCGACAGCGAGCGCAAGAAGCCCTAGTGCCCGGCGAATCACTTCATTCCTCGATGTGGCACCGAGTGCCTTCTTGAGCTTGTCGAGTTCGGCTATGTTTACTTCAATCGTGGTGGCAGCCATGACATCCTCCTCTGTGGCAGCTTCCTGCCTGAAATCAGGGGGAGCAGGATTGAACCCATGCACCCCCTGTAGGGATCCACCGCATGCATTGTTCATTTCAACCCCACAAGAAAAGGAGCGATCTTCTCTGCCCTCTTGAGGTATGTGGCTCCGATGGCCTCCTGGGCTTTGTCCCTTTCTTTTTCAAGGGCCTTCAACTCCTTGTGAATCTGCTGCCCTTCTTCGTCAGGTAGGAGGATGATTGGCTTGAATTGCATCCCAGTGTATCCTTCAACGCAGACGAATCCACCGGGATGGATGTCCCCTTCCACCTTGCCACCTAAGACCCCGAAATGCATATCATACCTCCAGAACGCGTACATCTTCCCTCCTCAGAGTTTTTAACTCGATTTTCAGTTTTTCGGAACATTCAGGGCAGATGCCATGGGAGACCTTGATATTTGGGTCTTGTTCGAAGAATTCTTCGAGTGATATCCAGTTACCCTCAATATTTATCCTGCGACACCAAGCACAAACTCGGAAGAATTGCTTGAGATACCTCAGTTTAAGGAATATCCGGCGCTTGAGAGTTTTCATATCCCACTCATTAAGGGACTAAACAGATGCCGGGAGGTTTGCTCCCGGCATCTGGTGTGGACTACATCCCCAACATCTTGAAGAAGTCGGCTTCGGACACGATCTTGATCCCTGCGGCCTTGGCTTTCTTCATCTTGCCGCTGGTGGAGTCCATTTCGGCGGTGACCAGCATGGTGACGCTGGGCCGGAAGTCTTCTTCGATCCTGGCACCCTGCTTGGCCGCGAGATCCTGCATCCGCTTGCGGGTGAAACGCTCACCCTTGTCGTCGCAGCGTTCGATCTTGCCGGTGAACAGGAGGGTATCTCCCATCAGCACCATTTCGCCCTTGACCTGACTGCGTGGATCACCGTTACCGAAACCGGGCATGGGAGCCTCCTTGAGTTGGTTGAAGAGTGGATGGAAATCGACGGTGGGAGGGAGTTCTTTTTCGTTGATCTTGATGGCTTCGAGCAGCGCTTCGATCATGGGCCGCGCCCTCTGGATGCCCTTCACGATAGTGTAGGCTTTCTTATCCTTGTAGCCGCCGACACTCAGCAGATAGGTAGCAGTCAGGCTGAACCAGCCATCGATGGTGTCGATGCCGGTCTTCTCCATGATGATCTCGCATTCCCTGCGGCCTAGAAACTTGATGCAGACCGAACCCATGAGATCGTTGAGATCGCAGTTCCTTGATTTGTTGATCTCACCGATGATACGATGAGCGTTCGCGGTTCCCAGCACCCCATTGCCCACCCTCACACGCTCCAGGGTGCTGTAGGTCAACTTGTAGAGATCCTGGGGCTGGGTCACAGTGCCGTTGTCGTAGAGAGCCTGGAGCAGGACGTCACCGATGAACAGGATGTTGCGCTTGGTGATCCACTGTTTGACCACCTGTATGCCCCGACCTTCGCAGGACTCGTTGATGCATTTGGTCGAAGCACCATCCACGACCAGTGGTTCGTCACAGAAGGGACAGGTGCTGGGAGCCACGATCAGTTCACCGATGCGCTCTTTGGTCTGGTGGTCGTAGCGGGGGAAGACTTCCTTGATGTGGGGAATCACACCACCGGCCCGTTCGATGACCACCTTGTCACCGATACAGACACCACCCAGTTCCATGAGGTAGGGGAAGTTGTTGGCCAGGACGGACTTGCAGGTCACACCCTGGATGTCCACCGGATTGTATTTGAGGGTGGGGATGATGGCCCCAGTGCTGCCGATGGTGAGTTCCACACCAATGATGGTGGATTCGGCGGTGTCATTGGCGAACTTGATGGCCTTCTGCCCCTTCGGGCAGTTGTCGCTGCTCATGCCCAGGGTCTTCTGCGCTTGGACGCTGTTCATCTTGACCACGGTGCCATCGGCTTCGTAGTCGAACTCGTCCCGGTTGGTGACGAAGTAGGTCTTGAAGGCATTCTGGATGCCAACAGCGTCCTGGCAGAAGATGGACTCGACAGGCCGGAATCCCAGGTTCCGCATGAACTCGATGCGCATCTGCTCCGTGGGATAGACCCAGCGGCCATCCAGGGGGTCCAGCGGCTCATATTCGAAGACGATGAGATCCAGGTGACGGGCGAGGTTGGTTCCCTTCTGGTCGCGGACGACCGCCACCGAATTGCGGCAGGTCTTGTGACCCAGCGGCTGGAAGAACTCCGTATACTTGGTCTTGCTTAGCAGCAGTTCACCCCTCACATCGCCAGTGAAGGGAACTGGAAGCCGCTTAGGGATCGAGGGGATGTTCACGGCATTGAATAGCACGGACTCCCCGACCTCACCATCACCCCTGGTAGCCGCTTCGGTCAAGCAGCCATCGGTGTATTGGAGGACGAGGGTCATGCCATCGAGCTTCCATTCCTGGAGGTAGCCATCGGTGGGCCGGATGTTGTCCTTGACCCAGTTCTTGATCTCGTCAGGCGACTTGAGTTTGTCTTGGCTCCCGGCGACGATCCGGTGGGTGACCTTCCTGGCATCCACCGGGACCTTGGCCCCGACCTTCCTGGAATAGGGGTGATTGGGTTCCAGGGCGCAGAACCGCTCTGCCATCCGGTCATATTCGTTGTCGGACAGGATGGGCTTGACCCGCACATAGTAGTCGTGGTCTGCCTGGAGCAGCTTCGGGAGGAGGGCTTCGGCCTCTTTGTTCATGGATCTCTCCTATCTGAACGATTATACCACGGAGGGGGTATTTCTGTCAAGTATTTCGCACTAGAACAGGACACCCGCATCATGAAATTCCTTTCACATGAGCAGAATGATCATCCCCGAGCCGTTCCCCGGCCCCGGCCCTTCCTTCGGCCCCTGGCCCGAAACCGCCTTGGCGTAATCGTTGACCCGATCGATCAGAGGCAGGTAGTGGTAGGTGCCGTTCTCGTCCTTCAGGCCACCATCGGGAGAGTAGTGCTTCCAGGGAACCCCCTTGGAGTCGAGGAACTCGTGGAGTTCCTGAGCTTCCCCGGCATAGAATCCGAGTGGCATATCAGTTGGACGTCCGAATTGCTGTCCCATTGGATTTCTCCTTAACCGCTAATTATAACACCAAACAATTTAATTGTCAAGGTACGAGTTTAATTAGGCTTTCTGCTAAATCTGGCTACTTGTGTAATCTGTATAAACTGGTCAGGATGAGCCAGAACATCAGCCGCATCCCTAGCCACATTGGGGTTATATTGTTCAAATGAACCACCATGCCCAATGGTCAAATGACATTCAGTCTTCCCCATACACAGTGTAATCAGATTCTTGGGATCTAATTCCATTGAAGGTTGATCATGGAAAGGCATTTTATGATGAACCTGGAGAAAGATGGTTCCACCGCAAGCAGCACACTTAGGCTGAGTTATCAAGAAAGCCTTTCTCACTCCGGACCACTTGCTACTGCGTGTTACTACCTTGATAATGTGTTCTCTAATGAGAGAATGTACTACTCTTAAAATGTGTCCCATTTATTTTCCTTGATTCTTCCTTAGTGTAACAGGATCAGCCGTATAATAATCAATAAATTCCAAACCAAATGAATTACAATAGGTTGTAGCCATTTCGGTACTGGCGAATCGCATCATTGGTTCAAGCTCACGCCATCTACTCCGTCTAATAGTCATGGCATAATCAAATCCATTATTAGCAAAGAATCGGGCCGGAACCGCCCGGCAGGTGATCCATTTTACTTCAGTGAGTGCTTCTTCTACCTCTGTCTCTGGCTTCTTTAGGCCAAGTGCAGCTAGAATCATCCCTTCAAATTCTGGATCAGCTTTGGGCCTACCATAACTTACCCCTTCTTGAGTGACCTCAGCATCTTCATCAGCCAATGGCCACCAATTAGATATAACTTGAATAACGCTTACATGAGTAAACTGATGTTTGAGGAGCAATTCTCTGAAGATCTCCCGCCAGTTGGCTGGATGACCTAGGGATACTATTCTTGAGAAACGATTAGCAGGTAATTCAGATAAATTTTCAACTGTGAAATTATCACCGAGATATTCATCCACGACTCTCTTCGCATATCCAGGCTCTTGCTCTTTCAACATCTCCACTTGCCAGATATCAAGATCGCCACCATGGACATGAGGGAAGGCTTCCCTATAGGGCAAAGTCGAAGTCAAGATCGCCATCAGATATAATTCTTCTTCGCCCAACTGCTGCAGCCAGCTGGAAAGTGACTTACCCGCGAATTCGGTGATTTCATAGAACATCATCGCCATGACACCGAGTTTGTCAGTATAAGCGAAATATCTATCCAATTTGACTGTTGACGGTGTAGCGAACTCGTCCAGGAAAAAATTAATATGTTCCTTGTTTAGTAGTTCCTCCATGATTTCTTTTAGACCTTCAGCAGAATGCCCACTACCTGAAGAAGACATCATTACGCCTATTGGGGGTAATAACTGTCCAAGGCGATGATCATCACACCATCTAGTCAGGGTATCCGCTCCTCCAAAGAATTCCTCATCTGTCACATCTTTCAATTGGCCTGTTGGCGCATGAAATTGAGCATAATTCCTACCATTCTTGCGGATCACATAAAGAGGACCCTGTTCCAGAAGCCCCGGAGCGTGTTCCTCTTGGGTCGTACACCAATTAGTCCCTGAGCCTAAGGCTCTCGCTGCTGGGAAAGTTGTGGCCTTATAGACCGTCCAAATACCTTCCTCAAGCACGATCTCAGATCCTTCTGCCACATCCTGTTTAATTTTGTCTCGGACTTCCTGTTTCTTACTTGGGCCAAGCAGACCTTGATATCCCTGGAGCAAAGTGAATAGTTTCCCAGGTGTGTAGTCAAGAATATTCTTGGAATCAATGAATAAGGGCTTGTTCTTGACTGTATCAAAGTCCTTCAGTTGCTGCTTGATTTTATCGAAGTCAGACTCCAATATACGCCCAGCGGCGAATTCTCTGCACAACCACGCGATGTAGCTTGATTGCGGATTGTCAAGAGCAATGAGCTTGTCCATAGTCTCTAGATCAAGGTCGAACTTCTTCATAAAGAAATCCTTCTTGGGTTGGTTAATGGCGAAATACAGAGTTATCATGTCGTTCCTAATTATAGTCGCACCAATCAGTCATTACCTGGGCTTTGATGGGATCAACCACCCCTAGAGTTCGTAACTGTTCGTTTCTGAGCCACTCCGGATTGGATTCCATCGCTTCCATTTCTTCCAGGCTCCAACCTTCCTTGGGATCGACCTTGGTTGACTTTGGAGGAATATCGTCCTCTCTGACTACTATGCCCAGATATTCTAAGCAAGTTGCAAAATCCTCGTTGACGGATTCTATCTCGTCTGCCTTGGCAACCCAATCATTAACATAATTAACAGCGAACTTGGTAAGAGGATCGACCCTTTCCGGATTGGCCTCCATATCTACTTCCCGTTCCTCCGGAATACGAACGTAATATTTTACTGCTGTCATAGGGTCGGAGTGAATGAAGTTCAGAAGTCGAGTCAGCTGGCGTCCCGGTTTTCCTACAAAGACGGCCATTAATTCAAGGGCTGCTTCACTATCATGAGTTTCCTCGATTCTGTCTATGAGTTTATCAAAGATTTTCTTATTGAATTCCAGTCTGCCAAAAGTGGATTCATCTTGTTCCCAATCCAAATATTCCTGGTAGTAATCGAGGATCATCAAAGGATTTTTTGGCAGAAGGCGTTGTACTCGCTCCATGAAGACCCATTGATCATCGTCGGAGTCGAAATAATCCACCTGCCCGATGTCGATAGGGAGCTTTTCTATCCGCTTGAGGATTTTCAGATAGCCCAAACCCGAAGAATCTGGAGCAATGAACATGAATTTGATATCACCTGCTGACTCGTCGGCTGGGTTCATATATTGCATTTCTTTGCCCAAATGAAACTGGTATATTGGCTTCCCTTCGTATGCCTCTGCATCGGGGCCACCATACGCGATATAAACGGGTCCCTGCGCCAAGTATTCTGTGGCGAAAGACCGCTGAGTGGTGCACCAGTGGGTTCCAGATCCCATGGTTACAACATCCTCGGGTCTGATGCATTTATACCAAGTGATTTCTCTATCTTGATAAATAATTGTGGCTTGAGTCTTTTTCTCTCTCTTCTGCTGTTCGGTTGGTTTGCTGATCTCTGACTCTTTGTAAGTATCCAGGACTTTGTAGAGATCGTTAATTTTCTTGTATGAATCGATGTTTTTAGAGTCTTTGAACAACGGTTTATTTTTGATTTTATCAAATTTGGCGAGACTGTCCCTGATGATCTTGGTATCCTGAGGCAATCGTATGAAATCGACCTGACGACAAAGATAATCAAGGTAGGAACTATTAGGAGTGGAATCACATGCATCGAGAAGATCCACTAGCTTGGGATCCAGTTGGTATTTATTAATAACGAATTCCTTCTTATCCGGATTGGCAACGGCGAAATGTAATGTGATCATTATTGTCCCATCCTTCTGAAAGCTGATGAAGCCATCTCAGGATTCAGGATAAGCCCATCTGGAGCCTCTCCAAAATCCATGAAACAGCAGCAGCAATAAAAATCATCGTCATAAGGCCAATCATGCACGGCCATGCTCTCGTATTTCTTTGTGTACTCGTTAATTATCCCAGCAGCTGCTTCTCGGAGACGTTTAATGGATTCTTTTGGTATATCGTCTTCGTCAGACTCGCTCCGTATGTAATATCTAATAGAGGCCATGTCGTCAGATTTTATCAGAGCGTAGAGTCTGGTATACTGAGCGTCATCGAATTCCATGTGTGGACCATGGAAAGTCAGCAGTTCCACGGCTTCATCTGTATTGTTGGTTTCCTCGATTTTACGGAGTAGCATTTCTGGCATACCATCAAGAAGCGTGTCAGGTATACTGTCAAGAAAATCTTCTAATTCTTCAATCCCGCCAAGCTGAACACATTCCCAGAAGACCGAAATCATCAAGGGATTCTGAGGTAGTAGATTATAAATCCCCTCCCATTGTTCAACCGTGGGATCAAGGGATTCACCCTGTTTATAATAGGTTCCATCAGAAGGAAGGAGCATTGATAAATTCTCTGCCTTCATAAGCAGGCCAACTGGCTGCCTGAATGAATGAACTAAATCGGCCATCATCAACCTGATACCACGGGCTAGTGGAACATCTTCTGCATTCATGATCTGCAGATATTTGCCCAAATGCAACTGGATCGTTGGCTTACCGGCTTTATTTAGATAGCAAATGTAAATAGGATTCTCTTTGAGATATTGATTGGCGACCTTCTTGTTTGGGACGGTACACCATTTTGTCCCAGATCCCATGACAGCAGCTTGTTCTGGTGTCTCGATCTTGTACCAAGTCATGATCGAATCTTTATAAACAACCTGAGCACCGCACTTCATCTCTCTTTTCTGCTGTTCCGTTGAATCGGCCACTCCAGTTTCTTCGTAGGATTTGAGTGTCTTGTAGAGGTCCCCCAATTTCTTGTAGTGATAAATATCCTTGGAATCCTTGAACTTCGGTTTTTTCTTGTAAGAATCAAAGAGGGCGAGGGCTTCAAGAATGATCCCGGTGTCCTGGGGCAGACGCATGTTCTTCTGCGAATACTGACCGCATAACCAATCTACGAAATCTTTTTTCGGAGTCGGGTCACAAGCATCAATCAGATGCAGATCCCTCTCCGTCAAACTATACTTCCCTTTCAGGAATTCTGTTTTCTCCGGTTTGATCACAGCGAAGTGGAGGGTGATCATCTAGACCATTCCTTGGAAGCAAGCATCCGCGAACTCTGGGTCGTCAAGACCAAATTTAGCTAGCTTTGCCATTTTCTGGTCCTCGTTCATTTCTACATTGAAGAAGGCGGGAAGATCCATGATGTATCCATAAGCATAACGATACTCATTATCCCAAGGAGGACCACCATCCTCATTAACTGGAGCCACATTCTGTAAGGCTTTATACTTTTTAGTATAGTCATTGACCGTCTGGATGGCGTATTGCTTGATCGGCCATTTCATATCTCGTGGGATTTCCTGATCCAGGTTGATGCTATACAAAAGAGTTGCGTAACAATCAGCATAAATCAATCCCATCAATCTTGATTGCTGGTCTTTTGTGAATCTTTCCCAGAGCGATCGTTCACCTTCATTATAATCATCAACTAACAGGTGAACAACACCCTCGTAATCTTCTCTTTTCTCGTAGTCCGCTACGAGAACCTCGAGTAGTTCGTCAGAAAATCCGCCCACTGGTACTGCCTCTTCTGGGACTTCCCCTCTACCACAAGCGATATTGAATTTACCGACCATATGCAGATTCTGGGGCAACAGATCGTAGATTTTCTTCCATTGGTCTACAGAAGGGTAAGGGACTTCCCCTCTTCGTTTCACCGCGTATTCTTCAATTGGTTCTAGAAAAATTGGCAAGTGTTCTACATCTTTGAGTATTTCAATGGCTTCCTTGAGTTTGCTATCACTAGTACAGAAAGGTTCCTTCAGATCAGCCAACATAAAGCAGATTCCTCTCACCGCCAATTCATCGAGAGGGTTCATAATCTGAAGGTGTTTGCCTAGGTGAAGCTGTAGGACCGGTTTGCCTTCAACATAACAAATATAAATGGGATTCTGCCCGACATACTCATTTGCGGTGCCTAGCTGGGTTGTGCACCATTTTGTACCCGAACCTAAGACGACCGCTTGACTGCCAGTAACACATTTGTACCATGTCATTTGTCCATCTTTGTACACTACCTTGGCATTACTCTTCTTTTCTCTTTTCTGCTGTTCGGTGGAGTCCGTTGTTATCCCGGTATTCTCGTAGGATTCGAGGGCCTTGAATAACTCACCCTTAGTCTTGTATGAATCGAGGTTCTTTGAATGGTTGAACTTTGGCTTGTCTTTGATCTGATCAAACGAATCTAGAGCATCACGCATGATTTTGGTATCCTGCGGAAGGATTAATTCATCAAATCTACGGCACAACCAATCCAAATACCGAGCGTTGGGAGTTGGATCACACTTCTCCAGAAGATCCAGATCCTTCTCTTCTAGGCTATACTTCCTGAGCAAAGCCGCTCTTTTCTCAGGTGTCGCATCAGCTCTTATCGCAAAAGATAGCTTGACTCTTGACATATACTGAGGAGTGTTGATCCAATCTACGACAGGCGACAGATGAATGTTATGAAGCGGTTCTCTCTTTTCGTGTTCAACCGTGGGCTTACCATCCAGGTTGAGATAAAATGCCACTTCACCGTTGTAAGAACCAAATGTCAGGCTGGGGTTAATTCCATAAGACAAGAATAACTTGGCTAGCTCATTCTGCTTGAATTTCAACCTGAGCAGATCATCACCAGTAGCCACGAAGTCTACACCACCTAGATCAGACACTAGTACATCACAACCACATTGTATGAAGATGCTCTTGATTATGATGACGAAGTTCGATGGCATGGACAGTCCTTCTTTTCGTAGTCTAACTTTCCTCCATTATACAATGACGTAGAAAAGATCGCGGGAGAATAATTGGGTTATAATAGAAGGGAAGAGGATTCTATGGTAAAGTTCAATTTTGCAAAGAAAGCCAAAGCCAGTGTGGATGCCCATGGTGTTGCGGAGTTCTTGAACCAGTTGTTGAGTCTGGATGCCTCTGCTGTCAACAGTCTAGTCAAGAGTCGTGTACCCTGCAACGAGGCGTTGATGCAGGACCCGTTCGTACAGATCTCGGAAGGGAAAGAATTCGGAGTACTAGGGCTGATCAACGGAATCCTACTCAAAGCAGAAGAATCAAGAATCGTTGGAATTTGGGAGAACGACAAACTAATTCGCTTCCAAATTCGAGAAGAAGTCAAACAAGAAGACGAGAAGAAATAGTCATCGGGCCTCCAATTTGGAGGCCCGATCTGTATCTAGTTGATCAGAACAGTGACAATCAAACTGTCGAACAGGTGCATCACCTGCTTGGCCTGGGCATCAGTCAATTTCGGACTGAAGATCGTGTCGGTCATGTGCTTGATGATGGCTTGCTTGATCGGTGAGGGGTCCACGATCTCTGAATAAGAAGAGGGGGCAGGCTTGGGTGCGGGTGCCGGTTTTGGTGCCGCATGAACGGGTGCCGCAGGGACAGCCTTGACTGGAGGAGCAGGTGCCTCGGGCAACATCGTTCCTGCTAAAATCTCCACTGGGGGAGCGGCCTTGACCGGAGCAGGGGCAGGAATAGCGGCCTTGGCCGGAGCAGGAAGCACCGGAGCGGGGGCATTAGGCAACTTGTGACCATTGCCGTTACCATTGCCCTTGTTGTCCGCTCTCTTTTCCTTGTTTGCCTTGCCAGTGAGATTGCCGGTCACACCAGCCGCCCTACGGATCAGTTCTTGATCGGAAGCGACTGGAATGGATTCGTCGATCGGCAATTTGATGGCCTGGAAGAAATTCGTCCGTTCCGAGATAGAAAATTTCCTCCGTTCCCATTCAGCGGGGCTGAGGATATTGCTCTTCGCTCCCATTGCTTTGGACAGTTTCTCTTGGGAAAGCCCCGAAGCGATTCGATAATCCCTGAGTTTATCGCCCCATTTGGCTGTTTCGATTGAAGTCATATCGACCACCTTTCGTTGATGTGGAATGATTTGATTTCCCAATTCCGATCTTTTCATCGCCGGACCAAGGCTGTGTTGTTTTCCATCTGCTGATTCGTTGGGGATTCCCCTAACTATCTCAGCCAACTCAGTCTCACTGAAACCCCGCTTCTTGAGAAATCCAAGGATCTCCTTAGCATTCTCCCCAGCGTATTCTTGAGTGACATTGACACGAAATTTGTTGATGAAAGTCTTGGTCGTGAGAAATAACGGAATGGAGGGTTTGACCTTCTGGTATCGAAGTGGATGATCCAGGGCCAAGAACTGTTGCATTTTGACCATGACTCCCTCATACATTTCGAGGGCCGAATGGCCCTCGAATGAATCTCTTCACGGTATGTTCCAATGGCGGGTTAACGCTTTGCCGCCTCGGCCTGTTCAGCAGCGTCGTGGGCGTTGAGCTTGGGCTTTGCAGTCGAGCGCTTGATCTTCGCAGCCTTTTCGGCCATGTCGTGGGCGTTGAGCTTGGTGGAACCGGCCCCGGCCCCCACGGGTTCCATCAGCCTCCACCCTGCGGCGGTCAGCTGGAGGAACCGGGTGGTACCCTTCTTCACCCTGGCGATGAGGCCCAGCTTGTACAGCGGGGTCATCACGCCAGCGGCAGAGGCCAGTTCGATCTTCGCGGCCTTCGCGACGTCAGCCGGGGTGATGCTGGAAGTCGACGGCGCACCCACCTTCTTGACCAGATTCGCCAGAACGACCAGGAACCTCTTGCTGTTGGCGGTGGCCTCGATCGCGACATCCTTGCGGAATTTGTAAGCCATTTTCTTCTCCCTTTTCAGGTGATAGATTTGGTTGCTACCGGGATTTCACCCGGAGAATGGGACTATTTGCCCCAACCATAATTTTAAACTACCCAAAGAGGCTTGTCAATCCCTTCTCAATCCCTTCTCATTTGTAGACAATTAGGGAAGTGTTATCTCCCAATACTTCTGCCAGCACCATACCAATAAGTTTGTATCAGCGATGGACCCTCTCAGATGGATTGTGGTGTCCACGACGATCCAGGAAGACACTCCTATCATCCAAGGATTCCGCAGGGGGAACAGATAATAACTAATACAGGATCCTGACATAGTGATGCCGCAGTAGAGCAGTGCAGCCAAAGAGAACCCAAATATTTTATCACAGAGATCTCGTTCAGTTGCAGTTGAAAAATATACAACAATCAAACCATAGACTATAAACCAATTGAACCAAATATTACCGCCGACGAGCCAACTTAGGAGAAGAGACACCAGAGGCCAGAGGATTGGACCGAATTTGGACATACTACCCCTAGATTTTACTTCCTTTAGGAAATCTGGTATCTTACCTGATGGACAGCTCCCGTTGGGTCTTAGTATCCTTCGACAGACTGGAGGAGGCAGAACAACCAGTATACCACCCACGAGGGGTTCTGTCAATATAACCTGCAGCCATTTGGTCAAGGGGAATCTTGTGCTAGAGAGAATCCCGTGTTAAACTCGTTACGGTCTTCTTAGGAGAGAGAGAAATGAAACCAAGATTCGCGGTGATCTCTTACCTTCCCTTTTTTAGAGGAAAGACTCCAGAAGATGCTGCTGAATACATGAACGTTCTCCCTCACGAAATTGGCTCTGCCAGCGGTTGCATCTGGACAATGGAAGAAAAGACTGGTGAGATTACAGCCATTCTCATCCTGAACCTCGCTGAAGGATTACATGAGCATCTGCTGGAATGGAGTGAAGGACACGTGGAGGCCCGGTGGAGATTCGGGACTCATGACTTCCCTGATGGTCGATATGGATTTCTCCTGGCTCCAAACATCGAACAGTCCATTCTCAGAGCCAAGATCAACATTAGTCTGCAGACCGGTCAGGTGATTCCAGACGATCACACCAGCGAAGTAGTATTCCGTCCGTTCAGTTTCATCAGCCTCTCGACCTCTCCGGTCTACAATCAAATCAAGGACAAGATCGGCAACAACCTCAAGATCTACTTCCTGGATCAGGCTGATTTCGATGATCATGGGTTCAGGATTGAAGATCTGTTCCTGATCGGCATAATCGAACGAACGGACATGTTTACCGGCTATCTGGAAGGTCTGATCGAACCTTAGCGCTTCGACTTTCCCTTGATGCCCATGCCTTTTAAGAAATCGTCGTCGCTCTGAATCAACTTCTTGTGGACCAGGAAGAGATAGGTGTAAAGCTGGTATGCCTCCATTCCCTGCCACTCCTCTGGAAGCGCGTCAAAACTATTGTCTGGAAGGGTTTCACCATAGGCGTTGCATTCTTCCTGAGTGAATCCAGCCGCTTCTCTTTTCTTGTCCCATTCCTCAGCTAACTCATCCAGTCCATAAGGATCGGGATATTGTTCAAAATAGTCATATTCATTAAGGATTTGAACCTTATAAACTTTTTCAAGTTTAGCTACAATAGATGCAACCCATTCAGGATGAGACATGTTCTGTCCCCAAGCAGAAAAACTACTGACAGTTCCATCACTACTGGGATAAGCCCAAAGCCAGCCTTTTCCATTTGTAAGGCCCAAAGCCCCGTTTTCCTCTTTGCCCACCCAAATTCTATGTTTCTCTCTGGTTAACTGTCGGAGACTATCGAAGGGGATTTTTCCCTCGTCATCAGGAATCAACATATAGGCAGTGTCTGCCGTTTTAACGAATGCTTTAAGATATAGTTTCATTCTTCTCTCCGACACATTCAGGCCCAAACTTCTCAATGGCTTTTTTGAAATATTCCACCAGGGCCGGTGGGGTGGAGTCTTCTTGATATGATTTGCGTCCATCGCTTATCACAGCATTACCAAGAACCAGCATCACACCATTTCGGAACTTCTTTTGATAATACTCACGTTCCATAAGCTGGTCGAACGCCTTGCCATAGACTGGATCAATATCGGTCAGCATTGATGAACATCCTGGGTTCTCGCATCCAAACAAATCAGAGTAATCAGAATAGCCGTTCACTATGGGTCTATGATATTCATGACAGAAGCCACAATAAGCATCGTTGCAGAAACCACTGGTGTACCTGGGTTCGGTGCCATTCAACCACTTGACGAAATGCCAGGGTGCACGGAGACTATTGCACCAGACTTGGCTCATACCACAACGACATACATACAAGATGCCATAAGGGTACTGATGGTTCGTATTGATTACTGGCTTCTCATCAGGAAGAAGATAGCCATAGCAATGAGCACATCTCATCGAGTGTTCGTTTTTGAATTTGGCTGTCCTTAGAGAGGCATTCCTGGTTTGCAGTGGATGGATTTGCTCAGGGTAGAAAGCAATCCAGGCTTCTTCTCTATACTGTGCGCTATCATACCCTTCCGCTTTCAGCCCTGCCACTAAATTAATAAAGTTGGGATCACTCGGGCTGATGTGAAGAGCACGAAGGTCTGCTGGATTTTCCACGGAAAGTCTTGCGGAGATAATCCTACCATTCGGTTGATCTTTAATTAGATCCCTACAGTAATTAATATCTCGGTGGAACATTGCTGGGGTTCGGAAAGTCTCTAATTCTTTTGTAGTGCCATGGTAGACCACATCTGGGACTTTGAGACTTGCATTAATTCTAATCTGTAAGGGATGAATTTCAGTGACCATCGCTCTTACATTATCAACGTGATTTCTGACTAATGACTCAATCCGGTGTAACCCATCCCAGACATAATAATCATCTTTGTACTTGACAATCTCAGGCAAGTTGTGAAACTTCGTTACCTGTCTAAGTAATTCTACTTTCTTATCCTCTATCTTAGATTGGACGCTCTTTAACTCTTGGATGGGCAGGGTCTTCTTATAGGTAACTGAAGAATGATTCTTCAACGCCTTGGCAATTTCTTCCTCCAAACGACGCGAAGCTACCGGGAGAGTTGTTTCCGTATCCCAGTAAGCTTTTCTTTTTACCCTAGCAATTAAATATAATATCATAGTATAGTCGCGATAATTATCATTTTCTTGTCACCAAATCCCAGACTCTGATTATCTTGTCGCCTCTCCGTATAGCTGCACAGACTCGATGGCAACCGAACCAGATTTCTCCATCTACCATAACACTTGGATTAGCTGTTGATCCTGGCAGACGAGAATAATCCTCAATCTTTTGAAAGTCCATTCCACAGAAAACATCAGGATTAGACTTGTTAAAATCCCATACATCAAGGAGGCTGTCGGGATCTTTAATAGCATCCCAATGAGGAAGATGCTGTTTGGCTAAGAATTCTGGTGTGAGTTCAACGGTTCGCGGAGTCCAATACCTCATGTGAATATTAGCGAATTCCCAACGATCGCTTAAAGAGCCATCAGGACGCTCCTCTTCGATTTCCCGCTGAAGCACTGGAGGGAATCTACGCATAATTTCCCTCCAGGTAGGAGGCTCTTCAATTGTGGCTTTCAGCATCAGTCTCATGGTTCCATTATAGCATTGGACCCCCTTTCGGGGGTCCCTTGTTTTTAGTCAGCTAAGAGCATTTGCTCCAACCACAACCAGATCCCTTTATACCCTCAGGACCACCACAACCAACGCAACCATCGACGTAAACGATCTTGCTGCCACACTCAGGGCAAAGCTTGGTGCCCAGCAGTTCCGGCTTGGTGATGTATTTCTTCAATACCCGTGCTATTGCTGCAGAGTATTCAACCAGACTACCACTATTCTCCTGAAGATCCTTGACAATGAATTCTACAGGGATCCCATGTCTTAATTCTCTGCAAATCGAGCGGGTGAGTTGTCTCTGATTCTCTTCATCGTAGATTTCTTGAAGATCAGAAATGTTCTCAATACCATTACCTTTGATCTTCACCGCCAAGCTATAACGTTTCTTTGAGTTGCGCTTGATCTCAGCATGCTCTACTTCATTGGGACTGGGTAACTCGATATTCTGTCCCGCGAAGATCTCGTAGGGCTTTCCCTTTAGTAGACCGACTACCACACCCCACAATTGGCCTTTCACTCTCACTTGATAGACATCACCGGGAAGAGTGGTGGGCCGTTTCGGTGAAATATTGTGAACGATCTCGGTGGGCCGTTCGTCCTTCTTGACAGTCTCAGTGGAGGACGAAACTAAAACTCCATCACGTGATCCATCTACGTAGACGGTCAGCCCCTTCAATCCCAGCTTCCAGCCCAGCATGTAGACTTCCTGGACCTGTTCCACTGTCGATCCCTTGGGCATATTGATGGTCTTAGAAATTGAATGATCAATATGTCGCTGGATTGCAGCCTGGAGTTCCACACCTTTGAGATAATCAATCTCAGCAGAGGTCACGAAATAATCAGGTAGGACCTTTTTCAGTTCGGCATTAGCTTCTGCAATTGACATATTATCAAAACAGGCAGGAAGAACCATGTCATTAGCAGTGAGATACTGCAGGACCACTGGGGAGATGACCTTGAATTTGGTCCATTTGTCGCCCATGGCATCAGTTCGATCAACTCTCGCACCAACTTCATTGACATTGATTTTGCGGAAACGTTCAAAAATCCAATCAAAGAAGGGTTCAATACCTGAAGCAGTCTGAGAAGCTAAAGCGACCGTTCCTGTTGGAGCATTGGTCAGATTAGCAATATTTCTACGACCAAAAAGTCTGATCTTCTCCTGAAGCCAATGAGGAAGCCGTTTGATAAAGGGACATTTAATATCAGTTTCCCAACTCCAACCTTTGAAAGCCCCACGTTCATCGGCTAGTTCAGCACTGGCTTCATAACTAGCAACCTTTTGAATACCATAGAGCTTATCACAGAAGGCAATAGCTTCATCAGAATCATAGCGAATACCAAGAGCGATGAGAACATCTGCTAGGGCATGTGTGCCCATCCCAGTTCTACGTCCATTCTTCCCAGCATCGTAGATCTTAGACCAGAGAGCTATCTCATCCGTGTCATCGGTGATATCACGGATCTTGCTAACTGCTTCAAGCTCAAGTTCCACCAAATCATCAGATAAACGCTGGACGAACTTGATATCCTGGTAGAATTGATCAAAATCAAACTCAGAGAACTGAGTAAATGCCTTCTTGACCCAGCCCATGAGATTGTTGGAAATTAAACGACAGGAGTCATACATCGAAAGAAAGATCTCACTACATGGGTTAGTGGAAACACATTCAAACCCCTTGTAGTAATGAGCAGGAAGCTCCCGGCAAGCTGTATCCCAGAACAGAATTCCGGGTTCAGCAGTCTTGTTAGCAGAGGTCACAATCAGGGTCCAAAGATCCCTAGCCTTGATCTCTCTGGTGATTTCTGCCTCTTCAATCGGTACATCACAGGGCCATTGCAGCATGAACTGAGCATCAGCTTCTACCGCCATCATAAAATCATCACATACTTGAACCGAGACATTAGCCCCAGTCACCTTAGTGAGATCATGCTTCATGGTCACAAAGTTCTCGATATCTGGGTGTCTGATATCAAGTGAGATCATTGTAGCTCCAACTCGCCCACCTTGACCAATCATTCTAGTAATATGAGAGATGAAGTCAGAGAAGCAAGGGACACCACTACTGATACGAGCGGCATTGTTGACTGGTGCTCCCATTGGTCGGAGAGTAGAAAGACTCACCCCGCAGCCACCACGCCTCTTGAAAATGGAAGCCATTTCATTACCAGTTCTAAAGATCCCAGTAATGGAATCCTTCGGTGATGGGACCACGAAACAGTTAGACAATGATTGAAGCTGGTAAGGGTTGCCCATGGCAGACATTGGTGAACCCTGAGGGACTACCTTCTTAAATCGGTCCAGGAGATCACGGACACGATTGTAAAACTTCTCCTCATCAGTCCAAGGACTGAGTTTCATCTCGATCCTAGTGAATTCTCTAGCTAAACGATCATGCATATCTGCAGGAGTTTTTTCTAGGTACTGGCCTTGTTTATTCTTTAAAAGGTATTTCTTTGCTACTGTAGTTGCTGCTAACTCGTCACCGCCAAAGTATTTAATAGATTCAAATTCTACCTCTTCTTTCGTGAATATAGACAAACTTCCCGCCGGGACAAGACTCCCAGTACTATTCATGCAAAACTCCTATTAAATTCAGATGCAATGCTCCGAGTTCCTGAATGCATCTTTTGCTATCGTGCCTAACTAGTATAACACCCATATCCAAAGACCTGCCTGTGGCATATCTCTTGCCTATTTTTGCCTTCGTAGGTATTCTTCTTCTAAATCCCAACAGGGCATACTTCGGCGCGATCTTTCTATGCCCATGACTACCAAAGAGGATTTTTTTCTAATTCCCTCATTATCGGATAAATCTTGATATCTGGTTGTTATTCCTTTGATCATTTTCTTTTGATTCGATTCATCCAAGCTGGCAAACAATAAAGAGTATTCTCTATCAACTAAAATGGACTCAATCACCTGTTTTACAGATCTAATTGGCTCGTTTGTTTCAACAAAAAGCGGATCTACCTTTTCAAAACAAATTTGACCTAAATGGCCTCTTACCTCAGAATCTTGATTAAAATAACTAATCATTTTATCAGAGGTTTCTTTATTTTCCGCCTTTTCTTGCCTTTTTACATCCCTTTTACTTTTCGGAGAGTCCACCAGATGAGTCAGTTCGTGGACAATGACCGGCATCAACCATTCTTTAATTAGCGAAGGTCTGCCCAAAGAAAAATAAAACATACCAATATGGTCAAGATTAAACCTGAAACTGATAGTTCCATCAGATTTGTTGGTCATCCCTTCAAAAGGCGAACCACCGGACGTATTTTTTCCCCCTACCAATTCACAGATCAAAGTTATTACTAAGTTCACTAGATCATGTTTGTAATCCATTAATTCAATTGATAGATCTAGGGTGTTTAACACTCCCGGTTTAGAAATCAAATTGATATTAGGAATACCAGAAACTAACTCTTTGAGAGCACTTAGAAGTCTGGCTTCCTTTTCGGCATCCAAACCCAAATCAATTGGACGAGTGGCTGTGATTCTTAGCTTCATTTAATGCACAGAACAGCTTTTTTGTTGGCAGCCGCTAATTCATCACTGGCATTAGCGTTCCATCGATAAGGACACATTTTATAAGTTCTTGCATAAATCCAAAATTTCTTCACATGCTCAAGTAGTTCAGGGAATTCCTGGAGACAGAAACGTTCAGACTCAGCAATCAGGATATCCTGAATCCCAACATCAGGGCCACCCTCGACCAGATAGAAGAAAGTGGCATCTACACGGTCCGAGAGTTTAACGAGAGCCTTTACCCGACCACCGAATAGTGGCTCCCCCTCATCCAATCCTCTCCGCCTCCAGAAATCGTTCTCAAGCTCCCCAATAATATGACCTGCGCCCTTTTGATTCAGGGCCACTTTGACATTGGTAGGAATATCACCAGTTGCTTCGATCTCAGGCAGATCGTGAGTCAGGCAGAATTGATAGCCCTCAGCCAATTCTTGCACATTAAACCGATCAGCGAGTCGTGCTTCCAGGAAAGAAAAGATCAGGCCAATCTGTCCAAGGTGTTCTGAAAGGGATTGTTTACGTGGCATTCTAACCAAGTGCCAGCGAGTCAAACCATTAACATCTGCAATATCACCAACACTTACTTCTTTGAAAGGATCAAATCGTCTTTCCACTATGGACTCCCTGGATATTGTTTGTACTTAGTTAACCTAGAAATCGTTATCGTAACGTGATGGGTTCGTATATAATTAACAGGTAAGGATTGGGCCTCTTTCGAGGCCCTTTCTTTAATGGTAGAGATCTTCAATCTCCTTTAACCATTGATGTAATGAGTGCTTGCTGTAATTGTCCAAACTTCTCTGGCAAATCACTTGATGTATTGCTAGTTTTCTCATCCACCAAACGCGCAACATCTTCCTGATGATATCTCGACTATCCGTGGGATCAGCTTGAGTATGCCGAGGTGACCAGAGGACTTCTTTCGAAGTAACAATTGGGAGGCCCACATGGGTCATATCAGCGCCTACGATATTGAAAGTCTCTGAGAAACTAACTTGGAGTCCGATATCCATGGTCTTCAGTACTTCTAAAAATTGTTCGTGGGGGTACCAACCATGCTCTACTAGTTCATGACCTGAGAGTTTGGAGAACAACATCCGCAAATTCTTAAGGATCTCCTTGCTACCTGCTCCCTCGATTCGTCCACCATTAATATGGAACCTGAGTTTCTTGCCTTTGAGTTCAGCAAACTTAAGGGCAGCGATCGCTTGCATTAGATGGTTCTTCAGAGGTCTAATAGCTCCGAAGCAAGCAGCATCAAGATATTCATCCTCGACTTTTTCGGCCCCACGCTTCTTGTGGTCATGAGCATAAATATTGGGAAAGAAAACTACCCGGTCCTTTCTCTCAGGGAAAGCCGAATTAACCATAATGGTCATGTCGCGGAGAGAACGGTAGGAATTCGCTGATACGAAGACATTTGGGTGTCTAAGATACTCAATGGTCCAGTCCATTACCACCCCTTCCTGGGCAGCAAACGGAATCTCTGAGTGATTCCTGATAATCCACTTCACTTTAGGATGGAGCGGAAGTAAATCAAGGAATTTACTAGGCACTACCCAATAAGCCTCAATAATGACAATATCAGGTCTGAATAGAGTCACTTCACGGTCAATGAAACTATTGTCCTGCACATGAACCAGTTTGGCATCAACCTTCCCGGTTCCCTTGAGAGCTTCACAGACGAATCTAGCACTATTGAACAAGCCAGAACTCATCTCTTCGCCTTTGCCTTTATTGGGAGGAATGTCAGAGTATGGCCCCCAGGTATTTTCTCGATGCTTCAATACGAACAGAACTTTAGGGTTCCGTTTCATCTCTTGATCCATTATACTCACCCCTACCAATAGGATATCATCCTATTGGTAGTAACCTCTGTGGTTACGGGGTATACAGCAAAGCCCGGAGATCCTCCGGGCTTTTACTGCTTGAATTATTAGATCAGTTCAATCAGTTCCGATCTCTTTGCTCCAGTGCCAAGATAAGCAATCTTGGCTCTCTGATGAACACCCTGATAGAACTGGGTGTCATTGACCCATTTGACGAATTCGTGGACATTTGGGTACTCCCTCAGGTCGTCCATGGTCATCGGACCCTTCACCCCTGCGATATTAGCATCCAGATAATTCAGGAAGTTGATCGTGATATGAGTGGGCATGCAGCTCATGGTCGAGGTTCGCAGCTGAATGGCAGAGCGGGTGAATACCCGACGAATGCGCTTAGTCAGGCTGGTCTTCTCCTTGACTGCGTTGCCAGTCATCCGTGAAACCTCTTCCCATGAGATTTCCTGCTGATCAGGGTAGCAACCACCGGAACTGCCTAGGTTGATGACACCATTGAAGATTTTATCATCGATCGTCCAACCCACGAACTTCTCTGCCTCATTCTTGATTTCCTGTGCGGTTACGGTGATATTGAGAGCACCATTCCCGGCCCACACTAACGTGGTCGGATCGTAGCCCTTCTCAGATCCGTCCGCGAATTTGAAGACGATACTGCCACCACTGTTCGAACCATCACCCACCCGGATTGGGAAAGTGCGTAGGTTGAGAATCACTGAACCCAACAACTGATAGGGAACGAAGGACATCCCAGCGAATGCGGAAGGATTGATATTACGTGAAGTACAGGCTGGATAGAACTTACCTACTTCAGTAGTAGACTTTGGATCATCAAAGATCAGGTCCATAGAGAGATCAAATCCCTGAGCAGTTTCCAGAAGGCCGGTCTGACCCTGCTGCAACCATTCGACTACTAATCTCTGCACATTGGCGATATAGGGACGAAGCTCAGGGACCTGATCAGCAGTGCGTGTCATCTTATGTCGCATGACTTTGTGTCCCTTGGCCGCGCCTACGCCAGACATAGTAGAACCAATACATCCAAGGTTCTCCTCTTCCCATTTGATCTGTTCAGCAGTGATGACCGGCATGTTGGGATGGATGAAGAGTCGCCCTGGTTCCATCTTCCAATCTTCAATTTCCTTGAGCATCTGTGGCAGCTGAACTGCAGCATCCGCACCCATTACAACCTTGGTGCTGCAGCAAGAAACAGCAGAGGGGAGTGCATTAAACTTGTAGGTATCGAAGCCATTGACTGGTTCATCAAATACGGTAATATGGGATGCGTTGTGTGAATTATGCGAGATTGCGAAGTCAAGATTTTCAACACTGGCTAGATAGTCAGAGAACTTGCCTTTGCCTCCGCTTCCCCATGATCCGGAATCAATGGGTCCAACTGCTAGCTTGCCAGAGTGCAAAATGCTCATAAGCCCTTCTCCATTTCAATCTGTAAGTGATTGCCTATCTCTAACCCTTGTTCAACTGGCCTGTAATCACTTCTTTACTCAATTGACAAATAACAGATCTCAAACCAGATTCGATCTCTTCAATTGGGGTCTTTGGCACATATTGGTCCAAAAGCCTACCACGGTACCTTCCGCGCCTTTCACCAAGAAGTGCTTAGAGCGCATCCAGCCAGGGGCACTCTCTTGAGTAATATTTGGGGTCTTAGCAAGGGCTACCCGATCCCCTACCTTAAATGGAGCGAACCGCGACATCAGGAGGTCATAGCTAGCAACTAGCTGATCCAAATTCCATCCAATATCCCAGACATTGAGTTTGGAAAATTCCTTGTATGCCTCGACAAGTTGTCTGACTTTTTCAACACTTGGCATTTCTACCTCCGGATATGACTAGCGGGTGTTAAGAGCATCAACGATCTTAACACCCGCTTGTTAGTTAGAAGACCTTGGCCCAATCCCTATCGAAACTGTCGCAGATCTTGTCCAGGGCTTTGTGCATGTAGACTGAATCCTTATATTGCACACTGTCTACCATTAACGCAACCTCAATCTTTCTAGTATCACGACTGACCGAGAAGGTGAAAACATGAGGGCAAGTACAGGGGTCAACTCGGGATTCCTTGACTTCGGGATTGTAACCATCATAACGACTCCTGAAAGCCACCTGCATCTCCTCAAGCATTGACTTGCCATGGAGAGTGACCGAAATGAGGAATTCCGGTTCGGTTTCCTTGGCAACCTGCGGCCTGAGTCTGAAAGAGAAGATACTAGGCATACCCGCATTACCGGCCCAGTGGGTGAAACCAAATACTTGATTGCTCAAGGCTCCCTCGACAGTAGCTCCCTTTTCTTCCACTGGAACATAACCGAAGCTACTAGAAGCACTACACTGAAGGGTTCCATCAGTGACAATAGAACTAGCACTGGTTGGAGTGCTCGTGTTTGCGGTGCTGCATGTGAACTGCATTCCTCTGAGGATATCTGAGGCTCCACCAGAAGCGCCAAGATTCATACTCTGGGCCTCCACCCTACGGGAACCCAGCTTGAGTTCAGAACTGCACCAGGGATCCTTGCGATAGAAAGGTTCCCCCCATGTCTGAGCATATAGTTTATACTCCTTGCGCTCCCGGTGGACAGTGACAATAATATCACCATTGGAGGGATTGGTTGGATCAGCGACGGCATCATTATCCGCCTTGACGAACTTGAATTTGCGATCAACATCGACAAATCGTTCGATATAATCGACATCACCCTTGTCTAGAATCAGTCCACCACCGCTGACATTAGCACCGTCGATGGAAATTTCCACTCTGATACGGCAGTCATTCTGATTCTTGATCAGAAATTTATACTGGGTGTCGAAGGGGATGAACACTTCACAAGAGCGTCCACTTCTGTTCTTCCTTGGAGAGTACTCTCTCAAGGGCCGTTTCTGATCGTCGACAAGCGCGACAACTACGTTATCGTAATGCATCATTTTCTACTCCTAATTTTAAAGTCGAGGGCTACGACTAGTTGGTTAAAGCCCTGGGTGTTGATGCTTATTTAGTATAACATGTTCCAATTTCATTTAATTAGAGAGGGTCAGTCAGCGCTAGCTTCTTCTCTATCTGTTTGATGCGCAAATACCGGCGCTCTTGGCGCTTTTCTGCTTCCGAGAATCCAGGGACGCCACAACACGGACAACATACTCCGCCGTCTTCCCAAAACTGCCGCTCTATTTCTCCAAGTCTAATATCCTCACGTTGTATCTTTGCTTTCAGGTTGGCTAGCTCTTCGCGTAATAAGCTCATGTCACGCCGAAGTCCAAACGAGAACGAGAATTATTAGTATAATTGTCAATGCATCTTCTATTAATGAATGACCTGAATTTTTATAAGCTATGGTCATCATATCAGCCCACCTAGTACATCATCTTCTGAATGGCCATCACGAGCAACAGCTTCACGAGCAGCAACAGGAATTTTAGCCAATTCCTCGGCAGTTAACATCCGCTCCCTGGTAATACGTTTGAGATAAGTACCACGCTTGAAGAAGTCTGGATAATCATTCCAGTTGACTCCCTTAGCATGCAACATCTCGTGTTTTTCAGCACTGCCCTTTTTATGGAGTTCCTTGTGGCTGTAGAATGCACCTGCGGCCATGGTGATGGAATTCTTGGTAGCATCCATTTCACGCCATTCGAGAACCTCGATAACAGTTTCAATATTGGGCACCTGCCAGACACGACAATCCAGGCATGGATATTTTCTAGCTTTCTCCGGAATTTCCCTTTCTAGATGTGCATTGAAAAACGCTGCGGCCAAGGATGGAAGAATGCTCGCGAGCTTGTGGATCCTTCCACCAAAAATCAACTCGTTCTTAGGTAGGAATACTAGAGTAATTTCGTCACTTTGTGTATAGCCTAAGTCCGCTTGGTTCTCGTCTATCAGATATTTGGTGGTTTCTATCATAAGTCTAGACAATCTCTCATCATAGGGTCTTTTTAATCCACGGGTGAAAGTATGCCAGGACTTCCCATCTAATCTCGCAATTATCGGCAAGCCTGGAATAAATAGTCGTCCAGCTTCGATCATTTCGAATTTCTTCATCCGATCGCCCAATTCATCCGTGTAACCCATTTTTACCCCTCATATATTCCGCTTCTTATTACATGATAGCGAACTGAACTCGGACTGGTTCCGAATATTCTAGCTATCTCACTGCAGTTGTTTCCTTCTCTATAGAGTCTAACAAAATCTCCTTTGTTAGTAACATGGTTGGCTTGTTTGGTTATATCATGTTTGTATTCTTTGTACTTCCACTTGTAAGAATATTCTGGAACCGGACAATTTCCGATATAATCCAGAAATTCTTTTATACAAATATGTGGGATAATGGTCAAATACCCTTTATCCTTAGTGGAGCTGACTCTGGCTCTTCTTGCTCTGAATTGTGATAACTGAGGTAGAATGGTTTCATCAAGCTCGTCTTTGGTGAAACAGTTAGTTGCCAATTTAATATTCTGGCTACCCGCGTGAGTATCTAAATTACCATCTCCGATGTACCAAATAAGACAAGATAGCGAGGTTAATATAAGATCCTTCGGTATAATTTTGACATCGGGGTACCATTTATTCCTGATGGGGGCAAAAGTGATGTTCTGCTGGGTTTGGAATGAATATCTAGTATAAGTCTTGGTAGTTCTCCTATCATACACTAGTGTGGTCATGATTCCTGCGGGGGTGATTAAATTACTGAAGAATCTAGACACAAACTCGACATGAGATCTAATACTAGAAGAGTAGTGTAAAGAGGAACTCTCATTAGAGACTTTCTTAAGACATCCATCACCAAGAAGAGCGCCTTGGAGCGCCTCTAGTTGAATTGTGGTTAACTCTATTGGTTTATTTCTCATATTTTACTCCCCATTGTAGATTAACACAACGGGGAGTAAACCTGCCAAACATTATTCATCGAAATCAGTTATCCAATGACCTTGGTGTGAAACACGTGGTCTTTCAAATAACAGAGGTCGTCCACCATGACCATGTTCTGTCCATTAGAATATTCGAAATGCAGATAGCCTTTCCAATGACTGCCATCGTCATGTCTTGCCAATCCCCGATAAGAAGCCATTCGGAGAGTGTCATAGTTATCGCAGATGAGGTAGTTGTCTCCTTCGATCAGTTCTTCAGCCCTTGCCGGAATCAGGATTTTCATCGTCTCTCCAGAGAGTGTAGTCAGTAAGCGGAGGGAAACCAGGGAGATTGATCGCATACTTCGGATCAGTAGGCAAGATTGGAATCTTCTCTGTTTCTACCTTCTCATGTTCCGTTGGCAACCCAAATTTTTCCGCGATCTCTACGGCCAATGAGACTGTTGCAGCATCACCAACCACCGCATCCTTGGGATAGCCAAGTGAAGCCTCGAGAATCTGTTGGGTTTGCATCACTTCAAGCTCGTAGGTCGCATAGAGCTTCCGCATCCGACGATTCTCATCATCCACACCCTTGTAATACCAATGCTGCTGAGTCCCAGTGACTTCTAAGCCGCAGGCTGAACATTTGAACTTCGCATCTGCGTAAGGGACAACCGGACAGTCTGTTTCAGCCAGTAGAAAGACATGAGGCATTCCCTTGCACAATGATTTACTTGATTGTTCGGTAGGTCTAAATGAATCGGTGTTCATGTTGCTCCTTGTTTGCTACAGCATAAATTCTAACAAATTCATCGTCAAGATTTAGACAAGGCCAAGGAGAATACAATATCGAGATAAGCGCTTTCAGGCATGCTCTCACAGCATTTGACAAAGTAATTGAACGAGAACTCGTTCTGGATCATCAGAATCTCTTCGGCTGGATTCTCGGTAGTAGGGGTTTCGCCACCAATCCATCTTTCCATAACAATTCCAATCTGGCCTTCATCCATCTCATAGGTATAATCACCGAACTTGACTGATCCACCTTTAAATAAATACCTGAGAATATTTACGGAGCGCTTACCATCAGACATGACTCATGACCCCCTTGCTATTGATCTTCCACTCCCTCTTCTCATTGATTTCAATCTTCTCAATCAATGCAAGACCAGAATCACCTCCGGTCTTGCCGACCTGATAAGCTAGGTCTAATACAAGGATGAAAAGGTCAGCATGTTCGTGAAGATCTCCGGGATCCTTCGTGATTTCAAGAATCTCCTCCCAGAATTTATCAAATACAGATTGGGGAGTGCGATGTGGATAAACCCGATCTGCCCAACCAGTTACTCTCGTCTGAATCAGATCGAAAGCACTTAAGATTATTTTCCGTTCCTCGTCCGTAAAAATCATTAAGGCAGAGCCTGAATAACGATCTTGTTTGGACTACGATGGAGAGCATGGGCAGGAAGAACTTCTCCCTCAGGGGGTGGGGTGGAAGGAGCAGGGGCTTCTTCTTGAACAAAATTCTCCCGCCATTGATTTGCTTCCTCCCTTGCATTTTCCCGGCGTTCCCGAATCAAAGCCTTGAAGATATTCAGGTAAAGAATCAGATCGTCGGCACGACCTTCGATATTCTCACTATATTCAAAGGTTTCATCAATGGCGACGTCGCCCACATAAGTGCTGATGGAATCGAAGTGCTTGGCAGCGTAGACGAACCAGATTTGCAAAGGATCGAGATTAATTCGTTCCGCATTGCGTTTGAAGTTGGCTAACTGATCCGATGATCCGGCGTATTCCCGGCCTTTGGTCTTGGTAAGGTCCATCATCTTCTGGTGGGTTTCTTCCAGCAGTTTGATAAAAGCTTCTTTATCCAATTTATTGCTCCTATTTCTTGGCCTTTTTCTTGGTTTCCATCTTTGTCACATTAGTAGTGACTGGCTTCGTGATCTGCTGCTGCGCCCTGATACCTTCCAGTTGATGAGCAAATGCCTTGATGACAGCATCTACCACGCTTGTCCAGGTAGGAGTCTCTGGAGTAAGACCAGCGCGACAGACCACATTCTGATCTTCCATCTCAGGAAGAGCAACTTCAAAACGAATCAACTGCTGTATGGTACCATCCTCTAACTGGCCGGGATGTTCAAGAGTGACCAGGGTATTGATCCATACTGGGTCAATTTTAGCCTGAAAGTATTCTCTGATTTCACTAATTGTTTCCATTATTGCTCCATGGAAGAAAGACTACGAATTCTTCAGGACTCCGTAGTGGTTTGATTTCCGCACGAGATTTCATAATATCCGCGAGAGTAACCCATTGCCCCTGAGGGGCCATTGAGTAGTTTGGCCTTAAAAGATCCTGTTGTTCTCTCTGATGGGTTAACTTCGGTTCACCAGCCCAACCCGGAGATTTGATAATTGACCATCCCTGAGTCACGCCAAGGTCGCGCTGAAAGAGAGTCACATTCGCCGCATCACCAAATCCAGCCCAAGTAACTCTTGGATGGGGGTTTAAGGTCATGAGAGTTATGATTTGAGAGTTACGATGTTTGATCACATGAATATGATCACTGGTGAGTGGATAGATTACGCATTCCGCGTATTCTTTGACCCCATGATTTCCTTCCTTGATCTTGATGATCAGATCATTAGGTCTGTTCATGGCGTACATTACCAACATGGGAGCTTCCATGCGCTGATCGGCCTGATCCTTGATCAGACAAATCTCAGCATTCGAATGCTTTGCCCACTGGGCAATGAATTTATCGACGAACTGATCCGCGAAACTATTCTCGCGATCCGGACCTATGACTGCAATTAGTTTACCCATGATATCTCCCTCTTCCCTAACCCTGTTCTACTTTAACCATGACTTTCGCTCTGGCTTTATCAATAATCTGTTGGAACTTATCATAGAGATGTGCCCTTGGACTCATTGGTAATCTGACCAATATCAATCCAGCTTCTTCCACTGTTTTGTTACCCTTCTTTTGATTGTGGATCCGGCAGCATGCCACCAGATTCTTCCAAGTGGAGCTTCCTCCACGACTACTTGGGATCAGATGGTCCAGGGTATTCCCGGTTCGGGTACATTGTAATCCAGTGGTTTCATCAATATACTGACATTTATAATCATCTCTTCTCAAGATACTGCGTGATCCATCACCAAGAAGTTTAACTTCAGGGACCGCAGCGACCTGATGGTAGACAATAATCTCAAATGGTTTGAGAATGTCTTCTAGTTTGTTTGAGGTAGAAAAGTCATAGGGATTTAAGATAACCGCTCTACCATTGATTATTGCCTTAACACAATGATACCGGCCCAATTCACAGATAGGAAGGTAGTTTCGATCTAGAGCTATGATTGGGGATCGTTTATGAAATTTTCCCTTGTGCATTTTAGCTTCTTAAAATATGCTACACTAGAATAACCATTATTGATTGTATACGCAAAGGCCCCAGCAGGGAAGCCAGGGCCTTTACGATGGGCGAACCGGACTAAAAGTCTGAACAGTTGGCCTGAACACCCTCATAGAACTTCTGGAAGTCCTTGAAGGTCACTTCGATCGTACCAGACTCAATGCGACCATAACGACGATGGTCGATCCCCATGTAGGGGGCCACATCAGAGGCGCGAAGGCTTCTCTGAAGACGGATCACCGTCATCAGTTCATGGAGAGGACGATTGGCGTTTTCGAGGGCCTCCACCATCTTATTGGCACGTTCGGGGGTAGTGGAGGAGATCCCATTGACGACACGACTGATGACATCGCGCTTGTTGCCCAGGAGCAAACTGGCGACACGGACGTCAGCATTGGGATTCTGCTTGACAGCAGTACGGACGAGATCGACTGGATTTCTGTTGGTTCTGGCCATTTCAGGCTCCTTAGATGCGGCTTCTTCAGCACATTGATTGTAAAGATGTTCGAGCATCGTTTCGAATTCCTCTTCCTTATGCTCCATGATCGAAGCGTCAGCGGAATTTAGAAGATCGAGACATTCTTGTGTAGTCAGGCCAAAAACGGCAGTCTGACCAATATTGAGGGAACGAGCAATTCGTTCGGCTTCAGCCAGATCGACTGGAACCACGAGGCAAATAACACATGAATCCATACAACCTCCTAGAAATTTCTAACCAGGGATAATTTCAAGGAACTTATCAAACAACATTGGGATCTTCGACTGGAGCTGTTTAAAGTATTCGTTACTAACGACTCTCATATCAGGATGAGCAGTCTTAGGTAATCTAAGTCCAAAGAAATTTCTCAGACTGCGAATATTCATCGTTACCACGAATTCCGTCTTCAGCCCATTGGGAAGAATATCTCTGGCTTCTTGAGGAGTAAGGCCGTATTCACCTTCTTTATCCACCCAATCGCAGTAGGTCTGTAGACAACCCCACTGCTGCATATACCATTCGCGCTTGAATTTGTCAGATTTATCATTGATCCAAGCCGGGTAAACAATGGACCCAGCCTTCTTCAGATAGTTCACATAACGAGTGCTTTCCTGAGTATAAGCTGCGATCCGATGGCGAACCCATTCGTGACTGACCCCACGATTTGTGGTAACTAGTGCAGTAATACTGACATGTTCAAGAGTGGATTCATGTCCATTTGACAAGATAATATTAAGGATCTTCTCATAAGAAGTATCATTAATATTATCTTCGCTCTTATAGGCAACCCGGATGATACGTTCCAGTTTCTTTAGGATTTTGATCCCGTCGATTCGTTCACCCAAGAATTTGGTATCTACCTTGGGCAACACAATATCCGCATCACCATCAAAAACTCCGGAACGCTTGTCTCTCCGTAAACTTTCCTTCAAGTCATTCAAGTCAACTAGCATTTGTCTCCTAACTAGAAATTAATAGAGTCCTTGAGTAATGGTATCGGGAGTCTTGGTGATTTGTGCCTTACCAGTGACAATACCATCTGTGGTATCAGCCAGCGCATATACTTCAACAGGTGCTTCTTCAAAGAAAAGAATCATCCCCGCCTTAAACTGCCCATCGGAATTTTCATAGTTACCAACTACCTTGAGGGTCCTGAGAGTAAGACCCTCCTTGTTCTTGATTGAGAAGGTCACATCATTAACTCGTTCTGGATAACAAGCTGTCTCGTCACCATATTCAACCACCATGGAAAGATATCTATCAACCAACCTTGCAGAGCAACCAAGTTTAAGCATAATTACCTCTATTCTATTGTACCAGCTCCTATAAGACGAGGGACCACCCTGGACAGTGATCCCTCTTCCCAATCAGTTCAAGTCAGTTATTCACTCTCGTTGATCGCGGCGAACAAGGCTCCCTTAGCGATGGTATTAAGGGGATCATCAGCCATGACAATCTTGTTGCCGGTCAAGAAGGAAATCTCCCTGGTAGCAGCGATCTTCTGAAATAGTTCCTTGAATCCCTTGGGAATCGCAGTACCACCAGCGATAGCGATCACAGGGGTATCAATCTCAGGCTTCTCTTCCATCCCATTCCAGGCAGCCGCGATCTGATCAAGCACGTAACCAATGAGATGCGTGTAATAGTGGACAACCGCTTCCTGAACGTTGTCCTTGGGGTTCAGGAGATCCGTAGTTTCCTTAGCGCTCATAGCTTTGAGGACGCTCACATTTACGGCTCTGGCAACATTTTCATCAATGTAGTCACCGGAGGCCGCGATACTGAAGGATAGCTTTGGCATTTCTTTGCCGAAGACCGCACCACTGACATTCATCATACCCGCACCGCAGTTATGGACGCAGACACCAGGAAGAGAAAACGAAGGGTCATTCTCAACTGATAAATCATATACCCATCCGGTGTATTCTTCTTGCTTTACAGACTTGATCTTATTAAGTCTGTAACCACCAATTCTCTTATGTAGCTCTGAACCAATCGGACTGTCCAGAAGTGACTGAAGCATCCGTTTATTCGATCCGGTTACAACTACCTCATATACGGTCTTTTTTCCAGAGATCTGTCTTCCCCTGATTAATCCATCATTCCTCGGTTTTCTAGATTTAAATCTAGAACTAATTCCCAGGATTCCCAAGGCTTGATGTAAGAAGACCGACAGATCAGAACTAGTGTTGGAAAACGAAATGGTTTCTTGCCCAAAACATCCATCGCTGTTCAACAGACCATTAACAATCCCAGTAAGAACAGGCAGACTGAGACTTTCGACCTTAAATGGAACCACTTTATTGCCACTATGATAGCAGTGGTTCAAAAGCCAGCGTGAAAGACCCGCGTAACCCATAGTCAGTCGGATATTATTCCTGTTTCCTCTACTGATCTGAGAAATTTCTCTATCGAAAACAGAACAAGACATCTTGTAATCTTCCACAAGATCTTGTTCATTTGGACCAAGATCAAGAATTACTGAAGTTTCCCTGGTATCGATATGCCCATCACCAAGGAAATATCCAAGAAATTTGCCCAGATTGTAAGACATTTCGAATGTCTTATTGAACTGCTTCCCATTACCAATTCTATCTTTAAAACTGATGAAATTCCTTTTCTGATTGTGATTGATTACTGGTTCGCCCACGACATCATCTTTTTTCAGGGAATCCACTCTTTTCCATTTCCAGGACCCACCTTCCAGGACATCTACAAGATGATCTCCAGTCAGACAAAGTTCTCTACCAGCAATCTTTAGTTTGTAGATTAACTCAGACCGTCCGGTTCTTGTGGTCTTATACACCTGATTCCAAGAACCATTTTTGCTAAGAACCAAGTCCCCTTCCTCAATGTCCTCAATGTCCTTAACGCCCCCATTGCAGAAGACTTCCTGACCAGGAAGAAGGCAGCTGATGCCAATGCCGGTTAGGTTCTCATCCAGTAGTTCACTATAGATGACGCAAAGACCCTCACGGAGCGCTACCGGTCTGTAACCAAGCTCAGTAAGCATTTTCTTGAAGACCGCTTCATGATAGACCGCATTGAATTCCGCATCCACCGGGTTAGCAGGGACACTGAAATAAAGCAGTTCATTCGGTTCCGCAGGATCACCCAGGACCTGTTTGATGATAGCTAGCATGATAGGGGTAGCATTCGGGTCATGAGGATTCAATACGCCCTTAGCCATGGGCCGCTTTGGAGACTGATTAAACGCCTTGGCCAACTGCATGGCCTCTTCACCCAGGGCGTAAATCTTTCCGTTCATCTGAACGTAAGGAACACCAGCCTTCTTGAGCATACTTAGCACGAGTGGATTTCTATCCAATTCCACATACATATTACGAACACGGTTGAAGATGTATTCGTCGTCTTTCATGATTGCCCCGACGACACCGCCGGTACCAATGTCAAGACCCTTTGCCATTTAATTCTCCTCGAAAAAATTAGAACTCGATTTCATGTCCACCGCAAACGCCACAGATAGAATCATCCCGGCCCATTTCGAACCCATCTCCAGCGAAAGATCTCAGGGGAAGCCTGACCTCAAGGGTTCGCCCAGAAGTAATTTCGCCCAGCACTCCATCACCGAAGGTATCAGCGATTTCCTGGCATTTATCAGGATATTTCTTAAGCAAAGACATCCATGACAGCATGCTCATGGTTACAAATTCGACTCTGTAACCACCTCTATCGTAGGCATCCGCCTTAGCGATGATTTCATTGGGGCCATATTTTACTTCAAACTGATCCATTTGGTTCTCCTTTGGATTTTTTAAACTTAGCTTTGAGATCTGCTGCGGACATTCCCTTCTGTTTCGAACTGTCTACTTTAATATCACTCTCACTAACAGGTTCGAAACTCGGAACAAATACATCACCCGATGGTCCAGAAGGTTTAACCTCTGGTGTGGCTCCCACTACTACCACCTGCTGTGGCGGAGTGGCCTTAAGTGCACGAATCTCCTCCATCATTTTGGTCTGCATGATCAGCAGTTGTTCCATCATATTATTATCAGCTGGGATCTCAGGAGCATCTGGAATAAAATCAAACCTATAGATATTATTTAGTTCCTGCCAACCTTTGGGCAAAGAATTAACCGCAACGACAACAGAGTCACCAGGATTAAGATAACTGCTAGCGAACCAGCAAGCTATCCCGCCTCCCTTTTGCACCTGATGGCTTATATTGGTTACTCTTACTTGTGTCATTAAACTCTCAAAGTTTCCAGTTATCCCACACCGGGATAACCTCTTCTGCGATAAACGCAGTTTTTATTTTAAACTGGTCTTCAAGAATTTTTTGAATCTGAGTAAAAACAAGGGTATCCTGGGCCTCTGATTTCGAGAAGTCAATTATTATCAGGTCTTCACAAATGACACAGAGGTCTTTTTTGAAATCAATTCGTATCGGCCATGTTGCTAGACCCAGATTCAAGATCTCGTCCCGGTTGGAGTTCCTCTTGATTTTCTTGAACGCATTGATCATCGGGGGTCTCCAATGTAACTACTACCTGAGTTAATTCATTAATTATTGATGAAATTGCTTGAACCTGTTCTTGATCAGTTCTTGAATCTCGCTCAATCCAAATTTTAGAAAATTGTCTAAAGTTTTCAACCCCTCGTTCATCCAGTAGACAGGAGGCTCTAGCTGATTTTAATTCATTTTGAAAGGTAAAAACCAAACAATTCATTAATCGAGTTCCCTATTAATATTTATATGAGGCATAAGGGCCTGAAGTACAGAAATAGATACAAGTCTTCCCATCAGTCAGGAAGACCCGCGTCACATCCTCTTCTATCTCAATCTTAAAGACTTCCCAGGTCGAATCATCAAGAGGGACCAAAGTAAACATTGAGCGTCTATCACGGACAAGCCAAGCATCACCCCTCTCAGTCCTGAGAGCGCTGCCACCCATGTGCCAGCCATTTAGTGTGATCTTGGTTCCAACTTGAATCACCCTCGCTCCAAGTAGAAATCCTCCTTGGTACGTGGGGTACCATCTGGATAGGTGTCACCCAGGCTCTTACATCCAGCCGTTTCATTGGTAACCCAGTAACCACCAGAAGGGCGCTTCACCGCCAAAAATTCCTGAATGGTGTGTGCCGAGTTGAGTGTAAGCCCTGGGCAAAGCACCTGGAATAATATGGCTTTCGGGGTTTCCATCATATCTCCTTGCCAGATTAGCTTACCATCCGAAGATTCTGGTTGTCAATTACCCAGTCAGTCCAGGCTTTATCCCAACCCTTGGAATCCATCCTTAGACGGTATTCTTTCAATTCAGCCACTTGATTGATGTGGATCTGGACATTTTCTTTGTGCAGCTTCCATAATTCGAACTTCAGCCGCTCTCTCTGCGTGTCTTCACTTACTTTTCTGGAATCTATTTCGAGCCGTTCGAGGACTGCATGAAATAGATTGACGAAACAGGTGCCCATGATTCGCTCCTATCGTGTGATATACCTTGGCAAAAAGCTGACTAAATTAGTGAAGAAATTGTCCGGAATTCTTGGATTAGTTACTTCTGGCCGAACACCATATTCCTCGATATTATGTCCGGTAAAAATCCTCGCCTTGGACGTAGGGAGTACGCTTCGTAGAGCATGCAGAAGGTCATCCCCTGTTACCCCAAAGAATTTTTGTGCAGCCAAACTCCGATCCTTCCAGGTCTTGGCAAATTCTTCAAACTCAGGGTTGTCCACTCGATACATGACCGTGTTCACCAGTTCCATTTCGAGCGGAGATAGGACCGCTTCCAGGCTGACAAACAAGGCGGATTCCTGAAGTCGTTCATCGTTCACTTCCAGATTCATCGATTTGGAAGGATCAATATCCGGGTTGTCCAGCATGGGCAGTTCAGTGACTTCATGGGAAGTGACTTCCCCCTTACCTCTGCTCTTTCCATTGCCGCAATTCATGCAGAAGACGACACCTTCATCATCTTCGCGAGAAATTTCCTGACCTGCCTCATTATACCTGATAGTGACGGTCGGTCTGCGCCTTCCAAAACCAGTTCCGTCACAGGCAGGACAGATGACCGACCTCGATTCCTGCCGCTTGTGACCATTTTCATATTCAACAGCCACGTGATGCATCTGGCTTTTCATGTTGTTCTGCGCCAGCTTCATAGATTCGATAGGATCTTCACGATGACTGGTCTTGAGGATGGCTACCCAGGCTTTCTCAGACAGGACATGGGTCAGGACTTCAGTATCCTCGTAGACGTCCCTCAGACATTTGAAGATCGGTTTCATCACGATCCGCTTGGCGTATTTGAAAATCATGGGATATAATTCCCTGTACCGCTCCATTTCGTCAATCACGATACCGTCGCGCCAGCTTTCTTCGCATTCAGCTGGGCCAAACTGAGGGACCACCCGCTGCAAATACCACTCGTGCAGCTGTTTCAATTCAGCCCGGTCCACTTCAAATTTCTGCGCTGCGAAGGTATAGGAGTTCTCCCACTCTTTGGGAGTGAGGGTCTTTTCTCTCCATACTTCCGACAAGACACGATTGGTGGAGTCATCCTCTTCATCAGGGATGATATCCACGGTAGTATCCACGGTGACTCGATTAACGATCCGATTCTGATAAATCACATTGAAGAGAGCGCGACTCATCCGAGTCCAGGATACATCGAATTTGCAAGCATCCTTAAAAAGTCGATATTCGTCATACCACACATCTGCAGCGATCTTACCAGATTCCAAGATATTCTGGTTATCTCCTTTGACCTTCTCGCAGTCCTGGTGCGTGACCTTCCCACTGCCATGCCGCAGGAGGCTATGGGAGATGGCCCGATCAAGGAGAACGACGAAAATGCGGTTGTTCTTCAACAGCACTTCTGATTCATTCATGAATTTCTTGATGCCGCTCAGAATGGTGTAGCCTCTTCCAGGCTTCGAAGGAACAAAGCGCTGAGGAACGTCAAGGTTGAAGAGTTGATTTCTCATGATCCCTCGTTAAGTTTTGGATTGTGGTCCAAATAGTTCGTACAGGCTTTTCTTGATCTGCTTGTCGACAATCCTCAAACCCTCCAATTTGACTCGCCAAGCTGTCAAAATCTCGTGGCAGTAATCTTCGGTATCAGAACCTTGAGTCTTGGCAATCGTTCGCCAGTCAATATCCTCGCGTAACTCTACCTCAACGAACCGTCCCAATGTATTTCCAAACTTGTCTAACACAGTGTACCATGCAAGAACCACAGACGCAAGATAGTAGATGTGACTGATCTTACTGATATTCATCACTTCTACGAAATTAAGCATCTCAAACATTTCTTTGACTTCTGTCGGAGAGGGATTTTTCAGTCTGATATTTATTTCTTTGCGGACCTCATTACCATGAATCTTCTTCTTAGTAGTCAATTCACCAAAATGACTACTAAATCGATGACGGATGGTATCTCCATCAGCATTACGGTAATAAATATCTACACCAGATCCCATCTGGTAAGATCCCTTACCAGAAGCGCCTAATTCATCAAAACGACGCAGTGACATTTCAATGTCAGAGCTAACAGTGAATTTAACCTCCCTCTCCCGAAGCTCCACGCTGTTTAGATCCATTTCTGCTCCAATGCTCTCATAGCCTTCATCTTCTTCCTTTCCAGAAAAACTTCAGAGGGCAGATAAACCCATCTTAAGATTGAATCAACTCTCTGAGTTGCGATGTAGTAGAAATCTTTGTCCTTCTTCTTATGAATTATTGGATGAAGGGGCAGCAGTTCAACAATTTGTTCAATAAATCCAAGAGATGCTGATCCGAAACTAAACGTCCATCTGCCTTTACTCTCCGAGATACACCCATCCCCCTCAATGCAACCCCGGATGAAATCTCTCTGATATTGTTCTGGTATTTTATCCAGAACTATTTTCAAGCCAGAGGTCTTCCGGGGTACAATCCCATAAGATCGCAGGCTATCATTTAGATGATCGGAATAGACGCACCAGCTAGTGGTTTTGAGACGCTCGTTTGATCTACAGGTCCCACCAATGAAGCTATGAAACGATTCAGTGATCTCTTTGTCCTTAATATTCAGGGAAAGCGTAACCCCACGTTGACCCCTTCGAGTTCCTTTGTCTCTGACACATCCGTCTGTGGCCATCCATCCCAAGGCCCATGCTTTTTCAGCGCAGTCGATTATATCAAACCAATACTCGTTAACTGGATTTTTCTCTTTTGCCAACTCACTTATAGATTTAATAGGCATCTTTAGTTCATTCAGCCTGTTTGTGATTGCAATCTGGCTGATACCAATGGTATTGGATATACCCTTTATGCTCTGACCTTTACTATAGAGATCAGAGATCAGATTACTTTGACGACTAATTTCCTCAATTCTTTGCTCTGACCTTGACTGGACACCCGCCTTCTTTACGTGGCCCGCTACTGTCTGGCTAGACACACCAAATTCCCGTCCCAGGATGCTCGGTGATTCCCCATTCACATATCTTTCGACGATTTGGTTAATCTGATCTTTTGATAGCACAATCACACTCCCTGAATTCAGTTTATCACCGAGTCCAAGGAGTGTGTTTTGCATCGTTTAATGCCTCGAATATACAATAACCATCAATGATTAGACACAGCTTTTGGTGTTACCTATGGTCATATGGAAACACTTTTCAAACCCGACAGGGGGAAGGGTATAAGGGCTACTCACCGGTAACCCAAGTTCTCTCCTTATTTCTTCCAGTCGTACGCAAAAGATATTCAGCCACCAATATCGGGAGTCATTCTGAACATCGATGTCGTAAAAGAACCTAATCCGTTCGCCTTCATATTTCCCCCACAATTCCATTCTCGGGGAAGTCTCTTTTCGGACGACTGAGATATGAGGAGGATATCGTTGCAAATTAATTCTATGCCACTTGGGAATCAGCGACCGGTAGAATAGAGAGATCCCAGGATCTACCTGCACGACCAATTTGTTATCTCCATAATGGAGAGTCCCAATGGATTCGAAGAGCATTTCTCTCTTTCTAAGATTGATAAGCTACGGTTGTATCACCACAAGGAGGTAAAAGGGCATATCTGTTATTCTCCAGTAGGAGAAACTGATACCCTTCCTCAGCATCACCATACTGAGCATCGACTGCAGGAACACTGGTTTCAAGAGCTTCAGCCAGCTGTTCTGCAACCATGGAAGGGACATCATCGATATCCACCCAAACAGCATTATGGAATGGGTGACTCTCGGGGAAGGTGTTGTCTAAAGAGATTTCGTCTAGGATAGAGTCGCTGAGTTTGATAGCCATGTCCTCTCCTAAGTTCAAAATTATAACAACAGATGACTTTATACAATTGGAGGGCAGCAATGCCCTCCAATTCCCTGATCTATCCTTTTAGTGCAGGTTCAGGAAAGTACCAATGCAGAGCCAAGCAAGACCATTCCACTTGAACTTAATAACATCCATGGCATTCGCGGTTGCGGTGAGAGTAGGAGCGGTTCCACCAGTGAACTTCGCACCAACCCAGGTAACGAGTCTTGAACCAACGACATCCTGAGTGAGTTCAAAGGCCAGATCATCTTCAGAAATGGAATCAGTGGGAAGAGTAATCTGGATGTTGGCATCCAGAGTCATCTTGACATAATGACCCAGGCTAAGCGCAGGGAGCTGAGCAACATTGACACCACCTAGAGCATCAATGGTACCAGTGGTAGCAATTGCAGTGAAAACTACTTCATTCTGCTGGGTAGCAGCGTTGAAGATTGTGGTGCTGGTGTAACCCTCAGGATTAATGGGCTGCTGGGTTACCTGTGTCTGTAAATCGGACATATTTGATCTCCTTAGGGATAATTTAGTTTATCATGTCTTTTGGAGGAATTTCAAAAGACGTCGGTTAGGTCACGGTTAAGATAGCTGCAGAACTAACAAGGGAACCCATGTAGTTAGTAACTGTCACGGTGTAGGACGATCCTGACATCAGCACAGTAGTAGCTGGGGTGGTATAGGTAGCAGCAGTCGCACCAGGAATAGCGACTCCAGCCAAATTCCACTGGTAAGCAGGCGCGGGATATCCAGCAGCAGTAACGCTAAAGGTGTGAGTCGCGGGATGAACAACTGCTGCGGAAGCAGGCTGTACGGAAATTGTAGGAACCATATCAACCAGGATCAGGTTCTTCATCACTTCTAGGCACAACCAACTGGTGCCATTCCACTTGAATCTAATCAAGTCCACTGCATTCGCTGCCACGGTGAGAACTGGAGCGGCTCCACCAGGGAATTTGACAGTGCCAGCCCAAGTAATAACATGAGAACCAGTACCATCCTGCGTCAGTTCGAAGGTCAAATCATCAGAATTAGTGGAACCAGCTGGGAGAGTAACAGTCACACTCGCTGTCAGAGTCATCTTGACATAATGACCCAGGGCCAATGAGGGATGCTGAGCAACACTAACACCACCCAGAGGATCAATAGTGCCAGTCATAGACTGCTGGGTAAAAATCACTTTATTGGTCTGAGTAGATGGATCAAATATAGTGGTCTGAACGTAACCCTGTGGGTTAATGGGATCCTGAGTGACTACTTCTTTAAGATCTGACATGAGTTCTCCTGGGGAACACTTTTAGTGTAGCATATCCCCAGGAGAGATTTTCTAGTTTGTTTTTCTGAGTTCTTTCAGGGAAGTCTCAAAACGGTCAGCGAAGACCTTGGCCCTATTCAGAACATCGATGGCATAAGCACTACTACCGATGGTATTTCCCCAGTTGTAGTGACCCAGTGCGTCTTTGATTGCCGCGAGATCATCTAAACCCAGTTCCTTCGCTGCATCCCTAAGATCAGCGAATTCATTCAGGCCGACGATGGCATTTGTGACTGGCTCCCGCAGATGCTCCCTTGAATATCCACCGAAGAAGAAATTCATATAAGAACGGGCATAGGCTGGCATCGTTTGAAACCAGCCTACCGCTCCTGTTGGGCTATCCTTGATAGCTGGGTTGAACCTGCTCTCTACCTCTGCGATGGCACAGGCCAAGGGGAGAGGAATATTTCTGGCTTCACAGGTTCGGAAGATGGCATCAGTGGCCCTGCACTGAGTTTCTGCTGGAAGGGTTGGGGCCTTCTCACGAATAATCTTGAGCAGGACCGCAGGTTCATTCATGACCTGGATGTTTTTCATCAATAGTTCAATATTTGATCCCTGCTTGTTCATCACCCCTGAGTAATCATGGAGTGTATGAATGACCTTGGTTGCGAACCACACTCCCACACCAATTGTACAAACCAAAAAGAATGTCTGTGCCAAGGACATACGCTTAAAGAAGACTGATGCGGTTTTGATTTCATTTCCAATTTCTTTTCGGACATCCTGCTGGAAGGTATCCAATACTTCCTTGATTCCCATTTGTATCTCCTAGTTGAGGATCTTCTGCACAAGCTGGGAAACTTGATGTTTCGCTTGTTTGACCTGGGTGGGATAGTGATCCGCAACCCAAATACCACCGCAGAAAATCAGGGCGAGGAAAAGCAGACTTCTCATGACTTGCCTCACACGCAAAACCTATGATAACATAGGTCGGGTTGGATTAAATTACAAGGATCCCCACAAACAATTAAGACGTTCGATTTCGGCATTAATGCGCTGTCGGGCTTCCAAAATCTCAATCACCAGAATGTCGAAGTCCCACGCGAAGAATCGATAGCCTTCCTTCCGGTGACTCTCAGGTAGGGATGCCCTGAACTCTTCCAGAGTCTTCCCTCCGATCTTGATTTCAGGTTTGACTGAGATTGCGGTGGTCACTGGATCTCCCTGGCTTCGGCAAGAGCAGACGCACCAACGGCACCCAGCCAATTGAAACGAATGCTGCGATTTTCTTCGTGGATCTTGGCCAATTCTTCCTGATCAGCAGCAATCCGGCGTTTCAGTATTTTGGCTCTCTTCTCGATCTTCAAACATCGATCGATCCATTTATCCCGGTTGCTACCATCAGCACATTTGTATTTCATTAGATCTCTCCCATGAACAGGCTTGGACCAAGCATGGTGAAGGGTAGGGGATCATATTCATAAGGATCGTAATCTTCATACCACTCCCTCTCCTCCCGTTCCCAGTCTCTCTCCTCCCGTTCCCAGTCTTCGGCCCTGTCACATTCCCAATCTCTCTCCTCCCGTTCCTCAAGACTGGGCCAGAGATCCGGAGCAACAAAATCACGGAACCAGCCTTCCCGTTCCTCCTGTTCTAGCCGCTGTTCCTCTTCGGCTTCGGCCACCAGATCGCGCACTTCGAATTTACGCGTCTTCCGATTATCGATGACAGCCAACTTGCCCATGTTGTTGCTCCTACAGGACCAGATTGACGATGGTTTCCATGTCGGCCTGAGCGATGTCGAGCGCCTCAAGACCGTTCATGATATCGATGGCCTTCTGGAGATAGGGTTTCCGGATGGGAGAGGCCCAGTTGCTGTTCTTCCAGCCGCAGCAGGTGAGTATGCAATGGCAGGTCCGCAAGTGGATCACTTCCGCAAGTCTGCAGGTGAACAGGTCAGGAACCACCGGCACCGGCATCTGCCGTTGGGCCTTTCGCTGATTCCACTCCGTGAGGGTGATCATTTCCGTGTCGATCTGAGGGACCCAGCGAGGAAGGCAATCCTCATGGGTGGGCCAGAATCTCTTGGAAGGGTAGTGGATGCAGGAGATCTCCCCCATGTTATAAGGGAGGAACTTCCAGCCCTTATTCATAGTGTGGACACAGGAGCCAAGTAGGGAATTGTTGGACCTTTTCAGCACGATCCTGGTTTCCATTTCGGGAAGCCAACCAGTAACTATCAGATTAGGCATCATGGAATCCTCCTACTTGGGTGAGAAAGTCCAACTGGATTTGACAACCACACCATGCTTCTTGATCTCGACAGCATACCATAGGTAGGCCAAAACGACAAGGGCAATCAGAAGCTTGATCATGGAAATCCTCCTAGGATTCTGGGTTGCAGGGATCGTTCGGGATGGACTGACCTTCCACGCTGGCGTCCATCTGTTCCATCAACGTGGGTTTGTGGATCGCAGTCACTTCGCGGAATCCACTGACGACGATAGTATATTTCATGGTCGCCCGATTGTAGAGGACATCACCAACACTCATGCTGGTGTGCTTGAGTCCCAGACCAGCGATCAGAGTTCGGGCCTCACCCTGCGGACTCCAGACTTCGCCTTGCATCAGGTAGTAGGCGTCATCCTCATCGTCGGCGGTGATCGTGCCGACTTCGGCGTAGTCGCTGTCCAGGTCCACAGTATTTTGCTCGTCAGGCACTATGAAGTTCATGAAAGGCGGCTTCTTCTTCGCGTAGAAGATATCGTAGAGGAACCTACCAGTGTGGGGCAGACCAGGGTATTTGGTGAAGATGATGGCCATGATAGACCTCCTACACGCAGATTCGAAGGTTGTGCTGCTTGGCCAGGGCCAGGGCCATATCCCTGGCATTTGCGGCCTCTGCCGGGAGAGCGGCCTTATCCTTCGCCAGGGTCAACATCTTGTGGACCTTGAGGAGAAGGGCATCCCTCTTCTTGTCCTGGGTGGGGGCCAGTGGGGGCCAGAGTTGGGTGGAAGGACTGGGTTTCTCTGTGGCATGAGCCACGAACACTCGACTGATTCCAGGACCACGGAAATGGCCGATCACATGGGTCTTGTCGAAGAGCCAGTCCAGGAAGGATGAGGGGAATCCCTGGTCGTAATAGCGCAGAGCCGCGCCATCGAGATTCAGACGAGCGGATTTGATCTGCTGATGCTGCTCTTCGCTGATGCTGACCACATATTTGGGCCGATCGTAGCCGCGCCACAGCTTTTCGAGCGATGCGAGAGCGGCTTCCTTAGAGCATTCCCAGGAGGGCTTCTTGGCCCCGAAGAAGTTGCCGTTGGTCGGCTTGTAGGCGAAGACGCAGCAGTGGGCGGTGACGATCTCGCCGGTCGTCAGACGAACCTGGAGAGTGACCTTGGGGCCGAGCAGCCGGTAGACGTAAGCGCCCATGTTTATTTCTCCTCAGGTTTGGGTTCGCCCTCGACCTTGTGCATATAGGACTTGTAGTCGGCCAGATCGGAATCGGTCATGTCGGGATAGGGGGCCAGCTTATGACCATCGAGGGTGTAATGAACACCCTCCTGATCGCACTCACAATGCTGATAGCCACAACCGGGGCATTCGTCGGTCATGCCATTGGAGCAGATGACCCGCGCATCGAACCGAACCTGCTGGCAACCACATTCGCAGCAGGAATCGCCGTCCGGTTCCGGCCACTTGAGGAAGATGCCATAGGCGTAGTGTCCCAAGACGAAGCCCAGTCCACCCAGGTATTTGTAGCTCAGGGAATCCCTGATTCCGGTCCCCGGTTCCACCGGAACCCGCTTGATCTTCCCATCCTTGAGCAGAGTCTTGAGGTTCGTGAGGGTTCCCATCGGATTTCTCCTTGATGTGTAACTATTTTAACACGACGAGACTACTGTGTCAATTACTCAGATGCTCTTCCAGGTAGACTTTGATGCTGGTCTGCATCAAGGCTTTCAAACCGGCCTTTTCGCGCCGGAAGTCAACCATTTCCTGCAGATGAGTAGCCTGTGTCCATTGACTCTTCAGGGATTCCATGAGCCAGATTGACCGATAGACGGTCGTGGGCAAGGTGGTCAAAACACCCAGGGAGTCCATAATGGCGAAGCCACTCACATCCTCCAGGAGGAACACCCGCCAGCGACCACACCTTTTTGTCAGGGCCTGTCTGACCTGTTCTAGCTGTTCCTGATTGAGGTTTACCAGTGGGAGGTCCATATAACAATTATAACACAATCCTGGTGTGAAATCAATTACGCAAGAATCATGCCAAATCAAATATGGATGATCCCATGAAAGATTCATGGGATCCGCCTACTCCTCTTGTCCTTGCGCCTTCTCGATCAGAGCTTCGTTCTTACTGGCCAGGGCCTCAAGTTCATCATGCCAAAAGCCAAGGATACGCAGCATGGTGAGTGTTTCTTGAGCGAGTTTTATCCATTCATTCTTCAGAACGATCAATCGCGAATTCCCCACTACCATTTGGTTCAAATTAGACCGCAGATTATCCTGAAGCTCATGGAGAACGGAAATTTGTTTATCTCGATTTTCGATGGTCACCTGCTGGATCTTGTGCAGTTTCTCTAGTATCTTGTTCTTCCGCTCCGCTGCTCTCCATTCTACTAGGAAGAGCAAACAGAGCGTGAACAGAATAGCAACGAGAAAAAACATTATTCAACTACGACAGCTTCGGTCTTGAGGGTACCTTTCTTGTTAAGGCCCCGGAGCCGATTGCCAATGTTCATCCGAACCATGCCGGGGTTCATCCCAGCATACTTGATCTTGAGTTCGTCGACAGGCAAGTTGTCTTTGACGATCGGCAGATCCCAGATAGTATCAGGGTCAGCGTTCTTGAGTATCTCCGCGATGGAGTCTCCGCAGTTCTTCTTGCTCTCGTGCATGGGTCTCTCCTTGGAGGACGTAGCCTTGATTGGCTCGTGCACAAGGGTTAACAGTCCCTTCTTGACCAAAGTTCTGAGCTTGTTGCCGATGTTCATTCTGATCATGCCCTGATTCATGCCCACACCAGTTGCATTACACTGTGGGCATGACTTGGCTGGGTGCTTGGGATCAATCTTGATACCCTTGCACTTGGTACAGGTCTGTTCCGTATACTGGACCTTCAATTGAATCACAGGGAGATTGGCCTTAACGATTGGATAATCCCAGATGCTCTGGAAATATTTAGCCTGATCTTTCAGATAGATAGCGATCTCGTCATCGCAATCATCCTTCTTCTCGATGCGACGGAGGCAGTCTTCTACTCTCATCTCAGGAATTACTTCTTCAGAATCGAGAGAAGGAATACGAGCCATTGCCATCAGCACAGTACGGATGTTGTTGGAATAGCTGTTCATGGCCTTGCGCCAGTTGAGGTCTTCCTTACTCTTGGGCTTGAGATCATCAGGCTTAACCGGCACCCGGATCTCAAGGGATCTCAGCAACCCATGCAACTGAGAGCGTGAAAGTCCCTCAGTCACGACGACACTGGTGGGCTTGGCCGAAACTTCCGACTTCTGATACACAGTCCACTTGGCATATCCCTGGGATTTCCACCATTTACCCGTGGGGTCCATGTATAGACAGCGCTTGGAAGTCGAATCATACAACATCCTTGACTGGTCTTCCATGACCAGTTCAGTGAACCCTTCGGATTCCCCATCAAGGATTCGGAGGGCCTCCAGCTGATTTGTTTCAGGATGGAAGACGATATTGGCATTCGGATGAATATCAATATCAAAATCGACCTTGGTAATATCAGCAGCGAAGTATTTCACAAAGGCGATATGGTGGTCAGAGGCCATGCTCAATTCCGAAGAGTCCAACATGGGACGAGCCTTCTCCAAGATGGCCTGTCGCCTTTTGTCCTGATTCACCGTCTTGATGATTCCGCGCAGTTCGTCAAGGGGGAAGCAGACGACAGATGCTTGTAGAATATCCATTGAATCTCTCCTGGGAAGGTACTAACAATGATCTATTAGAGCAAACTTGTGTGGGCGTTCGTATCCCCCTTACATTCGGTATCTTCGACATGTTTGATGGCCCAGGATCGGAATTGATCTTTTGAGAGATTGCGCATCTGCTCTTTGTCCTGGATTCCAATTTCGAGTTTTTCTTCCATAATCTTGATCACGTGCATAAGAAGATTGTACATCACCGGATCGTCCCAGTCAAACTGTACCTCTCCAAATGAATTGCGGACACATTCCACTTTCATACTGTAACTCTCGAAATAACGTCCGTGGTATGATCTTACAGAGATCACTAAACCACACAGGGTAATCTTATTATCTTCAAATAGACGAACTTCATGCTTCGCAGATTCCAATCTCAGGAGATCTATCTTCTCTTTGATATTTTCCTTCTCCCATTGTGTGGTAAAGGACCGCTCCTCCTCGATTAATTCAAGTCCGAGGTCGTATCGTGTCTCCTTGATATGGCATTTGAGATAAGGATTCCTAGTAGGGAGAGTGTCCGGATAGGAGAGTCCTCGTTCAGCCATAAGCGCTCCTTGAGCCTTCCGGGCCACTCTCTCCGACTTGACTTCGGCTTGGGAAATCTTCTCTGCCTTCTTCCCCTTGAGCCAGGGAATCAGGCCCCCTTGATGAAGAATAGCCAAATAATATATGGCCCCCTTGATGAAGAATAGCCAAATAATATATCCAATAATACCCACGCCCAACAATATCACAAACAGCTGAATGGCTGACATTGGATTTCTCCTTTTTCGGTTAGAGTTTCTCAATAGGTATAGTGAGGGGATCTTTGATTTTCCGGACACCAATGAAGGTTGAGCCTTTTACTTCCTTAGCGACTTTTGGCAGTTCGTTTAGCATGATATTAGTGAAGTCCCAGATCAGATGGTAATACTGATCGACGGTTGCCTTGAGATCTTTCCCTTCTGGGACTCTGATGTACCAGAGAGAAAAATCCTGATCCGGTTGGGCCTCCCGATGTGGACGCACCTTGTTACTACAAGAAACGAGGTACTTGGTGAGGGTCTTTTCAAAGGCCGGGTACTTCTTTGATACTTTTAGATTAATTGAGCGGGATTCCGCATCTGGTTCCAATTCCACGATTCTCATTAGTTGCTCTCTTCAAGGTGATCTTCTCATTTATTAGAAGCCCACTGCAGAGATGCTGAACCACTTCAATTTCCGTCATGACAGCCTTGGTGCCGTTAGCGAGGGAGATTTCAACTTTCTGGTTCATGGCATCCTCAGCAGGCTGGTTGATGTGTACTCCTAGTTTTTATCTAAGGGAGTATAACATAGGCCAAACTCTGCCACAATCCTACTTGCCAAGTTCTCTGACAGTCCAGTGGATCGCATGCAAAATATCAATTCTCCAGAGCAGAGCCTCGTATTCATTCTCCACATCCTCAGCCTTGCCGATGCTTACAGCCAGCTGTTCCATATTCGGCTTGAGGTTGACCTTGTAGTTACGTTCATCCACGGATAAAAGGATGGACAGCTTCTTGATCCTTGCTCCCGCCTTCAAGAACTCATTACACTCGTTGTTCAATTCCGTTGCGATCTTACGTGCGGCCATCTTCTGTGTTCCCAGTGCCATATCCAGGGCATCCTGTACAGAATAGGTAAGTTCATCAGCGACGAATTCAGGCTTGTCCATGGCGGAGAAATCCATGATGATTCCTTCCTTGACGAGATTGAGGACATTATCCTTGGTCATCAATTCCATGTCCTCGAATTCCATGCCCAGTCGGCCTAGAATCTGTTCCACCCAGGTGAGGACCTTGCCCTCACAGAAAATAATCTGCTTGCGTAGATTCAACGCGACCAGGAATAAAGAGGGGACAGGAGTAGTTTTGGGCATGAGAGTTTCTTTCGCCATCTCTTTCCCAATCTTGAAGTTGAATTTTTTCTCGGAATGAGCAGCCTTGTGAGCTTCAAAATCGCTCTTGACCTGCATCTCGATCAGGGCCTTTAGAATTCGCTTGAGATCCTGACGGACACCAAATACCACCCATCCATCAGCTAGAAAGACATCTCCCATCTGGGGAGCACTGGTGACATCCTTCCAATTGACAATGCCGATAGAGGAATCGGTAGTTGAATCTGCCGGAATGGGAACGAACTGAGACTGCAAAAGGACACCAAAGATCTGATCCTCCGTGATCCCACTGATCTCTCCAAAGATATTAGCACTCTGAACCTTGACTGAACCTCGTGCCAGTGACATGAATTTCTCCTATAAGAAAGCATTCTTGATGATGCTACCTACATAACTCCTGCCCATTCTCCCCAGTGCCCCTATCCAATGACGGTTTGTTGGGACAAAACCTTCTGCTCCATACATTGCCCTCCAGGAAGGTCCTGTTAATCCAAGTGGATCATCCTGGGTGAAGGGAACTATATGAAAGTTTATTGGCACTTGAGTGACAAAATTGGTAGCATGACTCCAAAATGGTTGAATACTTTCCGTGAGGAGCTTGATGTCACTGGAGAGCAGCAGGGATTCATTGGTGATCACTCTCTCCTGCCTTTGGATTTTGAACCTGAGGTGGTGATTTCATTAGGTGGTGATGGGACCATGCTTAGTGCCATGCGTAGGACCTATCATATGCACATTCCCTATTTTGGAATCAACTTTGGTGGGATGGGATTTCTTAGCCCTCATGATCCTAATCAGCATGCAATGTATGCAAGTGGTCTTAAAGAATATATCGCTTCACCTAAAGTAATTGGGCAAATGGACCATACAAAGATGATCAAGGAGGTCTTCCAGGGGTCTTACTGTCGTCTTGATACCAAGGATACTTTCCCCCCTTTCTTCAATGACTGCGTGATTACTAATGAAAATCGTGGTCAGGCTTGCCGTTTCGGATTGAAGATTGATGGGTCTGATTTTGGGACCATCACCGGGGATGGCTTGATTATTTCGACTCCAATGGGGTCCACTGCTTATTCATTGAGCGCTGGAGCTTCAATCTGTGATCCTTCACTATCGGCAATTATTATAACCCCTATCTGTCCTCATTCCCTTAGTTTCCGTCCTTTATTCGTGAGTAATGATCGAGGAGTGGAGATTTTAATTAAGAGTGATGGATTTATGTATCTTGATGGTCGGAAGGAAACTCCCGTGTATTCTGGACAGATTCTTAAAATAGGATCCGCCACTATCCCAGTGAGAATTCTTAAGTTTGGTGAACCCCATCTCTATTTCAATACTCTCCATTCCAAACTTGGCTGGGTTGTTGGATAATGCCTTTATTTGATTATGAATGTGGATGCGGTCACCGGACAGAAGTGTTGGTTCCTTCTCCGGATGTTAAAGAGATTGAGTGTCCTCTATGTCAATGTATCGCACGACAGAAGTTTCCAATAAGTACACCGATTTTTGTCGGTGATGGTTGGTTTAAAGATGGATATGCCAAGAAGGGGAAGTAATGTTGGGAGTACAGAAATACCTGCGTTGTGGAAAGACCATCGAGAACCTCTGTGCTGAATTCAGTATCAAGGCTAGAGTTGATCCAGCACTTGGTGTAGTCAGCCTAAATTATGACCAAATCAATTCTGTGATGAGCCTTCAGATTGTCCAGGAATGTCGCGCTCTGATTCTTGAGCTTGATACCTGGGAAGTTCTATCCTGGCCTTTCAAGAAGTTCTTTAACTATGGTGAGGGTCATATTCCAGAGGATTTCGATTGGGGCAGCTTCTCTACTCTGGAAAAGCTCGATGGCTCCCTAATTTCTCTGTGGTTCAAGAAAGTGAGTGATACACCTGGACCTCTTTATCAGGCTTATTTTTCTACCAGAAGCGTTCCAGATGCAAACTGCGGTTACGATGAAAGTGGTGATACCTTTTTGAGTTTGATCAAGAAGACCATCGTCGAAATGGAAGCCAAGTATGGAAATTATAAGGGAGAGTTCCTCAATCATTTCATGACAGGTTATTCCTATGCATTTGAATTGACTACTCCAGAAAATCAGATCGTCGTTCAGCACAATGAACGCTGCTTGACCCTCATTGGAGTGAGGGATCTTGAAACTCTAGAAGAAGTAGACATCTATGAATGGGCTAGGGATACCTACCCATATCCAGTCGTAAAGGGTGTCATGGGACTTAATTTAGAGGCAGTGAAGCAAAAGGTGAGTGAAATCAATCCTCTTGATGAAGAAGGATATGTGCTCATCGACGAGAATTTCAATCGAATCAAGATCAAGAGCGATGCTTATCTCCTGCTGTCTCGTTCACGTGACAACCTGGGTAAATCCGCTCGTGCCCGGTTGGAAATTATCTTAATAGATAAAATGGATGATGTCTGGCCGATCCAGCCCAAATGGATTCAAGAAAAATTAACCAGCATGAAAGAGGCTATCCGAACTCTAGCTCTTTATATCGATCTTCAGTATGTGCAGGTTTGTGATATTGAAGGCCAGAAAGATTTTGCTCTGGAGATCAAGGGTTTACCCTACAAGGATGCTTTGTTCCAGCTGAGGAGCAAGAAGGTGGAATCCGCGATAGACTGGGTGAGAAACTATGGACTCAAGAATTCCCGTAAACTTCTTGATTTGTTGAAAATTGTAGTGGAGGATCTTGATGACCAAGAGTCTGAAGAGAGTTAGCGCACCCGTACCCGTAGAAATGGAAACTGACCGGGTGATCACAGAGATTATTTGCAGGATGGTAATTAAGGGAAAGAAATGAGGACTAGCGATAGTCATCCTATTGAGGTTAGTTGGCTCCCCTACCTTAATATAGGTTTGACTTTTTGTCCGGGTAAGAAACAAACAAATTCTATGACCGGTGGTTGGGATCGTGATATTGATAAGGACCTTGACCGATTGAAGGGTTATTATGGAGTAGACCGTATCATTTGTCTGATGGAATCTGAGGAGTTGGAAGAATATGGGATCCCAAACTATTTTGCAAAAATTGAAGAACACGGTATGCATTGGATTCACCTCCCTTTTCCTAATGACACCTGCCCTCCAGATGCAAGTGCGTTTGTTAGTATTGGCAGGTATTTAAATCTTGAAAAGATAACGACTGTCATTCATTGTAAAGGTGGTATTGGTCGGACAGCAATGTTAGCGGCAGTCTGTTTATCGTTCAATAAACACATCTGTATTGAAAAAGCTCTAGAGGAAATTTCTGAAATAAGACAGGTCATTCTAACGCCAGAACAGCGTAAATGGATGTTGAATAATTTTATGTAAACAGGGATCCAGGGAGGATCTTTGCGGAATCGACCATGGAGGTCAAATGTACAAAGCTATCGTTTATATTGGAAGATTTCAACCACTCCACAATGAACATTTGCAAACTATGAAAGAAGGTCTGCAACTGGCGGAGAATCTGGTAATTGTGTTAGGTTCTTCCTATTGTCCCAGGAACGATTATAATCCATGGAACGAAGATGAACGTGAAACAATGATCATGGGCAGTCTCTCAAAGGAAGATCGATCAAGAATCTTTTTCATTAAGGCCAGGGATACCAAATACAATGACTCTCTGTGGGTTAACACAATTCACAGTGAATTGACTAAGATCCTGGCCGAACAAGAAATAAAAGATTCGAAATTCCCAACTATTCGATATCCAGCCTATGAGGGCCTTCCCGCTCAAGGAGTTGCTATCATTGGTTACGCGAAAGATAGCAGTTCTTATTATCTCCATATGTTCCCACAGTGGGACTTCATTGAACGTGTTGATCAAAAAACCAAATGCTTCAGCGCTTCGGAGTGTCGGAAGAAATATTTTGTGGACTTAAGGGATAAAGAAGTCGCTGGGTCTGCGATCTCGGAGTTGCTGAATGTTCCCCAACATGTAGGAGACTTCCTGGGATTTTGGAAGAACACAGACGCGTATAATTACGTGGTCAAGGAGCTTGAATTCCAGCAGAAATATACGGAACAATGGGAGAAGGCACCTTATAAGCCGATTTTCGTCACCACGGATGCGGTTGTGATTAAGAGCTTTCATGTCTTGATGGTAAGGCGCAAGAACAACCCAGGGAAGGGACTCTTAGCTCTTCCCGGTGGATTCCTTGATGCCACTGAAACCATTGTTGATTCAACCATCAGAGAAGTCAGGGAAGAGACCACTATTCAAATCAGTGCGGAGCAACTGAAAACCTACGTGAAGCAAACTAAGGAATTTGCTCATCCCTTCCGATCTAGACGGGGAAGGACCATCACGTTTGCTTCTTTGATTGCATTAGGCAATGGTGTGTTACCCAGTGTGAGGGGTCGTGATGATGCAGCTGAGGCTCTGTGGATTCCTCTGAGTGAGATCCATGATCTCCGTTCTCAGATGTTTGAAGATCATTATGACATCATCTGTAATCTTGTAGGAATCATGGAGTAACTATGGACAACAAACTGAGCTTTGAGGAATGGTGGGAACAGCTTCAGAAAGAGGTCTATGCCGACATAGACCCAAAAGAATTGGCTCGTGACGCCTTTGAAGCTGGCTCAAGTTATTGTTACTACAATATCAACAGGTGAAATATGAAAGAAATTTCAAGATCTGCAACAGGTCGTTTTCCCTCTGATATTCCTAATCAGAGCAATGTACCCAAGACAGACGAAGGACAGACCTTTCTCAGTTCGTTCAAAGCTGGCTATCCAGAGGTAAGACTTTCTTTCGAAAACTTGGAAGAGCGTGTCATCCGGACCCTTAGTATTCCTGTCGAGCAGATTGATCGTAATAACAATTGGTTCTCTCAGGAAGCCTTTGAGAAGGCTATGATCCCACTTGAGGACAGTAATTATATCTTCCCAGTTACTGACAAAGACGGAGTTGTTACATTTCATGAATTCCAGGGTGTAACATTCACCCATTGCCGTACCACTTTTACTGACTCTCATAGAGTCTCGCCAGAAACCATTCAAGAGGAGAAATCTTGAAACCAACTACTAAGGCCACCAACCCAGCCACCACATCCGTTAAGGAGAAAGCGGCTACTGCTACTCTGCTCGATGTAGCTCCGTTCAAGGGGGTTATTGACACTTTTGCGAAAGCCGGGAATTCCTCCTTCGCGATCCTGATCCCCGCCACGTGGTTCATGGAATTGGATGGGGTCAAGGGGGTGAAACTCAATCGCGAAGCTGCCTACCTGGGCACCTTGTTTAACAAGGATGTCTATGACACCGATCTGAATCAGATCGAGATCCGGTATACTCGTCCGGATGGCACCAGAGGCATCGAGGTCTATAAGTGACATGGGCTTCCTTATTGGCTTCTTCGTCTATGTGATCATGATGAGTGCGGTTATGTTCCCGATTAGAGACATGATTACGGACCCTGTTTCCAAAGACATGGGTCCGATCAGGTTCCGAATGTATCCACTTTGGGTCTATGTCATCTTCGCACCTGTAGTGCTATTAGCCATAATTTTTAATCTTTTGTGGATGTTGCTCGTTGTGGAGTTGTGGAAGTGATTGAAGGTTGGATTTCCCTAGTACTCGCAACAATTTTCATGTTGCGAGTACTAGTTATGTTCCTATTCTACCGCAGATTTACAATCCACCTTGCAAGCGGAGAATCAATTAAGATTGTTTGTACTTACTTTGCCCTTTCTTATAATGAGAGCGGGACAGTAACCGGTTGGCAGATGTCAAGAAAAGATAATGGGAAGACGTTGATTTATGCAAATCCTGCTCTCATTATCGCTGTCACTGACGAACTTCCTTATATTTGGGACTAAGAGGGTTATAATAAAAGTAGACTCAGGGAGAGTCTACAACTAAATCGATCCAGGGAGGATCACAAATGTCAAATCTTTCTAATTCAATTATCGATGTCGACTCATACAAGTTAAGCCATTTCAACATGTATCCGGATGAGACTCAAAAGGTCTACAGCTATTTCGAATGTAGAAATGGTGCGACCTATTCGAACCAGAAATTCTTCGGCCTTCAGTATCTCCTCAGGACCCAGTTGGTGAACCCGGTTACTCAGGAAGATCTAGAGGAAGCCTACGAGATCAGCAAGGAGCAGGGTTTGCCTCTCAACTATGCTGGTTGGCAGTACATCCTTGATGTCCATGATGGGATGTTGCCTCTTCATATCAAGGCTATCCCCGAGGGAATGGTCCTGCCAGTGTCCAATGCATTAATTACCATCGAGAACACGGATACTAACCTACCCTGGCTCACCAATTATGTGGAGACTATGTTGTCCCGTATTTGGTACCCTATCACTATCGCGACCATGAGTCATGAGGCGAAGAAGGTTATCAGTTACTTCAACGAGCAGACTGCTGACAATCCCGGTCTGGTCCCATTCCAACTGCATGACTTCGGTTCTCGTGGAGTAACCTGCCCTGAACAGGCTGCAATTGGAGGAATGGCTCACCTCACAAACTTTTATGGCACTGACACAGTTATTGCTCACCTGATGGTTAAAAAGATATATGGGTCTAAAAACCCTATTAGTTTTTCCGTGAACGCGACTGAACATAGTATCCAGACTTCCAAGGGCCGAGGAGGTGAGAAACAAATATTTGTGGATCTCCTTCATAAATATCCAACAGGAATCCTCAGCGTGGTCATTGATTCTTATGACTATCAGAATTTTATTTCCGGTTATGGACTCGAATTTAAGGAAGAAATCCTTGCCCGAAATGGCAAGCTGGTCTTCCGCCCCGATTCTGGTGACCCAGTTGCCGTGAGTCTCGATGTGATCTCTCGTCTGGATCGGGTCTTCGGCTCTACCATCAACACCAAGGGCTACAAAGTTCTTCATCCCCAGGTTGGAATGCTTTGGGGTGATGGCATCGACATCGAGGACATGGAAGTCATTCTGCAGAATCTCAAGAATAATGGTTGGTCTTCGGACAATATTGTCTTCGGGATGGGTGGTGGACTGCTTCAGAAGGTCAACCGTGATACCATGCGGTGTGCTTTCAAGTGCAGTGCACAGTTGCAGAACGGTAAATGGGTCGATATTTCCAAGGACCCGCTTGACTCGACCAAGAAGTCAAAGAAGGGTCGGCTCAAGGTAATCGAGACTCCCGATGGGATCATCACTGTCAATCAGAATGACGAGCGATACACCGACAGTGAAGATCTGTTGCAGACGGTGTTCCTCAATGGCGAGATCACGAAGACCTACACTCTGGATGATATTAGGGAAAGGAACTGGTGAATATGACATTTAAGAACAGGTTGATATGGATTAGTGTCTCGATTGTGTCTTTCATTCTGCACATGATAGACAACTTTATTTACATCCTTTCTTTTACTTCGATCTCTACTGATTTCTCTTATGACTGGCTGGTGTATATATTGGGCGTACGTGTGTCAATTCTTCTAAAAGATAAAGAGAAAAGAGCTGATGGATGTTAAAGAACACAGCGCCCAAACGGTTCAAAGAACAGAAAGCATCCCTCTCGATTATCAAACGCATGAATGCAATTCTTAAGCAGAAGAGATATAATGGACGCTGACAAGAAAGCTAAGTTGGAAGCAGCAGGTTGGACTGTCGGTAGCGCCCAGTCATTCCTTGGTCTATCTGACGAGGAAGCTGACAAGATCAACAAAGAGGTCACTGAGTTGATCAAAAAGAAAAGAAAAGAGACAGTTGTGGTGGTCGGCAAAATGGTCATCCACGACTGTCGGGATTGTCCCGCTTATTCTGACATAGATGAGTCAGGATATCGGATGCCCTTTTATGATCTCTGCAAATTCAATAATACTCAGATCTTGCATGTGAACGAGGGAATTCCCAGTGAATGCCCATTCGTGCAAATTCGGCAAACGATGCATGAGGCTTTCCTTTTTACGAGAGAACATGATCCCAAGCGAAAGGCTGATTGGTCGATTGTTGATAATACAGCCTGTGCCCATCATGTCTTGGCTGAATTCCTCAATGATCAAGATTACACACAGAAACAATGGGAGGATGTCCAGTTTAAGGCAATTGCTGCTAATGTTATACTTGATGGACAGACCAAGGAGAAATGAACGTGGACATCATTGAGTACCTGCATCAGGTTCTCGGTAAGATCGAAGAGGAAGATTTCACAGTCTCCCTCAACAACGGAAAAACGACAATCAAGAACCTCAGGGTTTACCGAGGTGACTTGGAAGACACGTTCAGTGAACTAGGTACTGGTTGGGATTACACAATCAAGCATGTGATTGATGATTTGGAAGGGGAAGACCAGATGGACATCCTCCAGATTGAGATTTTCCAAAAGCCATCCTAACCGGTCTTCTGAACCTACGGACAGTGTAATCGGCCCCTTCCGGGGCCGATCTGTATAATTGACAGAGATTTCCCCTTGTATTATACTTTATAGTGGGCAATCATGGGAGAATTTCCAATGTCTAGAGGCATCCAAGTAATAAAAAATCTGATTAACATCGTTACCCAACAAAGGGAAATAATTAGGAAGGAAGAAAAATTTAAGACCCAAGAACTAACTGAGCTTCGGAATGAGTTACTCCAGGCTCATAGAATGGAAGTGATAGAACAGAGAAGGTTGCAGAAATCTATCCCCCCTATGGAACGGAGATACTGTATTCTCTCCGCGATGAGAGAAGGCCGTTCAGCTAAGGAGATAATAACTGAATTAGGATTGGGAATCAAATATCAGGATATTCTTTTAGCAGTAGACACGGTTTTTACTTATATCTACTGCCCAGGTCCGAAATCAGGAGAAAAGTATTCAAGATTTCTGGAATTTGCACCATTCTATGAGGCACATCCAGAGTTAAAAATTGATGAAACCCTAAACTGGGAAGAAAGACATTATCGAAGGGAACTCATTAGGACTTGGGGAATGAAGAAACTCCCTGATCGGGCTTACTTTGTTGTCTCCGCGATGAGAGAAGGTCGTTCAACCAAGGAAATAATGTCTCAATTGAAAATTAATTCAGGGACACTGATTGACTCGGTAGAGAGGGTTTTTTCTCTTTGTAAACAAGAATTATATTCAGAATTTGTTCCTTTTTTTGACGCGAACCCTGAATTGAAAATACCCGAACATCCTCGTCGCGATTGGGAAAAAGGGTGCAGTGATCGTTTCGCGGCAGCTTCAATAGCCTATAATGAAGCTGTGATGAAGCGCACTAGAATTATTATGACCTGGGGTGAGAAATGTTCAAGCTGATCTTGGCTCTTGTCTTTTCAGTCACTCTGACCGCGCAGGATAAAGTTGCGGTTTATGCGATGACAGAAGCCACTGGCTATGATGATCAATTGGTGAATCTTTATAGAGGCGATAAGCTTCTGGATCGGGATTCGAAGATTCCCGGAATCATGAACGATCGACTCGATGGCAACGAGAACATTACCTGTATATTAGCTCATGAGAAAGGCTATCGTTATCTGATCTATCTAGAACAGAGCCAGATTCAAAAGACTAACTACGATGTTCCGATTTATACCTACACAATAAATGTCATCGACCTGAAGGAAATGATCAAACTCAGTCAGACCTACCCAACAATCAAAGAATGTTTTGATCCGCGAATGGTTGACCAAATCCAACGGATAATCGGGATCAAGGATTTTGGTCACGTAACAGAAGTAATAGGTGACACAATCAGAATCAATAATCCTATATTCCGTGGTGAACACTATCAACATTATCAAATAATCCGTAATTTTTTCACTGTCGATCTCAATACCGGTGTGAAGATAACCAAACTAACCATCATTGGGTATGGTGTAGGCACTGACTCCGGTGATATACATTTGATCACTGGGGCCAACCTCGTCACTCCTGGCTGCATCGTGAGGGTGAAATGAGATTCCTGCTGAGTCTCCTGTTCTGCCTGGGCCTCTTTGCTCAAAATCCAACCGCGATTGGTGTGGCCCAGGGCACCACCCCGGAAGCTGCAAATCTGGCTCAAATTGATGCAGTCAAGATGATCCTTATTCAATACCGGGCTTCGGTGTCATCATTCTCCAGGGATGTGGTCAAGACCGGCTCCGCTGATCAATTCTCTGCCGGTTCTGTGGTTTATGTGGCCTTCTCTGATATCGCTGGCCTTCGAATCAATAAGACCTGGGTCCAATCCGGGCATTCCTACTGTGAAGCTTCCCTGGATATTCCTACTCTCTACCGAACCACTGAGCAACAGGAAGCGTTACAACGGCATATTATTGACGGTCTATTAGCCAGCCCATTGGATTCGGACAAGATTGTCTACTTGAAGACCGCTTGGTCCAACTATCTGGACATGAAGCATCAGTCGGAAGTGTTTGGGTTTAATATCCCATTCAGGGATTACAACCTCTATCCCAGGCTCGAGGATTTCCGGCTCACTTACAAATTTTCAAAAGATTGTGCGAACATAGCACCTAAAAATCCACAATGGTGGGCTGGTTCTGCGGTCATTGATCCTCAGACAATCATCCGGATTATTGCCGCGACAGATAATTCCCGATCCACAAGGGTCATGGAACTGGAGATTATGGGTATGCATGTTGCGAAATCTATGATGCTGTCGCCCTATGTCAACGCTGATGAGATAGCCCTTGATGTATTACTCAATGGAAAGCCACATACAATCCGGGAGCGGTTCCTGGCAGGTGATGGATTTCCTTCTGAATCTGACATGATAAGTGTCATGTCCAGGGCGTTAAGGGAGGAACTTGACAAATTGAAATGATTGTATTATAATTTAGTGTGTAGTAAAACCTCATTTCCCAGGAGAAATCCAATGAAAAGGCACCTGCTCACCCTCCTCTCTCTCGTCCTCTTCTTCTGCGCCGTGATCGTCGGCTGCTCCAAGCCAGCACCAGCACCTGCTCTGACTCCCCAGGCTGCAGTGGTCCAGGAGCAACTCTCGGATGGTCCTCTCCTTCCGGTGACCACCACCAAGACCAGGAATGCTCCCTACTGGATCGACAATGCCGACAGGGATGGACACCTGAACGCAGTCGGCATCGCGAAGCCCAATTCCAACAATGATAAATACATCCAGCGGTCCCAGGCGGTAAACCGGGCCTACGCAGCCCTGGCACAGAAGCTGCAGCAGCAAGTGGACAGCCTCTACCAGGAACTGAACACCACGGTCGATACCGGCAAGGTGATGGCGACCACCGACACCAAACTGACGATCCAGACCTTCGTGTCCCAACAGATGAAAGGGGCTACGGTTTCCTACTTCTGGACTGACACCGATGGAACCCTCTACGTTCTGGCCAAGCTGAGCGACCACGCCAGCTACGACGTCCTGAACTCGGCACGGCCCGACCTCGCTCAGGCCATCAAAGAACTCGAAGCCAAGAAGGCCCAGTAATGGCCACTCCGGAACTCAAAGATATGACCTTCGACCAGCTTGTTGCAGAACAAGCTGGTCGTTCTCTCATGATGCTGGGTGAAGGGACGAGGATGAAGTCAATCATCTTCTCGGCCATGGATATCGCCCTTCAATGGAGGGCAGAGCGGGATAAGATCACTCCCTTCCCTGAACTACTCAACTTCATAAAGGCGCGGGATGCAAGGGATGAGGGGACCTCAGGAGGCTTCTGCGCTGACAGATTAGTAGACGCTGAAGCTGACGCCTATAGCTTCCTCAAAGCCAGGGTCACAGACCCAGCCGAAAACCAAATAGATTTGATGGTAGTATCGCGCAAATTCCAAAGTTGATCCCCAGATTACTGTCAGCCCCAATTCCTCCCCTATTGCTACCAGTCAGTTTTGGTTAGCAATAGGGGAGAAAAGTATGGAAGATTGGATTGAAGGGTTTAGAGAAGCTCATTCACAACTTTTTGAAGGTATTCATCCCTGTAACTACGGCTGTGGAGAGGGATGGAGGCCCATCCTTGAAGAATTGTGTGCCAAAATTGAAGTGCTGGATCCAACTGTTAGAATCGCTCAGATCAAAGAGAAGTTCGGAGATCTAAGATTATATATTGATGGTGGAAGCGAAGAGGTCTATGATCTTATTCGTGAAGCCGAAGAGAGGTCCAGTGTCACCTGTGAATATTGTGGTGCACCTGGAATTAAGGATTATACGCGGTGGATCAAAACTCTTTGTCCTGCATGCATGGCAAAAAGACATTTAGAATACAAGGCGGATGGACTCGATGAGCAGTGATATCATTCATAACGCAATTAGGGTGGCGTTTGATCGTAAGTTCTTCATTGGGAAACATGTTGATCCCAATCCTGGTGATGCGATCAAGCGTATGCAACGTGAGGGAGTAGACTTTTCGGAAGTGACTGCGAAAGACTGTGATGCTCGTGATGAAGACATTAGAGAGCTAGTCCCTAGCAATGATCTCGATAAAGCGGCAAAATTGGGACGATATTTAAGAAGACAGGATAAGAAATGAACGACTTGATACGAATTGAAAGGTGACCCATGGACCGTTATTTCCTATCCATCACCCTGGCAGGTGAGAAGATTGAACGTGAAGTCTCTGTTGAAGAGTTCTGTAAGGCTGAACGCCAAGCTGGGTTCCGTCCGAAAATGGCAAGTGATAATCCACGCTATATGACCACCCCTGCGATGGGTGGATTTGGTTCTACGATGTCTGGTGTTTCTGGGCGCACGGAATATTCTCCTGATTAAAGAGGTTGTAGTGCATAAACTATTGAAGAAGATTACTACCGTTTATTATCACGCTGGTTGTCCTGATGGGATCGCCAGTCGTGAGATTCATAGGAAGTTTGCTTATTTAATGGATTTTGGTCCCATTGAATATCTTCCCTTCGTCTATCCTGGACCTCTGCCCAAGGACATGAAGCCAAATACCCTGTATGTTGATTGTTGTCCTCGTGATGCGGAAGGAATTAGCGTTACTTTGGACCTTGGTGGTATTATTCTAGACCATCATGATTCTCGTAAGGAACTGCTGCTGTCCATGAAGGAGAAATACCCCGATCAGGTTGTCTATGGTGAGAACAGTAAATGCGAGTCTGGAGCTACGCTCACCTTTAAGGCTATGCTAAGTCTGTTCCAAGAGTACTGCCAGGAGAAGGGCTTATCCCTCTTTTTCTCTACGGAGAAATTAATATTCTCGATGGAACGGTATGCGACATTGACAGCAATCAGCGACACGTGGCATACTGAATCACCTGAGTTTTCTCGATCCAGAGCATTGGCTCATTACATCTTCCTACAGGGAGATGACTGGGATGGTATTCCTTCAGAATTAGATATTAACATGTCAGTGTCTATTTATGGTTCCTATTTGAAGAAGCTTGAGCGAGAGGCTGATCGTATTTACACGATTGATCTGTCCTGGATGCCTTGGGCTTCCGATGGTGGCGGAGCCTTCAAAATAGGGTTCATGTGCGGAGACAACACCAGCGATATTGCAGAGATCCTTCGTAACAGAGGTTATGATCTTGTAGTTGGATTTGCGATCACTATGGCAGGTGATAAGCCTGTCCTCAGGTATTCATTGCGAAGTAGTAATAAATTGGATGTCAGCAAATTCTGCGTTAAATATGGTGGAGGGGGTCATAAGGCAGCTGCTGGAATGACTCTTGACTACATTGGTCAGCACCCGATTTATTATTTTGTTGAGTTACTACAGGAGAACTAAATGCAAACAAATACCGAAATTAATACATTGGCTGAGGCACTCGCCACCCCGGAAGCTCAGGCGCAGCAGACCCTTGTCCTTCATACTGATCCTATCCCAGAAACCTCCGGGATTGGTAATTCAATTCAGATCCTACGTGCACAGGATAGAATGTTCTATCATATGAACAATTGTCCTGGTGATCGCAGGGATGTTGCTGGCACCACTTATATCATAGGTAAAACTGGTTCCTGGCAGCGAGTGATTCCCAAGGTTCACCGCAAGAAGGGTAAGAAACCCTTCAATTCTGTGCGTAATTCCCGTAAACTTATGAAAAAGTAACCACTGGCTAAAATTGAATTGACCCCTGACCGGGGTCAATTCATATAGGTTAATATAATACAAACCAGGGACAAAATCAAGTTCATTAGGGAGGGATAATGGGTTCCGAGTGGAACAAATTATTACGGGGTGATCTTGGTGACTTTTTCAAGCCAAGAGCAGAAAAGGAATTGGATTTGATCAAAGCTGCAAGGGAAGAGGGTAAAAAGCAGAGAGAAGCCGCTGTGGATATCAAGATCCATGTTTATTATATTTTGATTGGCGTACCCTGTGTGGTGCTAGTCCCAAGCACCAGTGATCATTTTGAGGAAATTCTCAGATATGCCAATATTACCAGTCTTAAATATCCCTTCGTCATCATCCCTAGGGGCCGGTCTAATAAAATTACTTCTGCGTTGCAAATACTCAAAATTCTGGAGGATTCATGCAGTTAACCTATGGCAATGTCGTTGTTTATACTTCAGAGACAGATCCTGAGTATCAGGAATTATATCTGGTAGTGGATGAGGAAAAACAGTTAGGTATGAATAGCCTGGGGGAGATTTCCCCAATTACCTTCATTAATCATAGTTCCCATGCTGGGGCTTCCGTTTATGGAAAGACGGACTCTGAATGGAGAGGGTTCTATCAGCAATTTGTTGACGAATTGACTGAATGGGAAGAATCTGTAAGGCAGGATACGATGAAAGCCAAATATCATCTGTCCAAAATTGATCCAATTATTCCGAGATGCTTTTAACGGGAGTCTCGCCGTAGACTGGGACGCTAAACAAGGAGAACTATGAATCCAGTAAGTCGTTATATCAAGTTTGGGCCAAAAGATCTGGTGTTTGTGGAACAGAACGTAACCCATTTCACCACGAAGACTACAAAACCAACCATCTTCAGCATGAACAACTATTTATTGTTCGATGAGAGCGGATCCATGTATGGGGTGATCCAGACTCTCTGTGATCATATGAAGAAACGCGTCAATACTCTGCCTATCGGTGATACAGTCACTCTTGGTTGGTTCAGTGGGCAGGGTAGTTATCGCTTCATTGTGAAGGGTTTCCGCATCAGCACTCCAGCGGACTATGCAACCATTTGCAAGATTATTGATCAGAACTGCACGACTCGTGGGACCACTTGTTTCTCCGAGATCTTGTTCGACCTGAATGAAGTGATCGATGAGGTCACCGCTCTCAACAATCTGCCAAATTCTCTGACCTTCTTCACTGATGGCTATCCGGTCGTCTCCAGCTACAACAAAGAGATCGCGGATATCACCAGTGCGATCAGTCGGGTTGCATCGAAGATCACTTCTACTCTTCTGATCGGATATGGAAGCTACTACAACAAGCAGCTAATGACCTCAATGGCCGAACTATTTGGTGGCTCATTGATTCACAGTGAGAGGATTGGTGAAGAATTCTCCAACCGAATGCACAATTTCACCAGGGACGCACGTGAGAACAGCGGTCGTATCACTCTGGTCGTGACTGGTATGAATCCAGAATCTATTGCCTTCAGCATCAATGGTGATCAGATTGTCTACTACAACACCAGCCGGAACGATATTCTCTACACTCCTTGTCAGGGTGAGAACTTCATCTACTTCCTAACCACCCACGTGCCTGAAGGAGCAGTAGAATACAAGGGATTCTCAGGTAAGACAGCTGAAGGATTGACGTCTGATTCTTTCGTGAAGGGAGCGTACGCTCTCGCTTATGCTCTGACTCAGGCGACCAAAACCGATCTGGCTCTGGATCTACTGGTTAAGATTGGAGACATCGCGGTAATCGATCGAGTAGTCAATAGTTTCACCAACACAGAATACGGAGTAGCTGAAGCCAACATTTTGGATTGTGTGACCACTCCATCCAAACGCTTCATTGCCGGTCGTCACACCAACTACCTTCCCCCTGCGGATGCGTTCTGTCTCAAAGATGCTATTGATTTGCTGGTGAGAGATGACAACGCATTCTTCTATCCCTGCGATGAGTCGTTCGAATATCAGAGGATCGGAAGAAAGGCAAAAACCAAAGAAGGATACCCGGAGTTCAAGAAAAATATCTCTTCAAAATGTCCTTTGAGTGATCTGGTCTACCACGAATCTCGGCTTAACCTGAGCATCCGGACCCGAATCGAAGGAACAGTAACATTGGATGAAAAGGCCGAAGAGCAGAATTTCTGCAAGAACTATCGGACTTTTATCTGGAGAAACTACACGATCGTTAAGGATGGTATTCTCAATCTGACCACCCTGCCTCTGTCAATGAGCAAGGCGACCTTCGACGTACTCCGGTCTAACGGTATGATTATGGCCGACAAGTGCTCAACACTTACTCCTCCCCCTCCCCAGTGGCAGGAAGGGGAAATTTATTCCGTCAAGCTGGATACCGTGCCGGTCATGAATCGCAAGATTGCGGAAGGTAACACTTCAGCCAAGTCCCTGGCCCAAGCAGCAGTGAAGGAACTGAAGCTTGAGGCCCAGCAGAAGGTGGTCCGCAACTTCCTTGGCAAGTACAAGCAGCTTGACAAGACCGCCGTAGGACCCTTCACTGCCGGTCAGAAGACCTATCTGGAAGGCTTCGGAATCACTTCCAACGGGTTCAACCCGCCTACTGAGACTCTGCCAGCCGAGGACTTCTACGAGGCCCTGGAATTCGAGATCAAAATCAAAGGATTCTCGAGTCTGCCCAAGGTTCCTGACGTCATCGCGAAAGTGGCAGCCAAGAAGATTCATACTGGTCCAGAACAGCTGATGCTGGCGATGATCAAGGAATGCGAAGATGTTGAAGCCCTTCATGGTGATAACGCGGCTGTAGCGGTAGCAATCTTCGAGGGAATACTGGCGAAGATCAAACAGGAGCTTGTTGAAGTTCGTGAAAAGATTCAATCGACCAAATTTGCGCTGCTTTTAGGCAAGAAGTGGTTTGATGAGTTCAGTTCACGTGATGACTCCAGTTTGACCGTAGATGGCAAAGAAGTAACTTTCTCTCTGCGTACTAAGCGGGTGGAATTTTAATGTCAGCGCTCCATGAGACTCAAGAATACCAAGAGGCTTTACACTTCTGTACTAACAATGGAATGGAAATAATTGTCAGACAGATGGCTAGTGATATGATCAGAATTAAGGAACTTCAGGAACAATTGAAGTACCCGGTTCCAGATCCTGATTCAATCTAATCGAAGATGCCCTCGTAATTGGGGGCATCTTCATGTCTGTTAAAAAATAGAGGGCTAATTATGGACAAGTTTGTTGGTTATTTGTATGAAAATGGGGACAGAAGATTTTGGGGTAAAGATCCTTTCAGCTGGACTAAATGTTCTGATGAGCTTCCCCCCAAAGATGAGACCGTGGTCCTCCTGTGGTTTGATAAACTATCCGAAACGGGTGGTTATGAATATTGTCACGGTTTTGGCACTCCAGATGAATATGACAATACTCTGGATGCGATTACTGATGGCTGTGTGGTTGGTTGGATGCGGTTACCTGCAAAACCCGACTGGTATCCGATGAAGGAAGAGGAATCTAATGATCAGGTTTGAAAATCTACACATAGAAGGTGGACTTAGTTTTCGTGATTCCGTCGACTTTCCACTAGCTGGTCAGGGTTTGACTAAGCTGATTGGTAAGAATCTAGATGATATAGGTAGTAACGGATCTGGTAAGTCCAGCATTGGTGATCTGATGTCTCATATCATCTTCGGCACTACAGCCAAGGGAATCAAGAAAAATCAAATTATCTGTAATTATACCGATACTGGTTATCTTGGAATCCTTACTGCTGATATTGATGGGAAGAAGATTAAAGCTCTGCAGTCCCGGCAGCACAAAAAGGAAGGGACCAAGGTCCAGTTATTTGCGGATACCCTCCCGATGCATGTGAAGGGTCTTGAAGAGTCTCAGGCCCTGGTCGAGAAGATGTTCAGATTGACTTTGGATGAATGGCATGCTACTACCCATTTCTCAAGAAATGAACCCCATCTGTTCATCAAGAGTACCGGCAATGACAACAAGAAAGCCATGCTGGCCCGAATCTTCAGCCTAAACTACCAGCAGTATCGGGAGGAGGCCGAGGAAAAACTGAAACTGACCAGGGAAGAGCTACTCAAGCTCAAGAACAACCTGAGTGCTTCTAAACAACAGTTAGAGACTACCTTGATGGAGATGGGTAATCCTGATCCAACCGTTAAATTAACTGAAATTAAGGGTTGGGAAACTGTCATCGCTGATACTAAGAAGATTGTTTTGGATTTACAGAAGGCTATCGACGACTTCGATAAGGCACGGAACACCCAGATTAAATACAATAGTCTCAAAGAAATGATCGAAAAGAGCCTTTCAAATTTGGGAGAGTGGATTGGCCAGATCCCTACCTATGCTGAGGTTGAAGCAAAGATCACTACTCTTGCGGACACGATTAAGCAATACAACGAGACTATCGTCCAATATGAGACTTTTATCACTTGCTTAAAGGATCGAGATTTTCTGATCACGGAGCTTAAGAAATTTGATGTTCCCGGCTTCAATCCTGTCAGTGTCGCAGATCAAATCACAGGGTTGCAGAATTATCTAACCGATCTCAACAAATTTGATATCAGTCTGCTGCGGAAGTATAACAACTTGAGGGCTACGCTTGTTCCAACCTCAGATCCAGTTGCTCTAGAAAACAAATGGCGAGAATTAGAGACAGAATTTGGGAAGGTTCAATATGAGTCTCTCGATCTAAGTAAACAATTTGAGGGGGTTAAATCAGGAATTTGTATCACTTGTGGGCACGAGATCGCGGTTAAAGACCTTGGAGAATTGGAAAGTAAACTTGGTAATATCAGACAGAAATTGTCTGAAATAGCAGTGGAGAGTACCAAGACAAGAGAGGCATGGGATAAGGCTAGGAATGAATGGTCCTATTACAATCAAGCTAAAGCCCAACTTGATATGTTGGCTCCTACTTATGAGAAGGTGAATGAGGAAGACCTTAATCAATACAAGACCAACACTCAGGAGCAAATTAACGCTCTCACTCTCCAGGAGCAGCAGTTCCAATACTGGAAGAGTCTGACTGAACGGTCTGCCCAGTATGTGAGTCTTAAGGAATACACGGTCGAGCAATACGAGATTGCTCTATCCGGTGCCAAATCAGCCCTGGATAAAATCAAGAACACCCATCTTGGATATTCTCAGTTGAGACTAACTGTTAATCAATATGAGATGTTGGATCCAATTGCCATTGATCCAAATTTTGATCCTTTAGTGGTCAGAGCCAAGATCAACGGTCATCAAGAAAGTCTGGAATCAGGGTTCAACGTCCTAGGAAGACTCAAGAAGGAATATGAACTGCTGATGGACACCCTCAGTAAGCTCAACTCAATCAAAGGGCGAGAGGGCGAGATTACTGCCCTGGAGAACATGGAGCAGGTCTATAGTGGTCTGACCTACGCCTTTGGTCCAAAGGGTTTGATTGTGGAGCGGTTGGGCGTAATTTGCGAATTCTTGACCGAACGGGTCAACTTCTATCTGCACCAGATCATGAAGGATCAGGTAGTGATGAAGTTTTATATGGATGGTGATAGCATCGACTTGGATATCTTCTTTAAGGGAGAGACTAGGGGATCCGGAAACCTGAGTGATGGAGAACGGGCTAAGGTTGGTTTGGCTTGCATGTTCGGGATGCGTAGTCTGCTTCCTTCATCTCATCAGAATAATATCATGATCTTGGATGAGGCAGATGCTAACTTTGATGACTCAATTCGGATAGAATTGCTCGAGATTTTACAGAGTATCATTGATAATTCGAATATTGATAGCATTTTTGTTGTCTCTCATGCTGATGTCGTAAAAGATAGCATGTTATTTAAAACAACCTTCGATATCACCAAGAAGGATGGTTGTAGTACCCTCAGCGTCTACTAAGGAGAATAGATGAAAATCAGACAGGGATTTGTTTCTAACAGTAGTTCCAGTAGTTTTTTGATTTATGGAATAGCTCTAGAGCGCAATGAAATCATGGACAAACTGAGTAGAGAACTGCTTAAGTCGATGTTCATTGAGAGTCGAAAAGGGACTTATGAGGAAGAATTTGAAATTATTGATGAAGATCTCGATAATTTTGATCCCCCTATCTATGATGTTGTCGAACATCTTGGCGTAGATTACCATCATCCCTACGATGGGAGTACCTATTACTTTGGTTTATCCTGGGATGAGGTGGGCGACAATGAGACTGGTGCCCAATTCAAGAAACGAGTCGAAGATTCCATCAAAGGGGTTTTCATTCTTGACTCTGGTGAGACATTTGGTACCCATGAAGAGGCGTGGCATGACTAATTATCCCGATGGTGACGTAGAATTCAACCGCATTCACAATGACCCCAAATACAACTCCAGTATTCATTTTCAGGCTGGGGGTGCTGATGATGTCCTGGTGATTGATAGAGATGGAATGCTCTACAAGGGCAAACGGATCGAGGATGCTGGTGAAGCATATGCAGCATTTATGCAGATGATGGGACAGATGAATAATCAGCCGAAGATTCGCGAAGCCGCAAAGAAGCTCTATTATGCTGCCCATTGGTCTGCGGATCGTGATGTGGAAGAGAACAAACTATGGGAGAACCTACGCGATGCCCTGGGACTGGAGCCTGGGAATTCTCCAGAGGAGATCAAGAATGAAAATTAGAAATGGATTTGTCTCAAACAGTAGTTCTAGCAGCTTCTGTATTTATGGGGTCTGTGTAGAGCGCGGTGATGAGAAACATGTGTTCAGCGACGAGATCATTAAATCTATTGTTGCAGAACAATTAGATATGGTTCCTAGAGAAGTCTCTGACGAGACAATCCGTAATTTCGATCTCACCGAGGTTGACGATCTCGAATATATTCTAGCCAAGAGTATTGGTACTGATTGCTGGCGAGGTGAGGAAGCCTTTTATTTTGGCCGTAAATGGTGCAGAATTAAGGATGACGAGACAGGTGCACAATTCAAACAGTCCATCGAAGAAAAGCTCCGTGGAGCCTTTAAGAAAGAACCGAAATTCGAGACTCATGACGAGGTTGTTTACAGTTGAAGGTTGTTAAACAAAGTGAGGTGAAAAATGGCACAGATCGTTCCTGCCCAGAAGGGCTTTGAAATCGTTGGACTCCCAGATGAGGGGGTCCCCGATATCCGCCAGGGTGCTTGGCTTGATTCCACCCATCTGAGAGGGGTTAAACGTCGCCAGGGTCGCACCAAGTTCACTCCGCTCCGGTTCCCTGATCAGGCCAGCGCTCTCCGGTATTGTCAGCGTCGGAACATTGAAATCACCGAATAATTTACCATGAGGCAGAAATGCTCAGAATCAGGGAATCCTCTATCATCAAGTCCGTGAGGTCGAAGAACTATAACTTCGATTTCGACAAGAGGACTGGCTTTTTCGCCCGATGGGGAACGACAAAAGAGGATGATCCCTCCATGGCTCCTGCTCCGGAGATTCTCGATTTTGAGATTTCGTATGGTGGCGACTGTCTGGGGAATTGTCCAATGTGCTATAAGGACAATTCTGGCCCTCAGCCCACCGTTAATCTCTCATTTGAGGATTTTAAGACAATCCTTGATAAGATGCCTCCGCTACTTACCCAGGTAGCGTTTGGCATCATGAATATCTCCACCAATCCAGATTTCTTCAAGATGATGGAGTATTGCAGAGAACGAGGTATTGTTCCTAATTACACCTGTCATGGTCTGGATGTTACTCCTGAGATCGCTGAGCGAACGGCTGCGCTATGTGGTGCGGTGGCTGTTTCTGTGTATGATAAGGAGAAATCATACAACGCTATCAAGATGTTTACTGATGCTGGCATGAAGCAGGTCAACATTCATTGCATGCTGTCGGAAGAGACATTCGGCTTTGCCAAGAAGATTGTGTATGATATTCATACTGATATCCGGCTGGAGAAGCTTAACGCTATTGTGTTCCTGGCCTATAAGCCAAAGGGCCGGGAAGGTGGCAAGAAGTTCTTTCACACAATCAAAGATCCTGAGAAGTATAAGGAACTGATTCAGTATTGTACCGATCTGAAAGTGAATTGGGGTTGTGATAGCTGCTCTGCTCCGATCGTGCTCCAGGCATTCCAAGGAACTGGTCGCTATGGATCGGTGGCTCCCTTCATCGAGCCTTGTGAATCATCTTTATTCAGTTCATACATTAGCGCTGAAGGGATGTTCTTCCCTTGCAGTTTCACGGAAGGTGAATCGGGGTGGGAACAGGGACTCGATGTTCTCCATTGTGATAATTTCGTCCAGGACATCTGGATGCATCCACGAACAATTGCTTTCCGCGAGAATCTGATTGGTAGCTGTGAGGGCTGCTCAGGATGTCATTCTCAAAAAATCTGCAGAAGCTGCCCTGTGTTCGATATTACCGGCTGCGTCATTCCACGGGAGGATTAATGAGAATCAGATCTGGCTTCGTCAGCAATAGTAGTTCCAGTAGCTTTATCATCATTGGTTTCAAGATGAATCCCTACGCACCTGAGGCTGTGGAGTTCCTGAAATCCATGGGTGATACCAAGATTGGGACGTTCGAGGACGAAGATGATGAGATGGACTACATCTATGATACCTATACGTCTAAACATTGTAAGAAAGGGACTGAGCAATCCCCTTATCGATTCGCTGATGATTACTTTGGGATCGTTCTATTCAATAAGAGCAACGAGGGTGACTATATACCCAATGGGGAAATAAGCGCAGAGGATCTCATGCGAAGGTCCATTGAAATTGCCATTAAGTTTGGGAAGGACCTTTCCGAGGTCAAGTTATACTATGGGACCTATTCCAGCTAGGAGTTTAGAATGAAGATCAGAACTGGTTTTGTCAGCAATAGTAGCTCTAGTAGCTTCGTGGTTGCATTTTCCTACGAGAACCCCACCGTTGAGCAGATCCTTGAGGTTTTTAAGCCTAGGGCTTACATGTCGTATAGTTGTTTAATTACCGGCCAAGAGATCGGCAATGCCCTGGTGCGTGACACTCAGGAACAGAAAGGTATTTTGATCTGTGAAGACAACCTGGGTGAACTATCTGGTATGGTCAATGATGACTGGGAGTTCAATGAATGTTTACAGGACCCCTGGTATCAGAAGCTTGCGATTCTTATTAAAGAGAGATTCGCGGAACTGAAGAAAGAGGAACCGGAATCTAGCATTGAACAAGAGGGGTGGAAGATCAAGCAATTCGTTGATAATTTCACTGACAACCTTGGTAATAGTGACCTGCATAATTGGATCAAGAAGAATGAAAGTCAGTATGCATTTGCCTATTCTTACTGTGACGAGGGTGGGGGCTGTGGGAGTGCATTGGAGCATGGTGATCACTGGAATAATGTTCCAAAGGAATCACTCTTATATGAAAGTCATCATTAATGAAAACTTATGTTGTCATTATCAAAGACCTTGAAGGAGAGAAGATTCTCTTAGAATATGGTCGAGATCTTCTAATTAGCCGATCCATTTTAAATAAGACTGAAGAAGAACAGAGTGAGTTACTTTGGTTTTGGGCTAATAAAATGTATTCTAATCTTGAATATCAAATGGGATGGAAGGGAGGTATAATTAATTTTACTCCCCCTGATGGTGGACCAGATGATAGAATGACCATTCGTGGTGTATCTTATTTAAATCTTAAAGAGGAGAATAAATGAAGATCAGACAGGGTTTCGTCAGCAATAGTAGTTCCAGTAGTTTCATCGTCATCGGCAATAGTGGCAGTTTCGAAGATCTTCCCGATTTTATTGGGCTAGATGACGTTCTTGAATGTGGTGACGCAATTGGATCCACCGAATTTGGTTGGGGTCCTGATACTCTGTATGATATGGGTAGCCGGATTAATCTCTGCGCCATACAGGCTCTTAGGAGAGGATATTGTGATGAGGGCGAAGGTGAAATAATCAACCAGGAACGGAAAGATAGTATCCTTCGTGTAATTAAAAAGCATAATCCAGAGATCTGTGATATCACATTCAAATCAGAATGGGCCTATATTGACCACCAGTCCGTCGATGAACTGGCTGAGATGTTCGAATCAGATGACACACTGGAACGGTTCATTTTCGATAGTGGTTCCTATATCAAACTGGACAACGATAACCATTGAGGGCAATATGTGGAGTGGTTGGGCTAACCCAAAGTATGATCGAATAATCACGGTGATCTTTGTGGCCATTGCTGCAGCTTTTGGATTGGGGATCGTTGCAGCAATATATCTTCCTCAACTATGGCATTGGCTAATACCAATTATTCATCACTGGGCTTCCTAAAGGTTATTTGGAATAGTCCTAGGAGTCAGTCCCGTGAATCTGAATGAGAAAGATTACGATATTAAAGGAATCAAGTTCTGGCAGTCTTTCCTTGATCGTCTTGGAAGTTACAGTGGTGTTACTCATACTGCCGTGGTCCATAAGATCAAATACTGCAGTAATCACATTGAGATTGAGTGCACGAGTCCACGCTCGATTATTACTCTGTTAAATTTGTTATTCCAGGCATATGAGAAGGATGGAAAGATTATCTTACCTGACGGTGGTTTAGCTGGCTATCGTCAGTTAAAATGTCTGTGGTTGTATATGACTGTGCTATTTGAAGATCAAGAGAATAGCTTACTACTGCAAAGTTTCATCAACCACTACTATCCAGGCAGTCTCAGATTGTTCACTACCAGATTCCTAAAACATTTGAACAAGATTGTTGACCTGGAAGGGATTGTAAGAAGTAGTGGCGTCCAGGATGTAGATTTTACCGAGACTGGGATGCAGTTCACTTGGCCCATTATCTTCGGGAAGACCAAACAGGAGATTCTTGAGGGGAACATTTCCGGCTTAGTATTCCAGCGGGACGAGACAAGGGAATTAGAAATTCTAGATGTCAGCTTTGATTTCTGTTGGGCTGCACTATCTGGATCATCCTGGGCCGGGAATATTGATGCTTTATTTGAGGATGAGAGTCTCCCATTCAAGCATCTGAAAGAGCATGAATTTTCAAAATTGGATAAGGATGACTTTCTCTATTGTAGGGACAAGGTAGAAGATTTAATGAACAATATGATATAATAAAAGGAAAGGAGTCCCAGGTGGTTAGATTGCACTTTATTGCGACAGTTAAAGAAATCAGCAGAGAAGGTATTAAGAAGAACGCTAGTATTGCTGATGATAATACTTACCTTTATTCACGTAAAGAAGGAATGACGGGAGAGCGTATTGTTCGTGATGCCTATATGCAGTGTCCTGAATCCATTTTCCAGAAGGTTGTTGCTTCCCATCTTGAAGGTCTTGCGGAATACACCGATACCCCTTTCCCGGATTATTTACCCAAAGTCCAAGCAGCTATCCTTACCAGTAATCGCAGAAAGATCTGGATTGCCTTCGATTTTGCTGAATCCCTTGGTGAAATGTATACTCTTAAAGAAATGTTTGAGTATATTTTCAATGTAAATATGGGATTTGACATCGATCCAGAATTTCAATCCTGGATCGAATCTTATACTCCTGCCGAAAAAGATATTGCAATTCTTGAAAAGGCAAGACGCAAGAACCTATAGACCCCGCCAATTGGCTTAGCAAAGGAACAAATGGTTGACTTTCATAACTATCAGTTGCCACCGGGATCTCGATGGCGACAAATGACTTTTTGGGATCCCCTACTTGGTTGTACTCCTGTATCTGAGGGCTGCAGATATTGTAGTTCTGCTCGTGCTGTTGACGAAGAACTAATCACCTGGAGAGATGGTCTGCCCCATTTCTGTGGCAAGGTCAAATGGGATGAATCAGCGTATGAAGACGCTGAGTTCTACCCCGAGAATTCCCAGGTTTTTGTCTGTGGCAGAAGCGATTTGTTTCATGAGGCTGTCTCTGATGAGATCATATTAAGGATCATAGAGGCCGGAAGATTGCGGCCTGACTGTTTATTCTTTGTTATCACTAAACGTCCGGAAAGACTACACGAGATTTGCTCTAGGATTGATGTTCCTGTGAACTTCTGGCTCGGTATCACTGTCGAGAATCAACGGGTAATTGACCGATTGAAATGCTTCGAAGGGGTGAGAGCCACTCGTGTTGTAAGTGCCAAACCTCTGCTCAGCAATATTGATTTTTCTCCCTATATGAATCTGTTTGACATGATTATCGTAGGTGGAGAATACAACTACTTGGATCTCGATCGATCGCGTCCTATGAGTCTTAATTGGGCGAGATCAATTCGTGATACCTGCGTCAAACACAACAAACCTTTTAGCTTCCATAACTGGGGCAGCTGGATTCCTTGTTCGGAAAAAGAATCCACCAGGGTTGTTGATGGTCATTTCATGAAGCACCACGATAATTCTGAGGGTGCTTATCTCCTGGATGGTGTCAGTTGGGACCAATACCCACAATCATAGGTTCTTGGGCTACTCACTATTGGTATCCTGAATTTAGAGACAACGGTGATATTGACTGTTATGTTGCACCACAATTTTGCAAATTTTTGCGGGAAAAGAAATTTGATCCCCAAGCTTACACACGGATCAATGGACTTCTGGATGTTTGCAATTTGGAAGGTCCACTAATAGAAATAGATGGAATCTGGTTTAAAATAGCCACACCAAAAATGTTGTTGGCTATCAAACGAGTCCATATTTCATTAACGCTCAAATGGTTGAAGAATATCTCAGACTTTGTGTGGCTGGCCCAGCAAGGCGTCAAGATAGACACTGAGACAGCCAATGCCTTCCACCAAAGAATGATCTACATGCATGAACAATTCTCTGATGAAAATGGAAATGAAGTTATACCCGAGGATATCTCACCCACTGAGTTAGCCACTCTCGTGGAGTGTCGTCGTGTCAGTCCAACTAAAGCTGCAGAAATTTTTATACAGAATTGTGGTCTGGACTTAAAAGATTACTTAATATAGGAGGGTCTATGAAGACTCGCAGCGGTTTCGTCAGCAATAGTAGCTCTAGTAGCTTCGTCATTCTGGGATTTGAGATCCCGAATAGAATGGATCCACCAGAGGAGGGTGAATATAGCGTCGTCCAGACCGATTGTGACACGACTGTCTTCGGCTGGAAGATCAACGATGGGGGTGAATTCCTGGATTACAATGAGGTTTCCTGGGAGGAATTAACTAAGGAAGCCAAGGCTATCTCCAGTAGGTACAAGATTCCGATGGAGAAGATTAAACTCTATACCGGGACCAATAGCAATTAGGGTCTAAGCTTGACAAGCTCGTTAAGATTCTCTATCAGCACTCTTTGATGCTGAAGATTTGTAAAAATATCCTGCATAATTGAATCTCTAAGAGTACCTGATGAGTATAGGCTAGGACTAGAAACAAACTCAGCCCCACAATTTGAACCTAGCATAGGCTCTAGATTCATAAATACCTCTTTACTGGGAAGAAATGGTGAGCCTGATTCCGTTTGTCTGGATTTTGCATTCCTGGACACTTTGAGCATTGGGACCTCCAGGAAAAGTTTACATCTGGGAAGCTACGAGGTCAAGTGTTTCTTATTGTGAAATACGAAAAGGCCCCTCTGCAGGGGCCGGGTTATTAGACTGGCAGCGTAGGTCGGACTAGACCAGCGCGAGGTTGTCCAGCAGTTCCTGGTCCACCGCACTGTCTTCCAGGAAGAACGGCTTGTTCTTGATCTTGGTCATGCTCAGGTTGGGCTTCTCGTCGCCTTCCAGGAGCGTGTTCTCCAGGTCGTATTCACTGGAGAGCAGCTGGCCCAGCCACGCCATGAGCCGCTGGGTCTTCCTGGCGTCATCATTGTGATGGCTGGTGAGTTCGGTGCAGAAGTTGATCAGGTCATAGACCGTGCAGTCAACGTCGATCACCCTGGCCTTCCGGGCGCTGATGGATTCGAAGTTGACCAGCCCATACCGACGCAGGGGATTCCCGCCCAGCTTGTAGAGGGCCTTGACGATCTTGAAGTCGCTGGTCTTGCCGCTGGACTCTTCCAGGTCGATGAATTCCGTGAAGCTGGTGATCTTCTGGTAGAGGCTGTGCAGTTCGCCCAGGCTGGCAGGGGAAGCCATGGCGGTGAGCATCCGCTGATGGATGGCATCGTAGGCTTCCTCGTTGTTAAAGGTGCTGATGAAGCGGCTGAGCATGACCTGGGGATCTTCCTTGCCCAGATTGATCTCGCTCTTGAAGGCCGGTCCGTAGCCGATCGCACCGTTGGTGCAGATCTCACGCAGGAGACTGACGAAAGCGGAGGGACGGCCCCAGCCATCGATGGGAGAATCCACCACGAACATGTTGATGAAGCTCTCGCCACCCAGGTTGACGCTGGTGCCCCGGCTCACGGTGGGCTGATATTCGGAGCGGACCACACCATTGGAGTAGCCGATCTTGGCCACCTGATTGATCTGCGCGATGCGCCGGGAGTCCTCGACACGGACGATCGGTTTGAGCGGGTTCGACACGGCTAGCGCATGGGTCCGGCCATCGGATTCCTTGGCCAGCGCGAAGCGCCACAGCTTGTCATCGTGCTTCTCGACCGCCCTGGCGATCACTTCCTCAGGGCTGAACAGCGTGAAGATGTTCTGGCTGATGCCCAGGTTGCTGGTCAGGCTGGTCACGAACCGGTCGGTCGGCACGACATCCTGGCCCTCGATCCGGAGCCGCCGGATGGTGCGCTTCTTGGTGGGATCGGTGGAGAGGTCGATCTGAATCGCGTTGAGCGAAGCGATCGGATATTCCACCTGGGTGGGCAGTTCGTCGCTGCTGCGATGCATCAGGTTGCGATCGGCGCGGGAAACCATGCTCTGGTGCTGATTGCGGTGGTCGGTCATTGGGATGCTCCTAGGCCGAAGGGCCAAAACTATTATAACACCCTGGGGATTCCCTGTCAAGTATCCCCAGGATACCCCCTGATAGGATGAGTGGTTCATGATTTCTCCGGTTCCAAGGTGAACAGTTCTTGCGCGGCCTGAATCACTTCAAACAAGGTGTCAGCCCTTTTCCTGGCCCCAGTCAGCAGGGAACGGATTTCCCAGCCCTGGCCTTCGGGGCTAGAGGTATCAATATCACCCCGGTTGTTGACGATGATGGTGTAGGTCGGATTTATGCTATCAGGCCAGCATTCCTTGAATCCATTCTCTGTCAGGGCATCCAGGATTTCTTGGGCGGAGAGTGAAGGGGGATCAGGGGTGCAGCAGGGAAAACAGTGCATGACTGCCCCTTCCGGCTGGGTGTGACAGACGCAGTGGCATTGTGAGCGATACATAACTTCTCCTCCTAAAAGGTACATCACATTACCTTTGCTTGGTGAACATCACATTACCTTTGCTTTCCATGAGGGTCTGTCGCCATTCATCTTGGCCTGATCGACCACTTTCCTTGCTTCCCGCTTGTTCAGGCCCAGGCCCAGTAGCTTGTTGGTAGCCCTGTCGATGAGAGTGACTTTCTTCTCCAACGCAGTCAGGTAGCCAATATCCCGCCGACCATCCAACTCCCGGATCGCAAGAGTGAGGGAGTCCTGAATCTTCTGCTGGATCTGAGCAGCGGTAAGAGCGATGACTTCATAAGCCATAATCACCACCTGCAGGTGTGTTGTGGAAGTGAATCGCATCATCAAGTTGTCTGGCGTCCCATCGGGCCATCCCACAGACCTGATCGACATAGCAGTTGATCCGGCACATGAGCGTTCCGCCTCTGGCATGACCCAGCACAAACCGCCAGTAGAAGAGCCAGGGCAGTTCATTCCCATCTTTATCCTTGGCTAGAGTGTGGATCTCAGGTCCGATGGCAGCAAGACCTGCCTTGGTTGGGACCACGGAAGGTGATCGGCCCTCCGCGATGCATTTGTCGATGAAGGCGTTGAGATCGTAGATCTTCTCTCCCTTCCCATTCGTTCTTGCTTGGACGACAGGATCACCACTCATAGGACCTCCAATAACCCTTTGGCCCCTTCCGGGGCCTGGGGTCACTAGTCATCATTACGCATAAGCTGGGAACGCCTTTTCTTGCGCTTCTTGAAATATTCGGGCATGGGAGCATCTGTTGCGCAGATCTTCTCCCTCATGATCACAGCACGTTCATTCACCGCCTTGTTGGACTTGAGGCTCATCCACTGTCCGTTCTCCACCACCCACTGTTCCCTGGGTGTGGCAGAGCGGACGAAAGGCCAGTGGGTATCCTTGGATTGGACGATCTGCGCGATCTTATCCCCGAACTTGCGGAACACCCGGCCACACATCTGAATGGTGGGACCCTTCACTGAGGGACGACAGAACACCGTCTTGAGCGAGGGACAATTCAGTCCCTCAGTCAGCACGAACACGTTGAACAGGATGTCTAGCTTCCCCTCTTCGAACGCCTCAAGCTGCGACTCTCGATCGGTCTGCCCGGTCACCACATCAGCCCTGAGGCCAGCCTGATTGATGATCTCGCATGCCTGATAGCATTCCTCCATGGTGAGGAAATAGCAGATGCTCTTGCCCCATTTCTTGGGGTCTTCCAGGTAGCAGGTGGTGACGGACTCAGGGGTCCAGGAATCGAGCATATACTGGTCGAATGCAGCCAGATAGCCCTCTTCGATCAGTTGCCGGTGCCCCGCATCCGTAATCGACTTGTTGAAGCAGAGCTTCATGTTGTCAGTCCGGTAGGGGGTGGCGGACAGGCCCAGCAGCACCTTCGGATTGCACGAGGTATAGAGTGTGACAGCAGACTCCGCTGCGCTGTGATGGGACTCATCGAACACCAGGATATCCACCTTGGGCGGGGTCTTGTCGAACATCGACACGAAGTGGATGTTCTCCAGGCTGGTGAACTTGAGGTTCTCGTCTGCTGCCTGACTCAGGAGGGTTCTCCGCATGGCACACCAGCCAATCTGGATATCCTCCTTCTTCTTGCCGAATAGGGCAGCATGATTGTCGATCAGATCCTTGCAGATCGTCAGGCCCATGAGCGTCTTGCCGGAACCCACAGGGGATTCAACATTGACCGCTGCGGTGTGATTCACCGATTTCTCACAGATGTCGTGGAATGCAGCCACCGACTTCGTGATGATCCGCTTCTGGTAGGGCCGTGATTCGGGTTTCATGGAGTTCTCCAGATGATTGAAGGGCCGGAACTATCTATGATAACATGTGAAATGATTCACTGTCAATAGGTCCAGTTATCCTAGGGGTGATTGCGAAATCTTCCATATAGTTATTTTACCACAGGTTCTGATTTCACACAATAGGCAAATCTTACCCATTTAGCTCAGTATCTTCGGAGGGGAACAGGTATGATACACTAGGACCAGGACGATTTATGCATTTGAGACTCACCGCACATTTAAAAAGGACAGCCCTGCGATCCTGGCTAGGGATGCCCTGGGATGAATGGCACCGGGAAGGTCCTACTCACAGGGATATACCACCTGAGCGTACGAGTAACGGTGATTTCATCTTCTACCATGGAACTTCAAAGGATCATGCTAATGAAATTATTAGAGAGAAGAGGATCAGGCCCGATGACATGAATTGTGTTGGGCTTGGTACTACCCCTTCAGCGGTAAGCACCTACGCCCTAATGAAGAGTATGAAGAAGAAAATGAAGGGGGGTAGCGTCATATTACGCGTAATCGTAAAATCAGAAACATTAGCTAATCTGACTGTGGGTCATGAATGTGGTGGAAGTGGTTGTAATCAATTCTTATTCAGTACCCTTGATCGGAGTTGGATTGGTATTCCAGTCGACTCTGTGACCATGGTGATGGGCTAATTGATCTAAAACGACAATTGGTTATTGAACTTCTGAAGGGCCTTTCCCCTTTTTAGGAGGTTAACATGTCCATCAATAACCGTAGAACTACTCCCCTAGTTCCCTCTGCCATCGCTGTGGCCCAGGCTACCGCCCACAAGAATCATATGGCTGGCAATAGCTGGGAAATTACCCCTATCACCCGTCTGAAGTGCATGGCGAGTTCCTGCTTCTTCGGAGAGCCGACCTATTACAACCCCAAAGTGGCTAGCTATGGCCACTTCTACGAGGGCAGCTTTCTGGGCCAGACCATGTTTGGCAAGGAATGGCATGGTTTAAATCCTGCGCAGAAGTTGGAGAAGGCGATCGATGAGGCCCTCGATTATGATGCTGAGGCGACTCTCGATTACGCTTTCGAACTGCGTACTCAGTTGAACATCCGTGCCACCCCTCAGGTGATCGCGGTCCGTGCGGCTAATATGGTTTCCCTCAAGGGTCAGGGAATCCGCCAGTATGCACTGGCTACCATTCAGCGTCCAGATGATGCTGCCACTCAGTTCGCCTACCATGTCGCCAAGTATGGCAAGAACGCTCCCATTCCCAACGCTCTCAAGAAGGCGTGGCGTGAGTATCTGATCAAGTGCACCGAATATGACTTGGCCAAATACCAGCTGGCCAGCAAGGAAGTCAAGATGGTCGACCTAATCAATATGGTCCGGCCCAAGAGCGAAGCTATCGACAAGTTCATGAAGGGCACCCTGTCCAACACCGGCAAGACCTGGGAAGCCATCATCAGTGGTGGTGGCAGGTGGGATGAAGCGGTTGAAGTGATGGGTCACATGGCTCTGCTGCGCAATTTGCGCAACTTCGTCGAGAAGAGTGATGAAACCACTCAGCGTAAGGTTGCTGACAAGCTGGTTGCTACTGCAGCCAAGGGTCATCAGCTGCCTTTCCGCTACTGGTCTGCCTTTAACGCCCTAGTCGAAGGTGGACGGAGAGCACCCGGTTTCATGCTGGATGCAGTCGAGAATGCCCTGCGTGTCTCTCTGGGCAATCTACCCCGATTGCAGGGTAACAGCCTAGTGCTGTCGGACAATTCCGGTAGCGCTCGTCATGCCTTCCAGAGCAAAATGGGTTCAGTCCAGATCTCCACCATCGGTAACCTGCTGGCTGCGATCGTCGGCAAGATCTCCGATAATGCCAGAATTGGGGTATTCGGTGACCGGCTGTCCTGTGTCGAATCCCGTAAGTCCAGTTCGGTGTTCGATGACCTGAAGACTCTGAATAACCTAGGCGAAGGAGTCGGCCAGGGAACTGAGAATGGCATCTGGCTGGCGCTCCATCAGGCTATCGCGGAACGCGAACATTGGGATAATATCTTCGTCTGCAGCGATATGCAAGCCGGTCATGGTGGGCTTTATGGTTGTGGCGTCATCCCCAGCGAATACCTGTGGCGTACCAACAACCAGGGCTATGGTGCGGCCAGCAGCCCGGTCACCATTGATGTTCCTTACATGCTGCACAAGTACCGGAAGATCAATCCCAATGTCAACGTGTTCCTGATCCAGACCGCTGGATACGAGGACACCATCATCCCTGAATACTTCGATCGCACCTACGTGATCGGGGGATGGAGTGATGGGGTGATCCACTTCGCTGATCAGATGATCAAGCTGCGTCAATGACCGAGAACACCTGGGCATCCGTCAGGACTGTAGGGGAGATGATCGATTGGTTATCTACGCTTGATCGGTCAACTCCCTTCATTAGACAGACCCCTGGCCATTACTGTAACACTCGCAAGGCTGTTGCCCATGTTTACTTCAGCACTCAGGTCCAACTGACTGATGTTGGTAGGGTAGAGGGTGAACAATATGCTGGGGTCATCCCAAGTGGAGAACCAATCCCAGCAGTCCATATGTTCTTCGATACAGATTTCCGGGAGGAACATGTTAGACCTTGAGGGGAATCCGATTAAACCTCCTCCTAAGTGCATTCACTGCAAGAAGACTGAAGGGGAGCACAACGCCAAGACTAGGGAATGCCCTGTCGGTCTAAAGACCCGGATTGGATATATCAGGTTCGGGCCAACAGTTTTCGAAATTAAGAGTTAGAAAAGAGGGGAGCTTCGGTTCCCCTCTTTTCGTATAGTATAATAGAATTATCACTTGGGGATGTAATGAAGCTCAAGTTCAAAGCAGCGACAAAAATTAATATCACTAAGATCCCGACATTAAAGTTTTTAGACTTTTGGGCCGAAGGAGAGACTAAGGCCCTTGGTTACATCAATATGCCAGTTGTAGAAAGGGATCTAGCCAGAACCATTCAGAGGGATAACTATCGTCTATTTCGAAGATGACAATAGCTCTCTTGCGTGGACGGTTACGTGAGATTGCTTCCTATTCCAAGGGTGTGTGGAAATGTCTGATCACTGAAACAACTGCTTTAGGTAATGGTATACCACCTAGAGGACAAATATTTTGTTTTAAAGAGGGAGATCACCATCCTGTCCCTGCAGGTTGGTGGATGGACTGGCCTGAGTCTCATTGGGAAATCTCTAAGGCTGAATACAATAGACTACCTGAGAAGGAACGTGCTCTATTAGAGTGCAAGGAACAAATTCCGAAAGAGTATGATAGGCTCCGTGAGGAATTTTATCAACCTGAGGAACATGAACGGAAATGGTGGAGCAAGAAATGAGTGCACTCTCTCCGATTCTCCGATTAGCCCAGGATAATACCCTGATATTCTGGTGTCCTGGCTGCAACAGATCCCATGGTATTAAATTTGGTAGTGGTCAATGGACCTGGAATGGTGATCCTATCAAACCAACTTTCTCCCCTAGCGTCCTGGTCACGAGTGGTCACTATTCAGATGGAAATAAAACAGAATGCTGGTGCAATTTTGAAGCCAGATTTGGAGAGAAGTCTAGCTTTAAATGTTATAGATGTCATTCCTTTGTTGTGGATGGAATGATTCAGTTTCTGGGTGATTGTACCCACGAACTAGTAGGTCAGACAGTACCTTTATTTCCTAAATGGTACAATGAAGAAGAGGGATATCACGACAACGTGCGTTAACTGTTTCCCCACACGCTGCAAGACAATCTGTAAAGGTTAATGGTAAAATAAAGATTCATTAAGGGCAAATTTTCATGATCAACTCTCTACCCAAACAATATTGCATGCCAAATTCCATTGAATTTGGTCGTGGAATGCTTGTGTAAAGGGTCTTTCTGAATCTTTTTATGGAAAAGGCCCCTCGTCAAACAGGGGCCTCAACATTTCCGACCCTGGTTCCTTAGATTAGTCCGCACAAATCGCAGAGCTACGAACTCTGAGAACGCCAGTTGAAATCTGGCAGGAACCACCACTGGAGCAAGTTGGATCAAACAACTAGAAGTTAGAATAGATCCAAGGCAACAATCAAGGTTGAAGCCAAACAGAAGGGATTGACAGAAACGAACAGTCAGGTTAAAATAAAAGACAACCAACGTGATCATGGTCATATTGGGAATCCTTGGAAAATCAATAGCGTAATAAGTTTGTCGGGCGTTTTAGGACGCCTGAATGGTCCCACATCCTACGCGGAAGTGGGCAAGTCCATCGAGGCTGTATCCTCCTGTCGTGAGATAACGGGGCTAGTGGATTCAACAGCAAATATCACCAACAGTAGTGATCGGAACGGTTACTTCCCTACCAAACAAGAGAAAAACGGGTTCGCCCGTTGTCGTGGGTAAAACCACTCTCCGTTCCCCCTTTCTCTGTTGGAAGCAATTCAGCGGCAGTAGTGATTGAAATGGTTACTTCGGATAAGCATCAGGTGTTGAGCCTGACTGGCGCGGTCGTCGAAGACCGCTACCCATTTCGCCTTTCTCTGTTAGCAACATCGAGGCTTGGCAATCGCTGAGCCTTAACTCCCTAGGGTAGTCAGGATTCAGTTCCTATCATCTTGTGTTGGAAGGGAGCTAGCAACGTAGAGTACACATAGCGTTGCAACAATCGGCCTTTAGCGCAGTCTGGTTAGCGCGTCTCGTTTGGGACGAGAAGGTCCGGAGTTCGAATCTCCGAAGGCCGACCAAGTTCGAATGGATCTAGCTCCGACCATGTTATACTAAGGTAGGAGTTAGCATGAAATATGAAGAATTGGGAAACAAAGACCAATACCTAGGGATGGTGACCCTAAGGTGTACGACCTGCGAAAAGGAATTCGAACGTCAGGCAAAATACGTTCGATCTTCGATAAAGCTCCATCCGCAAGACAACATAGACTGTGGATGCAAGAATATCAGGAAGTGTTCCTTCTGTCAAAAATCATCACCTGAGGTAAGATTCACAAAGACTCACAGAGTCTGCGTTGATTGTAGGAAGACTTACAATCATGAATACTATCAGGAGAACAAAGAAAAAGTGAATTCGGATAAAGTCTTGAGACAGACAAAGACTTACCGGGAGAACTTTGATCGGGTCAGCCAGTACAAAGAATCTCATTCCTGTGTTGACTGTGGTAGATTTTTCCCGGCTTGTGCGATGGATTGGGATCATCAAAGAGATAAACTACATAATATTTCTGAGATGGTCAAATTTGCGGCTTGGGATCTGATTGAAGCTGAGATTGCTAAGTGTGAGCTGATCTGTGCGGTTTGTCACAGGATCAGGACCGCGAAAGAAGGCTCTTACCATAGGGTTAGGGAGCAAAAACCGAAGGCGCGATCCACCAAGGGCTTCCGTCCTCCTAAAGACGAGTTGGTGAAGCTCGTGCAAACATTCTCAATTTCTGCGATCGGTCGCCAGTTTGGTGTGAGCGACACGATGGTTAGAAAGTGGTGCAAGATCTTTGACATCGACTACAAATTACTCAGCAAGTTCTCGTTGCAGAACATCTGCCCTGAGGTTTATGGTCCAGAATAAGGACTCACTTTTACGCCCGGCAGTCGAACAAAGGTGAACAACCTCGACATGGGAAAAGCCGAATCTACGTAGCCCTTTGAGTCCTTCCAATGCGTTGATGGCCTAAATGCCATCGTTCAACGAAACGGTGCTGTGACACTAGCGCCTACATTCACCCTTCTTGAAGGGGGCAGCGGATAATAGAATCCGAGTCGGATTGTGTAACCGACACCAATGGGGGAGTAGCTCAGCATTGCATAGAGCGCTGCAGATCAGTCCAGATATCCATGGTTCCGTCTGGAGGAAATCCGCAGAGGGCGGCGGTATCAAATCCTCTCTCCCCTACCAATAGGTCCAAGTCGAACCTGATGATCGCACATCGAATCGTCTTCCCGTAGTCGGCACACCCAAGTAATGCGAGAAGTGGTGAAAAGTCGAAACAAAATTCCAGTGGGTCAAGTGGAACGAATTGGTGAAATGCCATAGTATAAATAGCGTGACGGTCGACCGTCACGCTCCTATCTTGGTTGTGCACAACAACCCATAGTTCTGAGTCCGATCTCGATCTAATGTGGATAAAGGATCTTGCTAGTCCTCCACCATCGGGAGAATGCGAGGCCGCTGCAGCCGTTTTGCGCTCAGATAAACAACTTCCAGTGAGACAGGCCCAATGGGTTGAATAACTGGTTGCATAAATAACGGGACATGCCATTCCCTTTGTCTAAAATCGACCCTGGTTAAGGTAGGTGAGCCTTCCAGGTTCTTTGACATCGCAGATTCCATGAAGCCTATCAGCGAGGGCAGTCGACAGAGTAATGGAATCTATAGCATAGGTGACACCAATGCCCACTCCAATTTGTCGGTATCGGTTGGGTTAGTGGATTACGAATCCGGGCCTTCTAGTCGGGCTTAGTATACTGAGTCCTGGGTTAATGCTAGGTGAATCACCCAGGGCGCATAGCGGGGGTAGCTCAGAGAAAGAGCAGCAGGGACAATATCCTTGAAGGTCGGAGGTTCAAGTCCTTCCCCCCGCACCATTTAAATCAATACCCCCACAAGCGGAGAAGAAATTCTGTGATGCGAGTGGGACCCCTGGCGGGGTAGCTCAGATGCATTAAGAGTACCGGCTAATTAAGCTGGAAGTCAGGGTCTTGCAAACCCTCCCCGCCACCAGTACAAGTCTTTCAGCAGTGATTGGAACGGTTACTTCAAATGTGATTGAGCCGTGGGGCAACCCACTCTCCGTTTCGCTTTTCTCTGAAAGGTTATTAGGTCCTTGCCATGGAGGCAAGAAGGAAACTTGGGCATGCACTCCCAACCTATCATAGGGCGGGTACCTCAGATGCGATAAGAGGTCCTCCAAGGAAGTCGGTGTGTTGCAAGCACTCCCGCCCACCAATCTCAAAATCCTGACCCTGTAGTCTTGCTCCTATAACGAGCGCATAAGGCTGGACTGGGCATTGGCACCGGAAACCGCTATAGCAGCTAGGGCCGGAAACGCAAATGTCATAGCAGGGTCGCCCATCAAATCTCCATGGTGGTGGAGATCAACGTGGCGATTCACAAGAACGAGGGACGGTGAGGGAACGCAGAACGTAATCCTGTGCACAAGGGTTCTGACTAATCCCAAGAAACGGAGGCATTCTAGATATGCTTCATGGAATAGTTTCCTTCCAGCCACGTGTAATTCTTAGGATACAGAACCCGGTAACGGGCTGAAACGAATCGAAGTGGCTTGTGCAAAGATCTCATCCGTAGGGGTGGGGGAGCCGGGAAAGGGTGAAGCGGAAGGTACAACCGCAGAAGCAACTCCCACGAGCAGAGAGGGCACTCTCACGGAGCCACTATCCTGAGAAGCAAATCCATCCCTGAGAACGGCAATTCAAGGGGAGAGAAACCCAAGTCCTGTCCTTGCCGGGATAAAACACACGCCACCCTGAGAAGGTGGAAATTCCTAAATAGGGCTGTAGGAGATGAGCGGTGTGAGGGTATACAATCAAACGGCGGATAGCTCAGTTGGAGTTATCAGAGCGCCACATCAAGGAAAAGTAGAAGAAAACTTGGGGCAAAAGCTGAGTGAATTCGCGACGATCTCACTGAGTAGCCTAGAGCAGAGTATTCTAACCAGTACTAGTGTGGAGGGCGGTGGTTCAAATCCATCTCCGTCGACCATTTCGGTAGGTAGTTTAAACAGAACGCGGTGTGCAGGAAGACGAGGAACGAAGCACCAGTACAGCACGTGTAAACTGGCGAGTTGAACCGGGGGCCACTCAGTCTTTTTAGGACTGGTGACGCAAACAAACACATTGAGATTGAGGGTTTGAGCCTCATCTACCGTCCAGTTCATTGGTGGAGTACCTCAGGGACAGGCAGAGGGACCTCGTAGCACGAGAGGAAAGTCGGTGGTTCAATCCCATCCTCCACCACCAATGTCAAGAACGGTAATCAATCCGTCGCCTTGTGATCCGGGTATGTTGGATCACCCCTCCACTCTGGGGAAAGAATCCGGGTAATGGTGGATCAACCGGAAGGCAAAGCAACAGATGCGGCAAAATTGAAAAGGCCCCGCGAGGAAGTCGACTCTAAATGTGCTGTTGCAAAGTTCAAGTTCGGCAGTGATTGTCACAGTTACTCCATGCTAAGGACGAGGATTTGGGATTCGAATTCCCATCGGGGCCTCCAATACAACCATTGGTCCCGTAGCTCAGGGGTAGAGCGCGTAAAACACTGTGTCGCCTTTCTCCGAATCAATTGGCCCCTCGTCTAATGGAGGACAAGTCCCACACCGGGAAGAAACGCGGGTTAGAATCCAGCGGGGCCAACCAAATCTCATAGGAGCGCATCGTGCAAATCGATAATCTACCAACCAAAGTTGATCTCAGGGACAGATTCTTGTTTCCTCCCATTTATGATCAAGGTGAACTCGGATGTAGTGTATGTTGTTCTTCTGCAGCGATCTTGGACATGACGAAAATTAATCAGATGATCGGCAAGAAAGTCCGAAAGGATAAGAAGCCATTCAAATCAACATTTAAGGTCAACACCGTCAAAGGTGTGGTGGACCATCCCATTCTGCATGTGCCCTGTTTCACCTTCGAAGAGGATGATTCCTACGTTGAGTGCAGACGGTGCATCGCAGTCGAAGATTCCCAGTAAAAGGTAGTATTGAGGAACGTACCAATAAGTGGCTATGAAGAGCTACAGGTGTTCCAGGTGGGTGTACAGTCCTACCACCTTCTTACCTCTTCACAGGGCTGGGAATACGATCGGCTAAGTAGTACCCGAATGCGAACCTTAGCTGAAGGGGCTTATACTCCTAAAAATAGTTTTAAGATTTTCTAAAAGGAGAAAAAGAGATAATAAAAGATAAGAGATGTACTTGGTATGCAGCTTGGCATTATTGTATTTATCTTCCATTAGATGATGACAAACTTTATCAAATAGCAATTCCGTATCATGGATATTTTGAACACTTACAAAGACTTGAAATAACTAACGAACGTAATGCAGATGATAATGATTTGTCTTTCAATTATTAGAATATAGCTTGGATGACTCTACTCGTAAGAATGAGTCGAAAATGTTGGTAACAGCATATAAGTTCGTAGCTCCAAGCTATTAAAAAATTCAAATTAAGATTCCGATTAGTAAGAATATGACTATTTACAGAGCTTGTTAGCACAAGCCTGGAATTTTCTTTGGTCATTGTTCTGAATTCCTTCCAGCTTACTCTCTCCATGAATGGGTTCATAATGGAAGATTCCATTTAATTCGAAGGCTAGCTTCAGTGATGGAATAAAAATGTCTAGTTCGGAATTGATGGTATCTTTCCGGTTGAAATGAATCTTAAGATTTGGGTACAATAAAGTAATTTGCTCTTCAAGCCATTTCTCTAGTTTGGATCGAGTGGTTCCATGAGTCTTATGAAGGTTATTATATCTAGTCCCGCAAGAAATTGAGCAGAACAATCTACCTGATTTCGATTTCTTGAGATCTTTGGGATTTTTGGTGATCAGTTCATTACATTGTGAGCATCTAGTGGCAAATGTAGTTGAATAATGGATATAATAACAATCCACACAACAGAAGACCTTTGATTGATTATATCCATGATCTCTCTCAAATGGTCTGTTACATTGACAACAAACTAAGTTTACCATTTTTGTCATTTCAGCTCCTATTACTATGGTATCATGCAATCCAGGGATTCGATTTTCGGTATTCGAGTCCCTCCATTCCTCGTTATTTTGGGTTCGTATTGGATCGGAAGCTATATTGGTTTAGCGCTGGCGTGAAGTCCCAGAGGATGCAGGTTCGAAGCCTGTCCGATCCACCAGTTTTGTTCTCAAAACTATTTAACTTGGAGAGTATATGAAAGGTGCTATTGTTTCTAATGAACCTGAATGCACGACAAAGAAGCCATTAATTGCGGCCTTTGAGGATGTTGAATCAACAATTGGGGAAACTGAACGGCTCGTGAGTTTGGTTGAGAGGACCTTTAATCTACTGCTTGAAATGGTTCCTGGTGGAGAGGAAGAGGAAGGTCTGGGAAAATCGATCGATCGAAATCCAATCCCAATTGTGCAACGTTTGAATATGCTTGATGGTCGGTTGAGAACAATCAATAAGGACCTATCAGATATCATCGACCGTAGCCACATCTAATCGTTGACCAGAAGGGTGACTGGTTAACCTGTAGGAAGGGCAGCAAGGCAGCGATCTTGTCCCCTGGTCCGGAGCAATCCGGAGTCGAGCCAACCTGGGCACTAGTGATAGCCAACCTGGGCACTCGTCATTGAACACCAGCGCTAATGGGCAAATGGCCGAAGGACGTTCGCGTCCAACAGGTTGAATTAACAACGAATTGGCGCTCCATTAAAAATCTCATGGAGGGGTAACCCGATGAAGTGTGTACAGAAGATCATCAACAAAGAACCCAAGGAAGTCATCATCAAGCGCGTGTCCAACGAACAGGCCGAAAAACTGGTCAGTGAAGGTTGGGCCTTCGCCTCCAAGAAGGATTGGAAGGCTGCACCCAATACAACCTGGGTCAAGTCCACTACCACTCCCAATGCCATCAAGGAAGCCAAGCAGCGTAGGACGGAGAAGCGTAAAACTCCGACTCCGCCCAGGGAGACTGGTTCGCGCCGGTCCAAGGCAACGAAATAAAGGTTAGAACAGTTTCAGAACTAGTGGTTGAGAAGTCACTAGATGTTGAGTCGGGGTAAGCCACAGACATGGCCCGGTAATCTAGCCGGAATACAGTTTCTGCGATCTTCGACAAGTTAGTAAGGGCTAATGACCCATACAAAGGTAGAGCGGCCTCTATGTTAGGCTTGCCGGGGGTCATGATCCGGTGACTAAAACGACTCTACCTCCAATCGACTCCCTGCGGCGGTTCAATTTAACCCGCCCTACTGAGCGATGATATGCATACTCGGCGGCGACCGACTTCCGGATGGCCCAGTGAAGTTTCAGTCCGGAGATTTTGAGAAGTCCACCCACTTAAGACCGTATCCAAGTCTGTAATTGTTTCTCTTTGGGGATCCGACAGATAAGGCTAGTGGATGAAACGGTTTCCTTTTGGTAAGGGTCGATGACCCATGCAAAGGTAGAGCGGCCACCATGCTTGGCCCTCTGGAGGTTTGCTCCGGAGAAAAACAACGACTCTACCATCCATTTCGTGCCTTTCTACCCCGACCAAGGATGATTGACACGACTCTATGGGGATGAACAGATTCGACAGGTTTATGCCCTGAGTGTAGCGCAGGTAGAGGAAACCGATGGCCTCTCAAAAATCGGTAAAAACACAACTGCCGAAGACTTTCTTCTCCAGGCTGCGTAAGCAGCATCCTCTAAGCGATCGTTTGGTAGCTTAGTTGTAAGGAATCTCAAGGATGGTTCGCCTACCGAGAGAGTTCACAAACTAGATTCCGATGAAATGTTCTAGTCGGAATGACACAAAGGACATAAGTCCTCGATTAGAGTTGTCCGGTTTACTCTACAGAGGTCACTAGAAACGGACTAAACCTGTGAATGAACTACCTTAGGAATTTTCTTGGACAGGACTAGCATAAGTCCTCATCTCCACCTTGTTTGGCTAGTGCGTCCGTCCCAATCACCAAACAGACCGAGCGCATTAGCCTTCCTCATGCCTTCACAGACCACGAGCCAAGCGTTATAAGGCATAATTCCCCTGGTCACATTACATCGGTAACAAGCAGGGACCACGTTGCCCTTCGTGTGACCTTTAGAATTGTCAATTCTATCTAATGTCATATTGGTGATAAGGTTGTCACCACAGTAAAAGCAAGGATTAGAAATTTGTGCCAAAATAAATTTGACATCCAGATCCGAGACCCTTTTCTTCTTCTTGTCCGCTGATTTACAATATTTGAGAATTAAGGCAGCGCGGACTTCTAAATTGGTTGACCTAGTTTCAATCTTCCTCTGAATTGATCTTCTTTGCGCTGCTTCTGGTGTAGTTTTCATTTTCTTGTAGGATAATCTTCTCAGATTGTCGCAGGTCTTACAAAGAGAGCGAAAGTATCTGACTCCTTTGATGGTTTGGGCGTAAGGCTTAACTTCGGGATATTTCTTATTGCAACCAGAACACTGCCAAGATTCTAAGGTGATTCTTTCCATTGGTGGACCTCTCCATTAAGTATAACATTTCACTAGTCCACCAACGGTTATAATATCTTTAGGAGTAGTGATGAACAAAATTAGAGTACAAAATCTTTTGACCAGAATTTCTAGGCTCGTTCAGCAGGAACGATTGGACAAACCATCCTTGAGGCACCGTTCCATGCCTAACCCGCAGACCCCTCAAGAGTATGCAAGACGGGAGATTGGCTTAGAGGTAGCCATTCTTTAAAGAGTGACAAGGACGATCCATAAGGGGGTAATCGGTGCGGGGCGACACCCTTGATCCGTTAGCCGAACTCAGTATAAGTCCAGGGGAAGAATAGCGGACAGTCTTCAACAAGTAGTGGGTATTACACCGGTATCCAGTTAAGTCGAACGGGAAGTGTTCAGAACCAATCGGCAGTTGAAGGACCCTTAGAGTCTTTGGTGTAATAACACACCTTCTTGCAGACCGCTGGTATGGAGCGGAATAAAAGAGTCCATAACAAAGCAGATTCCGTAGTCGTCATCTGAAAAGACCCTCGACTGGAGCGATCAAAGTCTGCCATGTTGGTTGATCATCTAGACCAATTTCTTTGGCTCATACCTCAGCTGGTAGAGGGCTCGCCTGAATCGTTATCGTAGTTTCGGACTGCGAATAACCTGTAGTAAGCGAGATGTCGGTGGTTCGACTCCACCTGGGCCAACCAGACCCCGCTACGCCTCTGCTAAGAACCTGCATCCTTCACCGGACCAGACCCACTAGCATGCGCACCAAGAGAAGCCGGTAACGGAGATCGCCAGGAAGCAAGGCCTGGAATGGGGGGAATCAATCGCTAGTGACCGACTGGTAAGGTCGTCCCTGATGGGGACGTAAATGCGCGGGTTCGAGTCCCGCTCTTGAAGGTAACTTCGGGATAGCTCAGGTGGTAGAGCCGTCGTGGACGTTAAAATGTGGGTTCAAATCCTGCCTAG